AGATGATGGAGGAGGTGATGGAGGAGGTGATGGAGGAGGTGATGGAGGAGGTGATGGAGGAGGTGATGGAGGAGGTGATGGAGGAGGTGATGGAGGAGGTGATGGAGGAGGTGTTGCAGGAGGTGATGATTTAGCTGACGCTGGAAGGGGGGTAGTTGGAAGGGGGGTAGTTGGAAGGGGGGTAGCTGTAGATGTAATTGGAGGGTTAGGCACAGGTTTTACAGAGAGTGTACTAGGAGCAGATTTACTTGCCACCTTTGAAGCACCGGCCACAGCTGTTAATGCGCCTACAATAGTAGCCGTAGCACCCGCAGCATTGATATATAAATTTTTTACTTCCTCTCGCGCAGCATCCAAAGTTACTGACCCATCATCAGTGTATGAAAACGGTCCCCAAAATACGCGTTCAATCCACCCACTTGGACCATTCCACATTTCACCGTTCCACATTGGCTTAGGGTATCTCATAAGAGGCAAAAAGGCATGCATATGTTTTGTAGTACCTCTATACATGTCAATTATCAACATTATGTAGACAAGCGGAAATAATATTACACCGTATAAAAAACTAAATAACCGAAAGGGTATATTGTAACCAATTGCTTTATTTGCCGAAATACTTCCTGCATATAATGCGAGTAATATAACTAAGAGCGACCAAAACATGTCTATTGACTTCTTTGCCACAAGACCTCCTGTGTGCTTAATCGGTTTAAATGTACTTCTCTCAGCCTTTACTGCGTCTTCTTCCTGCTTCTTAGCGAGGGCCTTATCTTTCTCTGCTTGACTTTTATCAGCCAATGCTTTTCTTTCTGCGACTAGTTTATCCTGCTCTGCCTTTTTAGCCTGCTCTTTTGCGTAAGCCTCGGCTTCTGGATCATTTAAATTTGTATATATCGTATGATTTATCTTATTGCTTAAAAGTGTTAGCGTATTTCCCATCTACAATACTTCTAAACTTTCGTACTATTAAAATATATCGCATTATACTAGGAGATGGACTATTCTGTAGTGATTCCATCATACAAAAGGCCAGAGGGCTGCCGTGACAAGACACTTGCCGTATTACACAAATACAAGATTCCCAAGGATAAGATATTCGTCGTAGTGGCCGATAAAGAGCAGAAGGCCGAATATGAAGCAGTCTTAGACCCCAAGACATATGGCGAGATTCTCGTCGGTGTTCCAGGATTAGCTGAAGTACGTAATTGGATTTTTGAACATTTCCCCAAAGGCACACCACTTGTCTGCTGTGATGATGATATACGGTCATTTATTGAGTATGATGGCTCTGTAAAGCGCCATGAACGACCACTCCGGAGTCTTAAAGATATTATAAAGCGTGGATTCGCAGAGTGTAAAAAAGCCAACTGTCGTTTCTGGGGAGTCTATCCCAGCGCCAATGGATTCTTCATGAAGCCCACTGTCTCAACAGATTTGAAGTTCAATATTGGAAGTTTCTGGGGTTGTTTCAATCCAGGGTCGGAAATACACTTAGACAGAAGTGAAAAAGAGGATTATGAGAGGACTCTCAAATTCTTTGTAAAAGACGGTTCTGTAGTACGTCTTAATTTTGTGTCTCCTAAGACTGCGTACTATAAAGAGCCAGGGGGTATGCAGACACGGAATAGACTAAAACATCAACATGTCGCAGTAAAGGCTCTTCTTAAAAAATACCCTGAGTTTGTTAAATCAAATCCAACACGGAAGTCTGGATTTCCAGAGATTCGTATTGCCGATAGACGTATTACACAGAAGAAGCGGGATTAAACTTCTGAAAGCTTCTTACCCCTATCTGGACCACTAGTAATTGTAAAGTAATTCAGACCATATCCTATTCCAGGACCTTGATGTAACTTTGCATGTGCTAGAAGTATATCACGAGCGCATGTATAAATTTCCCCAGTATCTAGATTCTGATACTTATTTATATCAAGACAGATAAAACGAAGTTGTTTTCCAGATCCCTCTATAACATACGTTTTATAAAGCCCGCGTTCTCTAAGAGCAATATCAAGTTTGCTATTTCCAGATATTCTCGGCATTCTTGTTGTGTACCAACCTAACACCAGTCATCCAGTTCAATTTTTTGCCGTCTTACGTCGCATACTTCATACCCCCCATACCTCCTTCCACCACAAAGAAGTTCAGACTTTCCACATAGACAACAAAATCATATAAGTAATTGGTATTCGTTGTAAGAGGCCATACATCAACGTCTAATTGGAACTTCCGCACTCTACTCGTATTGAGAGTACCACTGGGTTTTATCCACTTAGATGAATCAAGAGCAAAACTGTAAATTGCCAATCCGGGTGGAAGCACGCCCGTCGCATACTTCCAAGAAGATAACTCATTGAAGTACTGGAGGGGTTTAATTTCCTGAAGTTCATTCCCGTCACATAGCACTCGCATTTGTCTAATAATATCCTGCTGTGTTCCTATACCATTCAGACCCGATGATGCTTTACCCCCAGGAATTGGTGAATTCGTGGGAATAAAGGGTGCTTGTGGATATTGCCACCAATTCGTGTAGTTAGTCCAAGCATTCAAATTCGGCGTGGCATCACTTCTTCTAGGTATTGTAATAATACGGGGTACAGGGTTGTGTGTGAATAGTTCAAAAAGTTGTCGTGAATTATTACTAGGAAATGTGTATTTAGTCATCTGTTTCACAATATAATTCAGCGGTTTCGTAGCGAAGGTCGTCCTTTCTTCATCTGTTAAATAAACCTGCGTAGTCTGAATGCGTGGGTTCAGTGGCCATGTATTTAATGCCGGTACATCATATCCTGCATCAACTAAATACTGGCGAATATACATGTCATCCTCATTATTTGTTGAATATGTCACATTCCCCGATTCAATCTGTAACGTAGTCCCGACCACCTGATTCAACGGTCTCACACGGAAACCATTCGGGTCCAACACGGTATATAAATCCTGAATCGCTCTCAAAGTAAGTTGAACCTCACATTCATGATACTGTAGTGATACAAGCGGTAAGGCTAATGCAGGGCTCTGTGAAAACCAGAGGCCAAGTGGTACCGTAATATCACGCCCAGGAATTGACGGAAAATTGTTCTGTGGACCAGTCACCGTAGGGTCCGCATAGACATTTGGATACATTCCTGTAGTTCTCTTGCTATTACTACTCACGATCCCGGCATACTTTCCATTGGCTGGATCATACAATTCGGGAACATCTCCAACGAGTGATTGCCATTTATTATACTGTGTCTCATCCTGATCCATAAATGCAGACGAAATAATATAATCACTATCAAACTGTTGTACAAGAGTACCACCCACAAAAAAGGATACATCTTGAATAATCTGAGCCCCAATATATCGGACCCACTGAAACTCAAACTGGGAACTTCTCACCGTATTGAATTTACTGTATATATCGGGCAAGCTAAAAGTAAAAAACAAATCTGTCAACAAATCTGCCACACGCTGAATCTTAGCACGTAGTTTCACTGGTTGATCAAAAAACAACTCTTGCGGACCTTCCAACGGAATAGTCACAGATTCAAACGAGAAGTGACTGTATTTTTTGAGAACTGTATAAAAGAACGTGAAATCTGGGTTCCCGCTAAGAATTACATTTTGCGAGCCGTAGGCAACTAAAATGTATAAACCGCCACCAGCCATTCTATCTCTTCTTGCTACTGCGAAACAAGAAGAGATATAATTTTAGACCTCCGCACATACTTAGACTTTACATACGCGTACCATCCGTTGACCACCAAGTGTCAGCCAAATAGCCTGACATGCTAGTGTCAATTGAATCCACTGTAATCTTATTTGAAGGTCCCTCCTTCATCAATGCCTGGATTTCACTATAGGACAAACCGTAACTGAAATAATTTACGCGACTAATCATGCCCTTGATAGGCCCATCAAAACTCAAACTCGTCTGAGGAGTAACATTGTCTACCCCCGTATCAACAAATTCTGGGTCCCTAGCCAATGAATCCGTCTGATTCTTGTATAAGGTCATCTTCCTCGTACTGAAGGCATAGACATCCCCGTAGTTTTGATAGGGAGGAGTATCTCCCGCGAGCTTGACCTTTTGCTTCAAATTACCATTCAGATATATATAGAGTGTATTCCCCCTACATTGCACCACAAGGTGAAACCATCTATCCACAGGGATATTCTCAATATCCGTCCAATTATCCCAAGTATCATAGCAATTCATATAGATGCGCAAGCAGTTCTTATCCCCCCAGCAAAAAATACCCGGGCCCATCAAAGGGAACATTTGACTGTAGCCCTTATGAAGGATGTGATAGAGTTTCTTTTCATTTTTCTGGAATGTATGACTTTCAATCTTGATGAACATAGAATAACTGAATTCAATGCCGGAACGCTGGTTCTCAGAAAAATTCACAGTCTTTGCATCTGGGTTATACGGATTCTGAAGGGCAGTATACATCTTATTACCGGATACGTAGGTATTGGGGAATAATTCAACACGATCCTTCCACATAGCCATAAATGACTTGTACATGTATTCTGCAGTACCCATTGCAATATACAGCAGGATTACTATAGCAATCGCCGTAAAGATTTGTGATAATGGGTCGGACCCAGACACCATGCTAGATACATCCATGACCTTCTATCTATCAACTATATGAAAAATGATAAGACAGTAAATAACTGTTTTATCATTTTACTAGCGCTTAATATTTAAATTATACAATCTCCTGACCATTACGCTTAATGGAAAAGGAATATTGTGCCGGATTAAAAATGCCGATTATTTTGCTCAAGATGGAGGTATCCAGAGGACCGTTCTGGTAAATCTTGTAGACGCGGTCCGGGGAATATGCGAAATTGGCAGCAACCGTCTGGCCAATAATACCACCGAAGCCGTAGGGGCCACCCAACATTAGTTCAGGAGAATCACCGTCCACCTTAAACATCCCATTCAGAACACAGCTACGCGTCATCTTACCATCAATATAAACATCAAGTGTACGTCCATTCAGCACTGCCGTGATATTTACCCACCTTTGCATGTCAATACTCTCAATATCACACTTCTTAAAGTCGCCTGCCGCATCGGTGTAGGGAGAAACACCATAGCCATTTCCAGTCACAGGTCGGATATGTTCCAACTTGGCGCTCGTGAGTTTGTTATCCTCCGTGCTCACACGGATACCAAGCTTATTAACATTCTGTCCAAGATACATTATCATTGTTGCGTAGCCGCCCTGACCACTTCCACCAGTCAAGGTTAAGAAGGGCTTATTGTAACCCTTATTCACACCCCAGTTAGTAATATAGACCCAGGTACTAACTGAGTACTCACCGCCCTCATAGAGAGGTGGGATATCGGAATTAGTAGTGCCAAACCTCACAACTTTATCACTTTTACCAGGCAAGCCGGAATCAGGTGAAGTATATATAACCATATCCTTCTGTTCATCAGAACCATTCAACCACTTGTAGAAGTAATATAAGGCAATCGCCAGAATCACAAATACTGAGGCTACGAATACCATGTTAGACGCACCACCTGAAGATGCTCCACTATCCATTTAATTCTAATACAACTACCTATAAAAGTTTCAAGCATATATTGATGTCCATTTATTAAACGGACCTGGTTTTATATTTTTATCACAATTTCCACCGGGGCATGTGAAAAATCCCGTAATTGCTGGTAATGAGAATTCTGGTAACATGGGTAATTCAGAGGTCAAATATGGTTTATTATCGGTGTCCATAGTCTCTCTAGCAATGCTTTGAATGTCGTCAAGCTGCATGGCATAAGGGGCAAGACTCATTAAGGCAATTGTACCACCAAGTTTCTTATCACCAATCGAAAGTGGCTGGGTTTCATCATAATCAGGCATTGCCGTACAGGTATGTGAGGCAGATAAGACCCCATTCACATAAATATTGAATTTACGCCCCTCTTTCACTATTGCTACGAAACTCCAAGACTGTAGAGGCATATTTGATATATCTATGATTTCAGATTGCTGTTCTCCACTTATAAAGACTTCTAGAATGGCGGGGGCCAACATACTACCTCTTCCTGCGTCGGGCGCTATTAAAATCTTCAATGACTCTTTAGAGCCAATTTGAACTGCCGTAACATATTCATTACCGACTACCCCAGTACGATCCATAATTTTTGGGGAAATATAGAATAACAGCGTTGACCCGGACGTGTTATACCACGACGCCTTTAATTTCTCACTATCCGCCACTTGAATTTTCTTTGAAAGTGACATTTTTTCGGGGCCAACTTGCATTGGGGGCTTAGGAAGCGCAACATAACGTACGCCGTAATAAACACCGTATGTTAAAAGGACTATCGCTGCTAAGAACCACAGAAACCTCATCTAAGAATCAGCCATATAAGAATCTTGTTATGCGAAGAATTCATCAAGTATGCCTGATATCGTATTATTATCTTTCTTATTACCAAACGTGGAAGGTGATGTTAAATCATCCATGCGTGCTCGCATTTCGCTTGGTTGAATTGCTTGACCAAATAAACGAAGGTTTAATACCTTTATACCTGCTGCCAAACTAATCGGGGCAGGAGAAGGACCCTTTCCTTGTGAAGGCGGTATATATATGATATTGGAAGGTGCAAATATAGTATCACCCGTACTAGGATCCAGATAACTACTTCGCAATTGTACAGTTTTTACCAGAAGGCCGTTCAGATATGCCTCCATTGCGTAGGCCGTCTTTACAACACCAACTCTAAATGGAGTATGGATAGGCACGTTATCTAAGACGGCCGTTTGAATTCTCGCATTATTGTCATAGACATTAATATATACCGTATTTTTCTCGTTATCCAGGCTTATTGTCATAGATGGTGTGGTGACCGTGGAACCCATTAAGAAAAATGTGCGTTGAACATCTTTATGCGATTTAATAGTCTGTTGTGGGTATTCATCGGCTATAAATACATCCAACGTTAGACTGTAGCTATTCTGACCTTCAATCGTAGTACTTGATAACTGTACTGCAGTAGGTTGAGAACTATCCTTTTTCGGTGGTGCTCCGATTTTGATATTACCTACTTCCTTAAATGTATCCCAAAATGGGTCAGATTTATCAGTGCCGGGTATCAATACAAATCCAGGAGACCCAGGAGTTCGTTTGAATATAGGATACAACCAGTAGTCTATTAGCATCAGTATGATGCCAAGAACTAAAAGACCAGCAACAAAATACATAAATACACCCATCAATCCACTGCCTTTAATAGGTTCTGGAAGACCCGATGGCTGTATTTTAGTCGTTTGCCCTGGACCTTGTGTAGAACCTGGTTTCACATTTATCTTCATACTTTTCGCAAGTGTCTGGGCGGCTTTAATTGCTTCTGCTGCCGACTTTGCGCGTTCAGAGTCCATCTACCATAGACCAGTCTTCTTCTTTCTTGTTTTCCTTTTACTGCCTTCTGGTTTAGTCCCGTGCTTTCTCAGTGTCTGCTTCTTAGGGTCGTAGCCAATACGCTTATAGTATGTCTTTGACTCACTTGCCTTACAGACTACCAGCTTCTCACGTAAATAACACACGAATGAGAGACGGCTATAATTCTTATCAACGCCCTGCGTACCAGTCTCCACGTCATTCAAATAGACCTTGGGTAGAGCCTTATTGAACTCTTTATCCTCGGCACTCTCACGCATTTCCGTATTACAATGCCATTCATGTACATCCATGGCCAAGAAGTCGCCCGTACGCAAGTCAAATCCAACCTTATATCTAGGGAACAAAGTATATCCCCCGTGGTACTTTCCTCTCTCAATCACTGACAGGTTTCCGAAACCCTTTCGCATATCTCCGTCATCCATATGAAGACCTGTGCGGAAATTGCGATTCATAGTGACGGAAGAGAATGCCGTATCTGCGATTTGGAAACTTGGATTTGCATGGGCTTGCTTGTATTGTACCGCATATCGTTCTGGAACTAGCCTTTTAAAGAGACCATCTATCTGCTCAATATACGGAATACCCGCCTTGTATTGCTCAAAGTATTTTTGGGTATATGACGTCAAGCGGCAGGGGAGTTTCATAAATGGCGTCTTCTCAAAGTATCCAAGAACACTGCTGAACACATTGTTATTGACACGCATCTTACTGACCTTTCCGTTCTCGTAGTACCTGGCAGAGTGACCAGAGATTTCCGTGGGCTTCCGCTTCTTCCAATAAAGGCTTTTCAAGTCAATGGGACCCGCAGCCGCACCGCGATTTCTGGACGCAGATGCCGCGTTGTAGAAGTTCTTCCAGGCAACCTTTATTATGTCATGTGGAATGACATTCTTACGGAGTCGGGCTAGAAGCTTTTTGCCACCAGGCGCATCCGGGTCTTTCGCATAGACATCCACATCGGTATCAAATATAGTATCTACGTCCTTTTCACTGAAATAGGTGCCTTCGCGAGCCTTGAGTTGGTCTTCGGTGAGTTTCGGCTCTAGCACTACCTGCTTTACTCCAGTCACCTTGGCGGTATGTACGGCTTGTTTGGGGATTTGAACACCCTCAAATAAGTCCTCGTCTGAGACGGGCATTTCTACTATAGAATATATTAAGACTGACCAGTTTATTAAAATAGATTTCCAGTTCTAGATGTCTCCCATAAGTATGTTCCATCAGAAACAAATGTCATGGTAATTGTATTAGTTCCACTTATTGAAATACCACCAGAAGTTTTAAAAGTCGATGAAAAACTTAAACTTCCAGTGCCTCCAGTAATTATTAGATTGATAAGTACACCCTGTAAAGGTGGCGATGGAGATACATATACTACAGTAGATACAGCAGTAGCTGGCAGTGTAAATGTAAAGACTCTTCCAGTGGCTAGATCGAGTGTTGCTCCTGCTCCAGTAAGAACCCCTACCGAAACAACTCTGGAAGATATTACACCATTAGTCCTAACAGGGGGGCCCTGGTCCGTTAGAAGACCAGTCGGGTCTACAGCATCCTTGAGATAACCAGGGCGGTCAGTGCTATAAATAGCAAAGACCGGGGAATTGGGGTCGATGAATCCAGATAACATAGACTGATTATCAAAGACACCTACCATAAGAGTAGTAACACCAGGGTGAGCACTAGGATATAGCCTGCGACCATTCTCGCGAAGAACACGTCCAGCAGGGCAAGTAATAGAAGTAGCTCCCGCAACATTTGCAGATAGAACACCTACTCTATTATAAGTAGGAGGGGGGGAAGAGGTTGTATAAGTAAAAAAGTAGCTATTAAAAGGGGCTGTAGAAAGATATGATTTCATGGGGACATCCTTTAACTCACGAGGCATATTATACTATACATTTATATTTAAAACGCCATATATAATTTATAAAATGATGGATGTTTTCACTCCAGTTACTTTGGCAGTATGTACGGCTTGTTTGAGGATTTGAACACCCTCAAATAAGTCCTCGTCTGAGACGGGCATTCTAACTGTGCTTGGGTAAATTAAAATACAGAATGCCTCCTACCACGGCTGATACCGCCACTCCTGCAATAATACCTTTCAGAATTGCCTGTTGGTCAGCCTCCATGAAATCCTCTGCAGTCACCACGGGACTCCTGCCTCTTGCGCCGAGCCTTGCATAATATTGAAGGACCTCCGTCTCCGTGTAACTCCGTTTTCCAAGCATTGTATTTACGTCATTGTGAAGGTCAATCGTCCAGCGAAATAGGTCTTTACGAGAGTCAAGCGAGGGTCCAATAGGCATTTTGAGCATATGGGAGGTATAGTGCTCGCGACAAATCGGGCATGGAATCAAGATTTGGAGCGACTCAAAGAATTCTTTCATTGCCTTCTTTTCACTGTAATTGGGTTGCTGTGAATATCCCAGTGCAGCTATGTGAATTGTATGCCAAAAAAAGGGCCCCCAAACTTCAGGTGGTATGTGCATAAGCCTATCTAATGATGCTTGAGATACTAGCACTGATATTCATTCCGCGTCTCACCTAAGTAAAATCTATGTAATGCTAAACAGGAGATATTTCAACGAAATGTCACATCAAATGAATATTCAACACTACTGTTCAAATTGCGGTTTATCCGGACACAGTTTTCGTCAGTGTACAGAACCCGTATCCAGTTATGGTGTACTCGTTTTTCGCTGGGTCGGTCGGAATAGTGTATGGCCACAAATCAGCGAATTCTGTCAAAATAAAAAGACTCCTACAGGCACATCCAATCTTATTCCACAAGTACTTATGATACAACGAAAAGACTCTCTCGGATTCATGGATATAATGCGAGGCAAGTATAAAGTGACCGACCCAGATTATATTTGTAAACAATTGAGAGGTATGACATCTGTCGAACGCAATAGACTACTCCACGACGACTTTGATACAATATGGGATGAACTTTGGGGTTCAGAATACGAGATATCGCAAAAGTATGCCAATAACCGTGTTATCTCCAAAGAGAAGTTAATGGAACTACGAAATGGTATTGAAGTACAGGGAGAAAACTACACTTTGGAATCACTTCTCCGGCGAGAACCTGTATTATATGAGACACCTGAATGGGGGTTCCCAAAGGGGCGTCGTGATCCATATGAACCAGACATTACATGTGCCTATAGAGAATTAAAGGAGGAATCTGGAATTACGGAAGGTTCGCTGTGGAAAATACTGAATGTTAATCCATTCGTGGAACAGTTCTATGGGTCCAATAATATTCACTACAGACATACATATTATGTTGCACAATATGTTGGCAGAGAATCCATTGATTTTGATACAGAGAATCACGAGATGGCCCGAGAAATCGGCAATCTTGCCTGGAAGAATCTCGATGAAGCACTTTTAATTTTGAGACCTGAAAACGTAGAAAAGCGTGGTATAATCATTCAACTTGCAAACCTTTTGAGGAATTTCTCTCCAGTCTTACGTACAAGGCTCCATGGCGTAAAGACTCAGCCAATTGAAAATAACGAATTAGAACAGGAGAAGTATGTCTTCACAGCAACAGAGGACAGGAGTGAGCAGTCAAGCAGACCCTTCAGGGCAAGGGCAAGAGATAGAACAAGGGTATGAAAAGATCGATACTGAGATACAGAATTCACTCTATCCAGATATTGACGATGATACCTTTCTGCTAAAACTTCTGGCAAAGAGAGAATTTCGTGAATCCAAACAGTCCAAAATCACAAATGAAATGTTGAAAAAAGACATATGTAATTCACAGGAGTTTGAATACACTCCCGTACAGCGATTTGTCGCGCAATTCATGTCTCCTAATACGCCCTACAACAGTATGCTACTCTATCACAGCGTAGGTGTAGGAAAAACATGTACTGCCATTCTAACCGCGGAATCATTCTTGGAGCTCAGTCCCAAAAACAAAGTATATATTCTCGCACCACCCGCCATTCAACCCGGATTTTATAGGACTATCTTTGATATCACGCGGTTAAAGTTGGGGGAAGATGATGAGGTCCCCAACCAGCACGTCGGATGTACTGCGAATCGTTATCTTGAGTTGACGCAGACCTATTTTGAAAGGGATGCGAAAGCCATTGAAAATCGTATCAATAAACTCATCAATAAGCGTTATTCTATTATGGGCTATGTGGCATTCCGTAATCTTGTTCGCGATATTCTGAGTGAAGTCCCACGAACACTCTCACAGGAAAAGCAAACGGATTTGGAAGTGACTCTCCTAAAAAAGGCGTTCAGTGGCTCACTCTTCATCGTTGATGAGGCCCATAATATGAGAGACCTCGGTGATATAGATACTACGGAGGAACATGATACGGGTATGGATGAACGCAGCGATGCCAGCGCAGGTAAGAAACTCGCACCGCATCTTCGTCGCATTCTGAGAACCTGTGATGGCAATAAATTACTCATGATGACTGCCACACCTATGTACAATAATTACAAGGAAATCATATCTCTACTCAATTTCCTCCTACATGCGGATCATGCGCCCGAATCGGCACTTTTGAATGAGTCACATATACAATTTCACATGACACCTAATGGGGAAAAGCTTACACCTGAATCTGAACAAAAAATCATACATGTTGCAAATGGTCACGTGAGTTTTATGCGTGGAGAAAATCCTCGCGCTTTTCCCGCCCGTCTGGATCCTCAAGAATCTGTTCGCCTCAGGCGGTGGCCAGAATTCACTCCAGACGGCACTACCCGTATTGAACCACTCAATGAGAATCGTATTAAAAACGATATACTAAGACTACCTCTCGTAGAATGTAGGCTGAACAACGACTCGCTCTTAGTCATTCAGACTCTTACGGAAAAACTAGTGGCCACGAAGGGTGTCGGCATACGCACGATTGATACACTCTTACAGGCAGGAAATTGTGTATTTCCTGGAGATGGTGTGGATGGGCGCACGGGGTCCGAAGGATTCCAGAGTTGGTTTACGCCTCATGCGGTCCCTGGGACATTTGAGGGAACACGTTTGAGCATGCTACCACAATATGATCTAACCGATGCTACTGCTAACCCTATGTGGATGACCATGGGGAAAAATACGCTTGAAATCTATTCACCTAAGTACAATCAGATACTACAATCCATTCAAAAGTCACAGGGCATTTCATTTGTCTATAGCCGTTTCGTTGAAAACGGTGCCATTATATTTTGTTTATTACTAGAGGCAAATGGTTACACACAATGGGGACGTTCGGCACCCATGTTTAAAAAGGGTATTGTAATGCCTACACTCGGTAGACAATGTTGCGAATGCTCATATAGGGAAAAGAAACATACACCCTTCAATAAGGATGCACCAAAGACACGAGAAAATCATCCGTTTTCTCCAGCCTACTACGCACTTCTCACAGCTAGCAACATAAATACTTTGGAGAAAGAAGGACTTCCATTGTCTCCCAATAATCCAGCACTAGTGAATGCTGCAAGAGGTCCATCCAATACATATGGCAAAAAAATCAAGGTCATAGTCGGTTCGCAAGTGGCGGGTGAGGGTCTAGATTTGAAGGCTATTCGCGAAATTCACATTTTGGAGGGCTGGTTTCACTTATCCAAGGAAGAACAGATTGTTGGTCGTGGCATTCGTTATTGTTCTCATAATGGTCTTCATATGAGTGAAAGAAATTGTACTATTAATTTATATGTGAATGTGTTTCCACCGACCATCAATAAAGAGACGATTGACCAGAACTCCTATAGGACTGCTATGAGTAAGGCGGTCCGCGTAGGTCACGTTAGCCGAGCACTAAAGCAAGGTGCTGCTGACTGTAATCTTAATAAATACGCTATTCTTATAAATGAGTTGGATGCGGTTCAAATGATAGATAGCCAGGGATTGCCGCGCACGGTAGATTTAAATGACCGTGATTATTCCCCCATTTGCGATTGGATTAAATGTGACTATACATGTAACCCTGCTGTGGATGTAACTACACTCAAAGAAAATACGAGTACCTATGATATATATGCAGCTAGATTTTCGGAAGAGGCTATTATTTCTAGAATAAAGAAATTATTCAAAGAAACAAAACATAGCTGGTACAGATGGTCAGATATTAAAGTTATCTTTAAGGATATCCCAGAAGCAACACTAAAAAGTATTCTGATCCGTATTCTTCATAATCCGACCATTGTATTAGAAAATGGAAATATGCAAGGCCATCTTGTATATAGAAATGACCTTTTTCTATTTCAACCAAATACAATACAAGATACACATATTCCAATCGCGTTGAGGCATGGTAGATACCCTATAAAAAGAGATATATATGTTCCTGATATATATGACGTGCTTGCTCAGGCTACTACTAAGAATACAAAATCAACTCTAAAGGGGCTTATGAAACCTCAGACAGTTAAAGAGGTGGTTAGTGAAGGTGCCGAAACTAGTGCCGAAACTGGTGAAGAAGTTGCTGAAGAAGAACCAATATCTATAGCGGCAGCCTTACAATTCTGGAATGCCGCATGTGTCTGGATTAATACTTGGGCAGCAGATACTGCTACTGCTATTTCTATTATAGAACATGTTAGTAGCGATCTAAGTAAAGCAATCTTGGGATATGTTAAAGATGATCACCAGAAAAAAGAAAATATTGAAACCCGTATAAAAAAGCTTCAATGGTGGGGGAGAACTATCGTAAGTCATGGAGCCAAAGATGGCCTCAAAGATTTACGTACAACTGCTAGACAATATATCTGGGACTGTTTTTTGAAGGGACCTGAACAAATTGCAATATTAAATGATACCACTGCAAAAGATATTGCTGATCTAAAAGATGAACAAGTTGTTTCAGCCGACCAGATTACAGTATATCGTTACGTGGATTTAAAAAATAAAGTACCCGTATATATCTGTAATGGTAATCTGTGTGCACCATCTATTGTTCAAATAATATTATCATCTAATACTGATACTACAATAAGTGCAAGGGCTAATCAGAAATTATCCGCTGAAGTATATGGATTTATGGTACCTTGGGGGAATAAAATGATGTTCAAGATGGTTGAGCCAAGACCAGAGGGTAAGGCTCCATTTGGCGGTGCATCGTGTGAAATTAACAGTACGGTGAAAGGGCATCGTATGAAAATGATTGTACTTGGTCAAATGTTGAATCGTTATACCGGTCAGCACTATGATCTAACAGAGGAGGCCTTGACTGGCCCGCGCAAAGTAATGGGTGCACATAATTACTGCGCATTGATAGAAATTGTTATGCGATGGATGGACGTGAGAAGGAAGGAGTATGGTGGACTTCGCTACTTCTATAGGCCTTTGTCCTCCTTTTATTCTGGTCATCGTTCAAAGAAATAAGCTACACACCGTATAAAATTGATACTCTAGACTCTATCCATAGAATAGCAATGGAATCAGAGGCGTTCTTTCAAGAGAAAGTGTATCTAACACCCAAAGATTTAGGGAGAGAAATAGAATCTATTGACAATATTCTTCTGAATAAGGTCAAAGAGCGTCTGGAACAAAAATGTTCCCCCCACGGCTACGTGTTGCCTGGAACTCTGGAACTTATTACTCGTTCGGCTGGCATGGTAGATTCAGGCCGCTTTTCAGGTGATTGGGCGTTTCTGATCAAGGCAAAGGGTAAGGTACTTCATCCTCCCGAGGGAACCTCTGTGGAAGTGGATGTACTCAAAAGTAATAAGATGGGTATCTATGCAGTCTATGAAAACGCAATCCGTATCATGATCCCTCGTGATTTACATTTGGGTGATGAAGACTTTGACCAGTTGAAAGTGGGTGACCGAATTCGTGTGGAGATTCAAAAGTCGCGATTCCAGTTAAGGGATCCGTTTATTGTGAGCGTTGGATTGTACCGCGGGCTCGTAGGCGCACACTCGGCTCATGTGATAAATCTGCCAAATACAGTGGCCGAGGTCGAATCTGAGCCTGAGTCTGAGCCTGAATCCGAGGCAACTGCGGAATCCGAGGAAAAGGAAGAGAAAGAAGAGGAGTAGATGGACGACTACGATAGACGTAAAGAATTATGTAAAAATATCGATTTACTTTCGAAATCTGAAAAGGAAGAGCTCTATCGTATTTTGCGTAGAGAGGGAGGAGAATTCAGTGAAAATTCAAATGGAATCTTTTTTGACGTGGCCACACTTCCGGTGGCTATTTTTGAGGCACTGGAAAAATTCATTCACTTTTGTAAAACAAATGCGAAAGAGCTTGAAGAGCGTGATCATGTCATACATAGTATGAGTGGGAATGTGAAAAATTAAGAACTAGAAGTACATACTCTGAACTACCATAAAGTACCGCAATTAATTGCACTGCAATTAAGTTCGATTCTTCATGCTACGCCTATTGCGCCTATAATATTTGCGTCGTTTTGATGTCTTATCGCGCCTTCCTCCCATCTTCCCTAGACCCTCTACTGGCTCTTGAAATGGTGAAAGTAATGAATAATTATCAATCTGTGGTAATACATCTTCTTCACTATATACTGGAGAGCCAGTCATAGCAAATGAATCGTAATGCCTTTTAAAATCATTTAGTGTAACACTACCGCTCATAAAATGCTGATCGGTTAATAGTGCGTATAAATAATTTGGATCTAATGGTGTTTCACCAATATATATAAAATAATTATAAAGAAAATATACATAATCTTCACAGTCAATATCACTTGAATCAGGTAAGGCTATTTTTATTGAATTATATACCTCTTTCAATAATGTACTTATTTCGTAATATGGCTTACGCTTACGAGTTGGGAGTAGTGGGTCGTGAACAGTTTGTATGTATCTATGAGAAGGGGTAACAGGATCACCAGATTGGCGTGATATAATAACACGACCAGTTGGTCTAGAAGATAATGTTTGCGTATATGGTTTAAGGGGTATTTTAATTGACGCGGTTGGTCGCCTGGTTGATAGGCTATTTAGGACACCTTTAGGCCTGACACCTCCTCTTTGCCTAACCAATCTCTGTAAAATATTTGATAATGAACCTGGAGAGTTTAATAGTATCGTATCACTCAATCCTGCCGGCATCGGTGTATCCCATGGTACAAACAGTCGCTTTGTACTAGATGGAACGACGCCTTTCTTATTTACCACTGTATTAGCCATACATTGAATGCTTATTTTTTTATACTGATCAGGGGATAGTGTAGGATCCGCAAGCATGGTTTGGGCATACGTTGTTGCATTACCAATCTGCGTAATAATATCGCGTAAGAAATCTCTCATTGGATGATCATTCCGCGCGGGTATATTTACTTCCATCGTTCCCAAGAATAATACATTTCTAGCCAAGACTCTATTCACATTGAATACAATTTCATTATTATTTTTATTACATAAATCAAAGTTAATTCCCTTAGATATATTGTTTGCTTCCTCCTCTGATTGAATCGGTTGATAAAAGTATACGCAGTGTATATTTTTACTTAATTTCTTAGATACATCTTGTACACACGCAGTAAGTTTCATGGTACGAGCCCTTGCCGCTACAACCTTATCAGCAGTAAAAATACAACTGTTAAGAAAATTATCATTCGTCATATTATGTATCATTGTATATACGCACTGTAAAAGGTCTCCAAGTTCCTTACAAATTGTATATTTTTTAACATCATCTACTCCAGAAATTACTATGGCTCTATTTTTTACATTATTTCCTGCGAAATAATCAATGCCACCTCCAATATGTTGAAATGATACATTTCTTGTTTCATCTAAAGTAAAATGTCTTATAATATCAATATTCATATTACAATTTAGTGTATAATCAGGTGCCTGATTAAGTGTTGATGATATAGTCATCCCTTCTGGAAATCCTAATGATGACATAATATTAGGGGTCAAAGTGATTGTATTTTCTGATTCAGGAAAATATTTGACAAATACCTTTTCGCGTGGAGCTGGATCTATATATGAGCCTGGGGTTATAATAAGATTTATACCATTAATAACTTCTGATGGGCTATATCCTGAATCATGATACCCAGTCTTTATATTATCGGGTAAAACACTATATGTTTGACCAGGCTTCGTAAACCACGAGACTTTTTCAGGTGCTGAACCGAACCTTTTATCTAAAAAAATGGCATTTTCTATTTCATGTAATTTTGTTGACCACGCGCTTCCATCATGGACATTATTAAATAATTTGTTAATTACAGGATAATATGACGGGGTGCCGGCAGGAACAGGATTTGTACCAGCTTTTGCATCTTTTTCAATATCTAGACGATTAATAAGTTTATTCAGGTCTCCGAGATTGTTATATATTTTAGAACCTATTGTAATACCACCTCCAAATATAGTATTCATATGTCTTAGAACTTGGCTCTCTGTGATTGTATTACCGTTAATAGGGTTTGTATATACTATGGGGTCAGCCATTCTTATTATTCAATGAGAATTAAAGAGTCTAAAGTCGCCCTACGTAATTCAAATAATGACAGAAACAGTCCCCCAAAGTCTGATCCAGTTGTGTGAAACACACCCGGATTGTACATTTCGTGTAGGTAGGCCTCATACAAATCAAAATGAAGTTGTTGGTACTACTGCCGCAGATACACAAGATCAAACGCCTCGCTGGGGGCTGACAACACATAGTATTGAACCAAGACATCCTCTCGGAGTATGGTTATGGCTCAATGACCCCATGTATCGTATGTCACCTGATCAACTCAGGCAACGAATAGTATTAGAGGCCACTACAGAATGGCAGCAGCGGTGCGCAACACTTGATTTCCCCAGAATTCTCAGTAAAAAGAGGGCCCTAGAAGGTTTCGGTACAATGAAGCCGGAGTCTCTCCAAGCCAAGGCTACCATGATTGCCATGGAGCGTTATTGCCAAGATGAACCTCTATTATGGATTTTACTAAATGAGACAGGTAAGACCATTAGTTTTTTAGATGATAAAACATTCCCCAGGGAGGGGGGCTATAAACATATCTGGATTCTTCGCGAACCAATGTGGGACCGACTTTGGGATGCCAGTGAATGGTCATCAAACTCTCTTTTGTCTTGGCTTAAAATGATGGAGGAAAAATCGTTTGTAGTAGAGTGGCCACTTATCCCTGCAACAGAAACACAGAAGTCTATGGCTACCGAGTATCATAGCATGGGTTATTCCACTCTCGGCCTTTCAAAGGATGACTTGCGTAAGAAGTTGAGCCGAGCAAAGGCAATCCGGAGATTATAACACAATCCATACATTGTAAAGCTAAGCCTAAAGTTGAACTCCTGCTATAAAGCAGAGAGGGTACACGCAATGGATATCCGGAAAGCAGAACATGAACAACTTCAGCGTATGTTGAAGGATTGGATTGAACATCCAAACCAGGAACTAGAGGCCACCTTCGGGGGGTCTGGTCAAGTCAGTTCAACCACGTTCGCTGCCATAGCCAAAAGGCTGAAAAATCGCGGATTCACTTCTGTTACCCAAGAGGATAAGCTCAATATTATTACTCCCAATAGTGTCCGTATTACTCTGACGGGCCTCGGGGTCGTTCAACAGTATTGCCGGGACGACAAACTCACAGGAAAGGACTTTTCCGCCATGATAAAGGATAAGACTGGTGGGGCATCAACACTAGATATTGAAGAGTACGGTGTACGCATCAAAGTGCGCAATGAGCGGGAAATCGGGAAGGACGACTCCGAAATTCGTGATCTTCTTGATCGCTGGGCTGTCCAACAAAAGGCATTCCGTCTTCTCCGGCGCTGGACATTCCGGGGCGATGGAATTCGCTTTGACCTCTCTATTGTAAAACAGACGCATCGCAATAGTCGTGGAGAATACCGCTGGGTCAATAAATTCACACAGCAAGACATATCCAAAGATGTACCCGTTTATGAAGTTGAGGCCGAATTAGAGCATCGTGAGACAGATACAGCCGAGGCCGCATCTCAGCGACTCATCAAAGGTGTCGGGGAGATTCTCCGTGGAATCCAAAAGAGCCCCCTACTCATTCGCGAATCCACGAAGCGCAAGATTCTCGCTGAATACCAGGATTTGACAAAGACAAACCGGTTTCGTGGTGCTGCCACTGTGAACCTGGAACTCAAGAATATGGCTGCAATTCCAGAGCCGGGTGTAGCCAATCTCCGTGAGGGCTACAATGTAACCGACAAGGCAGATGGTCTTCGCACAATGGGATATGTGAATGAAGCCGGGAGACTCTACCTCATTGACCAATCCCTAAATATTTACGAAACGGGACTACAGGTATCCGGTTGTGCCAAATCCCTCGTAGACGGCGAATGGATTACCAAGAACAGCGCTCACGAATCCATTAATCAATATCTCCTCTTTGATATTTACTACGCACCCGGTGGGAAGGATGTACATACATTGCCCTTCTACAGTTCCTCTGCCGGCGCGTCCATGCGCTACGAAGAGATGCGCAAATGGGAGAAGTTGTGGAATAATACACCTGGCCCTGAGGAAGTTATTAAGGGTCTCACACCCAAGACTAAGATTCTCGTAAGCATGAAGCGATTCCGCTTTGCCACTGCCGGCGATACTGGAATCTTTCAGGCTGCAGCACAAGTGTTAGATACCCCTCGTATCTATGAAACGGATGGTCTCATCTTCACCAAGAATGACTCAGCCATACCCGATGAAGCTCAAGGTGGTTATGAGCAGCAATTCAAGTGGAAGCCACCCAAGGATAATACAGTGGATTTCATGGTCGTCACAGAGAAGATTCGTGGTACAGTCCTTGATGCCATCCACGACGGATTCCACCCCACTTCCGGCAAGAATATTCGCTATAAAGCCCTACGTCTCCACGTGGGTTCCAGAGAGGATCCTCGCAAGAATTCCAAACCCCGTGAGATTGTATTACAAGAGCTACCTCTTACACCTCCCAAAGGTACGAAGGGTGCCAATGTCTATAGACCCGTACTATTTGAGCCAGAGGAGTACCCCGATGACATGGCCAATACATGCTACGTAGAGGTTGTCGTGGATCTGGAGACGGGCGACGAATACGCAGTCTGTGAGGGCTCCAAGGAGCCTATTGCTGACAAGAGTATCGTGGAAATCGCATACGATGCCTCGAGGCCCGCAGGGTGGCGCTGGGTGCCCAAGCTGGTCCGTACTGATAAGACTGAGCGCCTCCAACGTGGAGAACTCGGTCGCACTCTCAACTCCAATATGGTTGCTCAGAGCACATGGAAGAGCATACACGACCCTGTAACCCACTCCATGATTCGCACGGGGTCTGAGGTGCCTTCCAAGGAGGAGATTACCGCTGTATCTGCCATTGAGCAGGAACGTGCCGCCATCTCCAGAAAGTACGCCGACCGTACTGCGCCTGAGGAGGATATGGCACGTATTAGACCTCTCCGTGACTTCCACAATAAATATATCAAGGAGACTATTCTGTATAGTTCGGTCATGAAAAAGCCAAATCTGGCTCTGATTGACTTGGGGATGGGGGTTGCTCAAGATATCCAGAAATGGCGACGTGTCAATGCGGGGGCTGTTCTTGGTATTGATATTGCTGGAGACAGTATCAACAGTGCCACTCACGGAGCCTATCAGCGTCTGTGGTCCACCATGATCCGAAATGGTCGCGACAAAGTCTTGCCGATGGTGTTCGTAGTGGGTGATGTGTCCAAGAACCTGGTTTCTGGAGAGGCTGGATTGAGCCCGGAGGATTCAGTCATTCTACAGAGTACTCTTGGTCGCGTGAAACCTAGTGGTGTTGTACCACCCTATGTGGAGAACCATATGGCAAGCAGGTTCAAGGCGAAGGCCGATGTGATCAGCTGCATGTTTGCTCTTCACTACATGTTTGAAACCAAAGAGAAGTTTGATGGGTTCTTGCGAAATGTATCGGAGAATCTCAAGATCGGTGGATATTTCATCGGTTGTTGCTTTGATGGCGAAAAGGTCTTTGAGTTCTTGAATGGACGTGATACACGTATTGGACAAGAAGGCGATACCGTCCTGTGGAAGATTATGAAACGCTATAACGCAGATGAAATTCCCGCCGGTGATGAGGCATTTGGTATGCCCATTGACGTGGAGTTCATCAGTATCGGTATGCCTCATCGCGAGTACTTGGTACCCTTTAGCCTATTGAATGAAAAGATGAAGTCTATTGGCTGCGAACTCTGCTCGCCCGAGGAGTTAAAGGAAGTGGGTCTCCAAAGGTGTACTGGATTCTTTAGTGAGAGTCATGCAATGGCGGCAAAGTCTGGGCAGAAATACCCCATGACTCCTGCAGTGGAACAGTTCTCCTTCCTGAACCGATGGTTTATCTTCAGAAGGAAGGGTGAAATGGGTCCTAGTACCACAGAGACTAGAGTCACGGCCAAGACTCCTGTAACTAGTACACAGGTGCCTCCAGAAGGTGGGGTTGAGCAGGGTCTCGTAGAAGAACTCCAGGCCGCCAATGCCAGCGAAAATGCTGCAGCCACGAGTGCTTCAAAGCCAGTAGGTGCAAATGGTAAGAGACAGTATGCTCCCTCCGAAGTACTCCAATTCTACCAGGAATCTCCTGCCATGGATCGTCTCAAAATAAACGATAAATACGCACTCCGTTACATTTCTCCAGGAACACCGTTCATTATTACGGACCCTGTTACGGTAACAGAGACGTATCCATCCATTGAGCATTTCATGGCTGCTATGCGCTACAAGGTGGCAACAGACAAGCCTGGTCTCGCACAGGCACTCTTCAGCCCTACCGGTCGTATTCATCAGAAATTCCTCCGACAACGCGATTCCGAAAAGGGTGTGGGCGCGGGCGCCAAGGAACTCACGGCAGATCGCGATGCCGAACTCTTGGCGGAGGAAATTAAAGAAGTACATGCTGAAATGCGACTGACGGGTATGAAAAAGAACGGTGCAAAGTTTGATGAGACTAAATGGAATAATGTGAAAGATGATCTTCTAGATGAGGCTGTGAGGCAGAGATACACGAAGGACTCGCGATTCCGCACGATTGTAGAAGCCGCTAAACAACAAGGGAAAGTCCTGCTATTCTATACGGGTTCTGCCAATAGTGAATATGGTGGTAAACAGACAAAGGACAAGTATATAGAGGGTGAGAATAAATTAGGTAAGGCTATCATGAAAATTGCAGGGTTCGCAGCCTAAGCAATAAGCACCACCTATATATTAGAATGTTCAATCAACGGGTACGAAAATGGATAACCGGGTCCATATACAATGTAAATTTTACATCTTGGAAAGATTTTACATTGTATACCCCCTATAAGATGTGGCGGTCTTATAAACCATTTATATGGAATATTCGTGATACTACACAAGGTTATCAACTACAAATATTATTTATCAAGCTATCTGAATCAACGGCGGTATATGAAATTAATACAATTCATGAAATTGATATATATGTAGAACCTCATGATGAAGAATCTATTAAAGATTGGATATCAAACCAAGAATGGTTAATTGTATAGATTTGATGTAGTTCACAGGTCTAAACCGATTTTTTCATAGATACTTAGATATAGGTACGAATGAAAAATACATGGGCATCTATTGTAAAAAAACCTGCTTCTATACCTAATACTGAGATAAGCCCCATGCAGGTTATAGTACCTGAGCCACCCATGCGTGGTTCACTTATGGGTGGCAATGAACCTCCCATGCGTGGTTCACTTATGGGTGGCACACTTATGGGTGGCACACTTATGGGTGGCACACTTATGGGTGGCACACTTATGGGTGGCAATGAACCTCATACAGTCAATACAGATACTGAATCTACCGAGAAAATTAATAAGACATTCAAGATCCAATCCATATTAAGTTCACTTGATTCTCAAAAAAAGGCTATTGAAACCGAAATGAAGCAAAAGAAAGATAAATTCCACGCGAGTTACGCCTATACTAAATATATGAATGAAATGTCCAATCTTAATTCCGAAAAATTACTGCTTGAAAAAAAGGTGCATTATGTACAATGTACTCTAGATGTGATGAAACGTATTCAAACCTATCTGACATACGGTCCCACATCTGCACAGACACTCACTTATACAGTACAATCAACAACTGAACCAAACAACAAGGAGATATCTTGGAGTATAAAGGAAGAAATCCACGCGACAACACTCCATATTGATTTTTTGACAGACTCCAAAGATATGTTAGATGTTCTGGAACTTATTATTAATCACGAGTTGGCCACATTCATAAAAAATTGATTGTGTAACGTATTAGTTAGATAATTATAAATGCCCGAACCTTGGCAGACGCTTGCGTTTCTACATGCGCATCCGCGTGACAAGGAAGTACGTTTCGTAGAGAAGACGCATACATACTATGTGCGTGGCTCCAGTAAGGGCTACATATCTACTACCGGATTTGTCCACGCATTCTTCCCCCACTTTGATGCCGCCAAAACAATACAAAAGATGATGGCGTCACCCAAATGGCCCCAGAGTGAGTATTTCGGAATGACTGAACAGCAGATTGCCGACCAATGGTCTGCCTCAGGCAAGGATGCGTCTGGCAAGGGTACCAATATGCACTTGGCGATTGAGCAGCATCTGAATGGCGCCCTGAATCGTATTGACGAGTCCGTGAAGGAGACAAAGGAGTGGGAGTACTACCAACACTTCTGGGACCACATCAAGGGTGATCTGGAACCCTTCAGGACAGAGTGGGAGGTGTGGGACGATGAGTTTAAGTTGACCGGTAGCATTGACATGGTATTCAAGCGCAAGTCGGACGGAGCCTTCCTCATCTATGACTGGAAGCGTAGCAAGGAAATCAAGGAAACAAACACCTTTGAGAACGGAGAGGGGCCTATGGGCCATCTTCCCAACGCCAATTACTACCATTACACACTCCAACTCAATGTGTATAGGTGGTTCTTACAGAAGCACTATGGCCTAAAAATAGTCGGTCTCGTTATTGTGATTCTACATCCCAATAACCAGGACTATAAGACGTATGATTTGCCTATTCTTGAAAAAGAGGTGGAGGCCATGCTTGACTCCAGGATGCGCTCTGTGAAGGAGGGATCCACGAAGCCCGTCATATTCCCTGATACTCCATGTCTTCTTGAGGATGATTAGCTTAGTCGGTAGAACTACTTAGCTAACAAGTATCGCCCATAAGGAAACACGTGTCGTAATCCTATCTTTGATACTGTATCAAATGCCTCGTACATGGTCGTTAACCACTCAACAATCACAGCCTTCTTTTTTAGGCAAGCATGTATATAACATTCTTTAAAGAGGTATTGCCAGTCTATATTCGTATCCTTTATAGCCTCGAACAAATCTATGAGGCTCGTTAAATCATCTAATGTAATATATCTCTTTGCTATCGTTATTAACTCCTTCATACTTATTATAAGTGTGAAAAATTTTAGGCCGATGTGTGGATTCTATATTATTCTTACACAAGTCTAAACGAATTCAGAGTGTCTGGAAGAGCCTGTATGGGTATTCTCATATTATAGACACCTTTCTGAGAAACCCAGCCGACCACCCCATCTACACGGCCTATGATGATGGCATCCATGGCCCCAGGTTTTTTAGCACGCATAGAACCCTCCATCTTACCATTAGGCATATAGAGAATCTGTACATTCCCTATCTCCTTAATCGCATCCAAATCGTTCTTTTCTAGTGTATCTTCTGCCTTCGTAACAATCGGATTGAATCGCAAAATGGGCCGCAAGAATGAAAAGGGTCTATCTGGAGTTCTAGAGGGGTTCCATACTAATTCATCCACTTTGGGATCCGTTGCACCCAACTCCTGTCTCAAGGCATCTGGCATTGTACGCTTATCTACAGATGGAAGACCCATTGGTATAGGTTCATACTGTTCATCAAAATGCCTACTTGCCATACCCTTTTTATCTGACTCCATCCACTCTACACGAAGTTTCTCCCACCATGTATTCCAATCAGATGATCCCTCAGGTATGATATACTGATCTCCGTATAATTGCGCAGTCCGCCTTATAGTCAGACGCGGAACTTGCCTGTCAAATATCTCACGACGCTTTGCTGCATACCGAATGAGTTCGTCAATCAATCGGAGATAGAGTAAACGCGGGATATTCATTATGACACCATCCGTTTTAGGCGTATGAATCTTACACGGTCCACAATTTTCATTATCTGAGTCCTTGGGAGCCCAATTACATCGACCCTTACAATCCGCTTGAGCCTGAATCTGGCAATCAACTCTCAAGAATCCAATATCACTACGTAGTCCATCCCCCTTTGGTTCCAGCCATCCATTGATATCGTGATACAGTAAATTCTTAATTTCTCTGCGTTTGTGTGCTAACGGTGATGTAGTATTTTCCAGGATTTCCTCTAGTCTAGCCCTTTTACTACTTCCTGCCCTTGAGGATGCCAACCAAGAAGAAAACGTGAGTCGCAAATGCTGATATACATCTTCAATCTCATCTTTGGATGACTCAAAATCCAATTTCAAATATTCCTTATCTTTTGGATCCTTAATTTCCTCATCACCACTTTCTTCTCTACCTTCGTCCGCATGTTTGAAGGCACTACGCCGAAACTCTGCATCATATGCAATTGTATTATTCACATCCCAGTCAAAATGTTCAATAGGTTCTTTCTCAATAGGATATGCTTTTGTCTCCTCCGATTGCTGTGACGCGTTAGATGCAGGTATGACAAACCCGTTTGTTAATCTTACACCTGCGAACCCTTTCAGATATGTGTGATGAATCTGCGACTTTGGTACGTAGCCACCATACTGTGGAAATACAGGTATAATATTTTTATTATAAAACTCAATAATGTTACTTATGAGCGCAGCATCAAAATCATCCCAATCCAGGTATATGTCGCCCTCGTATATCACGGTGCCATCGTCGGCCACAGGGACTGCTACGATTCCGCCATTCTTACCACCAATTTTGTAGGCGATACCCACCAAGTGATTATATGAGTCACGTATCATCCCTTTTGGCTGTACACGCACGGCCGTCATAAGTTCTCTTGCGCTAATCAGTGAATAAGGGTCAATCGCAAATTCACTCGTAAAAGGCCCCCTATTTACAGTCATACACTTGTTAAAGAATTCAAATACTCTCTTCTGGACTATTGCAGGCCATTCTTTCGTTTCTAGACTGCGCTGGAAAAACAATGTTGGCTTGTGACGACTTTTAGGAGTGGCCTTTGTTCCATCCACGTAAAATAATACATCCCATCCCATATCTGAATATGTCACGTCCTGGCTATAGCGGTCTCTATTTATACGATTATAGTGTACTAAGAATCCAATATCAGCCTTTTGCTGTGCCTCATTCAAAGGGTACTTGGGACACCTCACATTTTTGAATTTCACCTCCGTCTTAAATTCCACCTTATCGCCCCGCTTGATACTGATTTCTTCTACTGTCATCTCAATCACAATAAAAATAATACCACGTGAACCCATGATACCAGGCTCACTCAGAATGTCAAAAAATACGCGTATATCCTTTCTCCTCATGGGATTTCGCATATAGTCTTTGAAACATTCATAGGAATTCATGAGGCGTTCAATGGCAGGAATATTACTGCTTTTTATTTCAGTTATACCTAGATATTTCGTGGCGAAAAAACGCATTTCATGTGGGTTTACTTTATTACATGTGTCAAAGAATTCGTGAACTAAATTGCCTCCGTTAATTTGCATGAATTTCTTTGGAGGAATACGAGATTCAATATCTCCAAATACCGTTTCCATCACAGATTCAGCATTTGAAAGATAGCCTAGGAAGGGTGCAATCGCAGCAATGAAAGATTCTGCCTTGTTTGAATTATCTACTGCGAGCCTCAGAAATCCTTGGGCAGTCGACTTGAGTTTACTCACGATTTCAATACGTTCAGCAAACCGATCAGATGTTGAATCCTGATTGAAATAGGTATCCAGGGCTTCTGAGAGAAAACCGATTTGAGGACCCGCCTTCGGGTCATCGTCGCTCTTAGGTTCAATTATTTTCAAGGGTGTTCTACTTGAATCCACTATTGATTTTGTACTAACTCCTTGGATGACGGAATAATAGGCATACTTGGTGGATGACTTTGTACCTGGGGCTGTACCTGGGGCTGTACCTGGGGCTGTACCTGTTGTTGTACCTGTTGTTGTACCTGTTGTTGTACCTGTTGTTGTAGTTATATCTGCTACAACGTTTTGAGTTGTCTCAGGCACATTAAATTGTACTTGTGGACCCTTCTTAGCGATAGTTTGAAGAATATCCTTCCCCATCAAAGAATCTGCGATCGGTTGCGCCATCGCTGCTTCCCCTCTAAATCCCAAGCGTACAAATTCAGGGTCATCTACTTTAAACTTATTGTCCATCGTGGCAAAGCAGCAAGGTAAAGATAAATGAGGTGGCTTCGGTGTCTTCCTATCCAAGAATCCAATAAAAATATTCCTTTCCGATTCAGAACCAGGTCTCTTCTTGCGCTCTAGAATCGTATGATTAGGATTACGCCCCTCGTCCTTCATTTCATCCTTTATAATAAGTGTGCCTGGGCAAAAGGGACACGACTTAGCCGGCTTCTTATTAGGTAGGCCATCAGGACCTAGTTTAAACCTATTATCTTCAGACTTGAAATCTTTGTATCGTACCATAAGACGATCACGAATACAGAATAATCTAGGACAAAAGAAATAGTGTTGACGATTTTTATTTGAACCATATCTTACAATCGTTATTATCTCCTTATTTGTATTCGTCGGATATGCTTGACCTGCCAAGACGCCTTCGTCATTTTCCTTTTCTGTTGGTTGCCCTTTCTTTACAGTCATCTTGGAAGCCTCGTTAATTTGATCAGGATACAATATGAATTGTAAATCTCCAGTCGCAGGATCTGTATCGTTTACATTCTTCCCGTATATCTTTATCATTTCGTCATATTCATTTTGATCTAAGACAATTGGTTGCCTAGATTCATTTGCTGCACAATAACTCACATAACTGCGATCTGCCTTATCTTTTTCAAAATTGAATATCTTTCTGTCGGCAAGTTTCAGGCGATCAATATAATACTTAGATACCTGAATTGCGGCAATATCAGCAGGCTTTCCGAATGCCTTAGCCGCTTCTTTATCTTCTTCGCCTAAAGTTGCTGCTACTGTAGGTGCGACCGTTGCCATAGCAGTCGCCATAACACTCGTCTCCTGTGGTTTTACTGTTTCACTTGTATCAACTGTCGCCTCTTCTGCCACAGTACCTCTCATCCACTCAGGCACTTCATCATCCTCAAATTTAAATTCCTCTTCTTTTTCCTCTTGATCTTCAGCCACAGTACCTCTCATCCACTCAGGCACTTCATCATCCTCAAATTTAAATTCCTCTTCTTCTCCTTCTCCCTCCTCTTGAATTTCACCAACCGATATCCTTGTTGCGCCACCACTGGGTGGAATAACGGGAGCAACAGTAATAGGTTTTATAGTCAATCCCGCCATTTCTTCGCCCTTCGCAGAAAGCAAAATACTCAAGAAACTTAAAATAGTCCTATGAGTCGCAATATCCTGGTCACTATAGATGTGAATCGTATACACAGGATGTTGCTCAAATATTGCAATATCTACACCAGGATTCTTATTCAATATATAATCCTTCGTATCGGGTACGGCTAAGGCAAATTCACCTCTCTGATACTTCCACGCATCCACCTGTTTCTTAGCATCGTCCATACTTATATTAAATTCCCTCGCCACACTCATTTCCCAGGATTCCTCCGTGAGTTCCCCCGAAATCATATCACGTTCAGATAAAAGTGTCAGAAAAGCAAAAATGCGTGTCTCATTCGTGAAATTACTCACACACTTGTATCGCAACATTGCCAGCGGTGATTCATTAGGCAAAGGCGGAATTTCCTGAAATATACTACTAAACGCACCCACTCTCGCTTTCATGACCGATTTTGTCACCCTCATATCCTCCCGCTTCAATCGCATCTTACATACGATACTCATCTTATCCAATTTTGGTTGAATACCTGCGAATATCATATCCGCCAGTGACTTATCCAGAACTTCAGGTGCATCCTGTAAATCACTCAAGGGATCCAATACGCGCACTTTCTTAGGAGGCTGGATTCTCAACTCCGCAGTTCCATCTTGGAATACGATCATAGTTGAAAATATTGGTGTATCCACAATACCAGACTCATCATTCTGCACTCGCATTTTCATATAGACTGCCTCCTTTCCAGATTCAGGCGGCTTATCATTCTTCCAAGAAAGCAATAAATTGGGATCAGATACATCAGGGATAGGGAGAATCCGATTCCCCTTGACCTTTATCTTAGACAAAGGCTGACCCGACGCAGGAAAATATCGCATAAAAGGCATGTCATGCGTGACTTTCATTCCAAAAAAGAATACCGCAGCCCCTTCCCAACCCTCAGGCTCCTTGACAGGATTCCAAACCCAACGCAAGAGTTTGACACCATCCAGACTAGGCAATGTACGACCCGCCAAAAGCCCCTCTAATCCCTTCAATTGCTTCAAGTTCAGAGATGTCTGCTTGGCCTGCGTTTCCAAGACACTTGTTATAACTGCTTGAATACCTGTTGAAGAAGGTAAAGTAGCCACATCTAAGAATGGAAAATACGGTACGACTCGTCCATAGATATCCCTCTCATTAAGTGGCCTCAAACCAGGAATCTGATCAATCAAATCCGCATAAAGAAATGCGTGCAATTCAGGTATTTTATGACCCTCATTCAAGCGAAATACGTCAATCAACGTCATACGAATGCGATTATCACGCCCCATCGCCTTCTGTGCGCCCGTAGAATCTACAAATCTCGCATCCGGTGGCCCGCTTATCATGTTTGCCGGATTTGGTAAATACAACGCCTTTGAATCACTCGTATCCATGAGATCCCTCCACACAATTTCCAGCGGTTCATATTCGGCACCACTAGAGCCTGCGACAGGTATTCCAACAAAGACAAGTGATGGAGCATAGGCTGCATTCATATCAAAATGATTCCATAAAGTCATCTTCAATTCATAGAGTGTAAACCATGCTGGCACGGGTCCCAAGGTCACAGACTCCACCTGTGACAAGGATGCCCCCCTGAATATCTTAAATGTAATTGTCTGATCTACGAATCTCTCCAATGGCTGAGGTCTAAGAAGAGAATCGAATTGCGTCCTTAGAGACATCTAAATTACCTTATGTTTCCAATCTTTAGAGGGTTACCTATTTCCATATCTAAATCCTTGGAAGGGTCGTATTTGGGCTGGTCGGTGATTTTCTCACCACAATATGACACGGGATGTGCCTTGAAGTCCTGGTACTTGTATATCTCCAGTGCCTCAGCCTCCCTCAGAAGCCAGCCAAAATTATTCCAGAATTCCGGCCCATGACTTTTCACTGTGGGTGGTGTTATGACATGACCCATTTCATGTAGCGCAACAAAGACCATAACATTCTCATCAACGAGTGCTTCCTCCTTCTTATTTCTCTGCCTCAGACAAAGATGTATGCTATCACCCTTATTCACACTATATGAGACATGCTCCGAGTCGGGAGTAGCCTCGTAAAATCGCTTCGGGTCCGCCTCAAACTTCTCATTCAATTGAATCACCTGGGGCTTATGCGGAAACTGTTGCCGGAGTGAATCAATAAGTTTCTGTAACTTACGGCGAACTCTCGCAAGAAGGTCGGCAGCCTTTTGTTTATCAGGCATGTCTCTCACGTTATACGTTTTACCATCCACTGTACTCCGAACTTGGACTATAGGATACGAGGATGTCATATTATGGATTGCTCCCCAAACACCAGATACAATTGTATCCATATCTAAATCAATGTTAGAACTTAGATGCTCTAATACTGTTTTATTATCATCTTATAATGCTATTTAACTAATCTCAAGAGAGCGTCGGTTTGTGTCAGGTTCAATAGTGCTCTGGTTGAACACAGAAACGGCCACCTGGGGGTTAGGGGGCTCAGAGCGCAACTGGTAGTTGGCGTTACGCATACTCTGACCAACCGTGTTAATACCAATGAGAGCACCCGCACTCAAGAAGTTCTTCCCCTTGAGAGACCCTGAGCCCATGGGGTTCTGCTGGGACCACACGCTATTCTGGTCCTTGGGGAGGAGCTCAGCGGGAGTCAGCTGGTCGCGAGGGTAGCATCCTTCGGGAGTCTCGGCATTTCCAAAGGAAGCAGGTCCCTCATATCCACTCAAGGAAGGACCGTGCTCATTAGATACATTAGGATTGCTCATGACCGCGGCGCGATTACTGGCACCACTTCCACCGGGAAAGTCAGGAGGCTGATTTCCAAGAGAAGCAGAAGAAAGAGTACCCGTAAACCCGTCTTTTGATTTCAGTAAACCGCCCAGCGTAGGATCCACCATGTAGACTCCCACCAAAACGAGACCTATCGCCATAACACCGATTACTGCGTCGCGACTGCTTCCACCTGCCATTTAATTCTGTTACCGTTGTATAAAAAAACCAGACATTATTCATCTTCTTCACCTTCGTCTTCATCCTCATCCTCTTCGTCTTCCGATTCCGGGGGCATTTTTCCAGTGGCTTCAAAATAATGCATTCGTATCTGCTCCTCTTCAACACGAGCCTTTGCCGCCCGGAGCCTAGTTAATAGGTACTCCTCTCTCATTCTCATCCTATCATCGATGAGTTCAACCGGGGGCAGGTTTGATTCACATACATCAGGTTCAGACATCAATCCTTCATCTTCAGAATCCTCAAATTCCATGGGAGGCGGTTTGGCAGCCTCTTTCACCGTAGTGGGTTTCCAGAGAAACGTAATAAGTTTAGGAGTCATCAGAAGCCTCTCTAAGGTTGCTGTATTCGTCTCAGGGTCACCCAGATTGCTAAAACTGTGCTTCACTCGCTTCATGAGTTGCTCATGTGATGGAAGTTTCGTAAACCACTTATTTTTCTCACCTTCATCAATTAAGTGGTGAAGTACTTCCACCGTAGTGTCATGAACTCTATCAGAATCAAGAAATACGATACTTCCAGAAGTATCCTTGCCTGCCGGAACTTGTGAAGACTTCTCTAAGGATGATGTTACATCTATTACGTAGTTGTTCTGCGTAGTATCCCATTTAGGCGTAACAAATGACATATATGCGGGAATTCTAATATCCTTACTTTAAATCGTATTCCATAGAATACGATGCCCGCTCCGCCCGGGACTATGGTGTATAGTATCCTAGATCGCGTAATACAGTTCTTTCAAGAAAAGAACAATCGTGAGAGGGTTCAGACTCAATGTCTAGACCCCATGATACGATATATTCTTGATAAACTTTTCCCTTACATTATTCTCGTGTGTATTCTATTCTCATTGATCTTGCTTATGTCCGTAGTGAGTATATATCTTCTTCTATCACAACTCCGTATGCCTGTTAACGCTCCCATTATATCTGCGTTAGACATCCCCTCCACAAATCTAGCACGACTGTAAATGAACAACGACGCGCTCGCACACAATATTCGTGGATGGGTACATTATGACAATATGACTACATCACTCCAGAAACAGGTCGTCAATGCCCGTAAGCAACGTGATACCTTTGAAGACCAAGTCCGATCCCATTTAATTCAGAATAAGATACCTAGTGCCGTTATTCAAGTTTCCGGGGGCAAACTTCAACTCCAAGAAGAAAAAACAACTTCCAGTGTAACAATGAAAAGTCTGATTGAGTCCACGCAATCCTTTTTCCGGGGACATCCTGAAATTCCAAATGGCGCGAAACTTGCAACCGAACTTGTGGAACATATCAAAAACGAGAGAACCACCAGTACATCCCTACGGCTCAAAAAATTGAAAGTCTAGAACCAAACACTTGGTAGCCACACAATGTTATCATTCACAGATTGGAAAAAACAACGAACTCGGTTACGTTGTGTATTGAATGAAGCCACTATGGAAGAAGCCATGCTTGAATTCTTCCACAGGGGTGTGACACCGATGGTGAAGCGTAGTGGGTATCGCTGGTCAAGGGAGGACCATGTAATCGCATCAAAGTTTATCCGACTCTGCTATGATATTGACACCACAGTACAAATGGGTGACCAATATGACCTTATTCCCCCAACTCCTGACCACCGGAATTTAAATGAAGATCGTGATACTTTCCACCGTTTCATTGATACTGAGACATTCCTTTCACTCATGGAGGAATGGTCCTGCCGGAGTGAAATTGTTGGAACGCGTCTTGATTATAAGATTGAGGATTTCATCTATACCTGGGTCAATGTGGAACTAGGTAAGCCCGGCAAATTCACTCGTGATATGCTTCAGCCCGATGAAGATGAACAATATAATGATCGTAACGCCTTTGCTGAAACTCATGAAGAATTATGAGCCCCATTTATCCTTATTGAACGGGAGAATCCCCATTGTATCAGATTCAGTCTTGAAATGCATTACTTTTTTCTCAAACTCAAGTCCTGAGGGGCTTAGTGGACGCATGGAACCTGCCGCTGCCGATGATGCGTCATGGCTTGATTGAGGTGGCCTTCTTCCAGAGCAAGTAACGCCAAATTTCATTTCGGGATTATCAAAATAGCCGCCATTCAATCCGGGTCTCCCACACGCCCCCCTCTGCTCTTCGGGACCCTGCTGGAGTTCTTCGTAGGTGGATTCCTGAGTGGGATACACAGCCATTTGCCCCTTCACCCATCCATAATTACACCAATCAGCACCCTTCTGCCAGGCCTGCTTCACTTCGTCATATGTGGCCAACTCGGCACCCAATGCCTTACACAAGGGGGCTGCGTCGTAGTAGGAATATACGTTTTTACTTACATTGAATACCTCCTTTGCCGGAGGCAACACACGCTCCACGACACGCTCTAAACCCGTGGCACGCTCATTATTTTCATCTTGAGGTGCTGTAGGCATAACCACTGGAGGAGGATCTTTAAAATCTGGAGGAGCACCCTTGCCGGTGTACCACATATTGATACTATCAACCCAATTCTGAATGGACCTCATAAAGGGCTCGTAATAGTATGAAAATATTGCCAAAAACACAATCAGAAATCCAATAAACCACGTGAGAGCGCTTGGGCCGGAACTAGCATTTGATGTGGAATTTGCTGAGGCATTTGCTACTAGATTTGTTAGCAAACCACTATTACTGGCTTTAGTTGTAATAACTGGCATAATACTATTCATCTTTTGAACCGTACTGTTCATCTCTAAATTGTCCTTTTACAATAGATTTTGAATACACGTCTTTAATAACGGCCATCTTAGATAAATCTGATCCACAAAAGAAGCCACACTAATGTCGGAGTATTCAATCCCATTCAATTCTGTAGTATCTGGAGCACATGCACCGAACGCATATGCTTGAGGTACGCCGGGGGCAGTTCCCGATTTGGAATCCCATAGTATTTCTCTAACTGGTGCCATTACCACAGGGAAATTCTCTCGGAAGCCTGTTGCCTGGACAATCCAATCGGCAGAACGCATTATTTTACATACATCCGATAACTGTGCAGATGAGCACAAGCGCAGACGCGGATAGTCTCCCTTCAGAATTCCATCAGCAATCGTAGCAGATTCTTGTTTAATACCACCGTATTCACTGTCTCTTGCATACTTGAATGGCTTTGACCCCCTATAGATACAATACACGGAGGTATCGGGTATCGCATGTATATATTTACATGCTAGAGTCGCGGAATGTGATGACCCTATCACTACAATTCTCTGCCCAGGCAGAACCATGCGTCCTAGGCGAGCAGGATCTAATGCCACGGATAGGGGTATAATAGGCACTCCGTAATCCTCTTTTCTAGGAAGCATTCCAGTACAGAAACAGACTACCTGTGTGGTGTGTGTGCTACCATTTCCGAGAGTGAGACCCCACCGATTTTCTTCAGGATCCCATGTGGCCGCACTTACAATATCGTATATACACTTGACTTTCTTGGCCATTTCAATACCAGTAATACGTATATCGGATGCTAAATTGGATAAATTCACCGTAGAGTCGGAGGAACCCTTTCCTTTCAAGGATGATATTGTATTGGACCAACTTGTAATGGTACCTATGGTGGATACCAAGGATTCAATACTTCTTACCTTTGTTTCAATTGTCGTATTGCTTTGTATTGCCCCGTATTCTCTTGCCAAATCCCCCCCCACAAAATCTGGGTCTATAATTGTAATTCTATGTGGTGACACTATACTCAAGATATAACTCAACAGAATCTGTCCAGATATACCAAACCCTACTAGGGTTATCGTTGAATCAGGCATCTAATTTATAACTGATTCTGATTAAAGGGAATCTTCAGGGGTAGTCCTATTTCCTCCGCGAGAGGCTATGACCTGGCGCTGGTCAGGGCTTGTACAGACGCAGCCGCCATCGCAGGCATAGGAGGATGGGCAACACTCAGGCTTGCATTGATTATTCTTGAACATGAAAAGACTATCGGGCCCAGGTTCAAACGCGGGCCCATTCAGGGGCTCATTGGGGGTGTTGCACTTCCACTTGCTGACTCCATCCGGACAGGTCAAAGCCACGCCATCAAATGGACCCATTTTTCCATAACTATTCTTGGCTCCACCAGCATTTTCAAGATAGTAAGAGGCAAACCCCTCACGGGTCACACCTCTCACTAGACGACTCTTTGAAAACAAAAGGGCCGCAACGACAAGTAGCAGAAGGCCACCAAGAAATATTGCTTGCTTCATTTCCTCTTCTTATCACACCCTATCTTTTTTTCCGAGGGCTGCGTCTTCCCGGACATACGATTCTGCTAGATTCATATGACCCACTTCTGTAAAGTCTCTCACAAGGAACCAATTACCCCCATGCTGATTTTTTACGTAGAACGAGCCCGAATCAGTTACAAGTTGCCTTCCATGCCATTTCCACGCATCCACCACCTCTTTCGGATGTTGCCAAGTACCGTCAGCCATTTCTATCCAGACCCCGTCCGTAATACGGCCGCCCTTCATACCAATCCCCCCGTAGACTTCTCTTTCACAAATACCCAGTACTCGGGTCCACCCTTCCTTCCCCTGAATCCAATCTCCCCGCTCAATCTGCCCCAAGGCTATTACCCCCCCTTGATTCTTTCGGACTAACAGACCCATATCTAGACAAGGTGGGACTAGAGGAACTTTGGCAGTATAAGTGGATCTCCTCGGATTCAAAAAGGATCTCACGATAGAATCCCATTTTGTCGCATATTCATCTGTATCGGGGAGTTCTTCCCAATCAGCAAATCGTACTACACCATATCTGCCGACAACTGGTATTTCTCTAGATGTAGTTATTAAAGTCCACACTGTGGCGACTACTTCGGAAGTTTCTATGGCGTCGGGGTGGTCTCGGACTGATATGAATTGCTTTTCAAAGTGTGACCATATACGATGCCCACCACTCACGTGTATCCCGTATATATTATACAGTGGTTCACCCCCCCCTGGTAGTTCAACGACGGCTTCCACGATGGAACCATTTCCAAGGATTTGACCTACTTGTATATCTTGAATAGGTGAGTCATACGTGGCGAGTTTAATGACAGTGCCTTCCTTGAAACAGAATATGCTTCCCATGCCACCCGTTCTTCCTGGAAAGGCCTCTTCAATTCCTGCCGTGGCCATCAGAACAAATATCATGACGGGTATCAAAGGTAGAAAAAATATGATTGCGAATGCCAGTAAAATATATAAAACAATCATAATAATTTTTATAACAAGATCTATACCGTTTAGGAAGGAAGTCTGTAATGAGATAGCCATATATAAGGATGCCATAGCTGCACCTGCAGCCTTCTTCATAGCCATATAGAGGTGTTGAAATATACGAGAGGCTAATGAGCCAATCTGTTGAAATTTATTCCAAAAGCGGTTCATCATACTTGAGAATGGCTTGTATATATCATTCAGACCACTCCGAAGACTATTTAATATATTTGTCAAGATTGAAGCTGCACCCATTTGTTTTTGCATCACTTCAAACATTTGTGCAAAGACCGTTTTCAGATAATCATTTGTAATGGAGCCAATACAGAAATTGAAATTATCAGATGAGAATTCAAATGCCCCGCGTTTATCGTCATCGGGTTTGAACATAAACCCGGCTATCATAACTGCCAAATCGCACCTATGTTCAGACCAATTTGATCTAATTTCTTCACGTGTAGATGAACCCAAAATGATTCCGAATAATATTGTTAAAATCACTAATAATATCGCGAACACATGACGTGCCTCCATCTATTCTATTCATAAGACTATCATAGTCCAAATAGCGTGTTACCGGACAGCATCTTCCATATTGTAACTTTTCGTCAGATTCGTAATACCGACTTCCGTAAAATCACGGACAAGTGTCTGTACTCCATGAATATCCGTCATAAATGAGCCAGAGGTTGTTATGAGTTGATAGCCATCCCACGCACCCGTTGAATAGACCGTTTTGTTTCTAGGGTGTATCCAATGCCCAGTTGTATCTTTCACCCAGAGACCATCCGTTATACGGGTTCCCCTGGCTCCTAGACCACCATTCACACGACGACGACATAGACCTATAACACGAGTCCAAGTACTATGATTCGCTGTGGGATCCACGTTGTCAACAATCCAGTCGCCAATCTGTATCTTATGTATTGAAGTAAGGCCCCCTTGAAATTTATAGACCATTATATCCTTATCAATACAGGGTGGTGTTATTGGCACAACGCGTGGCTTGAGTTGCGTTATTCCTCGTTGATTTAGCATAGAATCTGCGATGTCATCCCATTCCTTCTTAGAAGAAAGAGTATCAGGCATTTCTTCCCAGTCGGCAAACCGAATTATTTCATTGTCACCCTTCACGGGTATCTCGCGACTACTCGTTATAAGAGTCCATAGTATATCGGCACCAATGCTTGTCTCTTTGGCTTCGGGATGGTCCTTCACAGAAATGAAGTCATTTTTCTCATAGGACCACACACGATGCCCTCCACTCACATACACACCATCTAAATTATAGAGACCCGACTTATTACTGGGACACTGTATCACGGCTTCCACCATAGACCCGTCGTAAAGGATATCGCCAATCCGGATATTCTTTATACTTCTCTCCAATCCATGCTTCATTACGACCTTCGTATCGGCTACAAAACAGAATGCGTCAATAAATTTAAAAATGAAGGTGTCTCCGAAATTAGATATGCCTGTCTGTGCGGATATACCCATATACATGACTGCAAACATAGTACCATAAATGCGATACATCATGGCCTTCATACGTGATGCCGTGAGTTTGACACGCCCCATTAGAGCCGTCATACGTGCCTTGAATTCGCCAATAATTTTGATGATCCCACCTGCCAAACTGGCCAAGGTTGTCCGAAAGGAGTTCGCGGAACTCATAAGATTTCCTAGGACTGACGAAAATCCCATCATCCCCTGGGCAAAGGGTGCAGTAGTACCTTTCGTGTTTTCCTGGATGATTTGCTGTAGGCAGAATTGAAAATTCTCAGCCGTATCGTGCCCAAACATACTGGCGAAAGGCATCACGTTTGGTTGGCACCGAATTTCAGCCCAATTATCCCTCATACTGGAAATCTGAGACCCGAGTTCAATGGCAGCAAAGATTACTATTGCCAATATGAACAATATGACAAATGAGAGATAGGGTGGCGTAGTTGGAAGTTTTGAATAGTCTATAGGTGTCTCTATCGGCTTACTATTTGGTAAAATAGTAGGCGGAGTGGGCTCTGTCATTCTTATTTTCACGTCATACTAAAATTAGGGCAATCTCAACTTATAATTGGATTCTATCCAATTCCTATCAGCCTTGAATATCTTTGACGCTTCAGGGGCAGTTCGCTTGGACAATTTGGCTACTGCGTCCAACTTACGGAAAACACCTAATGCTCCGAATTCTTCCACAGCCTTCCTCAATGCCGTATGCCTCTCAGATTGTTGATTATCATACACATAGCCATGTTTCTTCAATTCACCCTTCCTTAGAGGGCCAAAACTCTGGCCGGGACCTGGGCCATGGCCTGCTAGCCCACGGTCTTTCACACATACTGGCTTTACGTACACGGTGGCTCGTTCAGGATAAATGCGGTAGTGTTTTCCCGACTTCCTTTTCACAGTATATCCCTTATTCAGTACATTCTTCTCAAATCGGCGGACGTAGCCCTTTCGCAAGAGCTGACCGTCAGGACAATGTCTTCTAGATGTCAAAGGCTTTCCCATAGATTTCAGCCTACTTTGCTGTTTAGCCAAGATCCGATGAGTGTAGTTCTTTCGGGATTCGGCATAGACTGTCTGCGCTTTTACGCAGCGAGGGTGTACTCGGTGACCGAGTTTGGAAGTATAGGAAGCACGCTTATGATATCCAGAGGGGCAGCCCTTTTTTTCGTCAAATGGGAGTGAGGCAGTCATACTAATTCATATAGATAATTCTTCTTTCTGTTCTTTTGCTAATCGCCTATTATGCTCGTGTGGAAAGGTTAGTAGTCTAGTATTGAGTTCATCAAGTATTGCTGTCCGGTTGAATGTATCGGTCATTGCTTCTATCAGCTCAGATGTCCAACCTAGGTCTGTCAACTCAGATGAATCTCTGGCAGTCGGTTCTGTTCTAAGATATCGGGTTATCGCTGCGGATGTCGTATTATATAAGTCAATTAAGGCGTCTTCATATTTACCAAGCACGTACTCCGTATTTTTTGGACTTCGTATATACTTTTCATCAGCCTCCTTCTTTTTCTTATCAATCCAATCATTCAATTCTTTCATATATGGCTCTTCTTCCATTGCCGCTAATCTATCAAAGAAATGAAGCTAACACAAGAAGCGCGCCTGCGGCAAATACAACAGCTGCAATAGATTCTAAAGAATTTAAATCGGGTCTCATATCTGTAAAACCCTGAACACGACGACAAGCCTGTGAACTAGTAATCCAGGGTGTCGCAAGAATATCTGCGAAACCTTCCTTGACTGGTGCATCGTAGAGGCGATCCGCCTTTGCTTGATCCTGCATGGCCTGAATATTCGCACCAACCGAAGAAATACTTTTGGGGTCTTTTCTAGACATAGGATCTCCGGAAGACGAATCTAGAACTGGGACACTGCTTATTGTGGGATTATAGGGCGGTGAAGGAGGAAAACCCATCTAGAGTGTCTATGGAATTTTATACCGTGAAGTACCGAAATCTGTACTGCGTAAGGGTTTAAGAGTTTGTATATAAAAGAAAAAGAGATGAATAGACCTCCTGGTGGCATTGACCGTGTTTCCATTAGCACTCTTACCGCGGAGGCTGAATCTAAGGCCACCGACTTTAATGCTACTGAGCGCAGCGCATTTGTACGGAAGACCGTACATCAAGTCAAGGCCATGGCAGCCAATGGATACACGAAAAACTCCATAAAAGAAGTATTTCCTGAATTTGCCGAAGACTACCCTGGTCTCTTTGAGATGATATTGAGGCCTGGTGGCTACGATGAGCGCTCTTATAATCTCATGATTCAGATGCTGGATAAGATGGGCTCTGGGAAGACTACCCAGCACCAGGCATCCATCAAAGTGGGACAGCATCTCATGGATGCGTATGTCACACCTAATTTGCCACCTACACCTACTACACCTACTACACCTACTACTTCTCAACAATAGACGAGCACCTAACCACTAAGAGGCAGATCTGAATCCAGAAAAGGGTATCAAAGGCATCTGGAATTGCTTACACCAATGAACTGACTTTTCTCCAACAGCCCTCCATATCTTATCCGGGTTCGTGTTCCATTCCTCCCTGTTTGAAATGGCATGTTCTAGAGCAGCAATTTGCTGGTCTAGATGTACCTTCTTAATCATATCAATATCAGACTGAATATGCCCCGGTAGAAAATTAAAGATCGATTTTATTGCTCCCAAATCTTTAGTATCTCTTAACTGAGAAAGTGTCCTCAGAATCCAGGGTGGTACCACACGACACCCTCGGCCCAGGAAGTACTTTTCCGCGTTACATGGCCTACTCAATGCAGGCTTGTAGAGCGTCCAACTATCAAAACAGTAGGCTAATATGGCTATGAGGTCGGTGGTACATTTGAGATCTGTATCAAATATTTTCAATATGAAATCGCCACCCATATTCATAGTCTGTAGTCCAATCAATGACGAAGAAATGAGAAGTGGAAATACTTCTGCCTCCTGTGTTCCATAGTGTTCGCTGAAATCAAACCCCCCATCCGCCGTGAATATGCTACACTTCCCTCTGGTACTATGTAGAAAGTGCTCTTGATTTGCTGCCACCATTATATCACCTGTTTCATCGGCCCCATAAGTTATATGGACCATCGGTGACTTACGCAAGAAGTGAAAAGCTCGTTTCCATCCAGGGATATTGGATTTCGTCGGCTTTAAAGTCATAGCCCAGGCATGCTCAATTGTAGTGTTATGTTTATTCCCATGATACAAGAGTGACTCTATAAATCCACCTGGTCCCTCGCATACATGCGCAGACTGTAAGGCTGGTCTCGCATCTGTCGTTGGGTGTCGTCGGTAAAAATCAAGGATGCTAAGGAGTTCAGTCATCTTGAAAAAGGAACGACTTAGTGGTTTGAGACTACACACCGACATGGGTATTCGGGTATCCTGTGACTGGGAAAAAACGAGTTCATATGGGTTAGATGAGCGTTTCAGGAACTCCCAATGACCAGAGGCGTCAAGGACTTCAATCGTCTGCTTGTGTTGATGAAGGGGTGTGATATTCGCCTTGGATTCCAGGGCCACAGCCTCCAATGTGGTTGTTTGAATATCAGGGCCCTCCAGCCAGAGAACCGTGTGAGGATTCCCCCATTGCATCCATTTGACATTGTACCAGGGCGGGGAATCGCTTAACCATGACATACATAAATGACGTGGTTAGGCTTTAAGGTACTTTTGCACTTTTTGTAAAAGTGCTCAAAACTTAATAGGCACTTTTTAGAAAAAAAGCATCAAAACATAGTAACTGCTTTACTTAACCACTGTCCGTTTGATATTTTTCAATAAGACCTCTTGGTACAGTGATATTAATTTTCTTTTTTAAGATGACCATTCTATTATCTACGGTATTATCAATAATATCATAGAACTCTAATACCACGTGGTATTTACTCCTATCCAAAAAGTCGTCAAACGCAATAAGGCAATCTGAATTTATTATATCAAAGCAATTTAAACAACATGCAACCCTAAATCGCCCGTCAATCAAAATGAAATCTATTGCATTTAAATCACTAGGATCTAGATAGCATATCTGACTACTATATCTTACCCAATCTTCTAGCTTACTATTTGGACCAGGGTGCCCATATGTTTTTGGCTGTGTATCCATTTCACAATATATTAAATTGACATTAGTATTATTTATCTTATTCTTAAGTTTCGTATACCATTCTAAATCACTTTCAACCGAGTATATCTTTATTAAATTACTACTCTTTGAAGCTTGATAGGTTGAACCTCCTGAACCATATTCAAAATAGTTAGTTGCTTTAGATAAATACTGGTAAAACATCTCTTTATCATTCTTAGAAAAATATGACTCTAATTCAGATGTTTGTACGGTAGGTTTTACAATTGTATTCCTTGCCCAAGATGTCATTGAATTATAGTCTTATTATACCATTTAAGCCTACTCAATCACGTTCATCTCCACATCGGGCTCCTCTAACTCCACATCCGCTTCAGGCATAATCGCATTCATGCGCAGCCTCACTGTATTACACTTGTCGTCCTTGGCCACCGCAAGTTCCTCTGCGATGTCCTCGTCATCCAACTCATCCACGTCCTCCTCCTGGACATCCGCCACGGGTGGAAGACCCTTCTGGAGCCGCATCAGCGCAGCCTCATCCAGTAAGAGCTGCGAGAAGGTAGTACCACCCCTAATAGGCTGCCCTGTCATCACCTTGGCCGACACGCCAGTTACAGGGTCCATTTCACCGAAGAGAGCCGCGCGCAGCAGAATCTTCTCCGTCTCCTCAAAGGACGCCTTCGCCAGAGGGCCAATGTTATTCTTATTGATACCGTAGCGGTCCACTGACATCAGGCGACCATTACGTGTCATTGTATCAATCAGAATACCAAGATGCCTGTAATTCACACCTGCATCCGCAAACAGCGAGTCAATCTCTGTCAGCAAGACTGCCCTCGCCGCCTCAATACCCAATATATCAATCACATCGTGGACATTTGTGCTGTAGAGGCGCGTCGCATCCACTGCAGGATGATTCATCACCTCAATGAAGTTGCTACCATCCGTATCAATGGTATATTCGGCCACCTTCTGCGGCTTCCCGTCCACGATCTCCACACGGGTTTCAGACTTACTGAAGGACGCGGCCTTGATACCAGGAACACCACGCACTGCCACTGTGCTCAAGAGTTGCGTCTGGAACTTCTTAAAATTCACGTAATCATCCGTGTTAGTATCACCCCCCTTGCCCAAGCGGATGCGCATGACCAACTTCTCTGAATTGAAGTCTGTATAGACCATATTAATAGTATTATTGAACTTCATATTCAAGATAAAAGCCACGTCGTCCATAGTGATATTGCGATTGAACATCGCGTCGCGGTTGAACTCCAGGCGGAGCATCCACTTACTAAATGGCGCATCTTCGGCTAATTGTCTCTGCTCAAAGAGTTTATAGAAATCCAACAAGTCTCTATCAGAATCCACCACGGTACTATCCTCCTTCGGATCATAATAGAGTCCCAGACTGACCACAATATCACGCAACATCGTCAGTTCCAAGTCCTGTGCCACCTCACGCGCCTTCTCCTTGCTGTCACGGAACTCGGGCTTCAAGAAGATACTCAGGGACGTTGCCTTGGGTGACTTGGTCACCTTGAACACCTCCTTCAACCTGGGCACACCTCGAGTCATACCCGACTTAGCCGCCACACCAGCCAAGTGAAATGTGTTCAGGGTCATCTGTGTGGCAGGCTCACCAATTGACTGGGCTGCGATAATGCCCACCTGTTCTCCAGGTTGAGCCCAAGCTGCCCAACACTTCACTAGAATCTGCTCCACGAGCGTATTAAATGCCACCTGTGTCATACGGTGTTTCACTACTGAGTTGTGAGGACCCAGGTGGAATCGGAGCATGGACCCCCACATCTTGTGAAAGGGCAGTGTACGCTGATGTAAGTCCTTGAGTCGCTGAAACGCATATTCAGGTGTCAAATCGGTCTTAGCCTTGTTGTCTAAGTTGAACTTCACCTTCAAGTTCATAATCATCCTATCCAGGTTCATAGGCCCCATCAAGCCTTTCGCCCTCCCATTACGGAAGACACCATCGACTAACATCGTGCGATCGTGAATGGCCATATCCACGAATTCATTGACAAGCTCCACGTTCTCCGTTCTAGGCACAGATAAGACCTCGTCCCAATTAATTCCCTGGAGGCCAATGAGTTTGCGAATCTCGTCCTCACCCATTGTGTGCAATGGTAGGCCCTGTGTCTCCACCTTCGTAGAACTCAGGCCATCCTCCCCATAGTGAAACTGGACAATACAGCCACGCGCATCGCGTACAGTCCCATCGTGCTGGGTCACCAAGTCCTCCATGGCCTTCACCATCTGCCTCTGAATATATCCAGTCTCAGCCGTTTTCACAGCCGTGTCAATCAGACCCTCACGACCTGACATTGCGTGGAAGAAGAACTCCTGGGGAGTCAACCCCTTCACGAAACTATTCTCTACGAATCCACGTGCCTCCGCACCGTCATCAAACTTCTTGTAGTGAGGCAACGTCCTATCCGTGAATCCATAAGGAATACGCCTGCCCTCAATGTTCTGCTGACCCACACAGGCCACCATCTGCGAAACGTTGATGGTGCTGCCCTTGGACCCGGCCTTCAACATGCTAATCATACGGTTCTCCTGAGCCAAGGCATCCAACCCCAACTTACCCAGTTCCTCAATGGCCTTGTTGAGTTTCCCAAACACCTGGCTCTCAAACTCATCCTGATTACTCTTGCCCGTACTATTGTCAAACAAGTCCATATGGACCTGTAGCACAATCTCATCAATCTCCTTCTTGCGCTTCTGAACAATCTCGTTCATCGTTGTCAGAGTCTTGTCATCTGCCACAAGATCAGAGAGACCCACACTGAATCCACACATGATCAGATACGCCTCAATCGTGCTCTGTACGGAATCCAGGAGATTCACGGCGGCGAAGGGGCCAAAGTCATTATATGTGGTATGAACCACACCCACACCCGTCTTATTTAGAACATCATCATCCACGATACCCCCGGGCTGAATCATGCCATCGCGAATCTTTACCATATTCTCGGGTATAGGACTGTCATCATAGAATTTGTTCTTCAAATCCGTGTTAATGGCTGGAAATAACATGCTCAAGACTTGCTGTCCAGACCACTTCGTCGTCCCTTGAACTATTTCAGGCTCAGGAAGTTGCCCGTCAAACCGCTTGTTCCACATCATCAGGTTCATGTACTCACGGCGATTGAACTTCTCGCCCTGCTTTGTAATGCGGTGAGACCCTAACAAGGCATCCTGAACAACCTTAATCACAGGCTTCTGGTGCCTGGGTGATATCATCTGGTAAGGCACCGCCGCGATATCCTGTAACTCCTGAATGGCCTCTGAGCTCTGGGGAATGTGGGCATTCATCTCATCGCCGTCAAAATCTGCATTGTAGGGTGACGTAACAGACACATTCAGGCGGAAGGTATTATAGGGGAGAACACGTACCCTGTGACCCATCATAGACATCCTGTGGAGCGTGGGCTGCCTATTAAAGAGAACCATATCACCGTCCATCAGATGGCGATTCACTAGGTCGCCATTATATAAGACGATTTCGCTTGTCTTCACGTGAGCCAGGGAAATCATGCGCCCGTCCTTCCGTACGAGCGTCTTGGCACCAGGGTAGGTCGCGGCACCGTTTTGAACCAACTTATACAGCTTGTCGCGGTTGTAGTCGGTGACGCGCTCAGGAACAGTCAAGTTCATGGCAATTCGCGTGGGGACACCAAGCTCCGCGATGGAGATATTGGGGTCCGGTGTGATAACAGAACGAGCACTGAATTCCACACGTTTCCCCTGTAAGTTGTAGCGGATACGACCCTCTTTGGAGCCCAGGCGCTGCTGAATGGACTTCAGGGGTCGCCCCCCGCGCTGGGCAGAAGGTGCCACGCCGGGGATCTGATTATCCACAAGTGTTGCAATATGGTATTGAAGAACATTAAGAAGTTCGTCAATGTAACCCTTGTTCGCCTTCGTCCCCTCCGCGTCCATCTTGGATCCCAGCATCTTGTTTGTCTTGATGATCTCAAAGAGTTTGTGTGTCAAGTCGTCCTCTGATCTCTGATTGTTCTCCTGGACCACTGAGGGACGTACTTGGGGAGGAGGGATGGCGAGGAATGAGCAAACCATCCAGTCAGGCCGACACCAGCGAGGATTGAACCCCATGAATGCTACATCCTCGTCGGTAATACGACGAAACATACGCTGGACGTACTCCACCTCCAGAGGCTGCTTCATCGCCTCATGGCGCATGACACCCTTCGCCTCCACCATGTCCCACTCCGCAATAATGCGGGCAATACCCTCCCTCTTGTACCTGTTAGGTTGCCTGGCACCGCATCCGTCCTCCGTCTCCTGACCACATCTTGTTATATTCTTGGAGACTTCCAACAATTCCTTCCACTTTCCTTCCCCTCTCTTGTTCTTTATACTCACACGCATTTCCTTATCAACAAGGAGTCTAGAGCAACTCACACAGACACAGTGAAGGACATTCAGAATCATGGGTAGGAATTGTATATAGTAGACGGGGCGTGCGAGTTTATAGTGACCAAAATGGCCCGGGCAGTTGTTATTCGTTTGACCGCAAGAGCGGCATTGCTTTCCGTTCTCCAAGACCCCCATTCTTGGATCAAAGAGACCACCAATCTTGGGCTCATTGCCCTCATACGTGGCATTGGATGTAATTTCTACGACAGAGCGACGCTCAATCTCATCGGGGCTGAAAATGCTGAATTGGATCCCAAGAATGGGCTCAATTTCAGAATTACCGTTGGCAGCCATCTCTGAGTTTATGTGTGTTCTTTTCTAAGCCGGAAAATTGGGTCAATTTTACAGGTGGTTCGTGGTATGCGAAAAGCGTTTAGACCGTATTCGTGTCTAATGGTGAAATCTCGTCTAAATAACTGCGAAAGTCAGCACATAACTTAGGATTATCTCTCATATACGAATCACCGTTACACTCGGATGCCTTAAAAAATCTATGATGAAATTGGAATTCTGTATAAGGTTCATCGACTATAATGGGCACCCCTTGATCCTGTACGCCCACTAAAAGGAAGCGTATGCGACGAGTTGGATTTATAGAACGTATTACTTGATAGAATCTTTCTACTTCCTCCTTCGTCGCCTTAGAACATTCAGATCTAAAAATCTCAATTCTAAAGAAAATACAATCCTCATCCGATTTAACTAAATCTAGAAATCTGGCAGCAGGTCGTTTGAATCGTTCCTTAAAATCATCAACCGAGTAATGATGAGAGCGCATATTATTATTCAATACCGTCACTCGTTCATTATCTCCATTCACTATACTAGAATCTATACCAGATTTGATTGCGGATATCACATCTGTGATAATACTAAGATTCTCCGTTGTAAAGTATTCAAAGAGTCCAGTAGGCCCTTGTATTCCTAATTGTCTTCTCACTATTTCAAATGTATTACAGCAATACCCTAGATGTACGAGCTGTAGCATATGGTCTAAAACCTGGCTATTATTATACTATAATATTGATGGACGGCCCAACGTTAAAACGCATCAAAAGTACATCCGATTTTCATGAGATTGATAGGGACCTCGGAATAGAGCGCACATATCCGTATTATACGAGTGGGTCAAGACATTTACATACGTCAAAGCAAAATATTGATATTTTGGAGTCTAGGGTCTGGGGTAAAATGCTTTTCCTAGACGGAACTCTACAGAGTACAACCCGTGATGAAATCATCTATCATAACTGCCTTGTACACCCACTTATGGATAGCCTACCCAACAAGAAGTCTGTACTCATTCTCGGCGGCGGAGAAGGTGCCACTGCAAGAGAGGTCCTCCGATGGGTGGAGGTTGAATCCGTCGTTATGGTAGATTACGACCAGGAATTTATTGAACTAATGAAGACTGATATGGGCTATCCCTGGTCAAGAGGCTCTTTCAATGACTATAGGCTAAGGTGTATATATGAAGATGCCTGGTCCTATATGTCAAAATCTCAATCCTATGACGCCGTGATTATTGATTTGACGGACCCCAATCTGAACCGAGAGAAATGGCAGGAACTTCTCGAGATGACTATGAATTCCGTAAGTAAAACAAAGGGTGGCTTCGTTTTTAATGCGGGCATATATATGCCTTGGAATACGGATTCCATCTACACTCTAAAAAATATAGTGGAAGATCTTTGTGAGAAGAATCCTGGATACAAATACTATATTTATACGACGATGATTCCCAGTTTCAATGGGGAATGGACCTTCATCGCAGTCAGCCACGTGACAGACAATAAGTTCATGGTGGAGCCAGCCTACTTGGATGTAATCCCCGAGTGGGTTCGCAGAGCTACGCGTATGCTCCCCAATAATCTCATCGACGATTCCGTTGATACAATAGGGACCCCCCATACGAATATTTATTCATCACGATAGGCGTGAAGCATCTAAATAGAAATGTATTAGATATAATATAAATGCCCCCCAAAAAGACCATTTGTCTGGCAATGATTGTCAAAAATGAGGGCCACCTCATTGTTGACACTTTAAAACATCTGGAAAAATTCATAAAGTTTGACTACTGGGCAATCAACGATAACGGTTCTACCGATGGAACCCAGAAACTTATACAAGACTATTTTGAAGAAAAGAATATTCCAGGTATTCTGGATAATACTCCCTGGAAGAACTTTGGATTCAATCGTACAGTCGCATTCAATGCCGCCTATAATAAAACCGACTATGTCTTTGTCTGGGATGCCGACGATGAGATTGCAGGCGACTTCAAGATGCCAGATGATCTTACATACGACTCCTACAAATTCATTTTCGGCAGTGGTGAGAACTTTCGTTACTCTAGATGCCAACTCTTCAATAACAGGAAGCGTTGGTGCTACAAGGGTGTCCTTCATGAATACGTAGACTGCCTTGAGTCAGCTGGTCCCACGTGTGATGTTATAGGTAATTACTATTTCATCTCAGGGCGCAAGGGAGATCGTAGCAAGGACCCAGAAAAGTATATCAAGGATGCACTTGTCCTGAGGAAGGAAGTTGAGAAACCAGATGCCGAAAAGGACCCTCTATATAATCGTAATGTCTTCTACTGTGCCCAGAGTTACAATGCCTGTAATATGAAGGAGGAATCAATAAAATTTTATAAGATGGTTACCACTTTAGAAACCTGGCCTCAGGAAAAATACGTATCATGTTTTGAGATTTATGAACAGTATGAACACCTAAAAAGGCCTGAGGAGGGTCTAAGATTTCTGGTAGAATCCTATAAGTTTGATTCTGAGCGCATTGAATGTGTCTATCGTCTAGTAAAATATTACTGTATTTCTGGTCCTGTTGAAGTTGCCTACGCGTATTACACTCTAATAAATGACTTCTATGAGAATAAATATAATCCAAATTTTCTCGGTGAAAAGCTATTCGCCAAAATGGATGAGTATAACTTCTACCTTCCATATTATATGATTATAGTGGCCCAACGCACAGGTCATAATGATACGATGGCAAAGATGTTCGAAATCATAGTAAAACTAGGATTTATTGCTTCAGAGTGGTTTATGCGTAACTTGATGTTCAATATACAATTCGCTATTCCATTCCTTCCTAAGACGCTGGATTTCCTAGAGGCATTAATGAAGTATATTGACATGAGCAGGTCTCAGGGTGTAGTGTATGAAGCAGTCCAACTCCATGTTATAGGTCGTCTCATAGACTCTTATAAGCCAGTACTATCTAGTAGGTCTGCCATTACTATACCACCTTTCAATGAGGAATCTAAACCTGTCCGTGTTATGTTAACTATTACAACCTGTAAGCGGTTTGACCTTTTTGAACAGACAGTGAGTTCTTTATTGAATACATGGACCGACTTATCCAAGGTCGAGTATTTCTTCTGCGTAGACGACAATTCTACCCAGCGTGACAGAACGAAGATGAAGACCGCATTCCCATTCTTTGATTATTATATGAAGCGGAAAGGCGAGAAGGGTCATCGTGCCAGTATGAATATAATATACGAGAAGCTCAAGGAAGTCCAACCCACCTATTGGATTCATATGGAGGACGACTGGGTCTTCTTTAAGAAGGACGCCTACATACAGAAATCTATTGATTTTCTTGAGAAATATGAGTCACGAGATATTCATCAGATTCTCTATAACAGGCATTATGGTGAGACGTATGATTGCTGGGATACTAATGGAGGGGAACCTTTAGAAAAGGGGTTTCTGGTACATCTGAAGTCAGATTCTATCCCTGGAAGGAATTGCGGGTATTGGCCCCATTATAGTTTCAGACCATCTATGATTCGCACGAAGACTATCTTAGAACTCGGTAACTACGATTCGGAAAACACGTTCTTTGAGCGCGACTACGCCGACCGATACTTTGCCAAGGGCTATAAGAGCGCCTTTTTCAATACAATCTGTAGTATCCATATCGGAAAGCTCACGAGTGATAAGACTGGTACCAATGCCTATACGCTGAATCAGATGGGGCAATTCGGAGCAAATGAAGGGAGTGCAAAAGCACAGTCGACCTATGTTCTCAATTTGCTACGAAGAACCGATAGAAAGGAGGCAGTAGAAGTCGCCATGGATGCCGCGGGTGTAAAGGACGGCGACTATGAGTTTTTTGAAGCCATTGACGGCAAGGAGTTGGTGCTTACTGATGACATCGGTAAGTTATTCATGGGGAATGACTTTGGTAGTCGTCGCGGTGTCATTGGCTGTGCGCTCAGTCACTATACTCTCTGGAAGCAGTTGATGGCGGATGCAACGAACGAGTACTATACGATTTTTGAGGATGACATCACACTCGTTGATGGATTCAAGGCTAAATGGGATTCGGCAAAAGGGGCAGCTGATGCTGGTAATGGAAAGGCTGATACCGATATGATATTTCTAGGTTACCATGTACGCGAAGAAAATAAGAGTACTATAACCGCTGTTCCTGAAAACCCTATAGAAGATAAGATTCCACTGAAGAAGGATGTCTATATCGGTGGATTCTACGGCTACATTATAACTAAAAAGGGTGCAAAGAAACTCTTGGACTATATCTCCCAAAATGGTATAAGGCACGGTATTGACTATCTGATTAAGATTATCCCCGATTTTGTATCATATAACTGCCAACCACACATTGTAATGTCAGAATGGGTTACATCCTGTTCATCTCATGTAGATACTGATATTCAGAAGGATTATACTTCATTTGATATAAACTCTGTAATTAAAGTGAATGAGGATGATTGGGTATTCTATGAGGGCGTGGATTCAGGTGACGGTGATATCAGAGGCGTGGGTCGTAATTCTGTACCCGAGATAATGGCTGAGGCATCCTGTAGTAATGCCTGTATCGCCTTCAATACACTGGGTTTCCTGAAATCTGCAGTTAAATACCCATTCTTTCCAACACCTTATATTAATACTCCTGGTTCAGGTATCTATGTTAAGAAAGAATACGCCCAAGAGAATATACATAAGATAGCAATACATATATCAGGTGGGCTAGGAAATCGCATATTTCAGACGGCAGCCTTAATCAAATTCGCAGAACTTACGGGTCTCAAACCTGTATTTAATTATCGCATCATTAATATCTTTAATAATGTACATTCGTCACATAAGAATATATTCAAATTATTTCCTCAAATTGAGATTGACGAGTTCGATAAGGATAGTAATTGCCAATCAATAACATATGATCAATTAAATACTTTCACGTATAAGGATATTAATAAATATATCACTAATCGCAATAAGAATATTGTAGTTAATGGGTGGTTCCAATCACCCGAATACATTCCTGAGTCACTAAATATGGAACTCGGCACAGTTCCAGAGGGCACTTATGAAAAATATGGTGTTGAAACGGAGGATAAAAGGCTACGTACATGGTTTATACATGTGCGCCTGGGTGATTATAAGAAGGCAGATAACTACAATCATGTAAATATTGACAGTTATTATACGCACCTTGTTGATAAGATCCCTGAGGGTTCCAACATACTTTTGTTCTCCGATGAGCCCGAGCTCGCACAGTCCATGTTGAACGTGCCTGGCATGAAAGTGTGTGAGGAAACTGATGAGATTGTATCACTGAACCTCATGAGCCAGTGTTGGGGGGGTGCCATAGTCCCAAATTCCACCTTCTCTTGGTGGGGTGCATTCTTAGCTCACAAGGCTTCTACGAGACCCGATGATTACAAGGCGTATTATCCCAAGTACTGGAATTCAAGTATTCCTGAATCTTACAATAATAACTGTATCCCATCATGGGGGGTTCCATTTGAGAATCGTGTCAACTTACATGTAATTGAAAACTGTGAATGGGACTTTTATGAAGGCTTTGATAGCGGAGGCGCAGATCTTTTCCGTATAGATGTCACGAGTATTGATTCAATGAAAATGACGGCAGATGCTACTCTAGGTTGTGTAGCCTTCAATTCTCTCGGCTATCTTAAATCTGCCGTGAGATTTCCATTGATTAAGACTCCTTGGATTTATTCTCCTGCGGGAATCTATGTCAAACGAGGCTACAAGCCATCTATAAGAGTAAAGATGCTCTGTAATTGGTGCTCTTCAGAGGACCTGTGTAGGGAATGGTTGAAGATGTCAAAGGGTTCCTACAAATGGAATGATATTGAAATTACGTGGTCAGATGACAATATTGACTATTACGTGATCATCAATAAGCCGCGGGCAGAAGATATTGAACAAAATACGTTCAAGCCTGAGAAGACTATCATTTTTCACATGGAGCCATGGTGCGGCGACTCATCGCAGGGGTGGGGGGTGAAGACCTGGGGGGAGTGGGCCAAACCCGATCCTGCAAAATTCCTACAAGTCAGATCACATGATAACTTCCTGAACACAGGCTTCTGGCAAGTCAGTTGGACTTATACGGATTTTAAGACCAAGGCTATTGAAAAGTCTGCGGAGTTGGCTAATGTAGTGTCAAGTATCTGTAGTTCCAAGTATTTTGACCCTGGTCACAAGAAGCGTATTGATTTCCTCAAGTATATTGAATCCAGGTCATCGGATAAGAATGACTCAGTGAAGTTACATATATATAATGAGGATAATCAGCATGGGTTTGTGTCCTACAAAGGCAAGGCGCAGCCATCGGTAGACAAGGAGAAGGGACTAATCCCCTATAAGTACTACTTCATGTGCGAGAATAACGCAGAGACTAATTTTGTCACTGAGAAACTCTGGGAGCCAATTCTGTGCGAGGCCCTCTGCTTCTACTGGGGCTGCCCCAATGTGACTGAGCACGTGGATCCCAGGGCATATGTCGTGCTAGATATGAATGACTTTGAGGCTGCCTACAATACTATGAACGCAGCCATCAAGATGAATCTGTGGGAGGAGCGTCTGCCCTATATCAAGGCTGCCAAGCAGCGAATCTTGGATGAACAGTCCTTCTTTCCTTTACTGGAGCAGGCTCTCAAGCCTAAGACTGTCTGCTTCATTCATTCATGTCATCTAGCCGAGGCAGGTACTGAGAAACTGGATTTACTTCTAGAATCTATATGTGCCATCAAAGAGTTGGAGTCAATTACCATCAATAATATCGGGTTACCCCTTGACCTACCTAAGTATGCGTATATGGATCTCCGTATTAAGGTGATAGAAGCCTCTTGTGATCCTGGTCTATTTGAACTGCCAACGTTGAAACTGATATCTGAATACAGCAAGGCGAATCCCAATGCGAAAGTCCTGTACGTTCACACCAAGGGTATCTCGTATGCGAAGGAGGATCCCAGGTACGTGAATGGGCTTGATTGGATAAACTATATGCTCCATTTTCTCTGTAAGAAGTCTGATAATTGTCTGAAACTTCTGGATACTCATGAGGTGGCAGGGTGTAATTTCAGTGAGCAACCTTATGCTCACTTTTCTGGTAACTTCTGGTGGGCGACATCTGCGCATTTGAAGAGTCTGTCCTTGGAGAGTTTAGTAAATAAGATGAGCGCGGAGTGGTGGCTGCTGAGTGGATCTCCTAGTAAGCCTGTAAAGAGGGCTAACCTTTGGTCATCGGGTAAGAACCATTTTACTGAGAGGTATCCTGCGGAGGAATATGACTTTATTACATATGTATCAGGTGGGAAACTTGGTGATTTTATACATCAATTATCAGTCATCAATGAAAATTACTTAACAACCGGTAAAAAGGGCATATTATATATACGTGATTTAACTAATTCTGATGATACGTTTTTATCAGGTCTTGAACAAACTTATAAAGATACATATGATTTGATTATGGCACAACCATATATATTTAAGTATAACATATATAATGGAGAAAAATGTGATATTAATTTATCTGAGTGGCGTTATAACTCACTCTTATTCAAGGCAAATTGGTATGAGATATTCAAATCACAGTATTCAGTGGAATGGGGTACCCATCCTTGGTTACATGTTTCTCAATTAAAACCTGAATTTAGTGAGGTAATATTATTTAACTCTACATTAACAAGGTTAGATGATAACTTTGACTTTACAGAACTAATTAATAAATATGGCCTAGATAATATGAAATTCATAACACAAAATATTGATGAATATACGCGATTCAATACTAAGACAAATATTAATATGAATGTATATTTGGCGTCGTCGCTAGAAGATTACATTGCAGCAATAAAGGCGTGCAAACTTTACATTGGAGAGTTATCTGCGCCTCTTACTTACGCATATGGTCTTCATAAAAAGCACATTGTACTTAGAAATAATGAATATAATGTATTTATCGACGGCCTTGAGAAGATTTGGACTGCCGCGAATTAGGGGTCTAAACTAATAGTAATACTATATTTATATTGACATAATGTCTCAACATGTTGCTTTTATAACAGGCATAACCGGTCAAGACGGTTCTTATCTGGCAGAATTGCTACTAGATAAGGGCTACACTGTGTATGGCATGAAACGCCGTCATTCCTATATTGTAACTACACGTATTGATCATATTCTAGATAAAATCACGTTGTTATATGGAGATATGGACGACGCAATTAGTATAACACACATACTATCCAAGATTAAGGAAAAGCATTTTTCTAAACGTGAGGGCTCATCTGGCTGTCTAGAGATTTATAATCTGGCTGCGCAATCCCATGTACAGGTTTCATTCTCCCTACCTGAATACACTGCCGAGACAGCAGCTCTTGGCCCCCTTCGCATCTTAGAGGCAATAAGAAGTTTGGATATGGCAGAATATACCAGATTCTACCAAGCCTCCACATCAGAAATGTTTGGATTAGTACAAGAAGTACCGCAGAAGGAAACGACGCCATTTTATCCACGTTCCCCCTATGGTGTTGCCAAACTTTATGCGCACCACTTGGTGATAAATTACCGCGAGGCATACGGAATGTTTGCCTGCTCAGGCATCCTCTTTAATCACGAAAGCCCGCGAAGGGGGCAAAACTTTGTGACCCGCAAGATTACACTTGCCATAGCTAGTATCTTAAACGGTAAGCAGAAAACGCTTGTGATGGGTAACATTGATGCGCTGCGTGATTGGGGGCATGCTCGTGATTACGTGAAAGGCATGTGGTTAATGCTCCAACAGGAGAAACCAGATGACTATATTTTATCAACGGGAGAACAGCATAGCGTACGTGAATTCATTGAGAAGGCGTTTTCAGTAGTAAATAAAACTGTGCGCTGGGAGGGGTCTGGTGAAAATGAGAAGGGTTATGATGCGAATACTAACACAGTACTTGTAGAAATTAGCCCCCAGTATTACAGACCAACAGAAGTTGATACGTTACTGGGTGACTGTACAAAGGCTAAAAATGGCCTTGGGTGGTCACATGAAGTTAAATTTACGGATCTTGTCAAGGAGATGGTATATCATGATCTTAAGCAATTTAATTCCACTGTGAAACATCAGTAACCTTAACACCATCTTCGTATTTATCTAAATCTGGTTCTTCTTGTATACTTGCTACAGTATACAACGGGTGTCCAAGTAGATGATAGTAATCATCGTACATAAGATTAAAACTAATATTATTTGACTCTAAAGCAGTACCAAATCTATGTACAGTTCCGTAATGAAACATTGAATCTTGTATTTGTAGTAGAGAGTCTATCGATATATTACTATCAATGATAAATAGTATATCTGAATATAGTCGCTGTTTAGGATAATGAACATCTTTATTTACCAATGTAATTCCAGATTCAAACCATTTTGGCCACTGAGTTATACGCAATTTATACATAAAATCACAACGTAAAATTACAAACCGGTCGTACTTGTCCTTATTATCTGATATAAATTTCAAGACCTTCTTAAAATTATCAGGTTGATCCCTATATGACATTGTTTCAATATGGACTGGGTTAAATAAAGCCTTTATATCATCTAATATAGGTGAATCGTATGTTATAAATACTGTATCATATGATCCACCAGATGCCAAGATGTCATCAAATAATGTTAATTTCCAGTTATTATGGCATTTTAGAGCGTCTATGTACTTTCTGGATTTATCTGCGTATTCCTCTCTAACATTATCCCCTCTAAATATAAACGCGACTTTCATTATAATATGGGATATTATAATGTTATCTTTATACTAGAAGACTAGTTACATTGAATCGCCGCCAATCTTATTTAAGATTCTCTCATTACTATAAACTCTATGTATGCTCTTTTATCATTTTAAAATACTCACTATATGTACCACAATCATAATACTCACCATCTGAAATTATATGACCGACTTTAATATTATTATCTAGAGATATTTTTATTAAATCACCTATAGTCTCCCATGTAGGGTCAATATATCTATTCATATTAGAATTCCAGCTAATAACACCCCAAAAGTACGGATACTCGCAGTCATGTGTTTTATCTTTTATATCTATTAATTCACCGTTTATTACATTACACTGTCCTACTTTTCCAATTTGATAATCTTTAATTTTCCATAAAATAACTACGATATCATAAGTGTCAAGCATATGTATCGTATCATTTATCTCATTATTAATGGTAAAGTATGTATCTGGCATAATTAATATATTTTTACATGTGCTTTGATTATCTATCATCTTATATACGGTTTCTGACATTGTTTTGGTATTTACTTGAATAGTATGTAATCCGTTATAATTATAAAGAAGACGATTGTTTGATTCTGAAACGCCAGCCGTAATACGATGTATATTATGTTTATTAAATAATTCTACAACGTTATCAAGAAGTGAATAATTAACTTTACAAGGTAATAAAAATTTCGGAATATTTTTCATTCGTGATGCCGTACCACCTAGAGGTATTAGACCCTGGATATCCATTCTATTACATACAATTATACTGTTTCTTTATATAATATTTATACTGGCATACGAATTACATTGAATCACCACCAATCTTATTTAAGATTGTCTCATTACTATCAAATGGTTTATATGATATTAAAATAGAATTATCTATAATATGTCCATATCTACCCCCCCCACGATATAACATATTATAACTCGGATATCTTATTCCTAAAAAACTTTTAAAAAAATCTAGATTTAACCCTGTTATTGTATAATATACATTATCTATAAATTGTTTTTCTGCAGCGTACATCATAACATGTTCCTCAAATATAGCTGGAATAGTTCTAGTCATAAAATTATATATATTTTTTTTATATACACTATCCAGATAACTTCCAAAATACTTCACTAGTTTAAATACACCCTTTAATTTATATGTCATTATACATAGTTGTTCATGTTCTGTTATAAATTGTACATCAGTTGTTTCAAGAATATTAAATAATGTCATTACATCTTGCATAATTTGCGAATCTGGGCGAAGTCTTACTATATACGTATATTCTACATCCGTTCTCTTAATATACTCTTTCATCATTTTATATGAACAGTACATCCTATAATACTGATATAATGCGTATATATGATTGATATGATGACCATAGTCAATACTTTCACATACCTTATGATAATAATCATATGGCTTTTTTTTGATATTCCAATTTTCCAAATATTCATCTTTCTCAGTTATATGTGTATTTATCAAATGATCATCGAAATACTGCTTTGCATTTTCATTTGATATAGAGTCTGTGGAGATATATACATCATAGTCATACTTAGACTTAAATGTCTCTGTAAATATATTATTAGTCCATGAATCAATAATAGTAGTATCATTAACCGAGTGATTTAATGAATTTACTCTCATCTGTCCAGAAATTAGAAATGCTACACGTGGTTTCATCTGGTATTATCCGTAATATCAATAACTTTAAAAATACGCAATACTTTGTATCAGTGATGTTTGAATATCTATCACCGGCATAAACCACGTAAAAAGATACGTTATATTAATATTATTACCCTTTATAACATGGAAGCTATATTAGATAACAGGCCAGTAATTCTATTTGTATCACAGGCAGTAGGTACGAGCCATGATAAAACAAACACGTATTGTGGTGTTGGAATTCGTGGGGAACTTACATCAAATATATTGACTAGCATTTCTTCAGATAAGTATAATTTTATAAGGGAGTTTGTTGATAATAATAATGATTTAGACATAGTTATACAAAAGCATTGTCCAAAGATTATTATTTATAATTATCACTCTGGGGCAACACCTTGGTTGAATGATCAGTCATTACGCCTAAAATATAACACCATAAAACACGTTATGATACATTATGACCTATTACAGTCACATATAGATAATTTTAATCCAGACAATTTTGTCGGATTTAAATATGTAATATCAGATAATGATACGCTTATTACAAATAATACTTCCAGTTTTATAGTTCCAAGAAGTACCCCTTTCTCTGATAAGATTCATATTGAAAATAGAGTTGATATAATTCCCAGGATTGGATTTCAGGGATTCGGGCTTGGTCATAAAGGAATTGCTAAACTAGCTCATCAAATACAATCTGAATTTGATGAAGCAATTTTTCGCTTACATATGCCTTATAGCTATTTCTGTGATAGAGATGGCCACGAGGCTAAAACAAGAGTAAATGAAGTCCGCAGTATTATTACAAAGCCAGGTATTAGAATTGAAGTTTCACATGACTTTTTATCTGATGAAGATATAATAAAATGGTTAAATGAAAATACAGTCAATTGCTATTTTTATGATTATCTACCTAATTCAGGCATTGCATCTAGCCCAGATTATGCGATTGCTGCAAGAAGGCCTATTGCTATAAATAATTCAAGAATGCTTGTCAATCTACATAATTTATCCCCCTCTATTGAGATAGAAAAAACATCTTTAAAAGAAATAATAAATAATGGGATTACACCGTTATTACCAATTTATGAAAAATATAAGAAAGAAAATGTAGTTAGAAGATATGAAGAGATATGTGACATATTACTAAAGTAAATCTTCCAACAATGTCTGAACTGTATATTTAGGGGCCCATCCTAGCCCACGCAACTTGATGGCTGCCCCATTAATCTTACTTACTGAGCCATTACGAAATGTACTGTTTGTATGTATAACCTTTAATCCGCTAGTCTTATCCACATATCCATCGCTAGACTTTACGAGTTCTATACCTGCCATCTCATAAATCTTCAGCACAACATCTTCCACCTTTACGAAATCAGTTCCACACATTACATAAGTATCTCCTGAATCCTGTGCAAGGATACACTTAATTCCCTCGGCAATATCACTCGCGTGATTGATATTTCGGTAGGAATCCAGGTTACCAAGTTCTAAGACAGAATGGTCATTAGTCCATTTACTGGCGTGCATAGCAACCTTCTTTAATAAAAATGTGTCACCCCTATATTTAGATTCACTAGTAAATATAATGCCATTTGAAAAGGGTAGCCCGTACTTAGTCCTGTAATAATCAACCATTTGATGGCCAAGAAGCTTACAGTAGCCATAGATTGTCTTAGGCTTAAAATCTGTATCTTCATCATGTACAACACAATCTTCACGCCCCGTGAATAATTCAGAACTGGATGCATTAAATACTTTACATGACAACTTATTACGGTATACAATATCACATATGTTCGTGATACATCGGCCATTCAAGTCTAATACCGCCAACGGGTCCTTTTCACAATCTTCGGTATTAGATATACTGGCCAGATGTACTATACGATCAGGTTTAATGAGAAGTATAATATTCTCAAGTTCGCACGAATTAAATAGATTTGTATGAAATAACATGGGGTCCCCACGATTCTGTGTTAGAGATACATTGCATGTAATACCATATACTGCATCAGTAGTACTAAGAGTATCAGAAACATACTTTCCAATCTGACCACCTATACCAGTAATAAGGGTCTTTGGCCGATTACTATACACCTCAAATGTGGGGAATGGAAAGATTAGTTGCCCACCCCCATCCAAAAATGCTTTCTCCCGCTCTATAATTTCCGTACGAAAATGCCAAGGTAACACTAGCATATAGGAAGGCGGATTCTTTCTCATTGTCTCCTCGGCAATAATTTCAATACCAGTAGATGTCATTCTTCCAACCTTCAGTGCGTTACGTTCAACCGCATAATCTACCAAATCAGGACCGATACCTGCGAATTGTAATAGACAATTGCCCTTTGTAGATGCGCCATAGATATGTGTATTCTTACCAGCACCCTTCACCAATCTCAAGAACTCCTTGAGCTTATTTACTTCCGTATTACAAGTGCGCATAAATTCCTCATAGCGCTCAACAGTGTGAATACGCGTTAGCTCCTCCCTTTCTAAAAATGAATTCAAGGTATTACTTGCTTCGTTGTATAGACTACACTCCTTCTTAACAACGAATGTTCTAAAGCTACCACCATTACACTCATTCAAGCTTAGATCTATAATTTTGAAACCAGTCTGGTCCATGATATACTTCATCTGCCTTACACCATAGTATTCAAGATGCTCGTGACAAATCGTATCTATGCTGTTACGCTCAAGCATCGTTGCCACATAGCTCTGTTCAAGTGTCCAAACCCCATTATCATCCAATAGGTCATAAATATCCCTGGCGAACTGAATCGGGTCAGGCAAGTCATAAAACATGGATATGGAACTTACTGCCTTGAATCTGGTTGTAGGTCCTAGTCCTGTTTGAATGGCACCCTTAGTGAAATATGTTGGGACCAGAGTAACAGATGTTTCCTTATAGAACTCTGAGAATTGTGTGCCAGTAGGATCACAACCAAACTTCTTGGTATCCGAGGGATATCTTCCAAGAAATGTACAATCGTTACTACCGATATCAAGGACCGAATCACCTGGTTGAAGGCGCGCAAACTCCTGTAGCCTGTCATTGTAAGATGTCAAATGATTCCTCATTGTGGCATTAATTCCAGAACGGTAACCATAAAAGTGCTCGTACATCTCAGACGAAGGTGTAGTATCCTTGAGTTGAACTAAACTACAGGATGGGCATTGAACAAGGCGGATTTTACCAGAAGGTGTGGAAGTATCACCTATCTTAGGAAACCTAGATGTAATAACTTGCGTACCTAGGTTTACAACTTCTACTAGGTTACTAGTAGCACATAGACGGCATTGCGTAAGCTCAGTGTCGGTCATATGAATATTATAGAACTTCTGTCATTTAAATGCCTAGAAGCACCTGTTTAAACTTGTTAATCATGTTTGAATTGCTATATAATTCTAAGAACTTACTACAATATCTAACTGAATTATCTAGACATGACTCTAAAGTATTCTTATACAAACAAATGCCATCGTCGTATATATTTCTAAACATATAACTATCAGAAATACCGATGGGTTTTTTAACAGATAATGCGTAATCTATAGTACTTGATATACCTCTCCCATGCATTGTATCGTAAAGGAAAATATTCATAGTATTTGAATGTAGGAAACGTAATATATCATCATTTGAAAAAAATGCGTGTGTTATTAAGACTTTTATCCCTTCCTTTCTATTCATACTTAGGCATTTATTTCGCATATTTTCTACCGTGCGCATATTACCAGGATCGAAGTGGGCAACTGGTATTACGAATTTAATAACTGCGTTATCGTACGAGTCATTTACCATTCTAATAATCTTATCAAACCCCTTATTATCAAACCCGAATCCAAAAGACCCAAATATTGGTTGGGATATATCATTATGCGCCTTTATAAATTCATTCACGTCGTGTGAATCAGAGTCAGTTTTCAAAACTAAATCAATATCTTCAAATATGGGTCTAGGTAAGGAAAATCTATTAGATTGCTCCTGCGCATTTGGATCTATATTACATATAATGTCAAATAAATCTTCACGAGATTCATGTGGAATACCGATATTCTTAACTACCCTCTGAATTGTATCTGCCTGTAGCCACGGCATCGTAGACTGGTGATAATTATATATAATAGCTTTAATGTCTTTATTATTAGACTCAGATATTGCGGCTTTATATTCTTCTAATGAAGAAACCTCCTTGTAAATATAGTTAATCGTATCAGTCGCCTTTATAATATTAAATACTCTAAAGCCATATTGATATACCCCACAGTTCTGTACCTTATGATTAAAAAATATGGCAGTTGCCATTTTTTCTATAGTCGTATATATATTTTACGACTTAAATGCCTGTGGCTATAGTAGCGTATGAATTCGTACAGTCAGGCTTGCCAAGATTTATTTGTCTCTAAGGTTCTAAAAAACAAAAGGCAGGGTACATTCTTGGAAATTGGGTCCAACCACCCTATAAATACGAATAATACATATCTACTAGAGAAAGAGTATGATTGGAAAGGTATTATGATAGAATACGATGAATCATTTGAACCACTTTATAAAGAATATAGACCGAATTCAATTTATATCATAGATGATGCCAGGGCAGTAGATTATAGGGGTGCCCTAGATTCTAATAATTTTCCTGAAAATATAGATTATTTATCATTAGACTTAGATGTTGATAATAGATCTACGTTAGATACATTTTTATTATTAAATTCAACTGTATTTGATAAATACAAATTTGCCACAATAACCTTAGAACATGATATTTGGTCGGGTGATTATTTTGATACCCGAAATACTACAAGGGATATACTAAAAAAAAGAGGTTACGTTTTAGTATATCCTGATGTCACAGTATATTATGGAGGTTGTAAACCTTTTGAAGATTGGTACGTTCATCCAGATTTAGTTGATATGAGACTTATAAATGCTATCAAATCAGACACTAGCTTAACAGTTGATGAAATACGGCTTAAATTAGAATCTTTGACCTACTAAATTTCCGACCTAAACTTTTCTCGCCATACTAAATTATAATGCTTGCTCTTCTTCTGGCATACCTCGTACCTACTGTCCTCGCATCTGTCTCTGACTGCTCCTCTGGTACCTCCTTGTTACAATTGACTTCCCTCTCCTTCTCACCAGATCCTACCGTGCCTGGTCAGAATTCAACCCTTTTGTTATCTATGAAGGTTCCCGAGGAGATTACTAACGGCACTACGACCTATAGCACAACGTATAACTTCATTCCTCTCAAGCCCACAACCGACGACCTCTGTGATACTGTGGTCTGCCCTATCATTCCTGGGAGTCTAGATACTCGTTCGTCCTATCCCATTGATAAGACCCTCTCAGGCTCTATGACTCTGAAGATTGAGTGGAAGGATCTCACTGGTCGCCAGCTTCTCTGTGTGAGCGTTAAGACCAAGCTGGGGGATGCCGCTAAGCAGGTCGCTCTTCGTAATCGTCAGCCTAAGTTAAGATTGAGACATAACCATAAGAAGCATAAGAAGCACCCCATGTGCCCTAATAACTGGTACAACGCATCTCTTCATATGAATAATACCAGGTAGTATATTAATTAACCGCGCATTTTCCTTGTCTTGAGTATCGCCTTTTTCTTAATCTTCTTCTTCTGAGCCTTCTTATCCCCCTTTCTCGTCTTGGACTTAGACCTAGCTTTCAGATGTAGCATTAATGTATTCCGGAATTTAGGAGAAAGACTTCTCACTGAAGCTGTAGGCCGGGCAAGGGGTTTCGTATTCAGAGTTATAGGCCGAACGATTTTTAACGCTGATTTCGTTCGTTTCGGCTCAGAACCCAATGTGGTAATATCAGCCTTTGTAGGCGCATGTACCGTGATAGGCTGAATTATATCATCTTGCTTATTCGTATTCAAATCTGTAGGCCAATGCACCTTTCCTGTATAATCCACGACTTTAGGGGCGACGTATGTAGAAACGTATCCAGGTCTTAAATGTGGAGGAATATAGGGCATGTATCCTACTTCACCTTATATATTTTTAGAGCCATCCATTTCTGAGATATTGCTGAACTCCTTTTGCACTTCCTCGGAACAAGGCAATCCATATAGAACAATTGCCCGTTCCACAGATTATAACACCGCATTTGGCCATAATAAGTGTAATAGCCAAATAGTACTTTGAGAACTGGTAATTATCTTCTTTGAATACCTTATCCACCGTCGTGATACACTTCCGTATATGGCGAATTTCATCCTTGAACCATACTACTTTATTTGGAAATTCTGCCACCATAGTCTCAATGAATTCTGTCTCATCCGATTGTACTAAGAACTGTGTCTTAGGATTTGCCTGTAGCACCGCTTTCGCTCTCACTATATAATCAGAGTACGATGAAAGCGCAGTCTCAGTAGCCTTGTCATTCCCCCTGTAGAATAGGCAACACGTATTCGCGTAGTCCAAAGGGTATTTTAACTCCATTTCTGCCATTATACCCTGAACCTCAGATGACGGAGTAAAATATTTCACTATAAATGGTGCGATACCCCTGTAATCAAGCGTCTTATAATCTAAATACTGGTGATCATGTTCATAATGTATTCCGCGCTTGAATGAAATATCTAGATTGGTCTGTGTTGTGAAATATGTCTCCATAGTACCAGGTCTATACCAATCAAATTGGTCACTGGAATCTACGATCTCAGGTAACTTCTTATGCCTGTTGAAATATTCAACTATCATATGAAGTTGGAAGGAACAGCATGAGAAAAACCCGCTGTTATTATGTCGCACTTTCAAGACCGGATTTCCTTTGGGTATTATCTTGCGATGTATAGGCGCCCCCACGATGACATTCTATTTATACGATCTTACATTCGTGAATAAAATATACGAGAGTGCGTATGCCGTAACTAAGAATCCACTCACCGTGTAATGGAAGTCCATATTCTTCATGGCCGCCGCGACTGCTATAGACGAGCCCACCATTATAGAATCTGTCACCAAAATGGCCGGTCCAGCCTTGATGTAGTCCTTAAATAAATCAATCATACTGTTATGACCCGCGGGTATCTTCTCAACAACACCGTAAGCAAAAACTATGTCATGAAGAAGTTGTATGAGGAGAGCCAGCGCAATAAAGTACCAAAGTGACCAGCCGTCCTTTTCAAGGAAGAAGACAGAATAGACGTAGCGAGTTATGGCAATGCCAATTGCGATAATACCTACATCAGACAAGACCGCCGCCAGGCCGAACTCGTCATACCAGTCATTAATGGGCTTGCCAAAGAAGGCAGGGAAAAATCTGGCAAGAAATATTATAAACACATCCACAAATAAAATGGCCGGTAAGATGAACCACCAGTCCTCAGATGCCCTATAATTGGCGATATTGGCCATTGTACCAAATGTTCCGAATCCAGGAGGATTCTGTGAAGCACCTCCATATAACATATGCGAATTCATCTAATATTACCAACCAAATATATATAGCCAGGGTCTCTCCAAAATATATCCATTTAATCGGCACTGTGGATAAATACGATGTAATAGACCTTTTTGGTCTAAGAAATTCTTATATATATTCAAATAGTTATACTATGCCTGATAGAATGTTAATGCCTTGTGCTTGTGGTATGCTAGGCACATTACTGGGTTTTATATTTTCTCAATCTATAACAGATCCGTGTCTCGGTATGGTCATAGGAGCAGGGACATGTGGCTCCCTAGGGTGTATTCTAACATGTATCTCATGTATTATGGATCCACCCTGTAAAGATCCTCCTCTACCTATTGCATCCGTTGTAGAACCAGTTGTTGTTCAGAATATTTATCTTGTATGTAACGGTCAAGATAAATACCCGTCTAATCAAGATAAGATGTTTATTAAGCAAATTTTCGCAAGCACCGTCTAGTAATCCGTTTTCTACCACCGCGTACTGGTATGGGTATATTCTCAAAAAACTTCTTGAGTGGCCGTCGTTTATCACTGAATGACGACTTATCTTCATCATCCATTTCCTCTTCCATTTGTTCCATACCATATATCAGGTCTATTATTCCACTTAACTCCTTTATGGCGTCAGGGTTTGCGATTACCACTCGTCGTTTTGTATTTATTAGTCGTATTAAATCTTCATCTTTCGGCGTCCTTAATGCTATTTCATGAGCCTTGACAAGATATATTCTCGGATTTTCTGGCATTAGAGTATCTAAAAACTCGTTTGAAGGTTCCCTTCCAATAATAAAAAACTGATGTTTAATTTCGGGGCGCAGAATGACATAGCCCCACTTTGCATAGACTGCAGCGACATTGTCGTTTAACGCGTACAAATATATAAAATCAGCCCCCTCGGCCCTCGCATCTGCCACTAAGGTGTCATGTAGTTTCTTACCAACCCCCCCATAGAATTCATCCTTAGTTCTGCGTGTACTGATTTCCGAGATAAATATATAGATTGACTTTGACTTAGTAATCCTATTTAAATGTACTGTCATCCAACCGCATATGGTACCTTCCATCGCTTGAGCAATATAATGTCTATCAACATGAAAACAACCCTCTCTCCAAGGTAAGATTTTAGAGTTGAATCCACTATTACGATTTTGTTGCGCCTCTGCTTTCTCTGCTAGTTCCTCTATAATGCGAACGTTTTCAGATTTTGAACAATTCAAACGTTTGACCTCGCAAGGCATTCTATTTACTGCGGGCTACTTAATTTCGTTCTATTCACCCCACTGCTGTTCATTATTTAATTAAATATTAAGCGGTACACTAATATAAGATGGACCCACCCGATAGCCCTGAATGGTTTGTGTATTTATTGGCAACCGTAGAAGCACCTTGTAAAACATATGTCGGAGCCACTACGGATGTAGATAGGCGCCTGAGACAGCATAATGGTCTCATGAGTGGAGGAGCCAGGGCTACAAGTGCCGTACCAGGTGGATGGTACCGTGTCTGCTATGTCAAAGGCTTTCCAGATAAACGGGAGGCCCTGCGATTTGAATGGTGGTGGAAGCGTCGTTCCGCTAAACTCAGAGGAAATCCTCTAGAGAGGCGACAAGCGGCTCTAGAGGCTTTGTTATCAGAAGCAGAAGGATTAGAGATGGTGGTGTAATGTAAGTCTTAATATTTACGACGCTTCGTTTGTCTTTGCCAATGTTTACATTTTCTGGTTTGTTTATATTTTCTACGCCTACCACCTTCGGATCTTGTATTCTGTGCGGCATTAAATTCAGCTAAGAAACTGTCCATGAACACTTTACATTCTGCGATATCTATAATAGGTTTGGCAGCTCTACCGCTTACTGTATCAATATATTTTGATAAGACAGCCCTGTATTGTGATGGAATCTTCATATATCCCGCATTGTCATTTTGTGGCCAAAGACTATCACGAGGCGCTGAAAATTTATCACTACTAGAAAGCATATAATATATAGTCAATAAGCATGCATAAATGTCATTATTGAATGCAAAATCATTCTGAGTACGTGTATTTATAGAAGTATAATATTTAGACATGGTATATTCTTTTGTAGAAGCCCCCTTTCCACATTGGCCTATGAAGCACGCAGATCCGAGGTCAATCAATTTAAGTCTACCATCGCGAGTAATCATTACATTACTAGGCTTAATGTCACGATGCGCGATACCTATCGTATGAAGATAGTGTACTGCGTGAAATAATTGTTGCGTAAGAGGAACCAATTCAGACTCCTTATTTTTATAGTCATACATAGTAACACCATCTATATACTCAAATAATGCATAACAATACGTTTCATGCTCGGATGGAACTGGTTCGGTTCTTCTATAGAAAAAGTTATCAGGTATTATATCAGTACCGATACTAATACGCGATTTTATATTATCTGAACATATTATGGCATGTAGGCAAATAATTATTGGATTAGGTGTATCTTTATTTGACGCAATATAATGTGCGCGTAAAGAATTTACTAATCCATCTACTGTATACGACTTATACTGTTTCAATGCATACTTTGTACGGCCTATGCTAGTTTCCATTATATCAGCCTCTAGACCACTCCCAAGTACTTTTGATTTTAAAGGCAATTCTAAAGTCTCCTCAGTATCGGCTGAAATTACTTGTATTGTTGTACCCACCGATTGTATTGGTGATGTAATTATACCAGATAAAGCTTGTAGTCCTCTAGTGAGAACATTAATATTATTATTGTTTTCATTAAAGCCTGCCAAGGTTAAACCAGTAGGCATTTAATATACTCTAATATTTTATTTTATTCACCTTTATGGTTAGCCTCATTCAAATCATAAATATGTCCTGACTGGGTCATTATGACTCACTCACAACATTATGGATATAATCATTTTTTAAATATAACGAAAACATATAGCAATTTACCGGAGACCACTGGGTGGATTCTAACTGTTTAATTGCTGTATGCAAGTCCTCCCATACCAGACATGATACGGAGCACGTTGTAGTTCGTCGCATACACACGCACGGTGGAGGAGGTGGCAGTGCCAACAGCGTTGTTGGACACAGTGAGGAGGATGGTGGTGTTATCAATACGAGACAAGTTGCAAGTGCCGCTGGGCTGGTGCTGCTCGGGCTGGAGGGCGAAGGAGTACACGTTGATACCGACGGCAGGCACGTTGGTGTGGTGCTGGTAGGGCTGCACCTCGTTAAAGTAGCGTCCCTCACGCACCTGGAACCTGTCGTGGCCGTTGAGCTGGAGCAGGGCAGTGACAGTGGGGTTGCCACCAGCCAGGCCCTCCACGCGAGTGACGGAGTACCCAGACTCCAGGACGGAGCGGTCCCACCAGTCGGAGTAGTTGAAGGGCTGCTGTCCCTTCCAGGCGTTGATCACGTTGTCATCGCAGGACACGAAGGAATCGCGCTGCACAACCCAGATGAGCTCCTTGCAAGGGTGGTTGAAGTTCAGCTTGAGCTTGTTGGAGCTAGAGGTGATGGACTCACCACCAGTGAACTGCAGGGTCTCAATGAGGTACTCGTGAGACACCTGGGCGAACTTGCGACGCTCATCCGTGTCAAGGTAGATGTAGTCCACGTAGAGAGAAGCAGCCACCAAGCCGGCAGCGGCCACACGGTCGCGGATGGTGTGAGTGTTGGAGAGGGCAGGGGTGGAGTCAAAGCAGAGGTTGCGGAGGTCGTTGAACTCCAGGTTGATACGCACCTCGTGGTACTGGAGGGCAATCAGAGGGAGAGCCAACCCAGGGTTACGGTTGAACCAGAACTGGAGAGGAATGTAGAGAGTGTACTCAGGGGAGCACATCAGATGCTCGGAGGAAGTGTTGGGCTCCCCGCCGGCGCAGTCGTTGTCGCAGTCCTCACCACCCTGAACCAGGAGGTTCACGAGCTGAGGAACGTTACCCACCATCTTGGCGTACCCAGCCTGCTTGCCAGGCTCCTGGGTGAGCTCATTCCAGATCTGGAGCCAGTCACCGTAGTGTTTGTCAATGCGTTGTCCACCAATCTCAAGCTCCACGTAGTTGACCAGGTTGTGCCCAACCCAGTTGAGCCAGCGGAACTGGGCACCAGAACCGTCGCTGCTGAGAAGAGTCACCTTGGGGAGAGTGGCCTGGAGGTAGATGCGGTAGATCAAGTCACCGTTGCGCTGGATAGTGCAAGTCACCTTGCGACCGAAGCCGGGAGACCCGTTGAAGGGGTTCTCAATAGACTCCATCGCAAAGTTAGTGTGACGACGATAGACCACCTTGAAAAAGGTGATCTGGGGGTTACCAGTGAGGTAAACATCTTGTGCGCCATAGGCCACGAGCTGCATGAGACCACCACCTGTCATTTGATTATACCTCCGCTAGAGAAAAAAAATTTGGTAAAATGATAATTATCCGGAAGCATATTTTTAAACTTTCACCCGCGTATATTTGAAGTCTGTATGGGCTAAAGACATACACTAGGAAGCCTTTAGTTATGGCAGACCCTTTCTTCAATATAAGGCAGTCAAAAAGATCTAACCCCGAAGCCAGGACTACCCTAGACACCGTCCATCAACACAATTTCTCCAAAATCAAAGATATCAATGTAGATATTGCTGAGTGGACGAAAGAATATCAAGAACTTGTCCAGCGCTATAGGGCTGAGAGTGACGATATTGAAAGATATCGCCTTGAGCAACAAATCAAAAAGGTACAATTGAAACTTGATTCTACGGATGAGAAGACTGCTGTCCTTGATTATTTTCTCAATACCGGCGAACTATTATTCCAATACTACGATATCCAAGAACGGATTAATCGTGGGGCCGACAACGTTGTTCACATGGCAGATAGGGCCACGCCCGGGAGTGTTTTTGAGGCCCTTGAAAATGCTTCCAGGCAAGATATAAGTGGATCCTATTTTCCCCAGACATCCCAGAACTCCCAGACCACCAATACAAGTCGTGAATTTGCTGGTGGTGATAATCTACGACGTGATGCACTGCTGGAGCAATACCTTCAGAAAATGGATCCTCAATACAATCGCCCATCCATCAATGCCCTCCACGACACTTCCTTCGTCTGCGATGCCTGCGGAGAAGATATGAAAGTGTCTGTTAATGACGCAACTGTGTCATGCCCTGAATGCGGATTCCATAAACTGATTTTAATGGATTCCGATAAGCCAAGTTACAAGGACCCCCCTCGTGAAGTGTCATACTACGCCTATAAGCGAATCAATCATTTCAATGAATGGCTCGCACAATTCCAGGCAAAAGAGAGTACTGAGATTCCAGAGGAAGTCTTTGAGAATATTGAGACACAAATCAAAAAGGAACGTCTTCAAGCTTCATCCCTCAATCGCAGCAAAATCCGTGAAATCCTTAAGAAACTCAAGTATAACTCATACTATGAACATGTTCCTCATATCTTGAGCAGACTGAATGGGCATACTGCACCCGTGATGGACCGAGAGACAGAAGAAAAGTTGCGCTATCTATTCAAGGAGATTCAGCCTTCCTTTCAGAAACATTGTCCATCGGACAGGTCAAATTTCTTATCGTATTCCTACGTGCTCTACAAGTTATGTGAACTTCTAGACCTGGATGATTTTCTACACTGCTTTCCTTTATTGAAAAATCGTGATAAGTTGTATGCGCAAGATAAGATTTGGGAGAAGATTTGTAAGGATCTCCAGTGGGAGTTTATCAGGTCAATTTAAGCATATGTCAATTTAATCACCTATTCCTTCGTTCCTGTTCGGAAATATCCAAGTATGTAAGACATATATATTTGGAATTATAGTACTTCCCTATGAGCCACTCCCAGAGCTAGCTACTGTTCAACGCACATTCACCATGCGCATCGTACTAGATTTACGCACGGCGAGATCCACCACGAACATCAAGAAAAGCCCTGTCATTATAAATGTCATTACCTCCAGTTGGGGATTCGCACCAGATGATCTATTTTCCAAGTCATCAAGTCGTGCCATAAGTTCATCAATCTTCGCTTTCATGTGTCCAAATTCCGCCGTATCCAAACCAGAAAATTGCTTGACCTTCTTAGGAGCCACCTGTGAGCTTTCCATACCCACGCGGTCACCTGACATAAGTTTCCACCGATGCCTCAATTCAGGCACGGGAAGTGCGCTGCCGGTGGCCTTTTCATACCCCTTATCATCAAATGTCTTTGTAAAATCTGCCTCCAACATGTAACCATGTGGAGTACGCGCCGTGGTGTATGATGCATATGTATGTTCACCGGGATTTGTAAATGGCTCTGCCCCAAAATAGCTCGGTGTATCTCCCTTTTCAAGAATATTCACCGATCTGGGCTTCGGAAGTGAATTATTCACAGACGGCTTCTTTAAAAATTTAGTACTCTCGTCCAATAAATCGTCTAGTCCGTCTTCACTATTTGCAGAAACCTGATTCATAGGCGGAACTTCCATCAGTCGTTTCACTGCCGGGCGGTCCGCGTCGGTTTCAGGCATTACACCTCCATAAAAACCCTCCTTTTTCTTTGACTTTCTTTGTTTTATTGAACCTCCTGAATTTGGGAACGCATCATCAAGCGAAGCGAACTCCATCCGCTCTTCTATCTTTTAATGGTTATTTACATTACCATTAGTTTCGCATTGTAAGATAGAATGTCTACGCCGAGTTCTCCAAAAGCCACTAAAATACCGAAAATGGACACGAGCCTAGAAGGATGGATATACAATATTCGCAGCGTACTCTATTTTCCAAGCACTGTCGTCACAGTCATATTACTCATAGTGGCAGGCACATTCGTAGAACGTTGCCCCCGGAGCTATTTGGATTACTTCAATAATATCTTTGGCATGTCAGCACTTTTTATTCTACCACTCTTCATTGCCATATTTAATGATTGGCCAACAGGCCTTCTCGCGGCAGTAGTCGGTATCATTGTATTTGCCCGTATCCGAAAGAATGAACCAGTCGTATCGGAAGGCTTTACAGCGGGCGACTCTGTTCAAACTACCAAACTTGTTTCTAATCCTCAACGCTGGTTTGTTGAGAAAGTTCTTGGAGAAATGCCCGTAGCCATTTCATCCGACCGCATTCAAACAAAGCGAGCAGAAGACAATGATACTCGCACGAGTTCTTCTAGTTCCATGTCAACGGGCTATAGTTCCGATGGAACAAAATAAATGTATAAAGTAAGATGGAAGCATATTCCTTAGAGCCTTCGGGACCAATCGACATGACAATGCGCCTTGTAATGATTCTCGCCCTACTTGGATGGAATGTCCTTGAAGGGCTCTCTCTCCGGACACCTTATCCTATAACTATGGTCGCACTATGGTCTTCTCCCGTTTGGAGATTTGTATTACTTCTTGCCATTTGGCTTGGTGCCGAATGGTGTCCTCGTGTAGGACTCATGACGGCACTTGCCGTAGTATTATATGTTGTCAATATGGTACAGATTGTTAATTAATTTTATACGAAGGAGGTTAGATGAGTTTTGGAGGACCGCCCCCTAATACGATACCTCCTTCAGGCCCGTTTGAGTCAGCATTAACGTCAGTCGCATCTTCGCCTTACGCCATTGCCCTCGGTATATTCACACTTAATATTGCTTCTCGGTTCTTACCTTTTGAAATCACCAAGGGTCAAGAACAATTTTTAAATCAACCTATCGTTCGTCGTCTCGTTATATTTGCAATATTCTTCGTAGCTACTAGAAATTTAGTCACAGCTGGATGGCTAGCGTTTGTGACAATTCTTTGTATAGGCTACCTATTCAACGAGAATAGTAGTCTATACTTATTTGGTCATGGACATGACAATATGAATAACGCAACAAAATCCGTTGGGGACACTCTTGCCCTTACACCTGAAGAACAGCAAACATTAAAAGTACTCAGTGACAAGGCCGATAAAGTGAGAAAGGCTGCGGAGAAACCCATACAATTAGCCAAACCACCCGCCCCTCATAAAAAATACCAACAGGCTCTTGAGACCCTCTGGCTTTTATAATGCTATTACACATCAATACTCACCATATTTCCAACTGGTGCTGTACGCCTACCACGCCTCCTACCACCACCTGTACGCGATGATTCTGCCTGACTGGCAAAGTCATCACTTGCAACACTTTGTAATTCTGAGACTGCCACCATCGCAGGTTGCTGCTGGTTATTCACGGGAGGAGGAGCTCTCCCTATTGTTTCCAATTCAACCCTGCGAACCTCCTCAAAGGTCTTCAAGATATCGTCAACCCCGGATGGACCACGCATCTCCCTCCTGGGCGCAGAAGCTGCAGCCTGAGCCTCTTGGCTTGGATTAGGAGGTGCCCTGGAGTTATTGCCGAAGAATGCACCAGTAGGACCCGATGGATCCATGGCAGCTGCGGATGCGGGCATCTGAGGCATACCGCCTCCCTGTGGCATACCCATGGCCATTCCCATGAAATTACCAAACCCGGGGCCCGCCTGAGATGCTGCTGCCTGTGCCATCTGTTTCGCCAACATCGGGTTGCTCCGCAGAACATCGTCCATCGTAGGCATCTTCTGTCTGAAGAATGAGTTGCTCACGTGGCACATGAAGCCACTCCCTGCCACGGCCATCATGAGTCGCATCTCAGGAGGCATCTTACCACGCTCCTTGTATTTGTCATACAACTCCTCAAATATCTCATCAAAGTCCTCAACATTCGTATGTACGGACTCAGACCATCCCTGTAGTTTTATGTCAAATGGGTCAAACTTGTCATTCATCCATTCCAGTCCAGTAATGGCACCCATCAACATCTGACGCTGAAATCTGAGAGACCCCTCTAGATTCCTGGCATCCACTAAACGATTGTATTCCTGTTTCACTTCATCCAATGAATTGTCCATAGTAAACCGTTTGCTGACAGGATATCCCTTAGACTCCAATCGCTGGAGCTTATTCAGATATTCAATCTTCTCTTGCTTCTCAGCTTCAAAGTCCCTAGGGGCGGCAGGTGTTAAAGAAATACTAGGGGAAGTACTAGAACTCTGATAATTGCCAAAGGCTGAATTGCCAAAGGCTGAATTGCCAAAGGAGTTTTTACTTATAGACACCTCCGCAAGAGGTTGATTACTTGCTGCCGGAATTTCTGTAGTAGACCCAGCTCCGAAACTGTTCAATTCTATGGGTTCCAATGTATCTGCGAACTTCACCTCCTTATAATCACTGTCGGGAACCGACAGCCGGATAGGGGAAGAACCAAAACTGGATGCCGTAGATTCAGGCCGGATTTTAGACTGGTTTGCCAACATATTCAATCCAAGATCATCACTCAGATTATTAATCTCAATAACGTTTCCAATCTCGTTAGAAATATTGATAGGGGGGTCGAGTTCAGTTGCGGCAAACTGCATTTCTTGGATACTGACACTCATTCTTCTCCGTTCCTGATTTCTTTTTTAGATGAGGCTTTAGACGCGCTTACCTGTTGAATCTGAAAAAATTGTCACTTCGTGACATTGTATCGCTTAATATCTAAATATTAGACACTATCTAGAGGGACTCATTTTCCTCCTTGTCCTATATGGGTTATATACCATCAACTGCTTCTTTCCAGAGTAATAGAATCCATTACGCCGATACCAGTCATCCGTATTATAGCATGGAACAAGACTCGCACTAGACCCAAATCCAGTATAATGGCGAACCACTTGTTTTAGAATACTTGTACCAATACCCTTTCCCTTCTCAGAGTCCCTTATTGCCAAGTATGATATATAAATAACACTTGGTTTATTCCACACATAACGTGCGAGTATGAAACCAATAAGTTCTTTCTTATCGGCGTCATAGAAACCGTAGGAAATATGAGGGTCTCTGATTTTCCAGGACTGAATTATGCTATTGCGTGGGAATGATCTTATATCAAACGATTCATGAAATATAGACTTCACAGCCCTATAGTGAGTATTATCTGTAAGTTTAATAAATTCAATGGTAATCATCCGCTATTGTTAGTTCAGCCCATTAGGCACACCCTGGTTCAATTTTTACCGACGAACGGCACTACCGACGAACGGCACTACCGACGAACGGCACTACCGACTACTTATCTCTTCGGCTACTTTCACAGCGTCTCTAAATCGGTGGGCCTTCTCTTCAATACACATACCCTCCCATTCTATCTGCTTAATTTCCTTCTTCCCAGTTCGCATACTACCCACCCAGACACCTTCTCTACCACCCTCCTCATTCCACTCATTCTTAATCCAACAGGAAGGGTACTTAGTAAGCAGTTCTTCCAGCCAATTAAAATTTGGAACCCATTTACTCCATAGTTTGAATACCACTGCCTCTGCGCCACGTCTAAATATCTTTATTGCCCACTGCGGTACATCTTTCAATTCAGTAACCATGAATGCAAAGAGGTCTCCAGAGTCCGCAGTTATTGTAATATGATTCCAACAATCGTTTGGCATTATTTAGATATTGCAATACTATTTTAGGCCACAAGTAATACAAATTGCGTAGCCATTTTTCTCAAACACAACAGGTTTATAATTTTGTCTCTGACAACCCACGCAAGGAATTTCTTGCCGTAGCATCTCATTTACCCCACAGACTCTAGGCAACATCTCAGCACCCAATGCTTGTATCTGTTCCTTCTTGAAAATGGGTATGGTCTCAGGAACATAGATTGGAACAGTTTTATAATACTTCTTCATCTTGTTGGAAATGCATTCGCTGCAGTGTATAAATATACCACCGTGAGTACATATTTCTAAATTATTCTGCATCTACCTTAGTTCCTGTTCTTGTTAATCTTATTTTTCTTATTCTTATTTTTCTTAGTCTTGTTCTTGTTCCTACCCCCCATCTGGGCTGCGGCGTTCCTGGTGACACCACACACAACCGTTTTATCAGATCCCTTCCTGTAGCAACCAGTACCAGCAGACTTGCCGAGAGTGTTGGTGGGCGCCTTCCCCACACCTATCTCCCAGGCAGTACGAGTTCTATTACGATTCTTGCCCCAGGCACTCACCTTGGCCGTGTTTGCCTTAACTGCATTTGCTGCGTTACGGTTCTCCTTCTCGGACCATATGTAGTTCTTCTGAGTACCGGTGGTCATCCAAGAAGGCATGTAACTAACAGGCTTGTTTTTGCTGTTATTCTTCTTGGCAGGCATATTGTTAGAATTTACATTTACATTTACATTTTCTAAAGTCTCGCTATTAAAGGCATTTACATTCCCATTGTTATTGGACATCTCTTATATTATAAGCCCCGATTTATTTCCATGCGGTATCTGGAATTCCGAATTCTGCGACTTTAGCGCGGTACATTGGGTCGGCCCCCACTTCTGCACAATTCCATCCATCCCGAATTTTCTCTTTAATGAAAAGATCCCAACGTGCCAACCACTGGGATTTAGTTGGACCCACATAATAAGGCGCCACAAGACGAATAAAAGAGCTCCAGATAAAGGGACCCATCATAGTCGGGTCCGGAGAAGAATCTAGGCGTTCCGCAGTATGCACTGTATCCATTTTAGTAATTCTACCGCTTAATATTTAGACCCGTGCGCAATTTAAATGCGCACGTGACGGCGACTGATTCAGATTTTTAGAGTAAGAAATTTTCCGACGTAGTCGGAAAACGCTCATATAAAATCCGCATCGGTCTAAATTAAAATTACACGTGAAAAAGCCCATCTGCCCTATTCATTCTCCTCGGAATCCATCGTACACCCAGATACTCAAATCCTCCCACTGACTCCTGGATGGCGTGATAGTAATCTGCGATATCGGGTCTATTTGGCCTTACAGCCAGTATCAGACTTTTTATGACCCCCAGATTATCATTTTCTAACTCCAAACTATCCTGCCCCCTTTTTATGGCATATGTAATACCATCAAGCACTGAGCACCATTCAGATTCCGTAGAATCTATGTGGTCAAAATAGGTCTTAGACAACGTATACGTATTACTCTTATATGTAGTCAATATGACGGCAGTTCTAGAGATGCCTTTGTGCTTCATGCTGAACGACCCATCCGTCTGTACAAGAGCCGTCTGAAGTGGCCGGACAAGATATGGTTTTGTCAGAGGACGGAAGGGTTGTAGCCGCATTACTAGGTCAAGGGGATGTAAAAAATGTGAGTAAATCATCTAGATACGGCTCACCCCTGTACCCCCCTTAAAAATTGATACATGGTCTACTACCCGTCACTGGTACACCGTAAATGGACTATTATCTTAATATGTACCCCGATGTTACCAATATGACTGCCGCAGACTATTACTTAGTTGTTCTTGTAATAATCAGTATTGTGCTAATTCAAAGCAAATTAGCACTAGACGCCGAACGAAAGGAACTGATGGAGCAAGGACATTACGCCGAAAATATTATACTCAAAGACAAGATTGATACACTTGAGCAGCAGAAGATTACGACCGAGGCCGAGTTCAAGACCAAGTACAATACATTCACCGCAGAACTACAAGGTATCCTGAATTCATATAAGGAAATCAAAGAGAAATTTGACTTAATCACTGAAGAAAAGAAGCGAGAGATGAAGGCGAGGCGTGATCTGGAATTTACTTTGAATATACTCTCTAGAAATCGGGCATTAAAGGATTGGACACCCTCCGATAAGAGAATAACGGATATGGCTCTGGGTGTAGCTACACCTACCCCTGAAGAGAAGAATCGCCTTCTACCTATGTGGGGAAGAGGTGGTAAAGCGTAAAATATATATTGATAGTAAGATGAGTCGTATAAGGAAAAAAATGCTGCGTGGAACCCGTAAAATAAGGCGGTCTAGGCAAAAAGGAGGTGCTGAAGTAAATGGCCTATACCTGGGTATGGCTACCGATATAGCCACTGCCTTATATCTTGTTCCCGATATCACAACACTTTTTGCTATAAATAAACTTGATGATGCCTATGGTTCATGGGATGAACATATGAGATTAATAAAGCAAATTCTAATTGATGGTAATGATTCGTCTATGTTACAAATAATTCCTCCAGAACAACGGGTAGTAACACATCTAAGTGGCCCTTCCGAAATACTGAGTGAAACACGCACAGATACAGTGTGGACGTTAGATTTTAGATACAATGGCCTTAACAGAAAACTCGTCTATTATTACGATACGGACTTTTTGCATAGTTGGCCAACAGATATTAAAAATATACAGCACCTTTTTTTCATGGGCGCATTTTCTTGGCGAGATTTTACTGAATATGGAGATAGTTCAAAAACCATTATTAAGATGATTGAAACAAGAAGCAGAAGCCCATGGATCTATGCTCTCGCATTTAATCACAGAAAATTCCCAATACATTCGTCTAAGAGTTTTCAAGAAAAAGGTCGCACGATATCCAAAATACACTTTGATACATTTAAAGCCTCTTGGTGGCGACACGATTACGAGTAAAATTGAAATTCGCTATTTGTCCAAGTAGCTATACAGCCATATACAAATGTATCTGTACTCACGTCCTCTCGTTGATAGAGACTATCGTGACATCAAGGAGATATTCTTGGACAATTTCAAGAATGATCTACCCGTTCGTGATCTTGGTATCTCATTTGATGACCGACTCGCAGATAGAAGTATTGGATACTTTGCCGACAAAGAGTATCGTGAGATGATAGGCTTCCAGATTATCTCAAGTCATGTAAAAAATAAGGAGAACCTTTATCTAGATTACATTGTCATTTCGCCAAAGTACCAGCGCTCAGGATTAGGCACGGCCATCATGTGGAGTCTAGTCAAGGAGATACTCAAGAATAGAGAAAGTATCCATCTGTACCCCGCCAATAAGAGGTTGGCAGAATGGTACAAGCGTTTCGGATTCTATTATACGAATGGAGGCTATCTTAACTTCCATTCATACAATACACGCAGTTACAAGGGCAGCACCTGTCCTGTGACTACATTGCCATTCAAAAAAATCGGATTCAAGGGTGCCTCGCGTCTAGAGAGGTGTAGGCGTTGGTGTAGCCGATTCTTTGGGTATTAATTTAATTAAATACAATTATTCAATTCAGCGAACTCTTCGTAGCCCTCGGTACTATTATTCACAGATATGACATCACGTGCCCAAGTTCCAGAGTGCTCCTTACCATCACCATAGTAATCGCCACCCCCGCGACCATTGCCCTCCGCGACTAAGATTGGTAGAGGATGGATCTCCTTAATTTTCTTCTTGTCAATGAAGAGTTTCTTAGTGTGGTTCAAGATGTACTGGAAGTCAGATTTCTTATTCAGATACACCATCTTATCCATCTGATCATGGCAGGCTGAATAGAGGGTGTATGGGTTTGGGCCTGGACCTTGTGCTTCTGCGTTATCTTGACCCGATATCTCTGGGTTCGCGTAATCACCTGCCCAGACAAGCCTACTCTTGTAGAAGATCCCCGAGGGGCTCAGCATGAACTCAATGGAATTCATAACAGCATTTCCTACATACGAGTGTTCTGCGAGTTTCACTCCGTGACCATAGGACGAAGGATCCACAAAGGCGCGAATGTACTTTCCATCTTCTGCCAAGAAAACACACATGAAGTATTGGCCCATTCTTGTTTGTACTGGGTTTGATGTAACTAGAGCGTTTAATTTTTTATGTGTTTATTTGTATTCAGTGAAAAAATTGAACTCGTTGAAGCCAGTTTGTGTTATAACCAAACCAGAAATGAATATATTTGTCTTGAATATCAACGCTAAGAAGGCTGCCGAGGCACACGGGGATAAGCACGTGGTCAAGATGATCCTAGAGGCGTGTCAGATGCTTTACACGGCCCACTGGACAGCAGTCAATCCTGACCTCCTTAAGGAGCGTTCTGCCATAAAGATCGCAAAGGCTCACAAGGCTCTGCCAGTCCCTACCCACATGGCGACGGCACCCAAGCGTAAATGCGCAGATGAGCAGGGGTATCGCCCTGTTCATCTTCACCACCCCTGTACAATCTGGGTTCGCGAGTGTCTCGGAAATTATATGTGGGCCGTTGAACTCGCACTGGCTCTCGCAGAGGAGTACGAGTATCGCTGGCCTGGTCGTGTGCACAGTTGTAAGGCGCATGCGCAGTGGCTGAAGGCCAATGTACCTCCTGGGATCCCTGCTAGTGAGCGAAATGGATTCGCTATCGCCATGGATGAAAAATATCGGGTGTCAGGAGACCCCATCGCGTCCTATATACAGTTTTACAAGGGCTCCAAGCAGGACAGAAACTTGACAGTCTACACGCGCCGTGAGAAGCCTGGGTTTCTTTAGTGACAATCCTAGACTAAAATCCCGCTGTAGTGGGCGGTATCTGGAATCCATTAGCGGTACAGTTACGAATGATATCATCACGGTATCCAATACCGTTTTTATTAATTATATTTCCCGCCCCATCGTCAATATAGAGCCATTTGAGGAATTCACCGGTCGCCAAAACAAACCCCTCATCGCCTGGCGCAGGATTACATATCTTGTGATCAATCGGACCTGACTCCGATCCGTCATGTAGGCACTCACCAATTGTCACATACCACTTGTGGTAACGAATCTCATTGTTATCCTTATCAATCGTATAAGGGCCTATATGTGCTGACGGAAAATCGGCGGTGAAATCCGCAATAGCCTGTATGAAGTTTTTGATATAGTCATCTTGACTATGACACTCATTTTTACCGACAATCTGGGAATGATGATAATCTGAATGATGATGCCATATCTCATCATTGGCAAAAATTCCTACACCCTTGCCGAGGTCATTGTCGTTCATTTTACGGATACAGAGATTGCCACCAGGGGCTGCACATCGGCGTGGCCAAGGATTGTAGTTGCCCGTGGGGTGATACGCATTTCCAAATTGCGAGCCCTTGTAGTTCTTGTCCTGGATGAAGTAGGTCCACCACCAACGCTTCTTCAGCATTTCAGGCTTAGCTATACTACTTCTGAATGAGTTCGTCTGACGTAACACATATTCCTTCCCCTCCACACTATCCGATTCAGGAATGGGGGTAATGAGTAGGTGGCGTACTGTGAAAGTCTTACCACCGAGAGGCGGGTATCGCTCGGTAGGTATGGTAAATTCGGTGTCCCTGAAAAAATTAGGGTCTTTAGAAACTACTGCCAGATAGAGACCCATTGCGGTATATGTATTCGTGAGTCGCGATGACATCATACCGAATCCCGAAGGATCATTTAAGTCGATTCCTGTGATTTTCTGGGCTTCTTTCTCATTCGTCACATGTTCCACTGAGCCACCGAGAATAGAAGCGACTATTTCTGCCGACGGACCTACAAAGGGTTCTGATACAGCAGCGATGGAACCCAGAGCCATCTCAAAAATATCACTCCATGGCTTTACCATCGGATCCGGTGGCGGTTGTATAGTCAGCATATTCTGAACTTCTGTAATTACATTGCCGTTTGTCATATAGATTTCATCTAGGATTCCTTGAAGATTATGAATCGACCCCTGGATTTTGGAAACCTCGTCTGGAGTGAGAGGTAGGCTCGGGGATATCACGTTGGCCGAAGTTAAGATATGGCGGCGTCTAGGGCAGCAGTACATCTATACTGTGTTTGGGATTATTAAAGTTATATAAAACCCATATTATCTTAAATTATAATTTAAAATTAGCACGGGTCTAATATCAATAGGTATTTAGACTGGTAATCAATCAGTTAATACAGGTGACAGTTGTTTCGTAATATATATCAGAGATCCATCACACACCATTGGCCTAGGTTCAGGCATAACACGCTGAATTGGAGCCCTTGAATATAGCTCAGTTTTCAATACTACTCTTTTTCCACTTGTCACGGGTAAACATTCATGTGGTAGCTCAGTATGAAATGCTACAAATGTCCATTCACGATTTGCACTACTATCAAATCGGAAACGACCTCGGTCTAAGATAAGCTCACCTCCAGTGTGTGCTAAATTGTCTACCGCAGGAGGGAATATTAATAGGGTAGCACAATGTTTCCGTTTTTGTTTCTTATCAGTATGCTCAGAGAAGAATCCTCCAGGACCATATTCAATAACAGAATAATGGGTAGAAGGTTCCCAGTATATAGTAGAATCTAGAGGTTTCAATTTGTCTTCTACAGAACCTGGATCAAACTTTTCAGTATCGAAATTCACAAAGCTTGTAAACCTCGTAGAAAGGCGAATATCATTGCGTAAGGCATCTGTTCCATCTGCCAAACCAACTGTAGAAGGAATACCGGTACCAGATGCTAAGAGCTCACTTAATGTCCCATATTTTCTAGTACCTCTTCTATTCAGAGTGAATCTGCAACTAAGTTCGGGAATACTAAAAGACACTATAGACTCTATCTTAGGAATTGGGGATTGGGTTACTGACATTTGTAGGTTTTACTACGTAAAAAATGGTTTTCAATTTTATTACTAGATTCACGCATACGGTTTAATTTTGAGATGTGATTAAAAGGCTACTCAGATGGTTCCACACACTTCATTCAATGGTTATAAAATTGATATATTTTTAATACATGTGATTATTACAATGACTGATAAAACGACCGTACTACACACACTACACGACGGTTCTATCATTCGTGTAATGGGTGCCAGAGAATTAATCAAAATACCCGTGTGGCACGGGAATCGTATCATTGATAATTCCCATGTTCAGAGAATAAAAGACGGAATTGCAAAAACGAAAGTCCAGAAACTGGACTTCGGGTATCGGATTGTTACATATGATGAAGTGGATGCCGGTGGGCACATGGTGAGCACATCCTGTATCATTGATGGACAACACCGACACCGAGTCCTATATGACTTCTTTCAGGAGTCTTTGTGTGAGCCGGATTTTCCTGTGGTTGTTCTGGAGAAGAAGGTAAAATGTGAAGCCGAGATTATAATGTACTTCAAGGAACTCAATAACCAGATGCCTATACTATGGAAGACAGATGCGAATATGTTGGCGAATGAGTATATCAAGATGCTGAGCGAGGTATTCAATACAAAAAAGGAGGTGATGATTCGTCCCAAGTCTACTACGCGACCCTATCTGTCTGTTGAAAAATTGCGAGATGTACTCGTGTCTTTTGGGACACAATTAAAAGAGTCTCCTGAGGAAATCAAGGCATTCGTCGTGCGAGTTCTTAGATACAACGCGAAGGCAATAGAAGATTCAGATCTAGGTATTGCTTTAGCCACAAAAAAAGGTCAGGGTGAAATCATTCAGAAGGCCGCTGGGCACAAATTCATGCTGGCAGTTGACCCTCGGCTACCATGGGTTGGAGAGTGTTTGAAGGGATAAATTACATTGTATGCCCAAGCCCAGTACCATTACATGCCTCACAAGTTGCCTTTTTTGCTACTGATTTCAGCCAGTCCTGTAAGTCTTTCATTGACCCCCGTGTATTTTGTTGTTTCAATACCCAATTACAATAGGATATATCAGTTCGCTTTATTTCTTCGTAGGTCTTTCCCGAATACTTACCGAACGGTAGAGTTTTACTGGAGACGTCCATAGATGCTGAATATCATGGTAATCATAAAGGTTCAATTTTTGAGATGCTTTATATCTAAGCTAATTCTGAAAGATCATTCAAGTGTGGTTTATCACCTTTAATCGCATTACACCTTTCATGGGTAACCTGGCAATTAGCTGTGTCAGATGTACCTCCTAGTGCCCATGGTACAATATGATCCCCAACATATTTCTGAGTTTTTATATTGATCGGTTCCTTACACAATGCACAGATACCATTCTGCTCCGTAAACTTTTCACTAATCTGGGCCTTAGTAAATGCTCTCGGTGCCTTCAGTTTAGTGAACTCCACAATTACAGTATCAATATCCTTCAAAATGCGACGCTGTGTTCCGCCATTTCTACCTACCTCATCCCGTTCAATGGTTAAGAAATACTTTTCCTTCATTCTCTTGGCAAGAGCAGGCGCAATTCTACGGAATTCTTCGGCTTTGGGAAAGTGTGCCAATAAACGCCCAAGGAGAAAGATGAGTTCTGTTCCGCGATGCGCCGTTTGAAGAATTGGGTTTCCTTCATCATCTACGAAACAGTTGTGTCCAGATAGAACTTTCAAGTAATCACATGCACGCTTCAGATACTCAATCCACTTCTCCTTATTTTCGGCAGTGTGTTTTTTGATATCATCATTCTTTTTACCCAGACGAACCTCTTGCCAAAGATTAATAAGCTGTTTCCTGGAATTAAATTGCGTAACATAATCCACCATATTTGATTCCGCAACTGCAATAATCATCTGAAGAAGTTTCTCCAGTGCGCCACGTGCAGATACCTCTTTCTTATAAATGTCTGTTGCAAAGAATTGTTTTGATGACGGCTCGAGTACGGTTTTAACGAGATCATGAATAACAGGGAGTGCCAATTCATAGTCGTTCAGTTGCTTACCACCCTTGTTCAATCTTTCCCACAGTGTCTTAAGAGCATTGGCGTCATGTGCAGTGTCATAATCGATATAATTTATTATGAATTCATAATCCAGAATTTTATTACGAATGTCTCTTGGAAGATCCTTGAAGAACTTGCCTACATGGTCCTTTAGCGGGCTGATATCTTCCACTTTATAAATCGAATATTTACCGTCAATAAAGTTAATAACTGCTTCTACCTTATGCGCACCATCAAATATATGATCCTCTAGCTCATCTTCCTCTCCAGCATCCTCCACCTCCTTTTGCATAATATAAATTGGGGGGCTATGCCATCCATGAACTACCGTATCAAGGAATGCAGTATTCTCCTTAGGAGTCCAGCAATTCTTTCGTTGCATTGGTCCTCTTGGAATAAGGCATTTGACATTATTTTGTTTGGCTTGATGGGGGTCCGTGCGATTTTTTAAATGAACGGCTGTTTCTGGGGGCATTTTGGTATGCATTTCATGAACAAATGATGTTGGTCAATTTTACTAATCCAACATGTTCAGCCGCATATAATCCTCCTAATCTTATAGATATGTCTTCTCTACTTACATCTATAAGCCAGGTTGATACTTCCGTGAAATTCCTCAAGGCCCTAGGAACTACCACGGTCTACACACCTACGACGAGTACATCCGTCACGGCCCTTATGACCACCACCGCCTTCACAGCGGCCACAAGCACATCAACCTATGTAAGCGGCAGCCTATTCCGTGATATGGGTAAGAGTGCTGTAACCTACGGCACAAATGGCCTTCAAATTGCGAAATATGTACTCGTACAACCCCAGTTAGGTGCGACCACTGAGGGTGTCCCACCCAATTATTCAACCCAGAAGTTCTACGTCCAAGTCTGGGCCGCTGCAACTGCCGCCACTGCGATAACTGTTGCGCGTGTAGGATAAATATAGACACGATGTAGATAATGAAACGCAGCTATTCTCAAATTAAGCCGCGGCGTACGACTTATGTAACTGTAATTGATACAATATGGCTCTATCCTGAAATCAATATTACTAGAGCTCTAGCTACAACCACATACAATTACACGTACGATGGTGACTTTATAACATGTCCAGATATTGCGAATATAGCAGGTGTATATAGTGCCATTTTTGACAGTACGGCAGTATCACAACCAGTTGGTAATGTTGGCTACAGCCTGGGTGTAGGAACTCTCGTTGAGGACCAGGGTAAAGAATTGAGATTCCGATTAACCAGTGGGCAAGTAATTATTGTCTGGCGTCTCGTAAAACAACTCACACCTCAAACACCAGCACCAGGAAATGTCATTCCAGTACCTGGTAATTCTCCAAATGGAACAATCGGATATATAACAACATTTTTATCATATGGGAGGGCCGCGCTTTCTCCATACCCTGGAACGTTCGATAATGCGAATCTAGTAAAGAGCGGTTAATTATCCATTTTTGCCATCTTTTTTCTAAAAAGTTGCATCCATCAACATACACAGTGTATCAGCCAAGTCATCCTTCTTGCCTTGTCCGAGCCACCATGTGAGCCATCTGTGTTGTTCAGAACCCAAAGCGAATTTGCCCAAATAAGCCCTCACTCTCGCCTCACCTCCCGCCTTTCTGTCCTTGTAGCCCGCATCACCCACTTCAGCCCCCTTGACCTTCTTTCCCGCATGTACAAAGTGGAAGTTCGTCTGAGATCCTGCGAGCAAAAGTCGCTCACGCAGTGTAGCGAAAATCAACAGTTGTACAGTCTTCATCACCGGATTTTTAAGGACTGGTTGGTGTTCAATATAGACTTCCTTCACGTCTTTCAGATTAGCCCAGTCGCGCGTAATCCAGTCCCGGATTGCGTCGTGTAACCTGCTCGTATTATCTGCGAATGAGGCCACGCTCTTCTTTTTGACCAAGGGCATCGTCGCCACTGCCGTCGCTCTCTCCAAAAGTGCCGGTCGCTGCCCCCTGTGATCCAGACCTCTCGCCTTCAAGAATGCCTGTAACTGATTAATCGTCGGCTGTTTCACAATGGGTTTCCCCGTCGTCTCGTCATAGATTTGAGGGGCATCCTTGGAAATATGACGCCCACACACGAGACCCGTGGGGGCCTGCGCCTTTGCGGGTTTTCCGCAATTGACACACACAGGTTTCGCGGTACCTTCCAGGTTCGTCAGATTCACCAAGTTCCAGTGTTGAATGTTTAACAGGTTCCCAGACACATCAGATTTCGTGGCAACACAATATGCCAAATTCTTAATACCAATATCCAGAGCCAACATGCCTTATAAACTTTGTATATATATTGTTTAGATGAGCCAACCAGAGGCAAAAGTGGAGCCAGAAGCAAAAGCAGAGGAACTTCAAGACCACCGTGTGGATGCCCCTAAGCGTTTCCTCAACGGTTGGACAAAAGAACTAGAGAATCTCTTTGCCGAGTGGGCCGACAAGGCCGCGTGTTATCGGTGGATGCACGAGAAAACCGGGCGCATGTATCACACCCGTGACCAAGGAATCATGTTCCCCATTATTATTCTTAGCACAGTCGGGGGTGCGGCAAATTTCGCCATGAACTCCATATCCCAAGACCCCGCAATACAAAAATACATCCAACTCGGCCTCGGAGGCCTCTCTATGAGTACCGCGATTCTCACGACTATCGCAAATCGTTTGGGCTACGGCAGTGCCGCCGAAGCCCACCGTGGTGCGTCCATTTCCTGGGGCAAATTCAATCGTCTCATCGTAATTGAACTATCTCTCCATCCCGATGAGCGTATGGACGCCTTCGCGTTCATGAAAATGTTCCGCGTGGAACTGGATCGTCTCGTTGAGCAATCACCCTCCATACCCGAGCAAATCATCAATAAATTCATCTACGAGTTCAAGGAGGTAGTAGATATCAAGAAGCCCGATATCACCGGCGACTTAGAGCACACTCGCGTATTCTCAGACAGCAACACGCGACTCAAGAAGATTGCCGAAGACGCTGCACTTACACTGAATTTGAAGAAGGGTATCCTCAAGCAGCTGGTACTTGATGACCTAGATATGAAGATTCGCCGAGTCATCCGTGATATGAGTGCTAAATCTATGAATGGAGGCACGCCAAGCAATACACCCTCCACATCATCGTCGTTTCCTGTAAGTAAGACACCCGTAAGTGCCAAGGATTCTCTCGTAGGACACATTGCTCATTCATCACTTCCCGCCATTCATGTCTCTTCAGTCAATAAAATACCTGAAGACACAGTCGTCTTACATATAGAAACACCCAAGCACGAAGAAGTCTAAAATGCCTTTTCTAGACCCAATGGCGTATAGTTGCGCCCCCTCGGTGTATTCCTGCCCCCCTCATATTTCTTCGTCAACAACTCACCAGACGGAGGCATAGGATGACTCGGCGCCGAAAAAGTCCCAAATAAACTAGGCACAGGTTCAATGCGTTCCAAGCCAATTGTATTCGTATTCTTAGATGCAAAAAACCGGCATTCGTATGCGTCGCAATTCTGTACCTGTTTCGCCCCAGGCACTGTCTGCGCCTTCGCGTAATGCGCACCTGTCCTCATAGCTTGACGTTTCCGTGAAACCTGTACAATTCCATCTGCGTTATGCTGGAGCCACGATCGGATGGAATTTCCATATTTAGGAGGAGCCACATTCACAGCACAATGTGGCTTGTAATCTGTAAAGACCCTCGCGTCCATCATAACAGACGCATATTTCGGATATCTGTTATCCGGGACTTGCTCCGTCTCCTTGGCAGGAGCATCCACTCTATTCACTGCAACCTCCGTTACCCTATCATTCAGATTAGGTCTAAAATCTGGATAAGTGGGTTTCTGAAAGCGCTGACTGTCCATCTAAGCATACCGTTTAATATTTAATTGCACTACAATGTGACTTCCTCAGCCATATCCAGGGGAGACCCCTCCGAACTTGGCGTAGGCCCATCTAGCATGGTATTCTGCTCACTCTTCTTCAAGAGTTCAATGATCTCCTTACGACGTGTACCGGCAGGAACAGTCACACCCTTCTCCTTCGCAAGTCCATGTAGCTCCTTCACAGTCATGGAGTCCAAATCCGGAGAGAGTTTCGTGACATTCACTGGCTGTCCGAGACTACCCGCATTCTGGCCACCCGCAGCATCATCAATATGGAGTGTCCTAGACTCCAATTCAGTCGCCGTCTCCAGTGCCTGCTCCAAAGTCTGCTGGTACTCTTCTACCTCCTCCATCTCCTCATTCTGCAAAGGTACAGGTGCGCTAATGGCGTTCAAATATTCCGGACTTGGTTCAAACTCCGCCATATGGCTAGGAGGGGGGCCCGTCGCATATGGCGCAGCGTCCATCATCACCTTCAAATCCGTGAGAACACCCTCAAACAGCCCCAACTTTTTCTCCGTCATGGAAAGACGATTATATAGGTAAAATATGATAGCACCAAACACGAGTGTCAGGATAACACCAATCATAAGAGCGTCGTTCATTCTATGTCCACGGGCGATGTTTTCGCCGAGGTTCTGAACGCGGAATAAACACCCGACTCAATCAGCAATTCCTCCACACTACTCATCATATTTATACCTCTCATTACCACGTACTTATAGTTAATCTGACCTTCCTCCAACATCTCAGATTCCACACACAGGCGCTGGACATTATAGGGCGCCGTCGCAGCATGTGAAAACAAGTGTGTTGATACGATACTTGCCACTCTCTCCGAGGACCACAACTGTTGTAAAAAGATTTGACTCGCCGTGGCAGCGTCGGGAGGGTTCGTCGTATGAAAGAGTTCATCAATAATCACCCAACCACGTGTATCTCCCAGGCGAACTCTGCGCAAGATTTCACCTGCGACACTCACCTCCCTCTCAAACAGACTCTCTTGACCCGGGCGGTCCTCCAGGCGTAAACTGCTAATAACCCACTCCACAGGTGTCATAATACACCGCTTGGCAAAGGCCACTCCCCACGCCTGCGCAAAGACAACATTCGTCAAGGCAGATCGGAGAAAGGTGGATTTTCCACCCCTGTTCGGCCCTGTACAGATTGCATGGTGTTCACTCGGCCCCATGACCAAATCAAAGGGGACACGTTTCTCAGGCTCCAGCAAAGAATCCACTGCCCCCTCCATCTTACAAAACGGTGTCGCAGTCTGTTCCCATTCCACCGGAACCAAGGTAGCATCCCTGCAAATGGCCGCCGTAATCTCCACACGACCAATGGCCCTGTAGATTTCCGGTAGCAACTGCTTGTCCTCTGTCACCCACGCCAGCACTTGGCGCTCATCGCCATATTCAGCCGGGTCAGGAAACGACCACGGCTTCTTCAGACCATACGAGACCCAAATATCTGAAATGGCTCTGAGGCGAGTCACAGTATCTACGATGGCCTTGGAGCCCTTCAGCATGAGTTGGTCAATCTTATAGCAGTGCACTGCATTCGTATAGGGTAGGTACATTCCGTGCGCATAAGAAAAGATGAGACCCCCCCACTGAACCAGGCTCATGATATCCGATTTTGCACCGCCACGGGATGCCCCGAATAACATGGGTTTCACAGATTCCCAGTACTGTTCCCAGGTAATGGGTATATCATAGACGAATTTCAGTGCAAAGAATGGTATGACGAGTGACAAAAATGGCATGACCCAGGCAATCAAAGGTGCCAAAAATATCTTAGACATCGCAACGTATATGAGCACGAAAGGGACGAAATTCAAGGAGGACCAAACGCCTGTAAAGAGAATCTGACTCCAATCCTCCTTCTGTGATTCACTTGCCGTCACAGGATCCACTTGACGTAGAAGGGACTCATTTTCAAGGAGGGCGGGCAAATGGATATCCCATTCACTAGTTTTCAATGCCTTCAGACGACGCCACCCCTCCGACCTGGCCCGTAGGATATCTGGACTGGTAGTCCATCGGATCGCCTGGGACTTGAATAAGTCCTTTGCTGATTGACTTTTTATACCGATAGACTCAAGTACGGCTTCGGCCCTACACTCCTGGAGCGTGTGTGAGATATCCATTCCTGGTTTCAAAAGGGGTTTGAAAATCGGCTGAAAAACGACAGGTTGAAAGTGCTTAAACCACAATCTCTATACACAAGTATAATGGCCAGTATGATGTCGCCTATGGTCACCAGCATCCTGGCCCTCCGGTCAGAACTCCGCCCAGCCTCTGATGAACTGAAAAAACGAGTTCAATCCATCAGGGTCAGGAGTACCCAAGAAACCCAAAGTGTTCCTGGGTGGAGGCAAAAGGCACACATGCCTTCCGGATCAAGCAATCACGGAAGTCAAGGACAGTTACATCAGCAGGGACGATGGCGAAACAGTGGTAGTTCCAATAGCCTACATAGCCCCGGGAGTCCCGGCAATGCCTCACCAACACCCGGGTCACCATTCCGTTTCTCCAATACATCTCCCGCGAACATACCTACTACGCCTACCCCATCTACACCTGTCCCATCCACACCTACACCATCCGGCCCACCGATGCGTTATGTCAGCAGATTCCATAATGGCGATAAAAAGGGCGATGACCAAATTCTCAATACCATTATTCTCAATAAACTCAATGTGTTCAGCGTAAAGACCTACGATGACGTTAAGCAATTCCTCTTTCAAATCTTAGGCAGTGACCAGCGCGAATTTGTCCGTGAATTCACGTGGCTTGTCTTCCGAAAGGCCGCTGCCGAGGATAAATTTTGCCCGCTCTTCGCGAAACTCCTCTCCGACATCAAAAAGGAGTACCCGGTCATCCTGGAGGAAATGCAAAATCTCCATACCACATATTTGGATATCTGGAAGAATCAGGACTCCGACACGAAGGTGGATCGCCGCTGTCGCCTCGGATATAGCCAATTCCTAGCGGAACTGACTGTACTCGGTGTCCTGGAATCAGATGCAATGAAGGCGACTATTCAAATACTGAGAGACTGTATTATTGAATGCCTCCCGAACCAAGGTTCCCAAGCCACCGTGGAAGAATACACGGATTGCCTCAAACAACTCTGTATGGGTAAGATTCCTAAACCCATACAGCAAATCATTCGCGATCTCTTAATTGCCGATTTGGATATATGGATTTCCAAAGATGTCAAGGAAGTACCCGGCCTCTCTAGTAAATCCCGTTTTGCTTTTATGGATCTGAGAGATTTTCTTGTGAAGTCTGCGTAAATTGTTGGTGTATGGTAGAATGAAAGTTTTTGGTAAAGCCGCAGAAGTCGTCCTTGTTCCCGTGAAGGTTGCCGATACCCTGGTGGATGCAGGTGCTGGGGTTATTGTTAGTGGTGTGAAGGGCGTGAAGGGTGTGCTGAAGAGTGGGACCAGTGGTGTGAAGAGTGTTCTTAGCAGGGCTGGCAGCAGTCTCAATGGGGTGATTGGTCTCCATGGCGGCAAGAGGAACAAGAATAAGACCCAGAAGAACAAGAATAAGAATAAGAATAAGAACAAGACCAATAAGAATAAGAATAAGAATAAGACTAATAAGAATAAGAACAAGACTAATAAGAATAAGAACAAGACTAACAAGAATAAGGATTAAATGTATTAAGAATATTTAATAAAAGAACAAATGTGTATGATGTTCATACATATTTGTTCATGAGTATGACTGTGATAGGTGTCAGGTGAAAAAATTGACAACCTATCCACCCCCGGCTTTAGGTACATCGCTAAACCATGGATTCCAAATTGAACAAGAAGGACAGAATGAATCGCGCCAAGGACTCCAAGGATAAGAAGTCCGAGAAGCCCGTGGATAAGACCAAGCAAAAGAAGCGCGGGGGAGGCTTCGCACCTCCTGAAGATGATGACGTAGATAGCCGCGGAAATATCCGCAACCTCATCGCATATTCCGATGAATCTGGGTTAATTACTGACGATGAATCACCCCGGCAAAAGAGACACAACCAATCACGTAAGTCGGATAAGAAGCCCAGGAAAATCAGTGTCTCCGACGAGGAAGATGATGATATCCAGCCAAGGAGACGTGGTTTCCATCCCCGCAAGGCCGCGGTCAAGGCAGGTGATAAGATAAAGCGCAAGGCTGAGACAGAGTCCGAGGATGAGGACTACGATTCCGAGGAAGAGTCTGAGCAGCCAACTACGCTGGAGTCCGAGGAGGCAGATGAAGATGACGAAGAGGAGGAATACGACGAGGAGGAGGACGAAGATACCCCGCCCCGGAATCGCATTCTTCTCAACTTCGGCTTCGGCGACTCTTCCAGTGTGGATGAGCGAATGATTCCCAAGCGCTACAAAATCAAGAAGGAGCCCGAGTCAGTACAGAAGTTCTTCAAACTCATGACGGAACCCATTGAAACGGAGACAATTGACGATCACATTGACCAATTCAAGGCTCTGAAGGAGGATGAGCAGAAGCGCATGATCACCGTCCTGGAGAATCGCCCCAAAGCGAAGGACCAACCAGTGATGTTCAAGATTCTCAATATGCGTACCACTCCGGAGATTCAGGCCAACCTTCTCGCCAAGTACAATAATCTGCAAAGTATGGAGCCAGGTTCCGGCGAATACTTCAAGATGCGCAATTGGTTGGACAAGGCCATCTCACTCCCTCTCGGTGTCCGGAAGGAGATTCCTGCAAAAGTGGATGATGGTCCCGAGATCTGCCAGGCATTCATGGCTCGCGCCAAGAAGTGTCTGGACGAGGCCATCTACGGCCAGGAGGAATCCAAACTCCAAATTCTCCAATTCATTGCCGGGAAGATTACAAACCCGGAGTCCCGAGGGATGTCTCTTCTGCTTGTGGGTCCTCCAGGTATTGGAAAGACCAGTCTCATCAAGCAGGGTATCGCCAAGGCATTGGACTGGCCTTTCCAGTTCATCTCTCTCGGCGGTGACAGTGACGCCAGCACATTCAGTGGTCACCAACTTGTCTACGAGGGTAGCCATTGCGGGAAGATTGTGAATTCTCTCGTGGCGGCTAAGTCCATGTCGATGGTACTCATGTTTGACGAGTTGGACAAGGTCAGTTCTACGCCAAAGGGTGAGGAGATCCAGAACCTACTGGTCCATTTGACGGATCCCACTCAAAATGCCGACTTTGAGGACAAGTACCTCTCAGGCATTCCTCTGGACCTCAGCCAGGCCATGTTTGTCTTCAGCGCCAATGATATCACCAAGATTGATCGCGTACTTCTTGACCGGTTTCTCGTCGTGGAGTTGGAGGGCTATGGTCCCAAAGAGAAGATGGAGATCGCAGAAAAGTTCCTATTGCCCGGAGCACTGAAGGAGGTCAGTCTGGGTGAGCGAGTCGGTATTCCCAAGGAGGTGGTGACACACATCATGGAGAACTATGCCAAGGAGGAGAAGGGTGTCCGTGAGTTGAAGCGCTGTATGGAGCAGATTGCGCAGAAGTTGAATATGTTGCGACTCTTCAACTCACCGGATCTCCCCTTCTACATCAAAGACTTCTGCTTGCCATTCATCTTGAAGAAGGAACATGTTGATAAGTTTCTCAAGGACAAGAAAGCCAAGATAGATGCAAGTGTTCAGAGGATGTATACGTAATATAGACAATTTACTAATAAAAGGAATTGTAAAGAGATGTTGCACGAATATTTAATGAATACTGCATCCGTCTTTTTTTTGGTATATTATGTTCCCGAACTCTATGCCAACTGGAAAAACAAGAATGCCAATATTTACAATATGCCCGAAAAGGCAATACTTGTTTTGGCTAGTGGATTCGCATTGTCTTATGCCATTATTAATAATGATATTGCACTTATATCAAACTACGGACCAATGCTGGCCCTTGATATAATTGCATTTGTTATGCGTTCATATTACGTCTATAAGAATTATGGTGATAATCATGCTACATTAGTACCAATAGACCCAAGTGATTCAAACGATACACACACTACTGACTCCCCTTAGGCTTTTCAGATTTTTCAGATTTTTCAGATATATTCCACATCTGATCCTGCTTTGCCCTTTCGGCATTGAGTGCGATCATGCGTTCTTGTATTTCCTTGGCAGTTTCAGTATTAGGAGTACGCTCCTTCGTTGTGCCTGGACCCCATCTTTTTACGCCACATAGGCTCATTTCTATATGATAGATAGAATGGATTATCATTACCCTCGGCCTCCTTCTCCAGGATTTAGACCAACATATTCAAATATAAAGGCTCAAAAAGAGTCTGGTAAGACTGCAGGACAACGTTATAGTGAAAGTCTTGCCGCTAAAAGGATGGCATCCTCTGCGGCTTCTGCTGAAAGACTTGCGGCGGCCCAAAGATTTGCTATTGCTCAAAGGGATGCTGCATATGAAAGGCTTGCTGCTGAAAGGCTTGCTGCTGAAAGGGAGGCTCAAAAGCTTCGTATAAAGGAGGCTACCAAAAAGGCAGGTACTAGCACATACCGTACACAATTAACAAGAGCTCATTTTTCGGGACCGCCAAAGCCAAAGGCGGCTCCAGCAGCGCCAAAGCCAAGTCTTTTAAACAGATTTGTTACATTAGTTGAAAAAACTGCAGCTGAGGATGCTCTAAAAGCTGCTAAAGATGGTAAAAAACGCCCACGTGGTGGGAGATCAACTAAACGTAATAGGACAAACCGTAATAGGACAAACCGTAATAGGACAAACCGTAATAGGCGGTATGCGTAGTGGCATAGACGTTATGCTCTGTAAATTATACTGAGAATATAGAGAATGTCTAGTTTGCCAGCAGGTTATGGATTTAAACCATCACATAATACACACGAAAATGCGGCTGCTGCTGCGAAGGCATTGGCTACAGAAAGGGCTGCAAAGTTCTTCTCTTCTAACAATAATTCTAATTCAAGCAGGCCTACAAATCCTATCGGGGCAACTGCTCCAAAATTAAATAGACTTTCCAAAAACACTGAGCTAGGAAAGCCTGCTTTATATATACCTTCAGCACAGGCAGGAGGTTATAAATATAAAAAACGTATTACGCATAAGCGTAATCATAAACGTAGCAAAAGCAGAACAAGAAGCAGACATTAAATGCGTCTAAAGAATAATATATAGTTCATGTTTCCAAACATGGGCGTAGACCCATCCTTCGCCCTCACAACAGTCTCGTCGTTATATACATTCCACAACCCAGTCGTAGGGCTCTTCACTTGGGCAGTGTAATGACCGCCCCCGGCACTTCCATGATGATCCATAATTGACTGTATGGCATATTCGGCAGATTTACTCTTCTCCGGACTCGCCGCCGCAAACCACTTCTCAAACTTTACAACCGTCTCGGTTTTGAAGTTTGCGTGGCACTTTGTTCCATTCGGATTGAAACGCTTCAAAACCAGAATAAGATTCTGCGGCAACTTCCAAATCCTCCTCGTTATAATTCCCGGATGTCTCTTTGCTTTGGGTGTACCTGGTTCCTTTGAATCCGGAGAACATCTATCACATTGATATTCATCAATGTTCTCCCCTTGAAACTGGTGATCCATACATTCCTCCAGACCACCTTCCTTCTTATTCGGGAAATCCACTTGTAACTCGCCGAACTCCTCGTACCTACAACTTACCCCCTTACACCCCTGGCATTCCACATTTACCTGCATCAGTCCCCAGAAGTAATCCACAATTGGAGAATATTTGGGTGCCACTTTCGTCTTCCAGGCATCCAGTGCTCCATATACTGCCGCATCAGGCGCAGCCATCACTGTCATCAAAAGCGGCCTTTTCATTGCCTCGTGTAACTGGTCCAGCAAGAACACGAGTGTCTCATGGGAGTCGTGCTGCATATTTGGCTGCGCCATATGCTCAAACATGGTGTCCTTCAAGGCATTCCGGAAATGATGAAGGAACCCTGCTGGCCTCAAATGAGAAGGTGGTGATCCAGACCATATATCATGAATGAGTTTCTTATACGCCTTACAAAGCATGACCTCTTTTGTCTCTGTGTCCGGGATCCAGGAGTCCGAATGATTATTCATAAATACTGTCAAATCAGGTACATGCCGAAGACATTGTACGACGGCATTCAAGAAACATGTAGACCCCATATTCTCAAGACCAATTTGACCTTTTTCCATTTCGTCTAACTGTGATGCTAGAAGGTCGTAAATTTGAATGGTTCAATTTTACCCACGTTCATTACAAACCCAGATGTCAGACGATTACCAAACAATTTACGGTGTAGGGCTCTTGGATGATATTCACAACTATTTCCCTAGAATCTTATACAATTCTGACGAATTCACAAGTTTCCAGAGTGTTATGATTTACGTACAAGACTGTATGCAGCGGAGGTTTAATCTCTTTAACCACGGAAGAAGGCAATATTTGAATACAATTCCTAGAGCGCCGCCGGAGAATACAATACGATTCAGTGTCGGTGAAAATCAGAACCCCTTAGTATCCACCATACTTCCTCTACTCCAACGTCTGGCCACACCCCGTGTAGTGCGAGTTCCTATGACAACGCAATTCCAGGATGTCATTGTCCACGCCTCCCAGGAAGTCATTAACGGGGCATCTAGGGAAGTGACTCTGGAGGAGGATCGTGAAGACTGTTGTAATATTTGCCAGGACAATATGAGGCAAGGGGAATCTATCAGAACTCTGGTATGTTCTCATTCATACCACAGGTCATGTATTGACAATTGGCTTCTCAATCAGTCAGTCTTATGTCCCACGTGCCGACATGATATCCGGGACCCTTATACAGTACCAGTCTCAAGACATGTATCGCCGGCATTGGGTCCTTCCACAACGCCTAGCATCAGTACAAGTAGTCCAAATGAAAATATAGACCCTGCCACAAATGTAGGAGAGACGTTCATTCTAACACCTCCCCGGATACCGCTTATTCCTACGAATGAGGATAGGATAAATGAATTAAGGAATCTCATGACACAGGATCTATGGAATTCCATTTACTTCCCTTGAGCATTAACTCAAATCCATAACACTCAAATCCTGTGGCAGCTGCTCCACAGTCATCTTATAATGTTCCTCTAACTCTCTCATCGTGCGCAAATCGTCAGTGGAGAGAAGATTGATGGCAGTCCCCTTACGACCATATCTTCCTGAGCGACCAATACGGTGAATGTAATTGTCAATCTCCCTCGGCAACTCATAATTAATAACCAGACTCACCTGCTGTACATCAATACCGCGGGCGAGTAAATCCGTACTAATCAAGACACGGGTCTCACCTCTCCTGAAGGACTTCATACGCTCCATACGGTCCTTCACATCCATATCGCCGTGGATACAGGTAATAGGAAATCCACTTTTTGTCATTGTCTCTGCCAGCCACTCAGCCTTCTGGCGCTTATTACAGTAAATCAGCGCCTGTGCGATATTCAGATTCTTATAAAGGTCCAGTAATACCTCAATCTTCCAATCCTCCCTCTCCAAATCCACACGGTATTGACGGATACCCTTCAAGCTCACCTGTTCGGCAGGAATCAAAATGCGTACAGGGTCTATCAGAAGACCATTTGCGAACTCTACCACATCCTCGTTCATAGTGGCACTAAATAGCGCGCATCGGCATGTTGCCGGAAATCCTAGACTCAATATACACTGGAGTTGCTCGCGAAACCTGTCCTCCAACATCTGGTCAGCCTCATCCACAATAATGACCTTCACATACTCAGTAGTAAAAGCCTTTCGACTCATTAAATCATAAATACGACCCGGCGTCCCAACAAGGAAATGTACTCCGCGATCTAGGGCACGAATATCATCGCGCACTGGTGTCTTTCCAAGAGCAGCATATGCCTTAATATTCATATGTTCACCCAGACTGGTTGCCACACAATGAATCTGCTCGGCAAGTTCACGCGTGGGCGCAAGACAGAGGACCTGGACCTTCTTAATACTAGGATCCACACGAGCCAGACTACCAATAGTAAATGTACCCGTTTTACCGGTACCTGAGCAAGCCTGTGCAATAAGGTCTCTCCCATCCGCAATCACTTTAATTCCTTTTTTTTGGATGTCAGAAGGTGTTTCAAAACCATGTGAGAAGATTGCTCTCAGCAAATCTACAGGAAGATCCATTGAATCAAAGGTCTTATAGACCTTGACCTCTTCCTCAACGGGCGCAACAACTTCAGAATCTTGGGCGGACATACCGATATAGTTATGACTAACGCATTCAACTTTAGGCCTAGACTAGAGTAAAATTAGGTCTAAAAAATGAATAACATGTCTATAGCATAAATAGCATGGCCGAAGAAGAGTATGAGGATGATGTATACGATGAAGAGTTGGAGGTGACAAATGATGATATGGCTCTTGAGGAGGCTCATAAGAAGGATGTTGGTAATGAGCTCCTGAAATTCCATCCAGAGGCTCGGATTGATACAATTGAAAGTGTGGCCCTTGACATTATCATGACGAATGTACCTCCCACATTCACAAATGCCGATGGTCAGGCGGATTCCAAACACCGGAGTCCGCCATTCTTGACCCAATACGAAAAGACTAAGGTTCTCGGATTCCGAACAAATCAGCTGAGCCTTGGTGCGAGGCCCTATATCGCTGTCCCGGCACATGTGACTGATATCCGTGAGATTGCCCGCCTTGAACTGGAGGCCAGACGTCTTCCTATTATCGTGAAGCGCCCTATGCCGGATGGAACATTTGAGAAATGGCGTATATCCGATTTACTCATTCTATAATTTCCACTTGCTCCTCCCAAAGCGTAGATCTCTCCACCCCCTCCTCAAAAGAGGGTTTATTTCCCGGAGGGGTAGTTTCCCGTATGTATACAGCATATGTATCATTATCCATTGCGTATTGAATAAGATCACTGTATCGTGTGACCATCCACAGATTCATATGCCCCCCATTTTTGAAATTGCCGTCAGCTCCATTGCAGTAGGCCGTGTAATAGAAATAGAGTCCGGACTTTAACAGTCCGATGGCATTCCACGACTTCAATGCCGCCTTACCTTCCTCAATCCAATAGTACTCAGCAATGTTATTTGGAAATGTATCAGGATACACTCCCAAATCAACAGGTGATTCTGTTAAGATTTGTCTATATATGGATTTCACTGAGTAACCGAATTGCTCATGAAGGAACATGAATGGCTCATACAATTTTGTCCTCTCAGGATCCCTAGTATTTTCACCACCCACTCTTTTTTCAAGTCGTCGCTCGGTCATCTAGTTTTACTCATCTTAGAAAAACTTTAACCGGTCTTTGACGGGTATAAAGAGGGAGTCACCCTCTTTGATATCAAAGACATCCACCCATTCCTGAAAATGGGGGACAATACGGTCCACACGGTCTTCTGCCAGTGAATGGACTGATCTAGCCATCTTATATTCCATCGCCCGTTTTCGTAGACGGTCTCTCCAGGAAACCGCATAACTTGTAAAGAATTCACGAATCTCTTTCTTAACCTCGGCCTCCGTGGCACCTTTTTCACCCAAGAGTTTCTTGAGTGCGCGGAGAGTTATAAGAAGCCCCCCGAAATCTGCCCAGTTCTCACTCAGCGTTTTCTCGCCGTCCAAGTGCTTCCCACAATGTGTGAATTTATTGAAGAATTCTACCATCTTACGTGTCTGGTTCTTGAAATGCGCACGGTCCTTCCGTGTCCACCAGCGCCTGAATTTCCCGTGGGCATTATACTCACTCCCTTCTGCGTCAAAGGCGTGTGTGAGTTCATGTCCAATGGTCGCGCCTGTCCCACCGTAATTCCAACCTAGACCCCTGTCCTCCATATAAAAAGGCTCCTGTAGAATGCCCCAAGGAATTATAAAGTGATTCTTTTCTTCATAATACGAGGCATTTACCACGAAACAGGGGTAATGAATATCCCTATTCACAGGTTTTCCGACATCCTTCAACCTGCGGCGTACCTTGGCCTTGTAAATTGAGAATTTAGTCTGTAATAAGCTATCTGGGTAATACGCTGCATTAGCCACTTCATTTTCTGACGGTGATCCGACTGACGGTGATCCGACTGACGGTGATCCGACTGACGGTGATCCGATCGTTACCTTCATCCTATGAATCTTTTCAACTACTTGTGACGTAGTTCGTTTGGCTAAAATGTTGCTTTCACGCATTGTTTCAACTGCCGCTTCTTTAATTCTGCGTGTCATATCCGTTAATTCATTCAGTTTCTTTTTGCTGAACTCAATCTTAGTAAATTCCTCACATAAGATTTCGGGGAGAGAATCGGATGTATCATCTATAAACCTAGTTTTTTCGGAGGCAGGCTGTTTTTCTCCCATAATGCTACGTCTGAATAAGTTGAAACTGGCCTGAGAAATAGCGGGTCTCAAATATTTGGCAGTGCCATTTAGCATGTGTAAGGTCAAGACTGCTGTAATCATTTCCACATTTGCGTTGCATATCCATTTCATCAACCGTTTAAGGCATATCGGGTCATTCAGAATCCACATATGTTGTTTCCAGTGACTTTCTAGCCCCGCACCATTCAAAAAGTCCTCCCATAAAAAGTCTGGAAGCCATGTATGGAGACCCTCTCCCTTATGCTCTTTGAACGCATCCTCATTTGTAGGTGTTCCTATAATTGAAGCCAATTGCGTCTCGGCCTCAATGGCCTTATATAAATAAGGGAGACCCAATTCTATAGAACATGTTCGTACATATGATACGTAAGATAACCAAATGGGTGTTTTATGTAACGATATCCTATTATAGTATCTGACCGGTAGGGTGAGTCTTCCAGGTGAAAGTGTGTTTCGCATGTAATAAGGTGTCCTCTTTTCCTCTTCTACATCCACATCAATGAATGTTGATACCATGGACACACAGAACCAACCCACCATTCTCGCCATCTCACGGCCATTACAACACGCTAAGAGTTGCCCGGTGATACTCTTGATGAATTGCTCCTCTCTATCTGACTCCCGATGTGTCCATATGTACTTATAAAACCGTAGATGATCTGTATGGCTCTTTGGAATTTCTGCGACGGAGGGTGCCCTTTCTTTCGTAGACTCTAAGATTGACCATATTTTCTTGTCATTTTCCACTTTTATTTCGTCAAATGCTCCATATTCACTACGTGAGTCGGGAATCTTCGCCTTTTCCATCCACTTGTGATTTATATAGCGGTAAAACCCGTCTCCTGGTTTGAAAGCGTCCGATGTCATCGTTCAGCCTTCTCTGATTACTGGTCATATTTACTTTACGGTATTGGACTTCTGTCGAGGCCCTGCGTTTTATAGGGAGGGCACGCAGTATTCTGCGGGCATATAATTCAGATGGTGCCACAGGTAACCCTCTAAGAAACTGGCGCATCTTCTTTTGTCGCCTCTAATGAACCTAGAGAGATTCCATTCAGGGCGGTCTCTACCTGTTCCTTCATCAGGCTTATGAAAGGGTGTCCGAAGGCAGGCTCGGTCCATGAGCAACACGAGTAAATATCTTGGCCGGTGTAATGATAGAGAAAAAACCCATTTACATTCACACTAATGAGGCGATATCCAGAACTTTGCAGGTGACCGGCAGCCTCACAGTGAGGTTGACTTGTATCTGGGGATTCCGACCATCTGACATAGATAAGTGATGGGCGGTACTTGGAGGAAAGAAGGCTAGCAAGAATTGTGATCTCTTCCTCAAAGAGTTCAATCTTACAGACAGCAAAATGTGGTGAGGGCGCCGCAGTGCCATCAGATGGTTCCGGCCTCTTACGCAGGGAATAGGCTCTAGATACTAAGGAATCCCAGGAACTCATACGAACTACGGTATCTGGACCGAGGTCGCGACCGCCATTAAACGTAGCAGGAAACTCTACGACAGGCTCAATCCATTTAGGATTCACAAAGTGAGTTCCGCAATCCGATTCCTTCAAATATTTCATCCAGTCCACGAGTTTCCCACGCTTTTCTACAAGCGTCGTTGCCCAGACAGTATCATCGCCAAATGGGTCGCAGACAATCGTGGGAATCGCATAGGTCTCCAGAAGTTGGAGATCATGTTTCCAATTAGGCACACCCACATAGACCGCCACAGAATTAGATAAGTTTGTACCAAAAAAACCATATGGGTCCTTGAGAATATGATGTGCACCGGGGGATTCATTATAGGGTTTGAGATCCGTTGTGGTTGTGGGTATGAGCGTACTTATGGTGTCCATTATACTTCAGCACATTAGAATCTATACTATGTATTTACGCATTGGCTGCGTAATTAATTGTATTATATAAGCCTACAATTATGATATAGAGAATTATATGGATGAAGAATTTGTGCCACTACATGATTCAACACTGAATGTAAATCCGAATATTCATACATTTTTATTAAATCACGGATTCTATAATTTTGAAGGCTATAGCCAAGAAGTTAATCAACAAGTCAAAGATTTAATATCGTTGACTTCTAAACCTAATATACGAGTTATGGAAATAGGATTCAATGCTGGACATTCGGCCGAAGTTTTTCTAAAAAATAACCCTACGTTAGAGCTTACATCGTTTGATTTAGGTGTACATGATTATTGCTCAACAGCAAAAGAGTTTATTGATATGCTTTACCCAAATAGACATACACTCATTTTAGGAGATAGTACTATGACAGTTCCAAAGTTTACTAGTGAACACCCGAATGCCAGATTTGATGTAATCTTTATTGATGGTGGTCATACATATGATATCGCTACAGCCGACATTTTAAACTGTAAAATGTTGGCCCATAAAGATACTATTGTTATTCTGGATGATACGTATTATAGTTCCGATTGCATACATTCTTATATAATTGATGTTAATAAAGTATGGACAGAACAAGTTTCCAGAAACTTTATCACCGAAATTGATAAAAAAGATTATTGTCTTAATCGTGGAATGTCGTGGGGTACATACACTACTGCTTCCAGTTCTTCCCACAGTTCAAGCAACTAATAAAGATTGTCATTGGCTCATCTGCGGATCTCGTCTGTAATTCATAGTACGAGCACATCTTCTTGTGACAACCAGAGCATCTGAAACGGTCTGTCGCCATGGACAAGTTGCCCTCCAAGATGCGCTTCTCCCTACGAAACTGCTGGTCTTTCAAGTGCTTCCAATTCGACGGCTTCAATTCATAGGGTGACCATCTACCGATTTGATCCAGTGTGAATTCACCCTCCTTCCAACGTTCAACGAGATGCTGGTTTCCAATATAGGATTCGGGATTGAAATTCCCAATAGTCCTCTTAGATATCATATTGTAAATCCACACGAATGTGGTATGTTCCCAGGTTTGCGGAATCATACGACGTTTTGCTTCCTCTATAGACGCATTGAATATACCACGTTCTAAGTCGCCTATATCATCATCGTCACAATGCTCCGATAGCAAGTTCCGACATGTTTCAAAGGTAGCCTTCCTGTTAGTATTGGTCTCAACGGCTTCAGGGTCTGTTGTATCCTGTTCCTCTAACACCGACTTGAATTGAAACTGTAGTTGCTGGGGGTCAATCTTAATGATTCGTCGGCTCACACGAGCACGAGGTGTCTCCTCTTCCTCCTCTTCTAGATTACCCTCTTCGTCAACTCCCTCTGCGCCTTCCTCATCGCCCTCCTGACCTTCCTCGGTCTCCTCTTCAACTACATCTTCCTCCTCATCACCGACATCCACCTCATCCACGTCATCTTCTTCACCTCCTTCTAGATCCCCCTCTTCTAAATCTCCTGAGCACGCCTTCTCATAAAATGTCTCGTAATCTGCCGCAGTAAATACTTCTAGGGCCGAAGAATCGGCATCCCATGTGGTCTTCACTGGATGTACTACAAGAATGATACTTCCATATATCTCAGGTGCCTCGCAAGGAGGTGGTAGTTGATGCTGCGATACTTCACCCTCCTTACCCTTTGTATATCCGAAGAAACTGAGTCGTTTTGTAGAATACCTATATGATGCAATTGGCGCAGGAAGCGTCCTCTTTTTCACGTGGGACTGGAAGTCCTTCAACGTGGGGGTAGCTCCTGCCTGCTTGATTTTCACTTGTTCCACACCACCATCTGGCTTCAGTTCTAAGATTGGGTATGTTATAGGCATCTAGATATTAGTATACCTATCACGCTTAAATCCCAGCAAAGCAATTTTATTAGTGACATGGCCTCCATAAAAAGAGTATGGGTAAAAGACGATACAGATAGGATATTCAATGAGACCATGTATATATGGGATTCAGGTAGTCTCCGATATGAACGAATGAATGAAAAAGAGACTGTCTGGACGGTCCTAGAAAGGGAAGAGACGCCGACAGGGTTCGTGGAGATACTAGTTGAAATACCTCTTTATAACACGCCAACAGGTTCCACATGGAAAGAGGCAATTTCATACGAACCTTTGGGAAAAAACGGGTTTCGTATTCCTGGCTGGAGCGTAACATGGGCTCCGGCAAAGAGATAAAATCCCGTATTTTTTTCCTCTTAAAGGCTCAGATGTCTTTCCGTATTGGTCTGCTATTCCTCCTATTAATCGTTCTAGCGGCGGCCCTCTGGTTTATGCCTCGCGACGGTTTTACTAGTAATCTGAACACTTCCGCAGCTGCTACTATAATACACCCCCCTCCACAAATCTATCCAGCACGTGAGATCGTATCTGCCGGCCCTTCTTCACCCATGCAGATGGCACCTAGAGAGGAAGTCCGCGTAGTACCACCTGAAGTCCCAAATGACCCCTATGAACCGAATGAGGAGAGTGCTGCCATGCCAGAGAGACTCCGTCACCCCGAGAGAATGTTCAAGCCTGCCCCCAGTAATGTGTCATCAGATATCTCGGAGGCTTCAGGAATCGCATCTGAATCTGTGAGCCAGGCCGCACAGGCTCTCCAGAGGTTTGCACCTGAAATGGCTCAGAACGGTGGTGAATTCATGCAGGGAATCTTCGCCAATGACACGACTGAGCAGAGCAATTTTTCGTCATTCTAGACACGAACAAGGCAGTCTAAACGCAAATCCAGTAAATACAAATAGAATGCACAAGCACCCTCGCTCGTCTAGACAAGATTATACAACACCCAGACTTCATAACCCATCTCATTACGAACGAAAATGGATTGGCAGAATACCAGACTCTTACCCTGATATTCTGCGAGCCCCAGCAGTGTCTTATAAACCCCAACGTGACGACCCCCGTATTCAAGCCAATCAGTACGTGTCGTTTGCCCGACCCTACAGAGGAAAACAAGGCCTACTTATTATCGGAAAAGAGTACCGTCCTGTGCTGATAGACGAAACTGAACCCGAACAACCACATATTCTGCCTATGCGCCTCGATAGAGAGGCCATCATAGATACCTGGATTTTTTCAGTTACAATCTATCCAACAGAGGGTCTTATTCAATTAGAAGACTGTGTTGTGGCAAGCGGTCAGCAGATTCGCTCTACGAAACCATTCAAAGAACGGGCACTCAGTCTCCAAAGATTCGCCGAATCTGTGTGGTTCCAAGATAAACAATTTCAACTTGGTTGGCAAATTCAGATGGCCGTATTCTATCCATTGGAATCTGTCCGACAGGCAATGGCCGCCTTGAGTGGAGGATGTCTCTGCCTCATGCCGAATCTCCCTACCTTCCGCCTTCTCAAGGTCGTGCTACAGGAAGAGAAGATTGTACCAGTCATCGTGAGTGGTCCACAAGAGTGTACGTGTGTTGCAGTGGAAGGAAAGCCAGACGTCTATGATTTGAGGTCGGTGGCCGACAATGCGCCTGTGGGTCGCGCATCCATTCAGACCCTATCTATTAGCCAGACACTCCAACACAAGGTTTCCACAGGGCAACCCATGCGTGTACTTGCTGAATGGAATGCGGATTTTGAGTCATTCGTAGTTATAAGTGTTTTGTAATAAATATATAGATGGACTCTAAAGAGGCCTTTGAGAAGCACGCAAAATATGTGAATTTTTATAAAAAAATAAAGCCAGAGAAGGAATACTGGGGACTCGGAATTGAGAATGAATGTTACCTTATGTTTGATGGCCTAGATTCGGTGACACCCGATTTCATACAAACGAAGCATAAGCCAGAGAGATATTCGGTAGACTACTGGAAGAATTACGAAAATGGTGTACTGGAAAAGACTCTCGCAAAACTCAATACAGGTATACCTACACCCACATATATTAATAGTTACCTCTTTCGCAATATGGACCTCTTAGGAGAACACGAGACGCTGTATGCTAAGACTCCTAAACCCAATCCGCGCTTCAGCGGAGAAACAGTAGACCAATATTTGAGGCGTGTCAGTCCCGTCACAGTTGACCTATTCAAGAATAACATGATATATGACGGAGATACATTTGAATTCACAACATTCAACTTCTATAAAACAACTGTGAGAACAACACTCCAGGAACTCAAGTATATCAAGGACACCTTTCTCAAAGAAATGAATAAGCGCCTCGTTTCCAAATTTACCATTTTCAAAAAGCCGCTTATTTATCCACAATTTAATTACGGATTCGCCAAGTTCGCATCAAATCCTAAGAATATCGCTGTTTGTAACAATGGCACCTACCATATAAATATGACGCTACCGACGAAATTGAACCCTGATGGTTCTATTGCCAACCCTGAAGAATTCCGAGCCCAGCATGCGAATGCAATTCGTGCCATTCAATGGATCGAGCCCCTCCTTATAGCACTTTACGGAACTCCAGATATCCTTCATTGCCTGAATCCCGCCTATGCGGGAGGCTCTCAGCGTCTTGCCATGAGCCGCTATATTGGTGTCGGTACATATGACACCCAGACTATGGAAAAGGGTAAACTCCTTGACACGTATGACTATACATCTCAAGCAGGTGGCAATTATTTCACCGAACTACATACGAACTCGCCCTATACACCCCCTAAGACGATCGGCTACGACTTCAACTATAATAAATTCACCAAACATGGCATTGAATTCCGAGTCTTGGACTATTTTCCAGAGGAGCATCTAGAGCACATTGTAAATTTGCTGCTTCTTGCCTGCCAACACAGTCTATACGTGGAAATACCTGATCCTCGCCTAGAATCGCAGCCCGTGTGGAAGCACTTTTGCAAGAAGGCTGTACAGAAAGGTTCCATGGCAACTGTGAAACCCGAGATCTATATACCACTCTTTAAAGTATTCGGTGTTAATATAAGTGCCCTCACTTGGTGGCCATTCAAAGGTATAGGAAATCACACTATATTGCGTGTGGCGCAAATTTTGGCCAATACACTCTATAAATCATATAGGAATGATACGATATGTCTGAAAATGTCGCCGTTCATGAGGCCTGTTATACTCGTAGACTATAATGCCGAGGTGAAAAAGAAGTACCGAACTATGTTGGCGGGTGTGAAACCTGCACAGTATTGAAACTAATCGGACGAGAGGTTAGTGGGACGAAAATTATCCTGAGTTAATGGTATTAATTCTTGCGATGCCCTTAAAAGAATACGAAAGCCTGGTTGAACCGCAGGGTAGTTTAGTATATATGTATCTAGACCGTCTACCACTTTTAATCTACCCCTAAAGCTAATACTATTTATTTGCTCTTCGCTACTTTCGTCGGGAATATGACCGAAATTAATTGATTCAGGCTCTTTACCTGGGCAAATGATATCTGTCTGTATCATGCGAAGTTTCGCCCATCCCATCCTACCTTTTTCAACGACTATGAAAGATATACGTAGAATGCTCCTGTCACCCATGGGTCCAATATCTGCGTAATGATACATATGTGTTTTTATTCTAACGTAGGGCTTAATATTTAGGTGTAAAAATGAATTTGACGTACGCTCATGCCATGAGTATATGTCAAGTCGTATTATAAATTTTAAAGAGTCAGATATACCCCCTAAACTCCCAGATTCTCTGAAAGGTCGCACAGACCTCACTATGATACTGTGGGCGGGTGATTGCGTACAAAATGGCATAACCGACGTTCTAAGGCTCCCTATATATAATATATATGTATGTAATGATGTATTAAAGGGTGGTCTTGAACTGAATGCATACGAACTGGAGACGAAACGCATGCCAGGTTATATTTGTCTCATAGATGTGAGTGACAAGATACAGATGGACATGTTTATAGATTTATTTGGCGGATGTATTTCTCTCATTGATTCTGACTATCATGGCAACACACCTTCTCTAGAACTCAATCAATACTCAGATCTTCTGAGAGGTGATGGAATCGCATATCATGTAGAAGGTATTAATACGGCATATTATCCTACTGTAGAACTCGCCTACGCCCTCGAAGTCTTTGCGCCCATTTTGTCCCCTGAAAACAATTATGTACGTATGTGGTCGAAACCAATACGGGATCTTGCCAAATTCAATGATCTCACATCGGCGGAAGTGTGGACATCCCCAGATTTGAGAGGCCTGGAATATGATTCGGTTTATCAGGAACAAAATAAGTATCGGGATTTCATGTTGAAAATAAACCCAAATGCCATGTTTGCATTCACGTATACAGATAAGTTGGAGGAATACTGGGATACGCTCTCCACACAGATTATCTCGGTAGATATTTTAAGAGTATATAATACTTGGAAGGAGATTCTTACTCCTCAGAAAGACGATAAGGGTTACAAGGACCGATTTATGGCATATCTGAAAGGCCGATGTGAATCAGGGCTACGCGCTCAATCTCAGAGCCTCAGTGACTTTGAAACATATTGTTCTAAATTTACAGATTCAATAGAACTCGTGCGTGTCTATCAGAAGACATTAATTCATTTGGAATTAGCTAAGGAGGCTTCTGCGCATCCTCTGCTATATGGAAGACTGACGAATTTTATAGACAAGAGGTTGGTAGGAAAAGATGTTGAAGAATACGGGGTTGTAATTTCTAAGGTCTAGATAGATATGGTAAAGAATTCCAGAAATTCCAAAGATCGTAAATCTAAATGTCATAGGCGTTCTAAAAGCGCTAAGCCTAGCCATACGCGTAAAATGCGTGGTGGTGGCGCGGGTTCTGGTTGGACTCTCGGATCTTCCGTGGGAGGAGTGGCTCTCGGTAGTCAGGTGAATCAGCAATACGATGCCTGTCTGAGTTCCGCACGCCCTGGGCAAATGGCCTTCTCGCAGGCAGGTGGTCTTCCCGGCATGAAGGGAGGTGCCTATACTAATAATTTGACGAGTCCCATCGCAGGTTTCGCCCAGATTGACCGCGATACCAGCCACTGCAACCCCAACCACGTGAATCTCATGAATACTGGTATGATAAAACAATCAGGTGGCGCCGCAGTTGGCCCTGGTGGTGGTAGTATCGCTGCTTCTGCCTCACCAATTCTAGAGGAGCACACTGCTCGGTATACTACAGCCCCCAGTCAATGGACCGGCTCTACGGGGGCTCCTGTACTTCTGAATCAACCCTTGAATGGACAGATGTGGAGCAAGGCCTGTACGCAGACCGGTGGCAAGAGAAAGAACAAGAACAAGAACAAGAATAAGAATAAGTCAAAGAAAAACAAGTCAAAGAATAAGTCTCGTAATTAATCATCATCCACAAACCCATATTCAACCACCTCTGGTTTCTTCTTTTCTTCTGGCTGCCCCTCCTCTAAAGAATCACAATCTTGAATCTTGTAGCCGCATTTCTTATAATAAGCAATGCGCTGACGAGCCTGTGACTGCATGGACCTATGAACGTCTATTACATCTATAATGAGTGGTGCCACCTTCCTCTCCTCTGGCCTCTGTCTCAGGATACGCCCCGTACTCTGCTCAATCTTTTTGCGCGGGCTCGCCATCAAGACTGTATTGAGTGTCTTGATATTCATAGCCTCACTCGCCATCGCGTAAGTCGCCCAAAGTATCTGCGCCTCCTCCGCTGCCAAATCGCGCGCTGCCGTCTTCATTCCACCAATATAATATCCCATCACGCATCCTGTCGGTTTCAGCAAATTCTCCAAGGCCTCTAGATGCCCAATACGCTCAGATAAGACCAAGATACGCCGCCCAGGCTCCTTTATGAGATCTTTCAGGCGATCGGCAATAAAGACATTGCGCTTCTGGAATTCCACAATCCTGGTCAAGAGCCTAGCTAAGATAACTTCCCCTCGGTAATTCGTAGGGACATCCGTATATTCAATATCATCACACGCAAAACGCATGAGTTCCACGCCGACTGTGGCATCGGCCTCCCGTTTCTTCTCCCAATACACTGGCTTCCCTAGATGCCACTCAAAGACCTTTGTCAGACCATCATCACGTGTGGGAGTGGCACTCAGACCCAGCATATGCTTGGTTTGTAGTTTACTGAGGACTTTACTGAAGTGTTTCGCCCCCAAGTGATGACACTCATCAAAGATTGTGAATGCGTATGAACGCAACACTGACTCCGGAATCTGCCTCTGAACAATAGTCTGAATCATACAAATCGTACAATCATATTCGGCTGGATCTACTTCCGCTTTCGCAGCCTGAAATCGGCCAATACGTATACCAGGAATGAGTGCCCGCATCTCTCCGGCCCACTGATCTAACAGGAACTCTTTATCAACAACAACCATAAATCTGCGACGCAAGCGAAAGGCGATCGCTACCGCCATGAAGGTCTTGCCTTTTCCACATGGTACGCAAATAAGTCCATTCGCGTCGGCATCTAAGAATTTCTTAATAATGGCCTCCTGATAATCATAAGGTTTTCCGATAAACGTCAGGCTCTTCGGCAGCAGATCACCATCCGACATGACCGAGCTTGCTGCGGGTCCCAGAGTATCTTTTGCCCAAACTCTGGGGAGATATAGACGTGTAGCGGATTCCAGGAAGACTGGAAATTCCGTATCGGCCATGGAATCATACCGGGATTGTTGGGTCACCGGTTTGACGGTTAATTCTTTCCGAATCTTAGTCTCTATTTCCTTTGATAGTTCAGATTTGAGAACAGCATATCCGTGGGTAGTCAATACACTTGTCATTCTAGTTTGTATAACAATATGAGTAAGATAACTAAGAGTCAATTTTTAAAGAAGATAAAGATAGAATGAGGCCCGACCCCATACAACTCGGAATACTCGCAGTATTATTTGTAGTATTTTTGAATGTGGTCAGCGTATCAAACCTTCTAGGACACTCTCTAGACACACTCCCAACACGCATTGCGGCCGTTATTATTATACTGGCCTCTGCGACATACGACCGGTATGTGACTCTAGCCGTTTTTATGATTGTAACTGGAATCTATGTACAGCATCACCAGAATGACTTGTCCAATTTGGCAATACCTGGACGTGATCTAAATGAGATGAATCCGTACGAGATTCCCGCGGCAAAAATCAACGTGAAAGGTGGTGGTCATAGCGATGTTCATTATGAAGAGCCTGATTACACACCCCAGAAGGAGGATCAGACAAATGAATTTTCAGCCGTTTCGCACTCACAAGATGAGAAGCAAGTACTCGTGAGTGAGACCCTAGGGAGCCGATCACAAAATATATTTAATGAAGATATGCGCCAGGCTGAGGCAATGGCTATGAGAAATCGTAATGGATATGAGTAATTTCAGATATCAAAATGAGGCACTATTCTAGGTTTATGTTTAAATATAGAATATTCCTCTGATTTATTTGTATCTTTTGAATTTCCTGATATAGCATCTTTGGTCTCAGCCTCTTTGGCATGAGCTACTTTGGCCTCAGCCTCGTTATCACGATTTGTTGAATCAATATCAATAGAAAAATCATAATTCCTACCACAGCATTTTGATCGTATATGTTTATGATTAACTGCACTATATATAATACCTGCAACTGATATAAATAGACCACTCCCTCCTAGAGCGGCACCTACGTCCATTCTAAAACTATTTCTGAAATAATTTACTGAGTATACCATTAATATTAGTATCTTTACCGGATGAACCCTGTGCCTCCATTAAAGCCGCAAGAGCATTGACGGGTGGCGCTTGTAGAGGAGGTTGGCTAGAATCCTTGGCGGCGGCAGGGGGGATTGTTTGTGTGGTAACCTTGGTGGTAGGACATGATCCCGCGGGAAGTCCTTTTGCATTTGCCATACTCAGAGTATTATCAACGTAATACGCCTTACTCGCCGGGCAAAACTGTAGATCATGTGATGGGTCAATAGGATTCGTAACACCCTTTGCCCGCATGAACAACTCGTATCTAGTCGGCTCATAACAGTTTACAGGAAGATCATTGGATGAGTGATTCTTAGGAGTATATGTACATTGTAAAAGTGCAGGCATTGCTGGAGAACCTCCTTGAACTAACACTGTTTTCACCGCATCACTCTGAGGACATACCATGGTATCCTTAGCAATTACATTTGTACAACTATCAACTCTAGAAAGTTCGTCATTCTGATTCTTGTAGATTACGCATTTTTTCATGGCAGGGTCTTCAGGCTGAGTACCATCTCCGCTACACTGGGATGTCGAGCAGCCTTCTGGTCCAACTCGGTGCATATCTCCATAATAATATGGCATTGCCTGAGAGCAATACGATGTCGCCCGCCGTGTCCACTCATTTATTAGCCATTCAGAGCACGTTTTAAGACCATATGTAGTTTTTGGAGATAAACTACATACTTCATGTCCATGACATCTACCATTCACGATATCACCCTCGCAGCAATTTGTATCACCCTCTGCATTTATATATTTATCAGTGTTTACAGGGCATGATGTAATACGAATATTCGGTAGGTTTACTTGGAACCCCTCTTTTCTATGTAGCCACTCCAGGCCATTTTGTCGTATGAATACTGCGAGTATAATAGCAGCAAGACCCACACAGAATAACCAGATTATAAATGGTAGTACCGAGCCCATCTAATACCGCTTAATATCTAAATTAATTTCACAATAATTAATTTACATAATAATGACACTGCCGTGCTAAAGGCACCGGGGTGCCATTAGGCACTACAATGTTAGTCTTGATAAACCCATCATATTTTAGCAGATTTCTTATCTTTGGATGTTGTTTCAAGACCATAGGTCAACGCAAATAGAACCAAAAAACACACGATAAATGATACAATATGCGTAATACCTTCACTGTATCTATGTCCCATGAATTGTCTGATTATATAAAATAAGTATGCGAGTAATGAAACACCTCCAATAAATGAAAATATATATACGAGTATCTCTTCAATATCACCAGGTTGTATACCCGAAGATTCTACAGACTGCCCCCCCAATGCCATCGCCAGGGCAGGATCACCACCCGCCGAACTTCTGTTTAGAGCGTCCATCGTATCCTTCAGAGGTTCCCCCGTGGTCGGATCAATCATAATTTGATCATCCACTACATCTTTCCTAGGATCAATGGTATAACATTTGAATGCCTTCTTCCCTGTCTTTTTTACAGGTGGCACCGTGCTTTTTGCAATACTCGCAAGTGATTTACCCAAAAATACTTCTGCTACCAAATACTGAAAGGTCTGTAATACGCCTTCCCAGTTGTCAACCATATTTCCAGAAAGCCCCAGCACTAGATAATTCGCAATAGGTGAAGGAATTGTCGGAAACTCATTCGTTTTTCCATCATCTGATTTACGGTCTGTGAATTGAATATTCGTATAAGAAGATACCCCAGACTGCTGGAATACATTCAAAAGTCTCATTCCATCGCGATTAGGAAGAGTATATTTAGCGACCCTATCACATTTACCCGTCCCATTTGATTCAGCATAAATGTATATAGGCTGTGAGCAGACAAGAATGCGTATTGTTGCACTGCCTTCCGTGGCACGATTGGCTCCTCCAATCAATCGTGTGGCAATACAGGTTTCGTACGACATCATCGGCATCATCGTATCACGATTATATGCGAATAGAGTGGATAAGTCAAATCCAGAGAGATTTGATGCCGACTTGTTTTTCGCTGCCGAGTTCACGGAGGACCATAGTTGAATGGACATTTCTTGTTTATCTGTTAATATTGCGGGCCTACACATGAATACCATATCGGGAGATGACGGGTTGTCATTCTTTGTTTCAATCGTAAATACCAAAATAATCTCATTCGTCACATCTTTCGCATACGACAGACGGGCATGTTGTATTCCGCAGAGTGTGAGCACAGGTGAGCACCTATATCTCGCACCTCCAAGAGTCAGCGTGGTTCCACTCGCAATGCTGTCAAACCCCCCGATATGATATATTTGATTCGCATATGTGGCCGTGATATTGGCGGAAGATGCGGGAGCCCAAGCAACTTCTACATCCGTGGGCACAACAAGCTTCTGGATATCTTGATTTTTAACTCCTGGCCAAGGATCAAAAATTGTCTGATTGAGTTTTATCGGAAACCCAGTATTTCCACCCTGGCATACTTGAAGCGACATTCTTAATCTTAGACCAGGGTTTAGTTTCTTATGATATCACTTACACGATAAATTGTCACTTCACCCGTTTCATTCGTCGCAGCCATCTTGACCTTGTCACCCGTATAGAGTTCAGGGCATCCAACCTGGTCCTGGCAATCTTTGCCCTTTATGAGAATAGGGACAGGAATAGGATTATAGGTGTCTGTGCGCGTATAGAAGTTGTAGCGCTCACGTGATGATATGGATCTCCTTCCATAGAGTGGTAGCAATTTCCCTTCACTCGTTTTAATAATGCCCATAGACTGATATGATTCCGGGATACCCTGCGTTGGAATGTTGAAGGGTGCCGAAGGTGAAGGAATACGACTGTAGTCGGGAGGAGTATCCCAGACACGCTCGGCCTCCGGGCTACGCGAATAGCGGTCATCTCCACCCCCACGAACGCTGACATTTACTTGTGGTACTTGTTGTGACACTTGAGAAACGCTAGGCGCCACAGGGAATATATAATCATCCCCTCCTAGACTATAGTGCCTCACACGTTGCTGTGACCAAATAGCCAAAAGAATGGCTACGACACCAATTATAATTAAAACGACCGAAGGCCATGAAAAGAATCCAAATTTATTTGGAAAGCATATCATCCCCGGTGGACATGTTCCTTGACTATACCTAGAAGGCATTCTCTAACCGACTCCTACAATATCAATATGATCTTCTAGGGGTTAGTGCAAGTTTAGTTATTCTCTTAAGTCTTTCCGAACATGTCCTGGAAGGTGTTCATCAATTCCTTGCCATCATTCAACATGGGCTTCATAGAACCCAACATACTCATCAGAGACTTTTGAGTTTCAATAAGTTGCTGGGTGTCTTTGGACATGGCCTTGATTTGTTCGGGATTCAGACTGTTGATTGCCTTGACCAGAGTGGACGTGGCGTCAATATGGGGTCCGTTCTTCACTTGGCTTGGAATCTCCCCCAACTTGAAAGGTACCGCCATGGAATCCTTATCAACTGCCGGGGCAGGTATCTCGTCCTTCTCCTTTTTCACGTCCTCGTATCCCTCAATCGTAGGCTTTTTTAATCTGCTAAGAGTTGCAACAATCTCTTTCGTAGGCGTATTGGTATTGAAGCCCTCTGCACTATCCTTGGTTTGATTCACTAGAACAAGTATAATCACTGCAGCCGCTCCCAGTGCCACGGGTGCGGGGAGATCCAGGCCATACAAAAGACAACCCACGCCGGCTGACACTGCCATATTGAAAAGTGTAAGTTTCTTGTAATAAATTACGAGAAGTACTACCAATGCTACAAATAGTGCTTGTGTGGGGAAATCCATTCTAACCCGTCTAGGGAAAATTAGGCAACTAAAGGAAGTATTATGCGATTTGTCCCCCAAAACAGGACACCGACCAGCAATGCCTTTGAGAGTTGCCCATAGATATTCATATCTCCCGAGGCCTTCAACATCCAAGGAGCATAATGTGCCACTAGAACACTTAAAAAGGGTAGATTGACTACGAATGCCAAGATTGCTATTAGAATAGGTGCCTTCATCTCCTCGCCAATATAGGACTTCCACGACTTCCCCTGGGATGCCTGGATGGATGCAATCTGTGCGGCAATCTGAGCCTGCGCATTACCATTTTGCTGGTCATAAGACCCAGCGGAAGCCCAGTTTCCACCCGATGGAAATCCTGGAGCGGAACTCTGTAACATTCTCGCAAAATCTCCAGATGTCGGGTGATTTCCTCCGATAATGTGCGCCGTAGCAGGTACCGTATCCATTTGATAACTCTGCGTAGATTGAGGGGGGGGCATGGGATTCTGGGGACCATTCTGAATCCCGCCCATGGGTGCAGCGCCGCCGGAATTCATGTCGCTGTAGATCATCTTCACTAGATCGCTATCTCCCGCGATGGGGGCCTTGGAATCCAAGTCCGATAATAAAGTGCCCGCGTTAGCCATTCTTTTTCTTCCGCGTAAAGAAACCCGGGGGCCCTTAACGCGGTTAGATTGTCTGAAAGGCCTCTATCACGCCTGTCGCGGGGCAATCCATCCCTTTTGGCTCAAATTTGTAGCATTTACTGCCGATATGATATACTGTATCTTTCACTTCATGGAGAGGTGGTGCTTTTACGACCATACAAGATGTACCACGACATACGGGAGATAAGACCATCACGATTGCCACACCAAACATGAATGATATAACAATACCGACTAATGGATTCTTTAGAGCATTTACAATCATCTTTACTATCTATCTCATCAATAGGTTAAGATGGAGGGATACTTCGGATTTTTTCATTTAGTCCCCTTCGTCATTGGTTTGATGCTAGGAGGCCTTTATGTCCTAATGGGAGGACATGGGGCACATGAAACCATATATAAATACCCCCACCCTAAGACAGTAGACGCTCTTGTCTATAAGGATCCTAATGGGGCATGTTACAGATATATGGTACAAGAAGTGAATTGTGATAAGAATGAGGGTAAATTAAAGGAGTATCCTTTGTCTGGTTAAGACCCAGATGGCTTTACACCCCGCTGACTTTGAATGACTTCTTCTTTACCTGTTGTACGATTGCACCCCTCTTCGTATTCTCAGCAATTTGCTCGGCGGTTTTAGGAGCTATGGCTGCTGCGCCTGTAGCGGGCAGCGAAGGGGCTACCGTCTCCTCCATTTCAGGACCTGTTATACCAAGATCAACATAGAGGCTTGATAGAGGCTCTACACGACGCTTTATTTGATAGAACATACCACCCAAGACTTTCCGCTGATCACGCTTACTCTCAAATACATCTTTACGTGATACGCCTGCAATTTCCTCAATCCAACTCTCAGGATACGCCATACCCTTACGGCGTTCCATGAGATCACGCACCTTCTGATTCTGAACGACCACATCGGCCGCCCCACTTCCGAGTTCCCGGTACGACGCTGTCAAGGCAATCAGGGATTTCCTCTCCCTTTCAATATCTTCCTCCAGCGCGGCGATATTCTCATATCGTGCCGTCAGTTCTGCCTCCCTCTCCTCCATTGTCTTGCCACGGCGATTTGGCAAAGGCACACGGACTTCAGGGCTATCTTTCACTGCCGGAATATAGGCCTGAGTTTCCGTTATCTCAACTGCCCGGTTAACCTTTTTCGCCTTCCTAAAGAATTTGGCATCCAGTTGGGAGGACATATCTTCTGTTTGGTCTTTATTTTTCCGGTATCTTCCATCAGATATGTCTTCCACCTCTTCGGTTCCTTCCACAATTCCTTCCACTGCTGCAAATCCAAAAAAGGCTTCGGGTGTCGGTAGTGGAATTCGTGTTATCATTTCATTTCTCGTGGCGATTGGTCTCGGACTCTTTTCACTCTTCTGGTACTACCAGATACACCCAGGAACGCATGCAAATTACATGTTTGATATCGGTATAATTCCAGGTATCACAATTGTCATATCATTCATGTGTAATTGCCTTATACAATATCTGAGTTGTGGGCAAATCCAGTGGATTACACAGGCATCCAGATTATGGATGCCACCCATTCTGTTTTTAATAATGTCACTCCTACTGTTCATCTTTCCATCTCTTCGTTGGCCTATAGAGGGCCTTTACCAGGAGTATACACCCAACTTCCGTTTCGGATTGTCTAGCGGGTTCTATACTTTCTGGATGGCACTCTATACACAATCGTATATGAATGGTATTTCTCAAATGTGTCCTAAGTAATTTTTCATGGTTCTTCAAATGTACCGTCTCCTGCTCCGTCTCCATCGCCAATTTCAGGCCCCAGATATACATACCGGGGAACACCATTACGACCGGTAGCCCCTTGATTCAACATGTAATACCCGGGAGTCAATTCCTTTACAGCATTGGCTTTCCTAGAATTCCCGTTCCCGTTTCGTGTTCGCATTGTGTTTCTTTGAAATTCAATGGAATCTGATGGAATATAGAGTGCGTCTTCAATAAGCATAACTATCATATAGGCCACTATTGACCAGACAACTGTAAAGAGCCAGAATGGCATATAGGTAAAATATGTCGGGTCACGTCCAATACCAAATTCTTTCCATCTCCCATCATCTTGAAACATAGTAGACGGTTTTATCAATAAAACTATTGCGATACCTACTAAATATACTAAACCGGAAATGATGAGTCGTCTCATACTCCCTTCTTAAAAATACCCGTGAATATAATTTACACTATGAGACGCCGCTAATTGTCATCATCAAATCCATTGATGTCACCCAACATGTCATCACCAATGTATCCCTCCTCATCACCCCCTGCGCCATAGTATCCGAGAGCGTCCATTTGACCTTGTTCAGCCGCACCAGGGCCCTCGGGCCCATGACCCGGAAAATCCACTATACCTGCTTCTGCACGCTGCTCCCGTTCAATGTCGTAGCGATCCTGGTCGTATGCGTAAATAGCCTTGGTACCACCTACCGCGTATTCTCCAATACCGAATTTAATCTTCAGCTTCTCAATATCCTTACCTGAGCGTGACATATCACTCATCTTCTTAATTATATTCGCCTTCTCCTTCTCATTTCTCTCCGCAATCATTTCGCGAATCTGCTCGGGTGTCAAATGGAATCCTTCACCCTTGAAGCGCGCAGCCATTTCGCTGATAAAGCGCGCAGGAAACAGGGCCTGCTGCTCCACCTGGGAGGCAGGGGCCTCCACGGATACTCCTGCGATAGGGAGAATATTGGGATCTACAAAACTCGCTAGGGGCGCATACAAGCAGAGCTTCAGAAAGTACTGGAATGTCTGAGAACCCCCAGGAATCTGAAGGGGTCGGAGTGAGGATAAGGCATTTAGTACGGCTCTTGATTGTACTAAGACAGTCTCCACCTTTGCATCCAACCAAGGAGTTGTCTGAATCTTATTGAATTTTGTCAGATAACTACGATGATCTTTGATGAGCGATTGAATATCCAATTGGTGTTGGTAACTCAAATCCCACGACTTTGGTACGAGTAGTTCGGGGGCCTGCTTGGACACGAATTGTTTGAGAGGGACAATAACATAGGATTGGAGGAATCGCATAATGGACTCGGCACCTGAGCTCACTAGGCTGTCAAACATGGTGTGTTGCGCAGAAGAAACCCGAGTCTTAAACTGCGATTCAATGTCGGTTACATAACTGGAAAACTCAGAGAGGGCTACTGCGACTTCCACGTCTTTCGCATCAGGAGGTAGTTTTGATAATGCAACCTGAGTCCTAGACATCACCACGCGATAATCGGGGGCTGGCTCTGGATTCATTTCCGTCAACTTCACCCAGGTATCCAGAGGGCCAGGCAATTCCAACAAAAAATCTGTCTTGAACCGATTTACACGATGCGTCTCATTCAATAAATCCTCAAAGGATTCTTTGGAAATATCAATACCCTGTTCTTCAATAGCCGCACGCCCTTGTTCCGCTGTTAGAATCTCTGCCTCCTTCGGCAACTTCAAGCCACACCACATACATGTATGTGTAAGACCAAATTCATGGCTCTGACCCTTCTTTTCACCGTCATAACAGACCTTCAAAAACAACATATAATAACTGCTCTCAGGTGCATCGGGTAGGGGTCTGAAAATCTGGGAGGGTTTCATAGTGGGCTCGGAACGTGTTATTTTCGGTGGCGCAGGAAGCCCCTCAGGTACTTTGAAAGGTGGGAGACTAGACGCAGACTTCTTCCAGAAGTCCTGTGTATCATGGATGGGAGAGAGACAACAGGATGTCTCTGTGAAAACGAGTGGCCTCGGCAATTTATTCTGCTTTGCCAGATGGTTCCCCTGTCGGACCCAGAGTTCCGCGCGATCCTTGGGGCTCGCAGCTTCAGGTATAATGACTTTCTCCACAAAGTCCTCGGGTTTCATGACAAAAGGTATCGGTGCGAAATATTCTGGAATCTGCTCATCAGGTCGTCCTTGTCCAGCAGTGAGTCCGAGAATTTTCCGATTATAGTCACGCTTCTGTGCGAGGGCCTGGAGAATAGTAGGGTCCTGGAGCGATGAGCGTAAGATGGGTTCAAAGATTGCCATGATTGCCTTCTGGCGCATACCTTCTTCCCGCTCCTTCTGGAAGTGTGTGAGGCTCCAGGGTGGTGAATCCTTCTGGAAGGAACTGATGACGGCTACAATACACTGTATTCCCTGATTCCCGTCGGATTCTAGAGGCTGCCCTTTTAAATTACGACAGCCTGGAGGTGGTGACCGAATAATCATATCTGGTTTCTTGGACTGTATGAGAATGAGTATATGAACACCCACCGCGCAAACGAGTGCCTGATTAATATAGATATCATAGTCTGCCGCTGCCGCCGCTGCAGTGGCTGCCGTCTTAGACTTTTTCTGTGCCTGCTGAATCTGGATATAACGTTCTCTGGTTGGAATCTGCTGGATAACACCGAATGCGCGTGAGACTATACTCATATAATCGCCAATTTCAAGTGGCGCATTCAATTTATCGGCTATCTGTCTTGTAGTACTGTAAATAAGGCTCTTTGTCTCATTATCAAATTCTATAGTCTCTTCTGCATCTAGGGAACCAAGTGGCCCAATAATCTGGTCAATCTCTTCTCTCGTTATCGCGTCTTTATCTACGAGTTCAGAGCGACCCATCATTGGGCGACCCTGATCGTCAAATTCCAAGTGGGTATCGTATTCCAATTCGCTTATAGGTTGCCCACAATTGCGGCAAATATAGTATCCCTGGAATTGACCACCCCCGAAATTGAGTTGAATGTCCTTATTAAGGGCAGCTGTATCTCCAGGTCTGAGAAATTGATATATCTGAAGGAGTTCGTGTACGCAGAGAAGTGGGTGATCCCCGATACGACATTTGACCCAATTTTCTTCTTTTGAGCCCTGGAAGGTCGTGAGAAACTTCGCCATCAAAGCCAGTCGCTTATGATCATCCTTCACCTTGCGAATCATGGTCAGAGGTTTCACGTGGGGGCAATTAATAGGCTCAGGAGGCTCACCTGCGAAGGCTGCGCGCTCCTTGACTTTCTGGATATTACGAATCGTCGTCAGATACTCTTCACGCGCATACTTCATACGTGACCTCGTGAGTGCAGCCGGCTGCTCGGCAAGTTGGGCAAATGCCAAATCGGAGTGCTGGCGTAGGACAAGACCTACGAGTGCCACATCAGAATTCGCGAAGGACGGCATCTGGTCCTTGATGTCCTTCTGGATATCTTTCAGGATGGGCTCGTCACTGAGTTTCTGAATGAGTTGGGGGCCCTCAGGTACCATCTGAATTCCTTGGACTGCTGCGGGTTGAGAGGCCTGTTTTGCGACTGCCTCGCGCTGTCTCAGCACTATATCGTAGACTGTATCATGCGTCTTTTTAATAATCTCTTGAAGAACATTCTGCTGGTCAATTGTCCATTCTCTCTCTCGCATTCCAAGAAGGACTTGGAGTGGCCAGAAATCACCCATACCTTCCGCTTTTGTGGAGACATTCTTCAGATATTCACGCAGGGGAATATTCCCTAGTGTGCCTCCTTCCACGCTGACTAAGAAAGGCATGATGGGTGATGGTACATCCGATATTTCCTTACCAGATTTATTCAGAATATCACGGAGACTCTTGAAATCAAGCATACCGCTTTGTATATCACGTACTAATGACTCCTCTCGCAAAGTGGATAGGTAGGCAGCAAATGCAAGAGGGAAAATCACGTAAGAGAGAGTACTGGCTTCTTCACCGACTTCCATAAGTTTCCCTTTGCTTCTCAAGGCCTTCAATCCACGAAAGAGTGATATACTCACTTCACTGACGAATTGGGCAGACAGTGATTCCTTTTCATTCATAAGGCCTGCTGCGTAGCCAGGAATGGATGCCTCTGCTTCGGGTGCCTTTAGACGAAAGACTTCCTCGTCACGCTGAAAGGCAATACGAGGCTCTGATGCAGGCCGCCAAGGTGATGTGAATTTTGTCAAATAAGAATTCATAAATGCCGAGAATTTCTGTCCTTCCATATCGGTGGAAGACTTCAAATATGTATCGGAATCCATGACATTTTTCTTGAAATATTTCACAATGAGGTGGTCAAGAGTAGTAGGTTCATCCGGGTTTTCATTTGGATCCATGTCGTGATATATCACCTTATCGGCATCTACAACGGCACGACTCACGGCCATATTACGCGTTTCCAGAAGGTCAATAAGTGTCTGAATACTACTGGGTTTGATTCCTTTGGGGGTACCATCATCTGAGAGGCGAAGAATAGAGGCGCGAAGTTGGAAAAATAGTTCCGTGAGAATCCGAGTGTTTTTCTGAGTGATATCCAGCCTTTGGAGGGGAGCTGTGTATAGTGAAAGTATATCAGTGTAAGCTTCACTTTTCTGTCTGATATTGGAATATGTGCGCTCAGACGAGGGGATTTCCACAAGATATTCTTCCGAGTTGGCCGGAGATACATCACTCTCCAATTCATCATCCAAGAATTTGAAGTCCTCCATTTCATCCTCTTCCTCATTGGCTTCACCAGATTCACCAGCGTCTTCTTCCTCTAGCTCCTCTTCAAGAACAAGGGGTATTTCAGGAGCTTGACGTCCACGAATGACTTGAAACGGCAGTGATGTAGGAACTCCTTGAAACCCAAATGTCACATCCACATCTCCCTCTTCTTCATTTCTAATCACAACGGTATCCAAATCAGAATCAACCTTTACTATCGTGTATTTGGGTCCAGGGTTTCCATCATCGCCAAAGGTTTCTAGAACTTGTCCAGGGGCCAAATCTAAGATATCAACGAGTGCTGCCTTTTTTCTCTTTTGTAAGATTTCCACGCCATCTATACCATATTCCTCGTCAAATCCATCTTCATTCAGATTAAATTTGATACTTGTATGTGTAAGACCGTCTGGCATCAGATGTAATTCATCCTGTGATCTGAATATTACACGACCCTTTGTACCATCATACTGGCCACCTGTCAAACGAATGCGATCACCAAGTTCAATGACGGGGGCTTCTTCCTCGGCTTTTACACCGTAGTTATTTGCTTCAGGTAATTTCAAGGGCTCAACTTCAGCCATCTATTGAAGCAGTAGTAACAAAATTCCTTGGCATATTTACAGCGCTGTATTTCATAAATAACATTGTAGTTATATATCCTATAAATGCTTCAATGATTTTATAACTTGTATGTTCAAGAGAATTATGGCTTTTCACAGCCATCTCAAATAAGAAGAATCTAAACCCGAAAATATATTGTAGAAATTGGTATGCTAAAAATGCAATGAGTAAGGCTGGGAAAAAATACCCAATTATACCAATTAACATATGGCTTATCATATATATCGGGTGTCTTGGCCAGATCATATTAATTTCATCTTATATAAAAAATGTTAGGCTAGTTAAAATTGAATGGTTGCCCGTCTATGCTGCCAGGTATAGAAATGACGAGTCGTATGTCTGTGTTAAATGCCTTTGCATCCTGGACTAAGAAGTATTCTACATGGGCAGATCTTAAGGCCTGGCTAGAGGCTTCTGAGCCAAATGTGGAGATTCTTGACGAGTTTGAAAGCCGCTACGTCATCTTGAAGAACGCAAAGGAGGGTCAGGCAATAGAGTCTAAGGAGGCTCTCATCGCAGAGGATTCCACATCCGAGGCGTCCCAACTCTGTAGGTCGGTGGTGTGGGACACCAAGACGAACCTCCCCTGTTGCGTGGCCCCTTTTGCAGCTCGTCGTGACCAGAAGATTCCAATGGGTGAGGCGCTCCGTCTGGAGGACTTTGTGGAGGGCGTCATGATTAATATCTTCCGTACAAAGGGTGATTCTCACACCAATGTGGCCACACGCTCCAGGCTGGATGCCGATGGGTCCTTCTACAGTGAGCGTACTTTCAGGGAGCTCTTTGAGGATGCCATGGAGGCCAAGCGTGTCTGCCTGGATGACATCGAGGGCGTCATGGGAGACCCTAATACCATGGAGGGGGTTACTTCCACCTTCATGAGTCTAGTTCTTGCGCACCCTGAGCACCGTGTGGTCCGCTCCGTGGAGCAGGCCAACTTCTGGGCCATTTATCGTGGTGTGGTTCGCACTGACGGCTCTGTGGATTTCTACACGGAGGACTTGCCTCCTTCCTGGCGCCCTAAGACCTACAGCCTGACATTCAAGCCTGCCGATTGGCCTGAGTTGAAGGAGAAGTTTGAGGCTATCAAGGAATCTAAGCCCTGGTACTGGCAGGGTCTCGTGGTCCACACGGGTCTTCAGCGCTGGCGATTCCGTAATGCCGACCATGACCGTGTGCGCAAGGAGCTTCGTGGGACCGAGTCTAATTCCTTCGGGCGTTTCTTGAGGCTGCGTTCTCAGAGGCGCATACAAGAGTACCTCCGTGTCTATCCAGAGGATAGTGATGCATTCCAGGGCTTTGAGCAGGATTACAGGCGCAGTACCAAGACACTCTATGACTGGTATTGTCGTTGCCATAAGGAGCACGCTATGCCCTTCAAAAGTCTTCCCATGACGGTTCAGCCTCTGGTCTTCGGTCTCCACAAGCACTACTTGGAGGCCCTGCGTCCTCAGAGGAAGACGCTCCGCATCGGCGAGGTCATTGAGTGGATTTTAGAGCAGTTGAAGACTCCCTATGGCATCCCCAACATGATCCGTCTGTCCAAGGAGACCGAGCAGCCTCCTGTTTCCACGACAAGTGGTGATTACAGTGGTAAGAACAATGGTGTGGCACAGCAAATAAATGAGTCCGAGTTCAGGGATGAGTAAATGAGGGATTCATTTCCTCTAGTAATTCCACAAATTCAGGATGTATATTTGTCTGCCATCTCCTTAACTTGACCAAGGTATAGGCAGTCTGATAAGACCAGCCCTTATAAACTATTAAATACGTGATAACAACTGATACAGAACGGCTCATACCAGCCATACAATGAACTATAATACGTCTACCCTGCGAGATCCACTCATTGAGTTTCGCAGCCCCTTCCATAAATCTATCTAGTGTTTTTTCATCTGCCATATTATCCTCAATAGGTATCTTGTGACCAATTCTATCTTTTGAATAGGGGTAACCTGCCCTCAAATCTAATTCCTCACCACAACACAAGACATGTGTGATTTTCCGCTCATTCAGCAATTCATCATTACATACATCCTGGTACGAACCAATCCATATATTTTCTGTTACCTGCGACATATTACTAATTTATATAATATACATTAATATATTAAGTGCTAATAGATTCAGTTCAAGTCTAGGTGAAGGGTCTATAAAAGGAGACCCGATGCAAGAGGACCGACTGGTCCAGGTAGCCCGAACTTTACAGGCTATTTCAAACCACCACATACGCAGAGTGGGCTATCGAATGTTTCTACCCTTGCCGCAGTGCTAGAAGGAAAAATAAGACAAATAAGAATAAAAAGAATAAGAATAAGTCTCGTAAGAATTAAGAGTTTTATAATTTAAGTAAGTCAACTTCTACTTCTTTAGTTTTTTCATACTTTACCATTGTTTGAATTAAGCACCTACATCCCTTGAATATATAGGAAACCTCACCCTTAATTACCCACCCATTTTTAAGATATTCTGTAATTTTAACCTCTAATTCAGCAAGGGCGTTATCAAGCCCCTTTTCTGTAGAATAATTATCATCCGTCCATTTGACTTTAAGAAACTTTATATGACTTACGTTTTGCATTTGTGTGAATAATAAATACAAAAATATGCGTTCAATTTTATTACACTTAGGCCTAAAACCTGCTCACCTTTACAGTGTATAATGCCTACTGCAGTTGGAATTGACTTGGGAACAACCTATTCTTGTGTTGGTGTATGGCAAAACGACCGTGTGGAGATCATTGCGAATGATCAGGGGAATCGCACGACACCCTCCTACGTGGCTTTCACTGCCGACGAGCGTCTCATCGGTGACGCGGCCAAGTCCCAGGCCGCAGCAAATCCTGCCAATACGGTCTTTGATGCCAAGCGTCTCATCGGTCGCAAGTTCGGCGATTCTTCCGTGAAGTCCGATATGGCTCACTGGCCTTTCAAGGTGAAGCCTGGTACTGCCGATAAGCCTCTGATTGAGGTGACTGTGGCTGGCGAGACCAAGACCTTCAGTGCCGAGGAGATTTCTGCCGCTGTGCTACAGAAGATGAAGGCCACTGCCGAGGCATATTTGGGTGAGAAGGTGACTGACGCGGTTATCACGGTGCCTGCGTATTTCAATGACTCTCAGCGTCAGGCCACGAAGGACGCCGGTGCAATCGCAGGTCTGAATGTGCTTCGTATTATCAATGAGCCCACTGCAGCCGCCCTGGCCTATGGATTAGATAAGAAGACCAGTTCTGAGCAGAATGTGCTGATCTTTGACTGCGGTGGTGGTACGCACGATTTGTCTATTTTGACGCTCGATGATGGTGTGTTTGAGGTGAAGGCCACTGCAGGTGATACGCATTTAGGAGGAGAAGATTTTGATAACGTAATGGTGGACTGGTGTGTGGCCGAATTTAAGAAGAAGTCCAAGTTGGACGTTGCAGGAAATGCCAAGGCCCTCCGTCGCCTTCGTACTGGCTGTGAGCGTGCTAAGCGCACCCTTTCCTCGGCGACACAGGCTCAGATTGAAGTGGACAGTCTCGCCGAGGGTGTGGACTTCCAGGCTACTATTACTCGTGCCAAGTTTGAGAGCATGTGTGAACCCTTTTTCAAGCGCTGTATCGCGCCTCTGGATGGTCTTCTCAAAGACGCAAAGATGAGCAAGGACCAGATTCACGAGATTGTGATGGTGGGTGGCTCTTCTCGTATCCCAAAGATCCGTGAGCTTCTCAGCGGCTTTTTCAACGGCAAGAAGCTCAATGACTCAGTAAATCCCGATGAGGCTGTTGCCTTTGGTGCGGCTGTTCAGGCCCATATCTTGGCCGGTCCCAAGGATAAGAATGACCGCACCAGCGATATCCTGCTTGTGGATGTTGTACCTCTTTCCGTGGGCTTGGAGACGGCGGGTGGTGTAATGACCAAGATTATCAATCGTAATACTGCGATCCCCTGTAAGAAGACGCAGACCTTCTCCACGTACGCCGATAATCAGCCAGGTGTTCTCATCCAGGTCTTTGAGGGTGAGCGCGCTTTGACGAAGGACAATAATTCCCTGGGTAAGTTCCAACTGGACGGAATCCCTCCTATGCCTCGTGGAGTGCCTCAGATTGAGGTGTCCTTTGATGTGGATGCGAATGGTATCTTGAATGTGTCGGCTGCCGAGAAATCCACCGGCAAGTCCCAGAAAATCACCATTACTAATGACAAGGGTCGTCTGAGCAAGGACGATATTGAGCGGATGGTGAGTGAGGCCGCCAACTTTGAGGCGGAGGACAAGGCTCGCATGGAAGTCGTGGAGGCCCGCAATGGCCTGGAGTCCTATGTATATAATGTGCGGAATTCGTTGAATGACGAGAAGACACGTGCGAAACTTGGAGCAGAAATGTGTGATGAGAATTTGGAGAAGACGAAGGAGTACATCAGTTGGCTAGATGCCAATACAAGTGCAGAGAAGGCCGAATACGAGGCGCAGAAGACGAAGGCGGAGGAGGAATTCCGACCCTTCTTTATGAAACTCTATGCCACTGAGCCTTCTGCCACTGAGGAAACAAAGGGGCCCAAGGTTGAGGAGGTGGATTAATATATCGTGAAGTATTGATTTTATTTGTAGTGATGTACAGTGTAATTAAATTAAATATTAAGTTATATCGCGTCTTATTGTAAAAACAATTCATCATCCTAATCTTTAGGAAGATGCCTTGTTCGTGTGAAAAACCCCAACCAGATTACCCTGAATCTGACCACTGGGGTCCAGTACTCTGGACAATCTTACACGCTCTAGCCCAGAAGGGTGGGAAGGCCCTGTTTGCGTCATCACGAGATGACGAGCGGCGACAGTGGATTCTCATGCTCCAGACACTTCCAAAAATGATACCTTGTGCAATGTGTCGCGAACATTCGCAGGCGTGGATACAGACCCATCCAATTGCTGTAATAAAAACAATGCCCTACGACGAACTGGGTCCTTGGTTGGTTAATTGGGTCTATGACTTCCATGAGGTCGTAAATGCCCGTGTAGGCAAACCATCCTTTGACAAGGCGCTTCTCGGATCGACGTATAATAATGTATCGGTCCCAGGTGCTATTCGTATATTGAAACCCTTCATTGAAACTGCGATCAGGCTGTCGGGTATTACTCTGATGCCATGGAATAGTTGGGTGGGCTATGTAGTATTACTGTGTTCCTATTACGGGTTGTAAGTTAGAAATTAATAGATGATTGACGGCTTAATATACCGCTTAATATCTGTCATTTCAGAATATTAAGAGCCACTAGGAGGTGCTAATAGGCGCTAACACATAATCATATTCTAAGATGGGGATATTTGGTAGCATTGGTACATATTCACGCACAATTTTAAGAAGTCCATTAAAGTCAATATCGTATAAAAGTATCACACCAGAAAATCTTATAATAAGAACATCTTGCCAGTCAATTCCAGGAAAGGTATTCAAGGTGAAAAATAAGAATAGGTATAGAGCAACAGATATTTTAAAGACCGTATCAGTGAAGATATACATCTTTGAATCGCGTGACTGCTTCTTTAGAGTGACCAATACAAATTGTATGAGAACTATGAGTTTCAATAAAATAAAGTATGAATGATAATGCTTCATCTATTCTCTAATCATATAAAACTTATGCGTTAAACAGCAGGGGTACGCTTGAGTTTTATAGACTTCTTGCCTGCCGCAAGAGTTGCTGCGGCTGTAGTTCCTGAACCAGAACCTGCTCCAGCAGCAGAAGTCCCAGTCCAAGCAGCCAACCAAGACTCAAACATGGCCTGGCACCCGCGTGCTGCCGCGGCAATCGCCGTCCTCGCGGTTAGCTCATTCCCATCATCTACACCAATACGAAGCAGCATCTCGTCCTTCAGAGGATGAGGAATCTTGTAGCCCGCAAAGTTCAAATTGGGGGTCGCCTCCCCCTCCACATGATGCTCCACCAACCACGTCTGAATCATGTTTCCGAAGGTGTGGTCCTGATTTTTGATGATGAAGTCAAACCCAGTCATCAGTGTATCAGAAGATGTTACCGATATACTTTCAGGTAGATCACCTGTATCAAGACCCACGTAGCCTTTACACATATCAATAAGACCCAGGAAGGCACGCTCTACAATGGCACGAGGAGCCATTGGACCAATAGATTCAATCTGGAAATCGAAACTATTGGGCTCCCCTTTCTCATCCACCTTGTAAATACGCTGAATCTCCATAGTATTGAACTCACGATCCAACTCTGCTCGGCGTACCTCGTCCTGCTTTAATGACTCGGGCTCCACCTTCTTGTGTCGGACCAGCCACTTCTCAAAATATTGATTCCGGCGTTCAGTGTTCATGTCAAGAGTGTAGGCATACGATGCCTGGGATGTGGGAATGAACCGAGCGTGCTCTCTACCGAGTCCCACAGTCGCCCGCATTTCAGCCTTCAAGGCAGGTGTTTGCGCAGAACGCTTTCCAGGCAGCGTGGTTATCAGGCAAGTATCGCGAGTCAACGTATTCGCAGGAAAGAATGTACGCCCAGGAATTTCCACGAGTGCCTCTGATAAATCAGCGGCTTTCCGCCTCTCAAAGACCTGGATATCTGCAGCCATGACATCACGAGGCTCAGGACTATCGTTATCCACATCCAGTTTGAAGATAATGTGGTCAGGGTCCCATTTGAGAGGGTCCGCACCGTGAATGGGGATGAGACTGATACGATGGGCGAGGAGTTCATTCGGCTGCGTATTGCTGTCGTTTTGGATGATTTTGATATCCGGAGTATCGAGTACTACGCCGGGTGGGTCAGATCGGAATCCGATAGTGGAGACAAGAGTCATAATGGCCCTACGCAAAGTGTTGGCGTAGGGATATGCGGTAGGACCGAGAGTGAATTGAAGCCTTCTCTCTGAAGGTACTTGAATATTCTGAAACGTTGCCATGTGTATAAGCAATTCTGTTAAAGGCTATACATTCATTTTTTAGACCATGTATAACTAGAATGCCTAATAATCTGAATAAAAAGACTGGGATAACCGAACCAGATCCAAGTGGTGCTTCCACAAGTTACCCGGTCGTATCTTACCCTAATAACATACCTGGTGTAACCCCAAGTACAAAGGGTGGACGTAAGACTCGTAAGGCTAAGATGAAGCAGCTCAAGGAGCGCAATAGGAAATCGCGGCGCAGATAATTTATCTGATTACAACATAAAACAATGTGCGAAACTTCGAAAGTCAACACGCGTCTTACATCCAAGGAGAAACGTAGAAAAAGGCGTGAAGAAAGGCGAAATACATATATTTCTGCTGCTAAGAAACGAGAAACATCAGCTATTTCTAGCCAATCGGGTTCGGGGCTGTATAATTGGTAATTCATAGTAAATGCGTTTTTACTAAGCCACCCTTCTCGTGTGATTTTATAGAATGGCTCTACGGCAAGGGCAACCACCCCACAGCTGTTTTTACAGTAACAAATGCGAATGGTCCGAAGCGTTTTTGAAAGAACTTTCCACGACACCTTATAAGTCAGAATTCCATTTTATCTGTATTGATACCACCCCTAGAAGTCAATTGCCTGCCTGGCTCAAACAGGTCCCGACACTCTTGATTAAAGGCGTAGATGAACCTGTGAAAACCGGTGGTGATGTCATGAATTGGTTGTACGAAAGGAAAATGGTAGATACGAATCGCAGCAATAATTCATCATCTGGAAACCGAGGACAGAATGGCCCTACTCCTGCAGCGGCTTCCTCTGAGCCTGAGGCCTGGAATATTTCTGAGATGGGGGGGAAATTATCTGAATCATACGGTAATCTCATAAATGGGTCGGGAGCTTCCGTGGAAAGCAGTAGTTCTAAAAACTTTGATTTTGGTTTCTTGAATGGGAATGCATCTCCTGGTGATAGAACCACTCAAGGAATTGGAATGTCCGGACAAGATGGTGGGGGGAGTAAGAAATCTAAAAAGGAAGATTTGCTAAATAAACAATTGGAATCTTATCAACGAAATCGGGATGCTGGAATGCCGAATATGCGACCAAGGGCGCCTATGTAGCGTGCCAAAAGCATGCCATAAAATTGAGGCGTATTACCTAAAAAACTATGACATAACTATAATTAGTCATGTCACAGTTGGGTGCTTTCTGTAATCAGTTGATTCGGTTCTTTGAAGAGTTACAAGGGTCTTTTCCTGAGGAGAAAGGTATTTCTATGGCTCTGGAGGCCATCAAGGCTGGGAAGAAATCCAATCCACGCCTTATGCTTGATATATTCTACGACAATATCTATGTCAAGGCCAACGACCTCATTATCAACAGGAAGGACGACGAGGTTCGTGATCTTGCCAGAGTAGTCTTGGCCCAGAAATATAATGAAATGATGCCTGCTCTCATGATATTTGATAAGTACTGGCCTACCATGAGTCAGGATAGCAAAGATGCAATCTGGAAGTACTTATTTGTCCTTTGTAAACTTTGCGAGAACGTGCGGGCCGAGAAGTAATAATAGAGATAAGATACGTAAAGATAAGTAATATCCTCTATCTATCACGTCTAGATGAGTGGCTCGCTGAACGCAATTTTTCAATCGAAGTACGACGAGTTTGCAGCATCCCTAACCGAAGCATTCCCTGAATTGACAGAAGTCATCAAGGTAGCTGTAGCCATTTTACCAGATGATAGGACGACCATGTACAAGTCCCTTGTACTTCCAACTGCCGGCAGCCCTAAGAGGGATCCCACTACGAGCCCGGGAATGGTTCTCCCCGGCGTCTTTATTAATGATGCCCTCTGGAATGCATGTAGCGAACGTACGAAGGCAGCCATCAACCAGTTTCTCAGCATTATGTCCTTCTCCTTCCTTATTAATGACGGCGACAAAGACTCTTTCGGAAGCGAGGCATTCAAGGCCTTCGCAGACAACTTCATGAATCAATGGCGCTCAAAGTTGGACCGCTCCGAATTTGACTCTTTCACCGAAAAGTTAAAGGAACTCTTTGGTTCCGGTGGCGATCGTCTTCCACCTTTTCCCGAAAAATTCAAGAATGGGAAACTCGCCAAACTTGCCGAGGATATTGTCCGCGAATTGAAACCCGAAGAATTCGGTCTAGATGCCGAGACGATGAAACAATGCGAGGAGGATCCCAGCCGAGCCTTTGAAGTTCTCATGCAAAGTACAATGCGAAATCCTGAAGTTATCCAGAATGCCATGAAGCGTATAATGAAGAGGCTTCAAGAGAAGTTCCAGCGTGGCGAGTTCAGGCCCCAGGACTTGGCATCCGAGGCCGAGGAGATGATGAAGGAGTTTTCGGAGAATCCTGTCTTCGTTCAGATGATGGAGTCCATGCGCAAGGCCTTCAGTTTTGAGGATCCTGAAGCAGCAGCCGCTGCCGGGAGACCCGAGAATGCCAGGTTGGCCATAGTAAGAGATCGTCTCCGACGCAAATTGGAGGCAAAGAAACAAGGTAAGAAGTAGGTAGTATGGTCAAAGTTCCTCAATGTACACCTGGATGGTGGGAAGACCCCAGTGTTATTATAACAGATTCATGGCTCGCACAATGGAAGCGACGTAATACAGGTCACCCACCCTGCTTTACTGAGCGTGTAAATGCCCTCACTAGGACATTCTTTTCTATTATAGTGTTAGCGCTCATATTTTCACTATTCAATAACGATATGACGACAACACTGATATATTCACTTCTACTCGGCACCATCATTACACTCCCAGATATTGTAGACATGATAAAGGCATCGTATATACAGGAACAGTTCGTCGCCACGATTTCACCCAATGAACCGGCTTCTAAGGCGTGGACAACACCTCCGGTAGCTGGCGCAGACAATTCTTACGACGACGGGGATGCAATGACTCTCCCAAGTCCCAGGAACCCCTTTATGAATGTATTGATTGATGAGATCAAATATAATCCGTACAGACCTGAAGCGAAATCCGTTGACGACCCTGTAGTCAAGGCAACTCTTGACGACTTTTTCAGAGTTAATTGGTACTCAGACCCTACAGATATATTTGGTAAGACACAGAGCCAACGCACTTTTATAACAATGCCATCTACGACAGTTCCCAATGACCGAGAAAGTTATCAGAATTGGCTGTATAAGCTACCTGGTAAGACATGTAAGGAGGGTGGTCGGGACGCATGTGTGAGTGCTACGGATGGTGCCGCGATACCTTGGCTCAATATAACGCCCTAATTTCCATAACTATAACAGTAAGATGGTGAGTTTTCCTAAAATTAGCCTATCACAAGCATTGTTCGTAGCAATACTTCTGGTATTGGGACTCTATATATATATGAGGGGTGAGGGATTTAATGTACCTGCGTCAAGTTCTATTGCTTCACCTGCTATCCCTTGTGCTATGGGATATTGGTGCCCTGTATCTTCAGGTAAAAACAAGGGCTATAGATGTCCTGGAGGTACATATGGTAGCGGAACAAACCTGGCTGACCCAAAGTGCTCAGGTTTATGTAGGGCTGGGTGTGTTTGCTCCGAAGGCTCTACTCAACAGTGTGCGAGCCCTTGCCCAGCCGGATATTATTGTGTAGAAGGTACGGGTGGAGCAGTTCCACCTCTTGTATGCCCCGAAGGCTATTATTGCCCAGAATCTACAGTGGATCCTAAGATTTGTCCTAAGGGTGTTGTATGTCCTCCAGGAACTTCCGCATTGCCTTAGTTTGACTGTGTCTGTAATATGGGGCCCTTGCCCCCCCGGCATTTGAATTTCTTGAGAGTTCTGCCACGAGATTTCAGAACAGATTTAATACAGATGGCAATGGCGCCTGATTCTTTGGTCTGCCCTGAACGACGCTTCACTGTTTTACGAACCGCCTTAATACATCTACAAAAGCGCAATGCCTGTTTCATTCTGTTCTGCTAGAGACATTAGTTTTTTTTGAAAAAGTGTAGTTAGATGGATATCAACCGACTGACAAAGACGCGTGACGACCTTTGCGGAATCCAGCAATACTACACCCAGAGTTTGGGTCCCGGTAAATACACTACCATGAACCTGGTGCCTGATGCAAAGAAGGTGAATCCCCTGGCATCCGAGCAGCAACTCATGTACCCTAGGGAGGGATATGGGTTTAATAACGCCACAATTGATTCTGATTCTATGCTTCGTAATGAGTCTTCTTTTAAGAGTAATAGGTGCCAGATTCGCGCACAGGCCAGACCCTTTCTGTCTGTGCCATATATGGGCGGTGGTCGTGGCAATACCGATGTCGAGAGCCAACTCATACATGGAGAGCAAGTGAAGCAGATGAAGGAATGTGGAACTGTCACTGAGCAGGAATTTGCGGGGCAGTGGACTCCCCTTGTAGAGAGTCTATCAGAGAATATTCAGAATCCCAAGAATTTGGTACCGGAGGTCGCTGCGGCTGGATGGATTCGCGGTGGAATTCCTAGTAGGGCTTACATGAGGGATGTCAATTGCTAGACTGAAAGTCAAACAATATCCAAAGAGCCGCGAGTGTGTCATGACCATATAAACACAAAATCGCCATAACTTTCCTAAAAAGATATGGTAATTTTGATTCTCCTCTGAGATTAGAATGGTTCTAAAGGGAAAAACGCATAATATGCGTAAGCGTATACATATGCGTAAAACACGTAAAATGCGCGGCGGTCAAGGTAATCTTTTCAAGCCTACACTAACATCCTATATATTCGGTACAGTCAATAAAAAAGAACCAAGCAAATGGGAGAATGAGCATATATTAAACCATCCAAATGTGCAAAATTTAGAATATTGTCTCTATAACTTAAATGATAAGTGTATGGGTGCCATGGCTGAAATGATTATAGCCGCTATGTCTGCTAAAGATAAAGATGAAAATGATATGGTAAAATATAATATATTCTTCGGGCCATATACATACGGCGGATTTGCTGGTATTGGAAAGCAAAGCAATATGATTGCTAGGCATTTTTCAAATGATCATTTACAATATCCTATCGTACAAACGGATGATTCACTAAAACAGACAATAATAAATGTAATAAAATCATTTGGATATACGAAGTCTATTGATTATTTTAAACTTACTGCCGATGTTAAACGAACTACTGAGATGTATTCTTCTGGCAATACTCGGGCCATAAAAGAAATAAAGGGGCAAATGATTGAAATACGAAACTTAATTATGCAGCAACTTTTAAATTGTAATAAATGTGAGTCAGGTATATTTAAACGTAATTACGTGGGTACAACGCAATACAATGAACTATTTGATACTTCCTGTGACCCATATCAGCAATCAACGCCTTATACGTATAATCCTAGACCAACCCTAGTAAGACCCCCTAGAAGTGTAACCATACGAGCGCCAACCCTAGTAAGACCCCCTATAAATTCCACACGTCGTAGAAAGCCAACCATACAAGCGCCAAGTGCCGACGTTCATGGTTATATTGGACTACAAGGACCAGAGAGTGTGAGTTATGGACGACCTGGAACTGGTATAAATAGCAAGAACACAAGGGTGGCTATTACTACGGTTCCCGGTGCTCCCACTACACGTACTATAACTTCTAGAAGGCCAACAATCAGTTATAAGCCTTAATCACGGCAAATCCTTCCATACCTATAATTAAGATAATATATCAAACCTAATATTATGAATAGAAATTAATTATAAGGCGATTTAATATATCCGGGAATCATGAAGTATCAAAGTTAATTACACTGCCTTAAAGATTGATAGATTCACGGTAGATAAATATCTAATAACGATAGATATGGAGGATCCGTTCAAAGTTATGAATCATCCATTTGAGGCCAAGGAAAACCCTCAAGTGTATGTTGAGAGCCCATTTAGTTACGTGAGCCAAACCCCTGCCCGGCACATGCTAGGTCTCGTCGGTGGTAATGAAGTAAGTCTTCCCGCCGGCAATATGGTGGATGTGGAATCTGATTTACGAGGCCTGAATATCCCCTTGACACATAGTCCTGCCCGCCAGTACCAGGCACCTCCTGCGGAACAGACTACCATTTATAGGAAAAACACCAAAATTAGCACCAGTATTAATGTGCGACCCAGGCATCTGCCTGCTATTCAAATGTGGCCTTATGCTCCCACATTTGCTCCCGTGGCCATGTCCGTACAGCAATGTGGGTGCCCTGAGAAATATTAAGTTATTTAATTATATCGCACAGCAGTGCAATTAAATTAAATATTAAGATGTACTAGGAAAAGTATGCGTAAAGGAAAACATTATGATATTCATGATAACGGTGCACGACCATTTCGCGTCTATGTAGATGGCAATAAAGTTGCGATTTACAAGGATGTTCATATGGAAATAGGTGAACCAGAGGATTATAGTAAGCTTATAATGGAACTTAGAGTGAAAGATATCTACGTAGGAAAGAGTACGGGTCATGCGGAAGGAGCAGATCATCTGCCAGATAAGGCTCATATGTTCGTAGGAAATTCCTTACTCTTACATGTTTCAGCAAACAGATATGTCCATGTGGGATCCAGTATCTATGAATTCCAGATGGATGATAAGGTCGACAAATATTTTTCTATGGTTGGCAGAAATGACGTGACTTATCCAGTTCTACTAGGAACTGATAACGTATATTTTATGCTTGAAGGAGATCATTGCTATTTGCCAAGGGGTATGTTACCAGCGAAACTTACAAAGGCTCAGTGGGAAGATGCTTACACGTATTTTTATGGATGGCTAGACCCCATAAATGGTCGGCATAGGACAGATAAAGAGAGAAATAAAGATGCCCTTGAAAATCATGCAAAGAAAATGAAAGGGTATCGCCTAATACAAAAGAGGGAGTTTTAACCTACCGTTTAAATAATAAGCGATATTAGATATGGTATATTCTAAAAATACCCCCATATTTTACATTAATATTATATCTATATCAGTTATAGTCATACTTTGCGTAGTCTATTATATAAATAACAGCTATAAAAAAACTGTATATCTTGTATGGAATAATCTGGTAAAAGGATCCCCCAGATCCAATGGGTTTGGAGATAAACTCCGTGCGGCAATTGCTACATATCAATATTGTAAAGATAATAATTTTCGTTTTGTACTTGATGCCACTGACGATATATGTGGAAAGTTTCTAAAGAATGTTAAATCAAACGAATATAATCATATAAGAGGTAAAAAAATCATACATATTGACTGTCCGAATGGGCCCGAACACTGCGATTTTGAAACCCTAGTCGGCAGCGAATTAAAAGCGCGCGATGATGTGTTCATATACACAAATAAATGTCCTAAAAATGACGACTGTTTATCCTACAAAAAGGGTGTATTAACTAGCGCTGACAAAGAATTTGCTAAGCGTATATGTGAGCCAATGGACTTCTTGAAAAAAGAAGTGGATGAAACCATCCAGACTCTACCCAAAGACTACGGAATTCAACACTTCCGATTCAAGGACAGTGTGTTTAAAGAAGATATAGATGAAAACGATCCTACATTCATTCAGTTTTTTAATATATTGAAGGAGACACATAGGAGTACTGACGTATTATTGTCAAACTCAACGAATTTCAAAGAATACGCGAAAAAACAATTGAATATCAAAACGATTGAATGTAATGGTAAACCCTGTAAAATGGGTCATATTGGAAAAACATCGGATGTTGAATCCGCAAAAGTTGGGTTCATTGAATTCTACGTAGTCTCAAAGGCAAAGTATGTTAAAACTGTATCTAAGTATGAATGGGTATCCAATTTCGTCAAATGGCCGTGCCTGATATATGATGTGCCTCTGGAAGAACATACGGTTCATTAAAGGTATCTTATTATTTATATTCTTGAAATCCCCCCACCGTTTTTTGCGCTCTTATATTCTTGAAATCCCCCCCCACCGTTTTTTGCGCTCTTATATTCTTGAAATCCCCCCCACCGTTTTTTGCGCTCTTTTTTTCTAAAAAAGAGCAGGGATGACATCAACGAGGTCCAAATACGACAATTTCCACCAGCAGGATGATATGCGTATTACTTCTTATTCGGCTCGGTACTACCTAGAGAAGCCAGAGCATAATTGTCCGTCAAGCTTTCCGGCAGAGCCCACTATTCGTCTTCAGTACTCAGGTGCTTCTTGGCCTGAAGGGCAGTGGAAGACCGATGTAGAATCAGATTTGAAAAACATTAATCGCCTGGGAACCCGTGTAAAGAATAATCATATTCAATATGATCCTGATACGAATAAAATGAACCAGCATAGGCTCGTAAATGCCGACGATCTATCCATGGGGCTCACCTATCAGCGCCTCTATAACCCCCCCTGTACTCTCAGAGCAACGGGCTGGAATCGCTGGATTGATCTCCCCCACGACCCCCAGGAGACCTTTGAGACACCCTTTGACTTCTTCATCCCCTCTAGGACCCAGAGCAAGGACGTGTGGACGGATCAAACATGCTATAAGAAAATCGCCTATAGTATTCATAAGCCATAGGTGCCATTTGTAGTAGCACTAACCTTGTAACGTAGTAACTGTTAAGAGTAAAAACACCCTAACAGTTAGTATGGAAATCGCCGCCCTCTCAGGATTACTTGCCGTGGGTTACGCTGTATCCCAGTTAGCCGGCGGAAAGAAGCCAATTCAAAAAGAAGGCTTTCACACGCTCGGCCTCGGGATCCTCCCTCAGAAAACGCCGCCCTCCGACCCAGCCCTGCCTGTCGCCAGTGAATATTACACTATTGGAATTCAACAGTATCTCAGCCAGCAAGAAGCAGGAAAAATAAAGGATCTCAATGACCGTCTGAATTATCTTGCATCCATCGGCTCCTCCGACGGAAAGCAGGCCGTCAATGCCCAGATTCAGACTATCCTTGAACGTGCCTCTCAGAGGCGTTCCCAGGCGCAGGGCTCCGATGCTAAACGAGCCGCCACAAATTCCGCCTTTTCCAGCACGGAATTGGATATGATGTATAAGACTCCCGGTGGCCAAATGTACCCATCCGAACCCAATGGAGGACCCATGTACGGTGGCCCTATCACCTACGCATCCTCTCTCCCCCCTCTGAGAAACCCTACCGAATCCAATAAAGAAGGCTTCCAAGGATATGGCGGAGGCCCGATGCCCGAACCTATTGAAGCCGCGACAGCCCAGATTGCCATGACAAGCAGCGGTGTAGAAGAGTCTTCCGCCTGGGTCAAGGGAGACTCCGTTTTCAGCAGTCTCAGTGGCCAGGAGATACCTTCCTCCGATTTTAAACACAGTAACATGCAACCCTTCTTTGGAGGAAGTGTCAAGCAAAATATGACTGCCAGCGCCAACACGAGTCGTCTGGATATGTACACTGGCGCAGGGACCACGCAGATCCAGAAACAGGAGCAGGCCCCCATGTTCAATACGAACGTCCCCTTCGGGCAACCTTTCGGAAATGAGCCCAACGCAGATTTCATCCGTAGTCGTATCGTAGACCCGTCCAGACGTAATAATGAGAAGCCCTTTGAACCTACACGGGTCGGTTCTGCTCTTAATGAAAAGGGTGGTATTACGGGCAAGGGTGGGTTCCAACAATTTGAAGTGAATGAAATCATGAAACGTGCGATGCCCACCACGGATAAACTCCGTGTTGCCGATAAACCCAAGGTCTCCTACAACAACCAAGTGATTCCTGGTGCCCATTTCATTGGAGCGGCAGCGCTGGACTCCGGGGAGGTTCGCAAATACCGCCCCGATACATTCTTTATTAATGAGACTGGAGAGCGCAATGGTGTGGCGACATCCGAAGTTACAAAAGAGGCAGTGCGACCCATGCAGGTCATGAAGCACACTACACGTACCGATACTACGGAAGAACTCATTGGTACTCCCGCATCTCAGGACGCATTCCAGTCCTACGTGGCCGGTGACTACAGGACACCTATGACACAGCAATATGGGGGGGCAGGATACCGTAACACGGATGGGAGTGGATATGGTGGTGGAGCCAGGGACGATTATGGCGCTGCGAGTTACGAAGTGCGACCCAATGAGCGTAATGGCACACAGGATCGCATGATGGGTCTCAACTTGGTGCCGGCTGAATCTGGGCAGGTCGCGGTCCACTACAACGATGACGCGAGACCCACGAGGCGTGGAGAGACGGTGGGTAATATTCGGCAGACGGGCACTCCCGTCGGCTATGCGAATGGTGCCCCTGCCATTACAACCTGGGATCCAAGTGATGTGGCACGCACGACCATCAAGGAGACCACAATTGACTGGGACTACCGCGGCATCTCGGGTCCCGGTGCGGGACCTGAGCGCCTCAAGGTCTACGACCCCAACGATATCCCTAGGGTCACACAGAAGTCCCAACTCTCCAGCGATTCCCGTATTGCCGGCCCTGCAATTTCCGTCAACAAGGATTTCACGAGCCACGAGGCGGCCTACAATATGCGGAAAAACGAGTCAAAGACGACGACTTCTGTGCGCAGGAAGCCTATGGCGGGTAATGGCAATATTGCCGTGTTTAAGGGCGAGATTCACCAAAAATCCAAGAGGCTCACTGCCGACGATGTGAATGACAGAGCCATGGCCGTGAATCGTGTGACGGGGCTTACGGCAGGTACCGCCGACCTGGGTCGTGTAAAGTACCGAATGCCCTTGAAGTTGGATGTGAGTATGGAGCGTAATATGCCTGCGATGGTGGACGCGGTGGATAACAATCCGCTGAATCAGAGTCTGAGGCGAAATGCCATCCATGATTCCATGCTGTTAGAACAGTTACAGGCAAGCCATTAATAAATTCGTTTAGAGTCCTCATCTGTCAGAATGCTTATAATACTCATTATCAGACCAGGTATTGTCAAGGCAGGAGACCAATTGCGTGCCCCACCATTCTTATTTAGAATACTACAGCTCATAATACCAGTATCAGGATGTACGCATTGACAATTTACTGTGTTCAAGAATCTTACGGTAGGAGGTGATAATGGGTAATCATCGGTCAATATAATATCAATCGCATAGTTTTTTCCCTCATGCCATTTCACTGGTAAGCAATGTAGATTTGCAGACCAGTGTAATATATTATTGGGGTCATATGAAAGGTCATAATACTTAGATACGATATATGATAAACCATTATCGTGATAGTTCCGTATCTCTCTTTGTAGGCGGCGTGAATGTGCTGCTTGCATGGAGTATATAATATGTATTATGTAAATATATATTATAGTTCAATTTTTACTAGTGTTCACGCTGTTACCACATATTTACCGGTCTAAGACTTTCACCCTTTAGAAAACAGAATGCAAACACGTGGAAAAAGTTATCTCGTTGTTGGGCCACCAGGATGTGGGAAATCGCGCTGGATTCGTAATGCCGCTGCGAATGCCGGTCAGACACTCTTCCGCTGGAATTGCAGAGATGATCGTGCCCTCAGACAGGGCCGAGAACTCCTACATGGAATTGTACGGACCAGAGAGCCTACATGGGTGTGGTTGGAAGGTGCCGACGATATTACATTAGACGCCCAGGCATTCTTGCGTCGTATCCTGGAGACTGCGTCAGCAAATGTCACATGCGCACTGGAAGTACGACGTCTAGAGTGTATGTCTGAACCAATTCAGTCCCGTTGTATTTTAAGAAGGCTCTCTGCCCCCCCAAAAGTATCATGGAGACAGTCACTCATTCAGACAAAGTGGGGACAGCCTGGTGATATAAAGGCACCCACCATAGAAACGCCGAAAACGCTAGATGAGCTACGAGAAGCGAGATTGGCGGGATATGATCCATATGCCGTGTCGCTTCAGATTATCAAAGGGCATCCTTTGGAGCGGGATGCTTTGAAACGCCTTAGTATAGGTGTAAGTCCGTGGATTCTTAGTGCGTGGCTCTTATCTCATTCGTTAAATACGAATTCTTTTTCTGAACACCAGATTTAGCATACATGGAAGTTCATGAAACCCCCGCTGCCATTTATAGTGAGGCAAAGTCTGAATATACAAAGCAACTGATATTCAACTTTCAGCCCGTACTTCTCAGATTCTTCTTGGATCGCTACGATGAAACAAAAAAGAGCATATCTGTAACATCTAAGACGAGATCCGCTTTGAGTGAGTTTCAGGACTCTCTCAAGCAGATTCCCGAGTGGAATTTGGACAAAGTACAGCGTGAGACGAGTGCGCTTCTAGAAAAGGTAAGTTGCGACTATATTGAAGACCTTATTACAGCAGTATTCGTTGCTCACACGAAGATTCTCTCTGCCATTAATCTTCATACTAGACCCCGGCGAGGACCCATTAAGATTACTATTCCCAAACCGGACCATTTTATGCATCGGACAATGTCTGAGAGTAGCAGGATTTTATGGTCTAATATATACTTATTTGATGATTCTTCTGGAAGTTTGGATCGCCAGAAGAATATGAATGAGGTGAACCGATTTCTGGAGGAGGGCATTCTCCAGGCTATTCGAAACCTTCTCCCGGTGAAGTCCATTTTGAGAGATAGTCTCCAGGAGGATGCCGAAGATGCCATTCAGATTACAACGGGGCCCGCATTAGCCGAGGAGGATGAAAGTGAGACACCCAAGTTTGAGGAGCAAGAGGCAGGAGAGCCCAGGCTAAACGAGCCGAAGGTGGAAGAGCTGAAGGTGGAAGAGCCCAAGGTGGAAGAGCCGAAGGTGGAAGAGCTGAAGGTGGAAGAGCCCAAGGTGGAAGAGCCCAAGGTGGAAGAGCCCAAGCCCAAGGTGGAGCTAGCAAAGACAGGATCTGTAGTACATATTTCAAAATTGGAACATACAAATTCTGAGCCTCAGAATACTCTTGTATTTGATACGGAACGAACTGTAGGTTTCACGGGTGTTGATTCTATTTTTGGAGAATCTGGAGATGCCGAGTTGAGGCCCATGATTGAAGAGGGAGATGGTGATATTCAGATTATTGGTGAATCGGAAGCATTGGATTTGGATGATATAGAAGATCTGAATGAAGCTGAATCTGGCAAGGATGGCCCACCCGCACCGCTTTCTGCCGATGATTACGAGGCCCTTTAAGGAGGGTGAGGCCCTTTAAGGAGCGCTATGCCCTTTAAGATGCCTAAAGCGCGCGAAGTATGCGCTTTTTTTCTGCCAGGATTGCTCAGAAATGAATACACTTGAGCACATCCTCTGGGCCGTTATCGGTGGCCTCATAGTTGCAATACTCACTGCCGGCATCACCGTATATAATAAAGAATCTCCCAACACGAAGCATCTAGCCCGTGATTTCATTCTAGGCTCCCTGACAACTGGATTTCTATATCCACTTATCCCGGAGTCATTTAACGATATGAAGCAACTTGTCTCTGCGTCTGGTACTGGTCTAACAGAGTCCCTTGCCTCTGCCTCCAGTTCCATTCTTTCATCCGTAAAGTCATCTACAGACCCCGGTGTGGAAGTGGGCCCTGCAAATTTCTAGCAAAACAGCGAATATACCTTTTCACCCTCTGGCACATTATCACTAAAACAAAATCCAACAAATGGCTTCTTATTCAATTGCTCCCTGGGTACAGCACCTTTAACCTTTTTCGCGATTACGCTATAAAGGTCAAAGCCGGGATATCTCTCGGACCTATCCGGATTACACAATACATTGCGCCCATCTTCATCAATCAACCACTCCCACAGGACATTGTATAAATCTGACACAGTCTCATGTTGTCTGAAATTCGCCTCATCACTCAAGACCCGACCTCCCTCACGGTCTTCAGGTATCTCCTGGAAAAGGGCCTCAATGATACTCACAGACAGACGACACAGGTCAAAGGAGGGGTTTGGATAACACAGGGGCTCCTCGGGTTCATAGAAAGGGCCAAAGTTATACTGGGTACCCGCCTCATTCTCCGGCCAATAGTCGTCACTCACGCACAGAACATCATTATGAGTGTAAATGGCCCGACCAAAGTCTATAATCCGGAATATCTTGCCATACGTCGGAACTCTCCATGTATGACCATTTGTAGTACTGTAATACAGATATGGTTTCTCAGTGCTAGTCCATAAGATATTATTGCTATGGAGGTCATTATGTGTCATGGCCCACAAGCTCTGAATCTGACAAAGAGCCGCAATTACTTGAAATAACCAGGCACTCCATTTAGCCTCTTTTTCGGTCCCATCATTATCATCCAAGAGTGAATCCATGGTATTCGTATTGGATTCCAGAAATATGAGCATTGTCGGGAATTCAGATATTGCAGCAAACATTTTGGTGTTTTCCCCGATTTCATCGGTTTCCTCGGTCCCATCTGAACCTTCTGAATCAGATTCTAAATCGCTGGCCGTTGTAATGGAGGCAGAATGAAGAGATCCGGTATCCCCCACAGCCTCGTAGCCTCCAAGTTCAGATATATGGCTTTCACCCGATTTACTTCCATCTGAATCATTGGAGGAAGAATCGTAATCCAAATCCTCTTCCGGCGATTCAAGAAGTGGATCGTCGGCGTCCATGGGAACATCTCCATTAAATCCTAACAACCGGAAGTGCCCCTGCCCCTTTCTTCGCCAAAACCATTTTTCAAACCGAATATCTGCAAAGTCCTCCGTGATATTGTAAAAGTACTCTTTCGCAATGGCTAGGTAGGCCCCGTAGAAGAGTGAGAAGTGAGGAGAGTGATCGGCTTCTCGGAACTTACTCAACATGTAGCAGGCCACTGCATCTACGTAGGCCTGGTTGTGGGGATCATGCAGCTTCCCATAGACCTTCGCAGATTTCTTACCTGGAGATGGAAGAGCGGGGTGCTGAGAGACCGGGTAGTTTCCCTGAAGCATCCGGTAGGCGTCCAATAAATGAGTAATCTTACAGAAGCCGGAAATGTCTGTTAGACTCTGCCCTGCCGCAGGGATTCCGTTGCTTCCGTTGGAAGAGTACTCCCGAATTCTCCCGGAAAAATGGCCCGAACGATGGGGAATCTCTCCAACGAAGTGTTCCAAGTGCCAGCGGTGGTCAAATCGCAGGAAGGGTGTCTGCTTCTTCGTTTTACCGAAACGGAGAAGTCCGGGATGTGTTGTCTGGAGTGGACAGAATCGAGCCTCTAGGGCAGCCTTCAGCGTTGCAGGCGGGTCCAATTCCCAAATTTGGGGAGAAGGGAGACTCTGTGTCTGAAGTGAAGGATATGGAGACGACATTACTTTAGGAAAGAAGGGTCTTAAGAATATATAGCGCGTTACATAATGTATTTGTAATATTTGAGTAGCAATTAGGAATGGCTGCTTCTGCTGCGATGAATCTTCAATTGAAGAAATTCAACATGTCTCAAATACCGGAAGATGCAGTCTGTATTTTTATTGGACGAAGGCGTACAGGAAAATCTACACTCGTCCGGGATGTGCTATTTCATCACCGAAATATGCCTCTCGGTACGGTTATCAGTGGTACAGAGGAATCCAACGATTTCTACAAGAAGATGGTGCCACCACTCTTTATTCACGGAGCATATACACCTGTCATCCTACAGAACTATGTGGCGAGACAGAAGCTCATCATGAAGAAAATCATGGAGGAGCAACAGGCAAGAGGGCAATCCAGTATTGATCCTCGTTCCTTCTTGATTCTGGATGACTGTCTCTATGACGACTCCTGGACACGCGATCTCAATATCCGCTACCTGTTCTTGAATGGGAGGTGGGTGAAAGTGTTCTTTTTGATTACGATGCAATATCCTCTCGGCGTGCCACCCGTGCTGAGGACGAATGTGGATTATGTATTTATTCTGAGGGAGCCATATCTGAATAATAGGAAGCGTATCTACGAGAATTACGGGTCGGCATTCCCATCCTTTGAGTTTTTCTGTCAGGTCATGGACCAATGTACACAGAATTACGAGTGTCTAGTGGTCAGTAACAACACACAGAGTAATAAGATTGAGGACATTATCTATTGGTACAAGGCCGAGTTACACGGAGATTTCCGTATTGGGTTGCCTAGATTCTGGGAGCACAGTGCTGCGAACTATATTGATGCGGAGGCGGCGGAGACGAATCGCTACGACCCATCTGCTGGACAGAGGTTGAAGGGGCCTGCAATTACAATTAGGAAGGTCTAAGGCATTTTATGACAATTATAGCCTAAGCATTATTAGAATGCTTGGACTATCAAATTCCACTCTTTTTGTTTTTATGGTCGGCCTCATGGCAATTGTTGTCCTTCATGCTGGAATTGTGCGGATACATGAGGGATTCAAGGCAGGAGAGGCCGGTATAAGATGCGGTGTTGATTTACCCACGTGTGCTGGCGGGACACAATGTCTGAATGGATTCTGTCAGAGAATGGATATACCACACCTCCAGGAGAATCAACTACCTGTACTGTGAACCTTTAAATCCACGAGCATTTTCTGAGATAACATCAGAAGGAATGTCACTGAAACTAACATCCGGTATTGGTTTAATTCTGGTCGTGGCATTTGTATGCTTCGTCCTTGTAAAAATCTTTGCAGCCTCTGCTACAACCAGGCATTTCGGAAGATGGAAGGGTGGTTCCGCCAGACTCCCTTGTCTCTCAGGCGGTAAGTGCCCCATGGGACAAACATGTATGGGAGGGTTCTGTTCCGAGGGATTTACGGCTCCCTTATTACCAAGTATTGATATGTCCTCTTGTGGCGCAAAAGAGTGTCAGGGAATCAACGCACCCTGCGCCAGGACTGGAACTCCTTGTGGGGAGGGCACTTTTTGCCAAGGAAATACCTGCGTAGGTATTGCTGCCCCCGACCGCGGCGAGGCTTATAAGCAGATTGGTACTCTGTTAGAGTAAATTTAGACCATTGTATTTTCGGGAACAGCTGAAACAGTCACACTGTCCGAAACAATCACACTGTCCGAAACAGTCACACCAGAAACGTCGGTAGTAGCCTCGCGTTTCCGTTGCATAGCCAAATCGGCCGGGCCATCAAACATAGACCCCCAACCCTCTGCTGCTGGGCCTCCGGATGCGGCTGCGGTTTCCGGGCTACCCTTCTTCGCACCCTTCGTCATCTCTGTACGCTGCTCTGCCACGAACTTCTCACGCGACTCCTCATTATTCTTGTAGGCCTTCATGAGTGTATTAAGTTGGTCCTCAGCGTATTCTTGCTCCTGGACCTGGTGGGGCTTAGGATCCCATGGAAGCCATTTGCCGACCTCACCCAGAAAGATATTATGAATGGTGTCATTGCGCTGGAGTTTCTTAGACAGGGCTACAGCCTCCGCGTGGGTCCCAGTAACTCCCCGGACCTTCAAGCCACGAATGGATGTCCGGAACTCATTCTTGGCGAAGAAGTCCTCCTCTAGCTTTGTCTGGTTCTTGAAAAGGAAGTCGTCGTAGGATTCCTTGATAGTGGTCTTCTTGATAGACGCATCATTATCCTTTACGAATGTACTGTATGTCTCCAGAATTCCACCGATATTGAGCCTAGACTTACGGCAGTGTGCGGCTGCTCCACTGAGATCTGGGCCGAGGCCATCAAGGCGGTCTGCCTCCTTTGTAAGGCCGTCATTCACTCCCCGGACAAGATTCACAAGGAAAGTCTCAAGGTTCTTCATCTTGTAGTCAACCTCGTACTGCTTCAGGAACTCTCCGAAGAAATACTGATCCTTGTTCTCCAAGACGGCCTCGGGGCTGAGGAAGGAAAGAAGCACGAACTTCTGACTGCGGATCTCAGGATCCTCTTCTAAGAAATCCTCACGGGGTGGCTGGCCTGCGCTGGAACTCATGGTGTCTGACAGGTATAGATATAAAGTCTTAAAGTAAGCAAACGCATATAGTACCCGAATAAAAAATCTAGGCTTCAGTTATAAGAAATGGACCTTTCTCTCGGTGACGTTCTCACTTCTCTCTTAAAGTATCTCATTGAGGGCCTGGTGGTGGCCTTCGTGGCTGTCCTGGTGATGAACCCCAAGAAGCCTAACTTTGGTGAGGTTACCACCATTGGTGTGGCTGCCTTTGCCACCTTTGCACTCTTGGACACCTTCTCTCCCTCCATCGCCGTTACGGCACGCCAGGGTGCCGGGTTTGGTGTAGGCGCCAACCTGGTTGGGTTCCCCCGCATGTAAGACGGGTACCTCTTGAGTATAATTCAATGTAAACTCATATAATATTCAGACAATGTCTGTATATTATATGATAGGATAGATTAGATGAAGATCTCATTATTGAGCCAAAATTTAGGAAATAATAATGTATATGAAATAAACCCTATTACTCTTATCACAAAGCATGCTAAGCTGCCCACCGTAACAGACCCTGATATTCATGTTGAATTCACGCAAGAAGATAAGAGGTCACTAGATGTTATGAAACCACTCATACCTCTACAATCATCTTTAGGACAATCATATATTATGATTGGTAGTGAATCACTTAATAAAAGGGCAGTAAAAGGAAACGTAATTACCAAGGTCTATGTGCGCAGTGATAACCCCAATCTGTTTGTCCATGGACGAGGTCATTTAGATATAAAAATGGAAAAGGGAGTCATAAAGGGGCCCTTGGCGAATATTATAGGGGTATTCAAACCTGTCACGAAAGGTGCTACATGGATTAAAGTGACAAATACAGACACTAATGAATCATATCTGTTTGTGAATATGCATTTACCAATTGATACTGGGAAGTGGGCTATGGGGGAAAAAAATCGTACTTTAGGAAATATGTATCGCATAGAATCCTTTAAAAGAATTATTAGTAAGATTTACGAAATATATGAGATGGATCCTAAATTAAAAATAATAATGGGTGGTGATCTTAATTTCAGAAATATAGAAGGTCAAGATCAATTGACTGCGCTCTTAGATGAGATGCAATTGAATAGTAACATGCCATATAAGTTTACAGAATTATCTAAAAATAAAGGTGCCACCTGTAAATATTTAACTACTTGTTCATTTAACAGGACAAATCACGAGGCATGTCTTGATGAAAAACGCGCGCCTAGTAGGTGTGACAGATTTTTAACGAATGCGTGGAGGAATATAGATAAGAATACATTGAATTTTAATAATTTTGTCTTAGACCCTATATATGATCATAATGCCATACATGTGTCATTTGAATTTGAGGAAAGCACGACGCGTCCTAGAATAAATGTACACTTTCATTTAATGAAACCCTTGAATTCTCCTGGGACCCCTGTGAATTCTCCTGGGACTCCTTTGAATTCTCCCCGTACACCCGCATCTGGGGGTACACCCGCATCTGGGGGTACACCCGCATCTGGGGGTAGGAGGCGCACTTTACGAAAAAATAGTAAGAAAAGGCGTACCTTAAGAAAGGCGTACCTTAAGAAAGGCGTACCTTAAGAAAGGCGTACCTTAAGAAAGGTGTGCCACTAACCACTAAGTATAATCATACACTGTCACTGGCAATAGAAGACCTTCGGTAAGGTACGAAGGCGTGTCTAGGTGGGTTTGTTAATGGAGGAGGTGGTTGTTGTGGTATGCCGAAGCAGCCATTGAGGCAGAAGGCGAGTATGAGAGGTAATATTACAAATGTAGTTATTGATAATGCAAATATGAGGCCTATCATAATCAGTATATCTATTGTGATGGTTGAGCATGTGAAATATTTATTACATATAAACGCCATAGGTATAAATATAATGGGTATTACAAATATTAATAACCATGTAAGAAGATATATTGGGTTTCTTCTTAAATGATTATAGCATTGAGAAATATCATTATTAAGACACTGTTGCATTCATGTATACATTATACATTGTTATATAGGTATCAATTTTATTTGAACCCTACCTTTTTCTCTCTCATTGCTTCTGCTACACGAGCCGTTCCAGGCTTAGGAGTTTTATTCTTCTTAGTTTTATTCTTCTTATTTGGTGTAGCTGGTGAACCCTTCGCAGCCTGTAGTCTTTTGGTTACTGCTTTTTGACCTTCGCTTTTAGCAGCCTCTTTAGCAGACCCTTTAGGGGCCTTCTCAGCTTCAAGTTTTTTAGCATCCTCTATTACTCTCTTAATACGATCGGCAACAATTTTTTCCTCTTCTGGATTTCTAGGTGAACCAGTATCTTCATTCGGTGTCATAGGTGATTTACTAGTTGATGTCGTAGTCGGAGCAGGAGGAGCAGCAGGAGAAGCAGCAGGAGAAGCAGCAGGAGAAGCAGCAGGAGAAGCAGCAGGAGAAGCAGCAGGAGAAGCAGCAGGAGAAGCAGCAGGAGAAGCAGCAGGAGAAGCAGCAGGAGAAGAAGGGTTAACCTTTTTGCCGCTACTAGGCACTGCTCCAATCATCTTATCATATTGACCATCCAAATGCGCCTTTAAATTCAAATATCTGAATATGGCGCATTCGGGACTCAATTGTGCAGAAGGATCTATAGTACAATTATGATCCACTAAACCCTTTAAGAAAATGGCATAGACTTCATTTGTGAATTTCAGATTATTTTCTTCCAGAAGCTTCTTCTCAGCTTCATTGAAACTACCCATCTTCCAAGCAGTCATTCCTTGATTTGGATCACGGACCATATAAATCTTATTGTTGAGAATAACTTCTTTCATTCCAAGGACTGCTGGCTTTGCTCCTGTAGTAGGCCCTGCTAGTGCGGTACGAGTATCCGCCCCACCCATCTGAACACTCACATCCCTCTTATGAAAAGTAATCTGAGTGACCCAGCCGGGGGGCGCATTCCATCGCCGATTATCCTTGATTACCTGGGGGCGTGGCTGTTTATCACGGTTATAGACACTAGTGGCCTTGCTGAAATTCACGCTAAACATGCGAGCCCCTGTATGATGACGCCCCTTCGCGTCTGAAGGAATACGAATTGTCTCAATCTCCAAACAATCCAATTCGCGTACGCTACTGTCCAGTTCATCATCGGGATTCGGTATGTAGCCAAGAATAATCTGTTTACTCGTGTGGGGCATGGCGTGTATGACGAGTCCATCCAATGAACCGGCTTCCATGGAATGGTCTCCAACACGGAGTGCGTGTCCAGGATAGCTCGCAGTGAGAGCCTCCAACATTTTTTCAATCATAATACCGTCTTCTCGTGACCCACCTTCTGTGTGTGGTCCCATAAAGACCACATGTGCACGTGTATCCTCTTTCATAAGCGTATTGGCCCACATGATGGCATCGGTAGCAGCATCCAAGTCACCCCTCAGAGGCGCAACGACATATGTGGGGCACTCCAATATATTCAGGCTACCTACCACGACTGCGACATCACCACTTGGCACATTCCTATTTGGAATATTTGTACCGAGAGTTCTCTTCCATTTTTCCATGTAGGAATGCATTTTCATCTTGGAAACAGTGGGTACATCCTTGTTCGTAGCGACTGGTATAATAAGAGGAGTTGAATGCCAGCCTGGCGTTTTAGTTCTTCCAGACAATTCATTTATAGTCTTGTAAGCACCACCTCCCTGAACGGGTTGGATGGGTGCATCTGATGGATTTACATGAGGAAGTAAACTTGTAGTGCCACCACCGGACATATCTATCATTTACCAACATATTCATAATTGGCGTACTAGCGTTTCACTGTTCCACGGTAGGCCTAAGAACAAGGTTAAACAACATAGTATTATGACTACAGAAGTTCAGGCTGTTGAGAGTACAAGTCCCGATACTCAGACAAGGAGGCGCAAAATATTATGTAAACAGGAACTCATCGTCATGAGCCTCCAGAACTTCTATTCGTCCAGAAAAGACTTGCCTGAGATCATGGAGTTGCTCCAGGGTACGTCGGCCATCAGTCTCCGTCTGATTGACTGGTTCGTGACGAACTACGCCAAGCGCCACTCCATTGGTTACCTCCTAGAGGGCCAGGAGTTCATGGTCTATAACAGTTATAAGAATCAGCTGAAAGCGTATAGTAAGAAACTCTTTGACCCCTTCTGCCGTCGTGAGCGGATTATGTTCAGCCTCCCAGGGACGGAGCAGTTCGTCACCACGGTGGGGAAACTGAATTTCTTTCGTTGGGCTGTGGAAAAACAAATCATTGAGTATCTGAAGACTAATTATGCCACCGTGGAGACTGAAATGAATACCCATATGAAGCAATTGAGCCGATCCAGATCTACAAGGACCACTACGGCATCTAGTGATTCTTCGGCTTCTGCGTCGAAACAGAAGCGCGTAAGAACGGCATTTCAGACTACACCTGTACAGACTGTTTGCAGGCGTGACGTAGAAATAAAGGTTGGCTTTGATTAGAATAAAGTCCAATGAATGCATTTAGGGCATTCAAAAAACGACTTACGCGAAGGAATCTGTCTGCTGCGTCAAAGAATGTGACGCGTAATGCGAGAAATGCCACCAAAACCTTGGTGGGGGCTGCCAGAAACGCGGCAAAGACCATAATTGGCGCAGTTAATTCTGCGAGAAATATGATGACATGGCGTGGCAAGACCACACGGCGTGGCAAGACCACATGGCGTGGCAAGTAAAAAAAAGCCCCTATCTTGGCAGCCAGGAGGTTCGCGAGGATTTGACATTTCCTATTACCTTTTACCCTGGATTTCATCGAACGTTGACGATTGAACGTATCCAAGAATATGCCTAGAACCGTTCGAGCCCGTGGACTTGAACAATTCTAAGATTACACGTGGAAACGGATTTGAACCCTAAATGTTATAGTTGAATGCGTCTTGTAAGAGCAGGGAGTATATATGACCCCACCGATAAAGACACAACAGTTGAGCATTGAACTCTGAGGCCTCACTTGTATGAAGCGTTGAACGTTATGTCCTGAGTTGGAAATAATTTTTTGCAACTTATCGTTGTTGCCACGGTCAATTTGCTTTTCACCAAGATAGGGAATAGGGGCAAGCCCTATTAGCGCATTCCTCCAACACCTATAACCTTATCAATTTTATACCGTGATAAGGGTCTTTCCATTTGCCTCACTCAGAGTCCAGTCAATATTGGACTCGAAGGTATCAATCTCCTCCTCCAACTCCTTCGCCATCTTCTTTACATTCATCGGATCCACGATTTCCACCTTATTTGTCTCCATGAAACTATTTCTGAGTGCAGTAATAGTCTCAGGGTTTGTCTTTACATCCTTGCCCAGCTCAGACGTCAGAAGTACATCTAGCCTCTTCTCCAGAGCCTCCATTGCGTCATTGTACTCATTATCTACCATAACGATATTCTTCTCCATGTAACCAAGAAGAGTTTTCTTGTATTTCAAGCTTGACTTGTACTCGATTGCCTCTGCAACAGTGCCTGACCACTTGTTAGGACCTGTTCCGATTGTAATCTGCGTCTGTGCGTTAGACAGAACGATGGCACGCTTTATTACATCACGTCGCTTTACCAGGAACATGTAGGACTGATATTCTGACTGTACAGTCTTCTTGAGGTCAGCCTCATCTATATTCTTTGCCTTGGTTCTTAGTTGTGCCCATTCAAGGTCACAACCCCATCCCAGAGACTTGCTTATGCGCTTATCGAGCAACTTCAACTCTGCGAGTCCTTGGGTAATACTCATCTGGGTCATATTTATACGAGTGGGTACTTGTCCACACCAGTACCCGAACAATTCAATTTTATGGTCATGCCGTATGTTCAATTGGACCTCCTCTGACAATGATGGAAATAATAAATATAAGTAGATAAAACATAATTGAAGAAATAATACAGTTTATGTATGAAAACCTTCTAGATATAATAGTTCCTTGTTGTCTTATATAAAAATATATGCGTGTTTCAGCCCCCCTACAATACAAACATTTGCCGTTCCATTTTTCCCAGCAGACCTCGTGTACAATGAACGTACATTCGCAATTTAATTCAGGTATGTAGCCATAGTCATCTTGAAATTCCGATAAACATATCGCGCACTCCATTTACACTATTAATTAGGATAGTTCTTAGATAGATGGAGAGTTCTAAGAGTCCGGTAGTAGTACCTGGAAAAAGTACCATACAGCTTAAACCAAATAAGATATCTGATCTTCGTAACCTACATAAGCGTCATGTACATAGCGTTCTCCCTGTGACGGCACAGGCTATTCTTAAACCAGAATGTGCAGCAGTTCCTAAGCTGTGAGTTCTAAGGCCTTCAATATCCTAGATATTTTCTTCTTATTTAACAGATATATCATGAATGAGAATACACGCGCTGCGGCAGCAATGTTTCGTGGTGACACCTCTAGTTTTGGCCGCCCTATAGTTCCCACTACGGCAATGGCAGAATACGCCAGTGGAGAATATGACCGCGCATTGGACGAGTATGAGATGGAACAGATGGTTGAATCATTTATAGATTCTATATCATCTATCCCTGACAACGATACTCCTATGGAAGGTGGTAGGCACAAGAAGCAGCAGGGCGGGGGTTCCAAGCTCAGGGCCGCGTGTGAAAGAGTCAAAGCCAATTTTAAGACCAAAGCTGCCCAAATCGTTGATACGGTGGATGGCGCCGCGGCCGAGGTCATAGAAAGCAAATTTGGAGACGTCCGGTCGGCCATGAGATCGGCCGCTGTAGTAAGTGCGGCATCTACCGTCTTATTTGGTATTCCTAATGCACCATTTATCTCCTCTGCTCTTCAAACCCTGTGTAGCAATCTCCCTTCTGCCTTGTACAATTCGGCTGCGAATCTGATTAGTGCCAGCTTAACCGCTGCACAAATTACTGCGCTGGGAGTGACTGGTATTGCCGGCCTCATGACTTTCGCTATAATGATCATAACCCTCTATAAGATTAATGGGATTGCAATGGGATCCATGAGAAGTGCGGCAATTAACACGGCAGGCTTCATTCAGTCGCTGGTAAACTGGAATCCGAGAGGTGTATCAGTGTCTATGGTGACTATGGACCAAGTTCGGATGGCCATTGGGATGGTCATGCCCAGGTTTAGCCCTGTTGTGAATACCAAGTACAAGATTGGTATCATGATTATTAGTGGACCCAAGGCAGCGGATTTGGTGAGGAGTATGACCAAGCGCGCACCCGGTGCCGATGTCAGTGACTTGGTAATGAGGCAACAGGGTGGTAAGCAGCGTAATAAGCGTAAGCAGAGCAAGCATAAGCAAAAGAAGGAGACCTATAGTAACAAAAAGAAGAATAAGAGAACTACGATGAAGAAGCACTAACAACTAGTACGTCCAATAACAGCACAGGCTATTCTGGCACCAGAATGTCCCGTTTTGTGTGAGTCATCTTCGCCTCCGAGTCCGTAGTCATCCTTATCGGCGTGAATGATGACGGAGCGCCCCCAGAGTTCCTCGGCCGTGACGTCTTGGAGATTGTAGGTGTATTTCTTAGGCTCGGATCCTATGGAAACATTTCCGAGGTCACCCGTGTGCCTCTCACCACGGAAACCGGGTGGGCCTCCATGATTCTTTGCCTCACCCACATGGAAGTGGTCACAGGCGAGTTTGCACCCTTCGCCTCTCAGATCGCCAGCCTTGTGTATATGGAATCCGTGCTCTCCTGGGGGTAACTTGCTGAAAGTGGCCTCAACGTGGAGACCGGTCTTCCTATCACTAAAGGTCACAACGCCCTGGACTGAGCGGCTGTTAAATACTGCGACTGCCTTGGGTGCCATATATATAGGGATAATATAAAGAATCGCATATATGATAATATATGCGATACTTTTATCTTTTGAAACCGAATCTGGAGAAAATTAAATTCTATTCTATGAAAACTATGATACAATTCTGCGACAAGTACGCAGGAGTTTATTCACAGTATATTTTCACTATTCCGTTGATTGGATATGTCAGAGTGGATCCGTTACCTGATATCATGGATCCGGTTGTCAGGAAGAAGTACGGGTTGAAGGAGGTTGTTGAGCGTCCACTAGGTCTTCAAGACTCAGATATAGCATCAAGTGTATCTACATCAGACTTGGAGGAGTCAGGGCAACTACAAGATTCAGGGACGATACCGTTATAGTACTGATCGGGCTGTAAAAACCGCAGGTTATCAGGTTTTCCACAATTAGTACATATAGTTAATCCGTCTTTAGGGAGTGTATTACAGACACATCTCTCACAAGAATCTATACATTCATATGTAATATCACAATACGGATGACATACATTACCACAGTCGTCACAAATATCTTCACATGGCCCCTTACAGATTTCACACATAGTTGCCATACAATCATCGCACGTGGCTAATTTATCAAGTCCACACCAGGCAACCCAATTTCCAGACTCATCGTCGTATTCAGTCTGCTCTTCTTCAGTCAAATTATTATAACACCAATGACAAGGATCGGTTTCCATTAGTCAAAATACGTCTAACGGTTTTAGACCAACTATCATTTTAAGACGGTATTTAAATATGTAGGAGTATGATATAGTATACAATGCCAACTGACCCTAAAAGAATTAACGGTATTACAGCAAGTTCTAATCGTCTTTCTGGAAAGGCTGCGTCAGATACTTTTAAGAATGGAAATAATGCTGGAATGCTTTTTAAGAAGGAGGCAAAGGCCGCAACTAATATAGGAGAATATCGCTCATCCCTTGAGCGTTTAAGAATGAAAGAAAGTTCTTCTAATGATAACGGACTTCGTAAATATACTAATTGAGAGCAAAGCTTGTAAATGAGCAGGCTAGTGAGATTGTAGAATCTTAGACCCTCGGGTACTTTATTCATCAATGGTAAAAATTGAACTTAAACACATCAGTCTATCTTACAACATGGAGAATACTAATATTTACGTCCTTAAACTTCAAGGAGGTAAATATTACGTTGGCAAAAGCACTGATGTCATTGGGCGCTACCAGCAACATCTGAGTGGCAAAGGATCTGCTTGGACAAATAAATATAAGCCCATATCACTTTTGGAATGTAAGAGTGATGTAAGCCCATTTGAGGAGGACAAGGTTGTCAAGGAATATATGTCCAAATACGGGATTGAGAATGTCCGTGGTGGTACATATACACAGATGACATTGGATGCCGTTCAAATGGAGGCACTCAATCGCGAGATGCGAGGCGGTACGGATGCGTGTCACGAATGTGGGCAGAAAGGGCACTTTGCCAAATACTGTCCTAATAAGAATACAGTTAGTAAAGTGTCTTTTAAAAAGAGATATGATGAGGTATCCTACGATGATACTGATGAATCTGAAGAATATGATGATGAATGGGAATGTGAATATTGTGATAGAACATTCACAACCGCATTTGGTTGTGGGGTCCATGAGAAATCATGTAAGGAAAAGAACGGGGTTAGATATACAAACCAAAAATCTAAATCATCTGGAACATGTTATACATGCGGACGCGCAGGCCATTATTCTCCAGATTGTTATGCTTCCACACACAAGGACGGGTATGAATTATAAGCCTTTAATTCCGTTTGCGACGAGTGAATTATTTCCTACAAAGCCCACAAACTCTCAACCCCTGTTCTTTCATATAATTATCATCAACCGCAATTTCATATAATAACCATTCCTCCTTGTATTTTTTAATAAGCAAATCATTTAACCATTTAGGATCATCTGGAGCATTATCATATTCATCTTCAATATCTCTAGAATATGGAAATACTGGTTGTTGTATTTTTTCTCCATACTGGCAACGCGTAAAACAATCAATACATATGATATGGTCACAATTAGGCTGCTTAACTCCTGGTTTAGTATCAAGACATACGGGGCATTCTACCGAATCATAAAATATTAGTTTTCCTTTATAACTTGGAGGTTTACCAAACATGGCAGCGCAGTTCATACAAGTACCTTTATGACACTGTAGTATTGCTTTTGGATTAATACTACCACATACTTTAAAGTTAGGGCACTCTTCTGGAACACATTTATGCGGACAATCATTTAGTTCATATCCGTTGGGACCATCACCTTGTCTAAGACAGAATCCGTCTCCATTACAATCAGACATAATACTTAATTATATCTGATTATAATTATCAATATTTAGGTACTTAGTTCCGTTTATTTCATAGGTCTAAATACAGTCTTGGGGTAGGCGATTGACTCTCAAACTCATACATGGCATTCATTAGACGAAGTATCTCCCTGACGTCTTTTTTGATACTCAGTACTTCATTTTTTAGTTCTGCGATTTCGGCACAAGATGTATCTAGCCTTAACTCAACAACCTGCTTAGATTTAGGGTTTGGTGCGAGTACTTCAGATTCACTTGGTTTAGTAGTGTATTTTGTTATTTTTTCTGACATATTTATACGCCTTTCTTTTTTTAATTTTCTACTCGCATCTTCAAATTTACTTTGTTCAATAATTTCTCTATATAAGTCTGAATTCTTATACTCAATATATCCTCTGGATAATGTATTATGTGTTATCAGGCCTAAATTCTTTAGTTTATAAGAAATACACCCAGGAGTTCTTTTATGAATATCTGCTATTTGGCTAATAGTCATTTCATTAGTTTCATATTCAGATCTAATATCTTGTATCTCACCAAGCCCCCATGGTTCTTTTTGCCTATCGTAATACTCCCGTGTATTCATATTATTTATTCTCAATAATATGAATATTCAATATTTAGGCACCTATTTCTTCCCCAACAACACTCCATTCGCCACGATAATCGCCAGAGCCCCACCCGCCGCCATCCAACTCGGTTTTTCCCCTTCAAACAAGTATCCGAAGCCGTATGCTGCGACAATTCCCGTCAAAGTTAATGCGCTGTAAATCAAGGTACTGACCAAGGGAATCGCAGAAAGTCTCATGAAGTAGCCAGTAAATCCCACGAAGACGTTGAATAGCACCATGTACATCCATACCTTCGGAGTCTTATCAATGGCAGGCAGTTCAACGGGAGAACCGGCAGGCAAGAAGGACCCCCCAGCCATCGCAGCGAGAATCCACAGGAAGGACCCACCGTACAACTCAAACATCCCCTTGAAGGTCCCTTCCTCAGAGCCAAGAATCTTGAAAAAGAAATAGATACACGTCTCAGTCAATCCTGAAAGCAGAGCACAGAGCAGGGCAAAGGGATTCTTCGCTTCAAGCAAGGTCCCAGTATCGGGATGGGCAATGGCCAACATCCCAGCCATGGCGAGTCCAATCCAAGGCAGTGAATCCATGGGCACAGTTTCACCCAGTAAAAGCCACGCGCCCAGCAAATTCCAGACGGGGTACATGTAAAAAATGGCCATAGCATTGCCTGCGGGGAGGTCCTTGAAGGCCTTGTAACTCGTGCTGACGTGAAGGAGATTCAGGAGACCCGCGCCACCCAAGTAGGTCGGTGATACCGCAGCGAGTTGAGAGGGCTGAGCTAACAAGGCAAAAAAGGCCACCAGGCCGTAGATGCCCATTCGTGATACGATTTGAGTCCAGAGATTCGTTTGTACAGATTTAATGAGAATGGGATATGATGCGAGGATTACTTCACTTGAAAGCACCATCAGTTCAGGGATTCCAATCATCTCTGAACTATACTAATTTAGTATCGCTATTTTACAGGCACATCTGTTAGTGTCGTGGTCAATGTGCCAGGAGTCTCAATTCCCAGAGCCGAACTCGCCATATCCACGAAGAGTCTAGAAACCCCTGTGGTGACGAGGGATGAGTAGGATACCTGTGTATTAGTCATAATGGTCATACCAGCCTTACAGATGGGGCTTCCCATACTCACAAACCCATATAAGTAGCCCATAATTCCATCTGGAACACACACGAAATCGTAGGCTTTGGAGGAAGCATAGTGGGCAGTGTAGGCGATCATCGCAGATAGAATGGCCTTTGCAATAATACCCGTGAGAATCATTTCTATACATTGTATGTACGGAAATGAGGTGGTCAATTTTTAGTGTGTTGTATATCACTATGTGTCTATAAATACGGTAATAACGTTTTTGCACGCTTTTTGCAGCCTTTGGCAGGCATGGCTCCGCCTGTGAAAAAGCGTAATGAGTATTAATAACGTTTTTGCACGCTTTTTGTGAAAAAGCGTATTAGTGCTTCATCTCCTTCTTCCTCTTGGAGGCCTCCTTCATGGCATCACCCAGAGATGCGTTCTTGTCTTTCCTCTTCATCTCGTTGTGAATCTTCTTTACAAATGCAGTCCAAGGAGATCCCTTACGCTTGTTGCGAGTAGAACGCCTTTTATTCCTCTGAACTTTACGAGTTGCCATTATACTATCCATCTATAAAATAAACTTAGAACATTTGATTCACGTAGACGAAACTACTTGCCGTTGATAGGGCTAAGACTAGCATGAGCCCAGGTAGAAGTAATGCGTGCTCCTTTGAAAGTGCAACAAACCATTCGGGATTCCTGAGAAACGTTAGGGCCGGAAGGATGGAAACATACGCGAGAATACCGTTGGAGACGACTGGTAAGTGTGTGTGTGTGAGAACACCAGCCAAGAAATACTCCATCTTGTACATTTGCATAACGGCCACCATCGTATTCACTTCGTCGCTAATTTCATTCAATATGTCTTGGCGAAAGATTGGATCTACAGGTTGAAAGTCGGATTTTTCGTGTTCTCGGTAAACGACATCATTGTCAAGTTCAACTAACTCAGGCATATCCGCATATTCATGCTCGTCATCAGCATCCTCATTGGCATCCTCATTGGCATCCTCATTGGCATCCTCATTGGCCTCTTGGATGTCTACTTTATCACACTCACATGCATTACAATCTCCATCACAGGCAGTATCACCCGAATCTTGGGTAATCTCCGTGGCCTCCGTGGCCTCCGTGGCCTCCGTGGCCTCCGTGGCCTCCATGGCCTCCGTGGCCTCCGTGGCCTCCGTGGCCTCCGTGGCCTCCGTGGCCTCCGTGGCCTCCGTGGCCTCCATTGAATCTGGCACAGGGGATTCGGCACGCTCACCAGTCTCCGATGTGACAGTAGGTGTGAGAATAGAGACATCTGACGCAACCTTCATCATTACCTTTGACTTAGACTTGGGGGGCATGGTTATTTATAGATTTTACTATAGTCGTCGATTTTAGGCCTCAACATTTCAAAGGCCTGTAAATTGTCAAACTGGTTATTCTCGGCAAATCCTTCCGGAACATATCTGCTAGAAAACCCTCTACTCAAGATGCGTCGGCTCTCAATAACACCTCTATCCATCTTATCCTCCTTCACAGCCGAATTGAGTTCCCTCGCCACATTCCGAGGATCATAGGAGGCCGCGTATTGGTCAAAGAATGGATTCCCTTCCAACTTCGGTGCATTCGGCTCGTACATGGGCGCAGGAATAGAAATAGGAGCCTGGTTTCGCGTGGCGATTCCAGCCTGATCAAAGAACGCCGTATTTCTGGGCCCCATCATCGCACTGGAATTTACAGGTCTTTCCTCGGGGAAATCTGGAATTTCGGCAAAATGTCTCTTAGGTTCACCTTCATCGTATTGAATACTCCTATCCTGTGTAGGCATTACCGACTTCTGCGCCTTGAGACGAGTCCCTGACAAGGCAGTTGGCTCTGGCCGGAAGAAGGCCTGTTGAATCTGTGGACCCGATTGACGTATTTCAATATTTCGGGCATTGACTATATCACGAGTAGATTCCTCGCGACGAGATCTAGGAATGAATTGTGGCATGGGAGTTACATTTATGGAAACAATAGGAACGGGAACCGACATCTAAACTCGGAGTATAGTCTTATATAGATAGATGTTACTTATACCCTTCTTCTGGGATAAGAGTTCAACCAACTGGTACAAACTCGGTGTCTTCCTATGTTCCGGTGGCAGGGAAGTATGGAGTGTAGAGGACACGGACACGGACAAAGATATAAAAGATATGCTAGTCGACAACGGATTTCCTCTAACCAGAATTACACGATCTCAGGGGGTCGTATTTGCCGAAATTGACCACACTACATTAAATCTCAAAGAATTCTACCTGTGGAGTGAGATTGACCCCCAGAAGTCTGAGCAGGATGTCTGGAGAATCTACAAGATACCTTCGCAACTTTGGGCTTGTCCAGTATTCAAGAACCAATTTTGGGAAACATCTGGCCTTATCCAAACAGGGCTAAGGACATGCTGTGAAGTATATATAGAAAGTGTTGTATGAATAAGACATATAGACGCCCGTATGACATTCTGGATGTGAGTGGCGCAGTAGCCCTAGGATTCTATGAGAAGACCTTCCAAACATTGTCAACGGATGCTGGGAATTCCTTGAAGCGTCCTTGGCATAAGTTGGAACGAGGTCTTCGTATTGGTCGTCTCCGTGATTTCGTTTCACGTGAGACAATACGCATTCAACTGAATGAAGAAGATAGTGATAATCTATTCAAACTTCTAGTCAAGACACTTGACAGGAAATTGCTCAGTAGTAAGGCGGCTGTAACATATGACACAGAGACCCAGCAAATCCAAGAAATCAAAGGGCTTATGAGCCATACATCAGCGGCAGGTCGTACAAAGTATCAAATCTTGGAAAAGAAGCCAGCCGCTACTTTGAAGAGGCGTCCGACTTCGGCACCCAAAGAATTACCTATAAACTCTAGTAGTGAGGCTAAAAATGAAAGCTAGCCAAATGACTCATGACGTTAGCATGATACATGAGGAAATAGCGGCTTGTTTAGAGGACTGGGAATCATTCATTCCTAAACCACATCATTCTGATTTGGTTGAGGTGTGGAAAAACGAAATGAAGCAGTGTCTGGCGGACCTGAATTCCGACCAAGATGAATTAGTGGATTCTATTTCGTCAGGTTTGATTGAAGCCTATGATGTCTGGACAACGAGTACAGGAGTAGGGGTAGGGGGCGAAAAGACCTTCCAGGAAGCCGTGGATCATGCGAGCACGTTTGCCCTCATGCAGCGACCCCAGACTGCCCAGCGCACGACGGACTGGTACAAGGAATTCCAGACACGACTCACGGCCAGTGAAATATACCGGGTCTTCGGCTCTCCGAGAGAGCGTGCCATTCTTGCCATGCAGAAGTCGGGGAAGTTGGAGATGCCTCCTCGGAGTAATACCTTGGTTGTTTTGAAAGAGAAAATGGGACCGTTGGACTGGGGTATATGTTTTGAGCCAGTGGTCAAACAGATTCTGGAAGTGGAGTGGGGTGCCATGATTCATGAGTGTGGTCGGTTCGTACACCCTACGGATACTAGGTTGGCGGCAAGTCCGGATGGACTCCTTCTCAAGGTCAAGGCCAAGCCTCAGATGGCAGGTCATCTCTTGGAAATTAAGTGTCCGAAAACGAGGGCGATTGGCAAGAAGATTCCCATGGAGTACTTCTACCAAATGCAGCTTCAGATGGAGGTTGCGGGTGTTCGGGCATGTGAATACGTGGAAGCGCGGATTGAGATATCGGATATAGTGGGTGTACCCGCTACGGGGTGGTGTGGGCTTATAGCCGTTGTGGGGTGTTTCTGCGAGGACATTGGTGCGTGGAAACCTTGTCGGTACATATATGGCCCCGTCGGTAATTTAGAGTGGAAACCGGATCTGGGGCTCAATGAGCAGACGATGGAGACCAATATATGGGTCTGTCGGTCATTCCATCATGAGACGGTTTTGCGAGATGAGGTCTGGTTCGCATCTCTCAAGCCGAAGATTGACGAGTTCTGGGCAGATGTTGAGAAGGCAAAGTTGGGCGAATTTACTGTGCCTGAGAGTACTCGGAAAAAGAAGGAAGTCGTTTGCGAGATTGTTGATTCGGAACCTGAGGCCGAACCGACGCAATAGTATCTCTGTAAAGCTGGAGTCTGTTAGGAGGACTCCATTCCCTGGAGGATATACCCGTCTCCTCACGTTTACGCAGGAATCTGAGGCTTATCACACGCTTTCTGAAACCTGAATATGCCCTCCAGAGCCGCTGGAATGCGATGAACCGGCTGTTCAGAAGGCTTTGAACCGATTTTCCGTTTTTCATGGAGCACTTTATTATTTCCCAACTACGCGCCTTATTTAAGGCAATCTGGCTGGCTGAAAGCCCCTTCGTGTAAAAACACGTGGAGGGGTTTTCAGGATCGGAGGAACTATTGAGTTTCAAAATATAAATGGTAGATCTTGCCGACAGCATGTACCACTTAGCTTACACTATAAAACGAGTAGTTAATTTAAGCGCGGTTATCACCTTTGTAAAATGATACAGACAGTTCATGCCGCCATGTAGTCCCATTATCTGGCATCTTGTGCCTATAGTTATTTGTGACCTGTCCATACGAACCAGTTTTCTCAATCAGCCGCTGCCCATCTGCGATATAGGAACACTCGGATGTCAGATTCGCAATTCGCTCATCCTCGGCTGCCTGAGGCAAATGGTCACCAAGAAGGTGATAGGGTTCTCTGGGCTTTGACAGGGTCGCTTCACCCGGGCCAGGGCGGAGAGGTTCCAGTGTAGTCAGAGGCACCGTACAGAGTTGAGTGGTAGGGTAGCCGACTCCCTGGCACTTATTACGAAATCCCTCACGCTTTAATTTCTGGAAACACGGAAATATTGCCGCAGCTGATACGACCATTACAACAATAACAAAAATGAATATGATATTATCTTCTTCAGATGCCATGCCTGACTTTCTATATTAGTATATGATAAGATGCCGAACACGGAAGCACCACTAGATTCCGCAACTACTACAAAAGTTATGTGGTCGGCGTCGATTGAACAGATGCTCGCCCGGTGGGGAGATCAGGCTAAATGCTTTGAGTGGATGCATACGGAAGCCCATTCACAGTACAGCAAGAAGGCTAAGATCATAATGATAACATCCAATATCTTGACGGCGGTGAGTGGTCTTTCGAATGTAATCGCGGGAGGCACTACAATAAATGGGTTTCAACTAGCCTGGGCCTTCGGATCCTTGTCCATCCTTGTAAGTATATCCAATATGCTTCAGGAGAAACTCGCATATACAACCAAATCCGTAGACCACCAACAATTCAGTGTTCAGTGGGGAGCCATTCGCAGAAAGATTGAGGAGGAATTATCTATCCCCCCCGATGCCAGAAAGGATTGCGGGACATTTCTCAAATATTTGAGGCAAGATATCAACCAGGTCTCGGTGGCAGGAGATGCACGCATCCCGGAGTGCATACGGGACGCATGCTATGAAAAATTCAGTAAGGTGCCGAATTTTGAACTCCCAGATATCTGTGGACAAATGGAGCACACGCGTATTTATATAAAGGATGAGGCATATTCTGAATTGAGGGACTACCACTAAGCTTAATAACCTAGGGCGTACAAGTCAGTCCATTCGCGTGCGGTGGCGTCATAGAGGGCCCTATTATCAGTATATTGCTTCGCAATCTCGGGCATGAGAGGGTCATTCGGATTCGGATCTGTCAACATAGACAGAACAGACAAGAGCGCCTTGGAAATAGTGAGCGCGGGCGACCAATTCGTTTTCAGAATATCAAGACATATGAAACCAGATGTGTTGATATTCGGATGGTAGATCTTCGTGAGAAACATGATGCGGGGTGGTTTGAAAGGGTAGTCCACAGGGAACTCTATGGAGAGATTGAAGACACCGCCGGAGTAGGGAGAATCTGCCGGACCGAATATTGTACCTTGCCACTTGAACATGTCGCTATCATCGGTGGGCCCTGCACTACAATTGGCAGGAGGGTCCTTGCGTAAATCAAGTAACTCTTTTTGGATTCTCTTGGCTGCCATTCTTTGCTATACCTAGGACTAGGGCACAGGCCCACGTCAATTTTATTACTGTCATCCAATAAAATTGAGCACTTAAATGCGCCTCATAGACTTACACAAAATAACCATGCAGCGTAGTATGCACGTCTTGAAGCGCGACGGTAAGCCAGAGCCCGTATCTTACGACAAGGTCCTCCGACGCATTCAGAAGGCATCCAGAGGCCTGAATGTCCACCCGGATGCCTTGGCCCAGTGCGTAATTTCCCAGATTTATGACGGTGTCACTACGACTGAACTGGATGATTTGGCCGCACAACTCGCTGCGAGCCTGAGCACCCAGCATCCCGACTATGCCACTCTGGCAGCCAGTCTCACCGTCAGCAACCATCACAAGAACACTCCTTACACCTTTGCGGAAGTCGTCCACTTATTGAGCAGCCAGATTTCCAAGCATACCCAGAAGGCCATCCGGTATGTATCCGAGGACCTGGAAGTCGTGGCCAAGAAGTACGCCGAGCTGATTGAATCGCGTATTGACTACAAGCGTGACTATTCCTTCGACAATTTCGGGTTCAAGACTCTGGAGAAATCGTATTTGTTGAAGGACGCCAAGGGCCGTATTCTTGAGCGGCCTCAGCATATGTGGATGCGTGTGGCTCTGGGAATCTGGTCCAAGGGTGATAAGACGACCGAGGCGGATATGACCCAGGCATTTGAACTCTATGACATGATGTCCAATAAGTTCTTCACTCACGCCACACCGACACTCTTCAATTCTGGTACACCTAGACCCCAACTTTCCTCGTGCTTCTTACTCGCGATGAAGAACGACAGTATTGACGGGATTTATGATACTCTGAAGGACTGCGCTTCCATTTCCAAGTATGCGGGTGGCATTGGCCTTCATATTCATAATATTCGGGCGAGAGGGTCGCTCATTGGGGGGACGAATGGTATGAGTAACGGCATTGTACCGATGTTAATGAATTTCAACTCCACGGCACGCTACGTTGACCAAGGTGGCGGAAAGCGAAATGGCTCCTTTGCAATTTATTTGGAGCCCTGGCATGCCGATGTGGAGGACTTCTTGAAGCTGAAGTTGAATACGGGTCTCCCCGAGGAGCGTGCGCGAGATCTCTTCTACGCGCTCTGGATTCCCGACCTCTTCATGCGTCGCGTGGAGGAGGATGGAGTGTGGAACCTGTTTTGTCCAAATGAGGCACCTGGACTCGCAGATGTCTATGGAGAGGAGTTTGATGCCTTGTACTCTAAATACGAGAAGGAGGGTCGTAGCCGTAAGACTGTATCTGCCCAGAAACTCTGGTTCAAGATTCTGGATTCGCAGATTGAGACCGGGACGCCCTATCTCTTATACAAGGACCCAGCCAACAAAAAGAGTAACCAGAAGAATCTGGGGACTATTAAGTCTTCAAATCTCTGTACGGAGATCATTGAGTATTCTAGTCCTGATGAGACTGCTGTCTGTAATCTGGCATCAGTGGCCCTACCGGCCTTTGTTGATAAGGAGGAAGGTGTATTCAATTTCGCCGCATTCAGGAAGGTCGTTGCGACTATGGTGCGCTCACTGAATCGTGTCATTGATATTAACTTCTATCCGATACCGGAGACGGAGAGAAGTAATATGCGTCACAGACCCATTGGTATTGGTTGCCAGGGGCTGGCAGACGTGTTCGCTATACTGCGAATGCCCTGGGAATCTCCTGAGGCACTGAGAATGAATCAGCTTATCTTTGAGCACTTGTATTACGCGGCAGTGGAGGAATCCGTGGAACTTGCCAAGAAAGATGGGGCTTATAGTACTTTCGCGGGGTCACCAGCTTCCGAGGGGAAACTACAGCCGGACCTCTGGGGTGTGAGAGCCATCACGGAGAAGGAGGGAGTTCTTGACTGGGCGAGTCTGAGACAATCGGTGGTTGCGAATGGTATGCGTAATTCACTCTTGGTCGCCCCTATGCCCACGGCATCCACGAGTCAGATTCTTGGATATACGGAGTGCTTTGAGCCGATGACAAGCAATATATATGCGCGTCGGGTCCTTGCGGGGGAGTATGTGGTTGTAAATCGCTACTTGCTGGATGATTTGATGAAGATGGGCTTATGGAATGAATCATTGAAGCAGCAAATTATAGCGAGGAACGGGAGTGTTCAAGGTATTGCTGTTATTCCCGAGGACCTACAGGCGCTGTATAAGACGTCGTGGGAAATCAAGCAGCGCACGCTCATTGACATGGCTGCGCAGAGGGGGGCGTTTATCTGTCAGTCGCAAAGTCTGAATCTGTCTGTGGAAAATCCCACATACGCGAAGTTGACGAGCATGCATTTCCATGCTTGGAAACAGGGTCTCAAAACCGGGTGTTATTATTTGCGCACAAAGGCTCCGGTGATGGCACAGAAATTCACAGTGGACCCCAAACTCTTACAGGGTTCTACATCCAACGTGGGACCTAGTACCGTGGATACGACAGTGGATGATTCGGAGAATGAGAGTGAATCGGATGATGAGCCTGAACTCACGCCGGAGCAGAAAAGAGTGCTTGATAGAAAGGCGTTGATGGATCGCTTGTCTCGCGAGTATGAGGAATCTCTTAAGCAAGCGAAGGAGGAAGGGTGCGCAATGTGTTCCTCGTAAGTTATATGGGTTGTATGTAGATGGGTGATACAATTCAAGACCCAGCAAAACAATTAGAGGACGCATTATTACAATTACAGGATTTGGCTAAGCAGGATCCTGAACTTCTCAAAAAGAAAATATGGGATACTGCTTCGGCAATCAGTTTTTTAGTTATGGAGGCGAAAAAGGGGGATTTTAAGCCAGGGTGGTCTGCAAATCTGAAGGACGCAGAAGGCCAGTCCGTCTTTACAAAGGAAGATATGGATTTAGTGGAGGCTGTGATTGATATGTATGTGAAACCACTGTTTTCCGATATTCAGAAGGGTGGGGCCAAACCTACTACACCCAAACCTGCCAAAGGGGCCAAACCTACTACACCCAAACCTGCCAAAGGGGCCAAAGGGGCCAAACCGGGTACAGACACACCTGGGAAACCTGATGCAACACCGGGTACAGCAACACCGGGTACAGCAACACCGGGTACAGCAACACCGGGTACAGCTAGTACAACCAAACCAAGTGAAACACATCCTCCCATTATTCCAACATCGGGAGGACTTGTTCAAGAAAAAAAACCATCAAGTTTGCCCAGTTTACCAATCCATCTAAGTGATATCAGTATGGATGTTATATTTTGGAAAGTAAAGAAATTCATAGACGGGTTAGATGACACCGCACATAAATTTTCAAGAGAAATGGGACCGTTTAAATTTTTTTACGACGCGCCTATGGATTTTCGTATTCCAGTGGTGGATCCTGTAGTTACTCCAGTGCTCACATTAATTCCTATACCCCCACGTATTATACCCGTGCTTTTAGAAGTCATTGTTGAAACTGTACGTGTAATATTTAGCACAGGCCCAATGTCAAACGATTTAGTGCGAAAACTACTTTCTCTTGTACTGGCTATAATTGATGTATCAAAAGGTAATTGGAAACACGCCTTATTAAGTATGGCGGGGTATTTTGGAAAGAATCCAATGCTTGTAGGTATTGTAGGTAAAGTATTCTTGACAATTTTACAGAGAGTCGCGCCAGATATTCTTACTAGTTTAGTTTTCACAAGTTACATGTCTGCGAAATCTCTAGTGATTGGAACTCTCGCATGGCTTGTAACTACGTTTTCTCCAGATTTTGCCAGGAAAATAATAAGTCGAACATTATCAAAAATGAATGCGCCAGATGGACCTCTTGGAAAAGCCCGTGCGATAATTGAAAAGAAAATGGAATCAGATCCGAAATATGAATTGCGTTTTAAGGAAGTTTTAGAATCATTAAATGTGTCATTTGATGATTTACAGAATTTACAGATGATTGCTCGGCAACCTGCAATAATGTGTTCTAAGGAATTTCAGGATGCATTAGACGGTATTCGTATGATTCCTCCTATGCGTCTGATATTTGAACTCTATAATATACCCACGGACCCTGATACTGTGAATTATGTATGTGGCCAATTCAAGAATTTGCCCATAGAGCAAACTATTAAAGCGGGGTTAGATGATGTGTTAGGAAAGACTGAGCCACCGTCGGTACATGATAGTGATGAAATAGAGGCAAAGTCTGAAGCAAAGCCTGAAGGAAAAGAGGATGAGAAAAAGCCTGAAGCAAAGCCTGAAGGAAAAGAGGATGAGAAAAAGCCTGAAGCAAAGCCTGAAGCAAAACCTGAAGGAAAAGAGGATGAGAAAAAGCCTGAAGCAAAGCCTGAAGCAAAGAAGCCCGAGGGGAAGAAGCCTGAGGCAAAGAAGACAAATGTCAAATATGTTGGTTCGCAGCGTATAGTAACACCAAAGAAGCGCTAAGTTGCCTCTACTTGAACTCCAATCAATCCATGGAGCCACATAATAAAACGCTGATCCCAACCCCAAAAACATCCTGTTTGCCCCCTTCCAGCAATGACGCGACCACTGGTATTGGTTCCGTGATTGAGTGCCACTAAAATCTGTTGGGGTGGAATCTCCAAGAATAATTTATTGGACTTCTCATTACATTTATCCACGAAGCTCTCACCCTCACTTTGCTGGACATCAGGAAATGTAATATCCTCGGCAAATTCCCTGTAGAAGCAGAAGGACGCCTCACTGACACGCTGAGATTGCTTGAGGGCCCAGGGAGGTGTATTCACTGCACTGATACCCAGATTCAAATCATACATGGCAATCATAGTACATCCCACCACCCTAGCCTCAGGGTGCGCCAAAAGCCACGCAACACGACGTCTGAAAGAAGTCTCAGGATACACATCATCATCGTCCATATTTACACAGATAGCGTGTTTAGCAGCCTTTACAGCCTTATTACGCTTATAGCCAATACTGCGCTTCTTTGTCATGGGAACATATGTAACCTCTATAGTAGGATTTTTTTCTTTGAATGCGACGATTTTATCTGACGCAGATTTCAATGGGTCGTCACTGTCTTCCACGATAACCCATTGTATTTTGCTTCTAGGATAATCTGTCACCATCATATTAAGAAATGCCAAATCAATAAAATTCCTACGATTGTAAGTAAGTGTTAACACTGAAATCGGTGGACAAAGATCAGGTGAAATACTAGGAGGCATTTTCTTATGGGAAACCTGAACTGCCTCAGATATATGCTTGCCCACGGTAGCCACGAAGGTTGTCAATCGCTGCTCTGCCACTTGTACTTCTTGCTCTCCATATGGAATCGCCTGTAGGGCCTCTTTAATGGCTTCCGTGGTAACGCCTGAAAAGTCAGCCATGTAACCAAGATGACTCGTATTAGACTTCGATACAGGGGTCTCCAGAAATCCGACATAGGGTTTTCCTCGGTAGTACTCTTCATAGACAGGCAATGTATTGACAATGACTGCCGCGGACCTATACTCTGCCTGTGCTGCAGTGTAACCGAATCCCTCGGCCGCACTGATGGCCACATGGGTCGCAGAGTTCAGATTGAGTTCTTCTAACTCGGCGGCCTCCAGAAATCCACGCTTCACTGTGACAGAGGGTGGTAGTACAACTCCTGATAAATCGGCCTCTTCCAGAGTGGTTGTCACAGTGAGAGGGAAATCAGCGGGCCAGAGAGGTAAGATGGCCCTGGCAGCCGCGTGCTTATTTTGAGATGCTCCGAGAACCCAGAGAGCCTGCCTGAGACCCAGTGTAGAGCGCTCTATAGGTTTGAGAGGGCCGCGTACGGCCCAGGGTATATGGACGGCATTACAGTGATCTTTGAACTCTGGCATCCTTGATTCTTCCTTCAGCCAGACTTGGCTAAATAGGCTCGCCTGAGGCAGCCAGTTTGGTGAGCACCACTCGGGATTGACCATCCAGATATTGACAGGCGCCCAAGGAATCCAAGCGGCGTGAGGGATTTCCAGGTGAATCACGATGTCGGCATTGGTGGGTGGCTGAAGAGGATCTAGTTTAATGAACTCATACGTTCCACCACTTGACTTCATAGCGTGCTCAATGAGAGCAGCATCTTGACTGAGCCCATATGTATTTGACTGATTCCATAGAAATACGACACGCTTCATATGTCTAAAGACATACGCGATTGTTTAGACCTGGAATCCCATGTAAAAATTGATTTTTTGTATAGGCCTGTGCACATAAACACCCACAACGATGATTCTTGTATATATTGTTAGTCTCTTGTTGCTACCATATGGTTTGAGTATAAGCCCATCTGGTACTATTTCACCATCGCATTCTTCAACTGTATCTGTATCATCTTCTAAGATGCATATGCGAACGCCAGCGGCATTTATAACAGCTGTGCCAAGTGGATTCACGGCACCCCCAACTGGGTTGGTAACACCAACTGGGTTGGTAACACCAACTGGATTGGCAACACCAACTGGATTGGTAACACCAACTGGATTGGCAACACCAACTGGATTGGCAACACCAACTGGGTTGGCAACACCAACTGGGTTGGCAACACCAACTGGATTGGCAACTCCCATCTTAATACCTACAAATGCCATGGTATTCACTCAAACGGTCACACAGACCGTAACACAGACTGTATTTATCCCTGTAATAACTACTGTAACCGTAACACAAACGCAGACGCAAAGTGTGACCAATCAACAATCCAAAGGACCTAGTATGAATGACATTATCATTATTTCAGTTATCACATTTGTCTGTACAGTAGTGTTTATAGTATGTATTATCTATACATACATATATAAACGAAAACCCTTAGTCGTTGCATCAAGTCCCAAACAAGTGACATATGATAATCAGACTCCTAAACCAAGATTCACCGTGAATGCGTTAGCAACCGAAAATTGGCCAGCATATTCACGTGATTTAAGTGTATAAATATTCTGAATGTAGTTAGATGTCTCCAGTATCATCCGATGCAAAACAATGCCCTTGGTGCTATCGTTGGTGTTTGAAGGATGCAGCGTGTAATTATATTTTTGCTTGTGGCCTCGACTCAAATAATATATTTCATCTTCATAAAGGCTGTGGTAAGAGTTGGTGTTGGGAATGCGGTAAGAAGTTCTGTGGACAGTACTACGATGTAAATACAGGAAGAGTCCTACCGAATGCCAGGGATAATCATGATTCTACATGTTGTAAATCAGAATCATTTTTCAAAGAGGAGGATTATTGCGGAGGAGGGCATAATAGCCATTGTGAGAAACGATGGTAGCCCTGTTAGATAAATTCACACTATAAAGTAAGATATGCCTCAGTTCGGGCCATTTTCATACGACTTTCAACCATACGATGATACATTTACATTTAATTTAGCATACTGTCCACCAGGTAAACCAAATTGTCCTACGTTTAAAATGAATACGGCATCTCAGAATTCCATGCCGCCTATATACTCACCACCCGTGTTACCACCTGTACAGAAACCATGTCCTCAAATGGTGTGTCCCGCACCCGTCTTACCACCTGTACAGAAACCATGTCCTCAAATGGTCTGTCCCGCACCCGTGTGTCCCGCACAAGCATGTGCTGCTCCACCCGCATGTCCACCCGAAAAGGAGTGCCCATCATGTCCTTCCTGTCCTAAATCACCTGTAGCCCCATGTGCTAAATGCCCCCCATGTACTGCCTGTCCAACATATCCTCCACCTAAAATATGCCCTCCACCCACGATATGCCCCTCGGTGACAGCAACAAAAGTCTATCTCATCAATACAACTACCCAAGTAACGGAGGAACAAGGACTCGCCATGGCAGAATGTCTAAATCAACAAATGATACAATTCTGTGAAGAATGGGCGCTACAGCCATATACTGTGATTTATTCGTCTAGTGTTGAGCCACCCACGACAACATCAACTATGAAGATATATTTGACAAATGACAGTACAAAAGTAATCCCGGGCGCCGATGGATATCACAATCCACCCGATTCAAACGGTGTTTCAGTGGCCTACGTGGCAGTTAATCAGATTCTCTCAGAAGGTTCCAATAATGATGTATTGATGCCGAAGACAGGGGGTATTGCCATTTCAAAGGTAGTCTCGCATGAATTATTAGAGATGGCTATAAATCCTAGTGGGAATAAGGCGTATGCTACAAAATTTAATATGAATGGTGCCATCATAACGAGGACAATCATCGCAGAAATCTGTGACCCAGTCTCGGAGTTGTATTATAATGTATCTAGTTCCAATGGTACAGGTGTTCAAGTTGCAAATTATGTGTTACCTTCGTGGTTTATTCCCGGGTCCAAGGGTCCGTACGATCATATGAATAATTTGAGTGCACCATTTCAATTATCTGTTGGAGGATATTGGAATCTCATTGAGAATGGGAACGTGAATACTTATGACAATAAAGGAAATGTGATTAATTAGAATGAATGACAATATAAGAATACTAGGTTTAATCTGTATAACTCTTATATTGGCTTTGTGTATTATTGAATATTTGAAGAGTCCGCGTGTGATTGATACATTTGACGGTACTATGTGGCAAGCGGCTGAACCGGTTGAAGCGGTTGAAGCGGTTGAAGCGGCTGAACCGGTTGAAGCGGCTGAACCGGTTGAAGCGGCTGAACCGGTTAAACTTCTTGAAGCAGCACAACCTGTAGCCAAATCATGTAATTCAGACAGTGATTGTCCAATCCGATTCAAATGCGACGCAGGCTTCTGTAAAGATATACGTCCTGGAAAACGATAATCATTCAATTAATTAGAGCCATCAAAGATGGGTGATACGAAATCCATACGAGATCTGGGCTACATGGCCTGGAAAAATGATCTCTCATGGATGGAAGCGCAGGAAGGCCCGCGATGGGACGCAACAGTAGAAAAAGGGAATAAGCATTTCACGACAGCCTTGGCAAAGGTACGACCACTCATACGCACTTTCACACGGGAGTTAGAGCACACCTCAAGTAAGCCATCAGAAACGGCATCCAGTTGGCGAGGATGGTCATCCAAATCCGAAGTCTTCTCACCCGTTAACATATGGACTCATAAGTCTGGTTTGACATTGCGAACATGGGATGCGGATATGGACGATAGGCAGACACTCTTTGCAGCCGCAATTCCAGTGGAAGGCGGATATGAGCGATTTAGACTCCAGGTTTTCAAGATGTCTAGTACACCGAATAAGACCCCAACACTCATTCATGAAGTGAGTCATGTAGGGCCCTACGTGGCATTTCTGAAGAAGTCAAGTACACTAATATATCTGGGCTCCGACAAGGATACCAGATATAACACTGTCTGTACATGGAACCCAGGCCATGAAACGGGCACTATAACAACACTTTACACGATTCCAGATGGCCAGGGTGACAATAATCTGGAAATACGACGTGTGGAGGACGGCTCCGTCGCCATCGTAAAAACCGATTTGGTCACTGAGAGCATGGGATATGTTATTCATAATGGTCTAAGCTGGGTAGCAGAAGGCTCTCATCTCATTCCTTTGGCCCACGATACTTGGGTAAAAAATGGCAAGACATCTCTCGGACTCCCTTCCGATGAATACCTTGAATCCCTGTCGCTGAAAGGGCGCTGGGCCGTAACACGATCCCACGGAATACGAACAATCTGGAAATTAGGCAACGTAGAAAAAGCCGAGGCCATGGTCTTTGTCTGGGGCGAAGTGGCCAACGATGTCCGAGAGCCGGAAAAGCTAGAAGTTTCAGATATACGGTATGAACCCTATACAATTCATACTACCGGAAGATGGTCACTCACCCCGACAAAACCCCATCCTTTTATTTGTTCCTATTTCAATACGAAAGCCCCCTGTTTTGTCGTACATGCTAGCAAGACCAAGCCAACTGGCCTCCTTATAACGGCATATGGGGCATATGGAACTCCTACAAAAGTGGGGAATCTCATAAAGCGGTGGAGACCCCTTTTGAATCGCGGCTGGGTAGTTGCATCCGTGGCAGTTCCTGGTAGTGGAGATCACGACAATGGCTGGAGACACGCTGGTAGGGGAGTGAATCGGCAGGTGGCTGTGGATACTCTGTGTGAGGCTGTCCGGGATTTACAAGAGGAATTCGGAGTGCCAGCGAAAGCAACAGCCCTCTATGGAAGATCTGCAGGTGGACTTCTCGTTGCAGCGGCTGTAAATAAGGAGCCGGGACTCGTAGGTGGACTGTATATGGAATCACCGTTCGTGGATGGATTACGAACACTGACAAATCTTGATTTACCCTTGTCTGTCATTGAATCAAAAGAATTCGGTCTCGGAACAAACCCGACCGAGGTACTCGCAATGGCCCAAGTGAGTCCTATGGAACACATACCGGATGATGGGCACTCTAGACTTCTTGTAGTGGTCAGGACGGATATGGCAGATTTAGAAGTATATCCGGCCGAGGTAGTGAAATATATGACACGTCTCAAAGGCCCCAATAAGTATGTCTTTGTCAGCAAGGACCGAGGACATTTCACGACTGACTTCAAGAGTCGCGCCGAGGATTTAGCGATTTTGTATAAGGGTCTATCGCCGTCTAGGGACAGTAGGACCCGGAAAGTTAGGAAAGCCAATTCCGTATAAATAGCCCTCTGTGTAATTCATGGGCCCCCCATTTTTTCAGACCCTCCCTATGCTTTACTGTGCCATATCCCATATTGCTCAGTAAATCGTATCGTTCTGCGGTGACAGGATGTTCTTTGGACCACTCGGTCACCCAGGAATCGCGACCATGTTTCGCGAGAATAGACGCTGCAGCAATAGGTATATAGAGACCATCGCCACCCGGAATACACTCATAGCGCAGCTGTGTATCAGGAAGTCCCAGTACTCCGTCAATGAGCAGCAATTCTGGGTCTAGACCCGTATAACACGCGCCAATGGCCCGTCTGAATGCCTCCTGATTTGCCCACGTCATGCCTCTGTCATTAACTTCTGTGCTTGTCACAAATCCAACGCCCCAATCTACTGCGAGAGATTGAATGCCTGCTGCGATACGTGGTCTCGCAGCCTTCGTCGTCTTTTTGCTGTCACGAATAAAGGGTACAAGTTCACGGTGCTCATCAGTCCATTCTTCTTCAGGTGGCCATATGACGGCTCCGGCTACAATGGGCCCCCAGAAGCATCCTCGCCCAGCCTCATCAATACCCATTTCCACTGTTTCACCGATAGAATACGCCGTTTTCATTTTATCTACTCTGGTCATAAAGGTGGAATTATCATTATCAATTTTACAGGGAAATGATAGGAAGAGATGAAGACAACACAGATCTTATATCTTTTTTTGTTCATAGCGATAGTGGTATGTATTATAAAAAGTACCCATCTTCTTGATGATGTAATGGAAAAAAAGGAGGGATTCAATGACCTTCCCGCAGCAGATCCTGTAATTGCGAAGGGTATCAAGCAACAGAGACTTCCAATCCAAGCACAGCCAAATTCATCAGTACCTGGTAGCCTCCCTTTTGGCCCTTATGCACAAACTGCGTCGGTCGGTTCCTACCAATTCAAGGATCCTTCCACAACTCCTGCTAATCTACAGCAAATGAAGCTCTTGGATGATAGCATCAAGAGTTTCCTGGTGTTTGAGGGTGCCAGTATTGCGAACAGTAGTGACCCTACTGTAGCCCTGCCTCTTACTCAATTACGCGCAGACAGCCAGAAACTACAACAGGAGGTTGCTGTGCTGAATAAAAATCCCGGTGTGGATTCTACTTTGACCCAGCAGGATTTGGCAGATATTGAGGGGTCACTCACCTTCCTACGACGCAAGGTCCGTCTTTTCCAGACGGCGGGTGTCATAGAAGGCTATACGGATATGGATGGTTCTGCGAATGGTTCTCCTAAAACGAAGGCCACGAAAGATGACCTACAGGACTTACAGAATCGTGTGTACGCTGCGATTTTGACTCTGAGTGCGAGTGGTACAGTGGACCCCGTGATCCAGTCACGAATCAAAAACCTTCAGAATATGTACTCAGATGTGACAGATATGTTGAGTAAGTTGGATAAGGGTATTTGGACGGACCTAGATATCCCGGTATACAAGGAAGATATTCAAAGTATCTTACCGGCTCTAGATAATCCTAGTTCTGAAATCCCTCCATTGACAGGTCAGGGGAGTGGAAAGGTGTTAAATCCGGCAGAGCAACAGTTGGCTGGACTGGTTGGCGAGGAGAATGCGCCGGATGTGTTCAAATATTTGAAGGAGAATGGAATGTTCCGCGTAACTCTTGATATGGGCTACAATGTACCTGGTGAACAACCTGGTAATAGTGTGGTTATGCAGAAGAATTTCAATCTCGGTGCGAATGGTATGGCAGGCACACCTGGTATGGCAGGCACACCTGGTATGGCAGGCACACCTGGTATGACAGGCACACCTGGTATGGCAGGGATACAGCCAAGTAATTCCGGGAAGGTGGATGGACCCTATGACAGTGGAATGTCGGGGATGGATGACAGGGCTGATGCCATACATAAGAGTATACGACCTGGTCATTTGGACTGGAAGAGGAGGGCAAAGGGCATATGTGACCAAATTCGGCAGCGCGGCATGGACCCTTTGGATTTTGGCTGTATTCCCGAGGACTCTACACTTTCTCCCGCGTACTCGTGGCGTGGGCACACCAAGATGGTATGTGGTCGTCTGGGGGCAACAATGGACCCTGGTCTTCCTGAGACATGTGGATGCCCTCCACCAAATTGGAAGGGATGGACTCTCCCTGACTGCTTGTCGCCTCCTGCTCCAATTGAGCTTATGCCACAAAGCAAATGTGGAGCAAATGACTTCAATTAATTTAAATAAACGGTATCAAACAGGACGCTAAATGATTTTACCTGGGTTATGTTAGAAGAGTGATGAAGTTCACTACATTTCACATGTTTATTATTGGAGCAATAGCAATACTTCTTGGAACGGGTGTGGCAGGATTTGTTTTGGTGCGCGTGGGTGGATTCCGAGGCGTTATGGGTGAAGGATTTGAAGATTCTGATGAAGCTTCAGAGAGTGGTCCTCCGGTTTGCGGAAGATGTAATAAGCCTAAGCCACGATGCGGGTGTAAAGCTCCTACTCCTGCGCCTATCGCACCTTGCCCTCGTACGGTGGAGCCTGATTTGAGTAAATATATTCTGAAGTCACAGATGCCTTCTACGAATGCCTTGATGCCCGATTTGAGTAATTATATGTTAAAGACTGAGTGCCCACCTGTACCTGATTTGAGTAAGTACGTCTTAAAGAGCAGTATCCCCAAGCCTCAGCCGGTGATTATAGATAACAGTTCCTGTAAGAAGGATGCGGGAGAGTGCCCCCCTTGCCCTCGCCCTAGATGCCCAGTAGTGAATTGCCCTGCGCCCGTGAAGTGCGCACCTCCGGCTCCTTGCCCTCGGCCAGTGTGCCCTCCTACGGTGGTCAAGTGTAAGTCTGAGGAGAGTACTCAATCTACGGTGCGGCCATTCTTGGCGCCTTTGAACATGCAGACGTTTGGTATGGCATAGCCCACCTTTGGTATGGCATAGCCCACCTTTGGTATGGCATAGCCCACCTTTGGTATGGCATAAGCTGACCCTTTGCTTTTAAGGATATCTAAACGACAATTTGTATGGTAGAATATAACCATGCAAATCTTCGTGAAAACTTTGACCGGTAAGACCATTACCTTGGATGTGGAGTCTTCCGACACAATTGAAGGTATTAAGGCAAAGATTCAAGATAAGGAAGGGATCCCTCCCGATCAACAACGGCTCATCTTTGCTGGGAAACAGCTTGAGGATGGTCGTACTCTGTCAGATTACAATATCCAGAAGGAATCCACCCTCCACCTTGTTCTCAGACTTCGTGGTGGACGCATCTAAGATATATGATCTAAGTAGATGAATACGAATAGGAAAATACAATTAAACACGCGGAAAAACTCATATGACCCTGCCAAGTACGAGTCTCTTGGGACTGTCCATTTATCAATGTCTGTGAATGTGTCATTTGAAGCACCCCCTGCAAAGCCATCTGGATTCTTTGGATCTGCTGCTAAACTCCCACCGGTCAATAAACAACAGAAGTTGACGGAGACTCAAAACTCCATGATTTTATCTTTAAAAAAGGAGCTTGTCAATCATGCACCGGAGGGTACTGAAATGTTGATTGATGTGAAAATTGGTCATATGAAGAATATTGGACACCTTCCCGAATATATTTTGAGTATGAGTGCATCTGCAACGGCAGTTCGTAAGGTATCAGAGGTTCCAGCTATACAAAAACTAGTAGACGTAATATCACAAGGGCCAGTAGAACCAGCACCCATACAACCAGCACCCATACAACCAGCACAGATGGGTGGAAAGAAGCGATACAAGAATAAAACAAGAAAAAATCGTCGTTAGATAGATGGATACCCGATTTTGGGGACCTTCCGGTTGGCGACTCCTACATAGCATTACGTTCGGCTATATACCTCGTACTGACAAGAAGGCAGTAAGAGATATGTTTGAAATGCTACCCTTTGTGCTCCCCTGTAAATTCTGTCGCGCCAGTCTCTCCGAATATATGGAAAAGGACCCTCTAGAGCCAGCCTTGGCTTCTAGAGATTCTTTGACCCGGTGGTTATGGAGAATTCACAATGAGGTAAATGCAAAACTCCGTTCTCAGAAACTGAATGTCGTACCAGACCCATCCTTTGAAAAAGTGGCCAGTCTCTACAAAGATATCTTATCCTCAGGGTGTTCTCAGACAGATTTCCCTGGATGGGACTTCCTCTTTTCCATCGCCGAACTCCATCCACTTTCTAAATCTGCAAAAGCATCTGTAGCAATTCCTGGTGGGCCTCCTTGTGAAGATTTGAAAACCAGAGAAGAAAAGAACAGATGGAATTGTTTATCGCCAGAAGAGAGACTGCCACTTTATAGGCGATTCTGGACAAGTCTGGGGAATACACTCCCCTTTCCAGAATGGCGTAAATCCTGGCATAAGAATGCAGCCGGATACAGTCTGAATAGCCGGAAAGCCGTTATACGGTGGCTCTGGAAACTCAGATGTCGAATGGAAAGTCATCTGAACCTCTTGAACCGATGTAAATATTCGTCGCTATGTAAGACTCTCAAGACACATAGAAGCGGTTGTACTAAATCAATCAAGGCCCGGACATGTAGGAAGAAACGTAATAAAGAATTATAAGCACTGAAAACAGATGGAGGACGTGAATGGCTTCACAGTATTTCAATGGATAATGATTGTAATGCTAGCCTTCGGTTGTATTCATTATTTATGGCTTGTCTGGGAGGATCGCTATGGTAATGATGTCATTACCATACATCCTAATTTTTTGTATGGGAAAGAGGGATTTTCAAATCCTCATGGTATTACGGACTCTGAATTATCTAGGACTATTTGGTTTGAAAATGATGAATTATTTGATGAATTCTATGCATCCGTGTATGATAATTTGACGCAACTCGCAGGCCGATACCCGAGAGAATTAGCACTTATAATGACTCAGTGGAAGAAAACGACATCCGTTGACAGTATGGACGTATTGGATTGTGGGTGTGGGACGGGAATTGCGACGGTCCTATTCGCCAAACAGGGAGTGAATTCGGTGGTTGGTCTTGATAAGAGCGAATATATGCTCCGGCGGGCTCGGAATGTTACTATCTTGGCGGCAGATCTCCCTAAAGACCAGCGTGAGGCCGTACAATTCATTCAGGGAGATATGATGCAGGAATTCACGTTTTCGCCTGGGCAATTCAGTCATGCGTGCCTGCTCTTTTTCACAGCGTATTATGCCGGTGACACAGTGGGTCTTTTTCGCAACTTGTTTCACTGGATACGACCAGGGGGACAACTTGCGATTGAAGTAGTAAATAAATACAAATTTGATCCGATGTTGGAGTCTGCATCACCCTTTACGGGGATAAGTATGCAGAAATATTCTAAGAAACGTATAACCAAAAGTAAAGTGGAGTTTGACAAGTTCTCGTATGAGGCGGAATTTGATTTGAAAGACCCGGATGCGGAATTTAGGGAGACATTCCGATTCAAAGATAAGTCGGTAAGAAGACAACGTCACACGATGAATATGAAAGATATTCATGAAATGGTTAAATTGGCACAGAATGCTGGGTGGAATTACAATGGCTACATTGATTTAATAACGGCTGGGTTTGAATATGCATATGTATTGATGTTTACACATCCTTAGAGCCTTTCTCATTTAATATCTAGTGAAAGTAGTAAATGCCTAATACTATTAATCCCCTTTATACAATACGAGGTCCAACTGTAAAGCCCAATAGAACAAAAAAGAGTGTGGGTTTCTCTAAGACAGCGAGTCTTAGAGTAGCAGAAGGAACATATAGTAATCCGTGGGGTAATACTAAAAAGAATATTACTGTACGAACTAAAGGGGTGAATGGTATTATTCCACGCGCTATGAGACAATTACCTCCAGGAAGCTTACAACGAGCACGTAAGAATAATATAAATCATATAAAAAATAATTCAACATGTGTACCTGGAGACTCTGTATGCCTACCATTTTGGCCATTTAGTCGTGGTGGTAGTGGTAAAACTAGAAGGAATAGAAATAAGAGAAGTAAAACGAGATCATCTCGTAGAGTTTGAAAAGGATAATCTCCTTCTAGTTTTGCCATGGGCTCTGCCATGACGCAAATTCTTGAGTTCGGGGTAAGCCGTATTCAGTAATTTAGCATCAATCTTTTCAATTAACCCTTTTCTTTTATCTTTAAAATCATCTAACATCTTATTCGGCACACTTCCTGAAAACGTACCTAGATTTACTAATAACTCAGTCTCTTTAATGACTTTATTAATTTCATAAAGTTTCCTTTGAAGTTTCGAAAGTGAATTTTGTTTCCTTGTACTATTGTTCATATCTACTTAGCCCCAAGAATTAAAGTCAGTTTTTCCTCACCTGTTAATGCGATAAGTAATTCACGTAGTTCTCCTGTCGTCATATTCGTTGTATTTAACGCATTTAATTCATTTAGACTTATATTGGCTAGTTTAGGAACAACCCTTTTGATTTTATGATTGTATATTTGTTTAAGAAGTTCAATTCTTGTCTTGTTAGCACGAGTTAGACCATTTATTGGTTTATTACCAAAGCTTATAGTTCTCACGGACCTTTGTTTTGCCAGTGGAGAAGTATTTATTCTGAGAGGTTGTCTATTAATCTTTGTATGCTTAGAACTATTCTCATTAGTATATGTATATCCAGCCTTGGCTAATTCATTTAAATGACGTCTATGATTAAGTTCACGTAGCCTTCTAGTTCGTGCATTTGTATTTGTATTTGGAGGGGGGAACCCCCTTAGCTTTAAAGTTCTAGGTCTTAGTTTAGTATAATAAAAATTATTAGGCGATGGCATACCTATACTACCCCCATATTTTACCTAGCGACACATTGATACAATCCATCCACGATATACTTATTTAATTCAGCAGTTGATATGGTCTCATATTTATAAATAATTGCCTCGTAATAAAAATACTCGTAGAGACCCAGAATCAGAACAAATGCCAAATGCTCAAGCATGAGTTTTTGCCATTTCACATGGATCTTTCTAAACCAGATTATTACAACCATGACTAGACAGATTCCGAGAGACGCTACCGAATACCATATTGATTGATGTAGAAGTCCCGTATTGAACGTACTCCGAGAAATCTCGGCTGAATGTCCATCATTGTCAATAGCAGTTTTATTGAATTCTTCATGTAAGATAAATCCAATAAGAGTTCTGGATATATTTGTCCAATCGCTACACGATTGGACGATAGGACTATAATAGCTATCAATAGTATTTAGAATCCCCTGGTTTTCACTTTGACTGACATACAAAAAATAGAATATAGTCTCAAACATTGATATGAAAAAGAGATGGAGACTTCCTTTTATTATGAATATAATGCAACTATGATCAATTGGTTTGTTTTCATCAACAACCTCATTTAGTTTGAGTGTGGGTGGATATATATCAGCCGGAATTACGAGAGGTTCCAGAGTAGGCGTCAAAGTCAAAGTACCTTGTATGTTAACAGTTCTGGCTAAGTAGGAGTCGCTATATGACGGCGGCCTCCTCATTGATTTAATCTAACAATCTATATTTAGGCTATTTTATTGATTCATAAAATACCATATTACGTTAGAGGCATGGCTCAACGAATCCCACCCATCTTAGATGTTTTTCAGCCCGGTCTCATAAGGGGTGAGGAATATCTGCCTTTTGACCCCGAGAAGGGCTACTTCTACGTAGAGCACCCTACGGAGGGTTGGCGGGTATTTTTACGCGCAGCCTGTTTTGTACACGAGGAGGGAGTACCCTTTGATGCAAAGCGATTCCTCGTAGTAAAGCGGACGGGAGACCATAACCTCGCAAAGGCATGGGAGCCTCCCAAGGGGCAGATGGAGGGGAAAGACGCCTTGAAGCACCCCAGGACACCTGTTGTGAAGCTGATAGAGGAAAATGTCCGGCGCGAGGTATTTGAGGAGGCGCATGTGAAGGCTCTTCATGGTCTCAGGCACACGGGGATGGTCTATCAGAATCGCGAGAAGGACTACCCCGCTAATTGGTTCTTTCAGTACCACATTTTTCAGGCCATGGCACCTACGAGTGCTATTCAGGCAGGTCTGAAATGGTTTGCGTGGCTCCTAGAACATCCCAAATTCTTCGCCCGCATGAAGCGTGATAAGAAGGAGAAGGACGCCTTGCGCTGGTTTGACCCCAGGGAGACAAAGATGATGGGAAGATGGTCGCCTTCCATTGTCGCAATGTATATTCAAGCCTTTGATAGATAATTTAAAGATTAGTCTAGAGATAAGTATAAGAATGGAGGCTACTGCTGCTGCCGAGCACGTGCCTTTGGGCACCAAAAATCTTTATCAAGATACCAGAAATACTTCTTCTCATTGGCGTCAGGAAGACCGCATTATGCATCCACTCACTGAACGTCAATTTCGGAATAGATTCAGAGTGGGAGACAGAGTCAGAATGCAACTTCGTACTCGTACAAGTAAGATATATATAACACTTAACGTTGTACAAATTACGAATTATACGACTGCTAAGCAATGGCTTCACTCGTATAATTCGGATGATACATTTAAGAGGGTTCCATTCACCCACATTCTTGTCCTTAGACCTTAGACCTTAGAATAAACTCTTCCCCCTACCACGGCCTTTTGAGAATACATATACATCAAGAAATATATACAGTACCCATATCATTACCATCGTTCCAAATATCCAAGAAATAATCTGGAATAAACGCGAGGCCTTACAAAAAAGTGTCTGATTATCAACCGGGCAGCTATTCACTGCTACTGCGCCCACACCTAGTCCTGTCATCGGCATAGACGGGCCTGAGCTTCTTGACCTTGCCATTCTATTTAAACTATTTAAATTAAACAGTAGATGAAGCTGATACTCTTCGTACTTTTAATAGGATCCGTTTTGGCACTTGTAATGCTAAAACATGCGATGTATGAGGGGTTTGGTACAAGTCCTGGCACCATGGTCCAGTTGGCTACTAGCCATGTTCCCACGGAAGACGATATGTATTACTATAAATACGTCTATCCGAAACTGGTCAGGAAGGAAATCTACAATATGACTGAGGCAGATCTGGACTAGGTTCTTACATTAGTTCATCAAATGATACGTATTTTCTATTATATGGGTCTTGGCTATGCCCCCCATTAGGACCATGACCGTATCGGGCTGGTTTATATATTTGCGCAATATCTCCCATGTTTTTGAACTGTAATTTTTTCTCTTTTATTATATCATTATGAACAAAATAGCAATTCACACCCATTTTATCGCAATAAATTAAAGAATAATTGTACTTCTTTCCTAGCTTATCAAATGATAATAATGATGCGCCAAAATAATTAGTACCGTCGAAATAAGCATCTTTATTATAAATTACTATTTTATCTTCATTCGCTGCATGGGTTGCGTTGTATTCACAGATAATTATATCACATTTATAATTCGCCAATATTTCATTCAAACAATAAAAGTCATTATAATCAATATCAACACATAAGACATTTATATTCATCGGAACATTATATTTTTTAAATAAATCCACGACATTTTCTTTAGTTATAAATTCTTTTCTTAAATTAATACTGAGTTTTTCATTATCCGCATCCATTTGTAATCCATTCCACTCATATACTTCTCTTAATATTTTTGTATTACATTCATATCCGGATTGAACACCAAATTCTACATAAAATTTATCAGTATTATCACCGTTGTATATCAATTCAACGAGCATTATAGTAACTCCATCCTCTCCATTTTGTGAAAAAACCTTCTTTTCAAAATCACTCAAGTCTATCATATTATAATTATAGTCTCAGTTAATATACACAATTTAAATACGCAACTATATCCGCTCCAACTTCTGCCCCCTTACCTCATTCATTTCTTTTTTAAGGCGGGCATCGGACTCGCCCTTGAAATCGTACGTACAAGAGTGTAACTCTGCGTGGCGGTGTTTCATACAGAAGATCTGACTACACTTACAAGGTGAATCTGTCAAAGACAGTTTCGCCTTGCAATCAGCCATCTGGCATCGCTTCGGTCTGGGCTCTAGATCAACGGTCTTAATTTCCGATGCTTTGATGAAACCTTGAAGATAATATGTGTGTATGTACGACATTCTACTTTACCCGGGCTTGCGTTCAAAGCCTGGCGACAAATTTCAATTTTATGTTAAGTATATATGTTCTGGAAGGGAAAACTGAACATTACGACCATGCTAGACGCATTTATCAGACAGAAAGATTTGGCCCTTGCCACCATACCTGGGCCTGAGTTGGCTCCAACGCATGGACAAGGTTTTTTGAGAATCAAAGTCGGCTCTCTAGAGGATGTGGTGGGTATGGTGAAACTATTGAATGAGCACTTTGAACAAGCTGACGCAGCGGCGAAAACGGGCATATCTGTAGCGTGGTTACGCTCTACATTTCTTCTGAATCACGCAATCTGGATTGTGGCAAAAGATGCGGGTGGTACGCTCAGGGGTTGTGTGGCGAGTTTCCGCTGTGATGCCCCATATCCCAATTCGCTGAGTGGCGGATGTGGAAAGCCGTCCCCTTGGGGTATGGTTGACTGGTTCTGTATTCATCCACTCTGGAGGGGGAAGGGTGTGGGCAGTGAACTCTTGGAGGCACTGGATCTCATTACATTCCGTATTGGGCGAAAGGCACATGTGTTCTTAAAAGAGGGCCTGCCTTTGCCCCTACCTCATATTCCAGTCTATACTACGTGGCTACGGTGTAGGCTGGCTGGGAATATTGGCGTGAAACGAATGCGGCAGGGTACCGGGATTCTTCTAACACCATATCAGGCTGTAGAGAGGAGTTCGGGCTTACCTCTTGTGAAGGTGGAGGGTCCGAGGGGATGTTGTGCGACAGCCGAGCATATAAAGGCGTGGGAAGACGCCTTGGATCGGGAGTTGCCCTCGTGCTGGGTCTTTGTGACGATGGCAGATAAGGTGGATGAGAAGCGCGCATGGAGACAAGATAGTATGGTCTCCATGTATGCATTTCGGTGGGTTCCTGGAAAGTGGCTGGGGTCTGTCCCGAGTTCAGATATTCTTTAGGGCATGGGTTCAGGCGCAGCCGCAACTTGCGCAACAGCCACAGGTACAGCCGCAGGTACAGCCACAGGTACAGCCACAGGTACAGCCGCTTTTTTGGACTTAGTATCCTGCTTCCAAATCTCAACACCTTTCTGGTAAATGGTTTCACAGCCAGAATAATATTTTAGTAGAAGTTCTCTTGCCTGGTCCGTCAATATATCCAACACTGGGAATCCAGCAAAGAGTACATTATTATTAATCCCCTTTACCTCCCAACTACTATCTCCCCTCTGTGAAATATTGAATATACTTTTTAAGAATTTTGTGATTTCAATGATATTATTCACATGATAACCCAAGAGTTCTTGAGATACATCTCTTAGGCTATTTAGCAAACGCTGATTCTCAATACGTATCGATTCACCGGTATTACATTCTTCGGGTTTCTTTATTTTGATATCATGAAAACTAGTCAAATTGTCCTTATCCATATTTAGAACATCAAATGCCGCATGCATACGCTTTATAGCCTCTTTCATGCTATCCCTTTCAGGATCCTTATCTGTCAAATCGGTAGTACCAAGAGACCTTGCCTCTGACCCTTGTGGTGGAATGAATGCGCTTATAATTTTCATAGACTCATCAAACTTTAACATATCAACCTTACCATAAAGCTGTGCGAGAGAATTAGTAGGCTTATATGCATCAAAACTGATTTCCCTTTCCGTTATTCCAGGGGCGCTGAATTTACAGATATGTGTCTGAGAATCACCATGAAGACCCTTTTCGATACTTAGGGCATCGAGTAATTGTGTAGCCCTCTTAATACAGTGTGCCCCCATAGATTTATCCAGTAAGGCCTTGTAATTATCCTTGATGGACGGGTTCGTTATTTTATCTGCGCTTAATAATCTCTTATCCGTATCTTCCCCATATCGTTTCTGAAAATCTTCTTCGTCTGCATCGGCCGTTCGCTCAAACTTATGCAACAACTCAATCTGTTCGCCGGTTGTAGTTGCGGCATTTACAAACAACCATTTTTCCAAGATGTATCGGAGGTCACGTGATCCCTTGAATCCACTTGACGCAATAATACCGGCAATATCACCTTTGAGAAGTACTTGATACGATATGGCTGTAGAATCGGATGGTTGATTTACACGGTCAATTGTAATTTTTTTGCTTTCATCAATTACTTTTTGTCTGCCATCGGCAGCCTTTGAAGGAATATAGAATCTCACATTGAAAAGGGTCGTTTTATCGGTTACATCCCTTGAGAAACTAACAGGATACATAGAATCTACCTGAATCTTGAAAGGCAAGGCTACCTCCTTTTTATTTGGATATTTCACGGCAATAAAGAGTTCTGGCCTCATCTGCGTATTGACTGACTCCATGGTGATTTCATTTGTGGCGGGTATGAATTTAAAAAATGCATTCGTATTCCTAATTCTGTAGACTTTCGTCGGCTCACTGATAGGGGATGAAAAAAGGCGACGATCTTCTTCTGTGATGTTATCCAAAATTCGCTTCAAGAATTCAAAGGGTCCTAGAGCCTCAGAAATGGCTCCGCCATACTGCCTCGGATAAAATGTTCTGGGTAACGCTTGCCCTAAAATGGGCCTCTCAGTCTCGTCTTTCTTCGCAGTTAAATCCAATGTATTATCTTTTATAACAAGCAGCATTGCCCCGAGAATCTGGAACACGCGAACAAAGAAAAATGCTATGATTCTGGCGTTTTTCTTGTGTTGCTCGCCTTTCTCAGACATTTTCCTATCTAGTTCCTTTTTCTTTACGAAGTAAATCTCACCAGAGGTAGTTCTATCTGTTGTGAATCCGATGATGTGGAATTGCTTTTCAATCATAGATGATAAGGCGATAATATATTCTTCAGGATTAGCTGCAATATCCCAGACTTCCTTCAATTCATATTGTGTATACATGAATCTGAAAAGTTCATTCGCCATTTTTGTAATATCTTCCGTTTTGGCGGTAAGTTGGTCTTGCGACGTGATTCTTGATGTATATAATTTGGGAAGTGAAGAACCTGCGCCCATTCTACTTAGTAAGGCTTAATATTTAAGCGACGCCTGATGAATCAATCCCACATAAGCCAGCCCATTGCTTCTTAGTCTCTTCTAGACGTTTCCAGCACTTTATAAGAGTACCAGCAGATACATCGCAAAAGCTGGCAATCGTGTCAATGGCAATATCCTTGTGACCTTTGAGTTGTACGGCCTCCGCGATGGATGCTGCAGCAAGAGAGGGAGGCATGTGCTCAGCACAGAGTGAAAGGTCTTCGGCAGCATTTGCAATGGATGTGCTCAAGGCGAGGGCTATAGAGAACTCGGCCCTTTTGAGGGGTAATTTACTGAGTGGATGTGCGATATAATGGGAAGCACGTGTAGTCTGTAGGGCGGCAGGAGAGCCGGAGAACCCTTTGAGTTGCCCCTTTTGATGCGCAAGTGCAAGGACTTCCTGGACATATTTGAAGGCTTTGGTGAAATCGCTCGTTTTAATGTGGAACATATCTGCGATATCTTTGGGCTTTCTGGGTTGTCCCGACTGTTTGAGGGCCGAGAAGACACAGGAGGCTAGAACTGCTGATCTAGACAGACCACGCTTCTGGCAATTCGCCGTGAGAGCCACATAGTACTCTTTACTCAGATCCAAGATCCCGGTATCTAGACCTTCATTCGTAGCCGTAATCTGTAGGGTCTCAAACACGTGGAGAAGACTACGTTCCTTGTAGGGTAGCATATTCCACGTGTGATATCTGCGAATCTTATTCATGGACCAGCGCGTATTTGCCGACCCTCCACTCTGCGTTGGAAGAATTACTGTACCGAGACTAGATTCTGGGAAACGATTGTCTTGGGGAGCACCCACGCGACAGGGATCCCCCCCACCTCTGTCGTCGTTACTGAAGTACCGATATTCGGCTGTGAGATCAAGACAACGGGATATTATAGTCCCGCATTTGAGACATGTGCTTACATCCAGATTTTCCCACTGATCAAAGGATGAATTGCATGTCGAGCAAGTCGCCACAGTTTTACTAAGAGCTTCATGGTTCTCCAGCCACGCAGATTCTAAGAAGGTTTCAATAGACATTTAGGTGTGTCATTGTATTTCAATAGAATTCATTCAATTTTATAATATAAATAAATTATAGATATGTCACGCGTTTTAAGTTCACGCCCAGGGCCTGCCGCAGCATCAAATAGTAGAAATGCGAATAATTTATCACGGGGATTATCACAAATTAGAGTTACACGCAGAAATCCCACAAACGCAAATTTGGATTGGTTAGAAGAGGCTGAGGATGAATATAATCCCAATATTATGGCTAAGAAAAGGGCTGCCAATTATAATTATGTCCTAGCAGCACAGGCAGAACGTGCGATGGCTAAACAAGCGGGGGTGGGAGTAAACAAAATGGAAATTAGTCCAGATCTAAATCCATTAGCTCTTAATAAAATTAGTAAAGAATTACAGGATAGATATGGTAGAAACAAGCAAACAAGCAATGCCGCGGCACCTATCGTTTATGGGAATCGTATGACAAGAAAATTGACAGGGTTGGCAGGAGGCAAAAAGAAGTCTGCTAAAAGAAATAAGCGCCAAACTCTAAAGAAGAGAAACAAATACTAAGCGATAATAGAAGGAATGCCGTTAACTTTATTGACAACAAACCAATATGATGAGACTAAATATACGGCTGTTGGTACTGTGATATTAAATCAAGTTGAATCTATTTCCTTAATACGCGGTGTATTTGCCGGGTTTGGGGCTATGCTTGGTGGCAAAAACACACTCATTCAAGAGGCAGTTGATAGATTACAGACTCGGGCATTGAATGAATTTAATGCGAAAGTTCAAAAAACATATCCAGAAACTCTACAGGTTGTGGCGTTTCACACCGATGTCTCCGAAGTTGGACGTGATGATAACTCCACCTATATGGTTATGACTATGAGCGGCACATGTTTAGTACCATTGAATAAACAACGTATACAAGACCCTGTATCACCTATTGGTGGTAGGCGTAAGACTCTAAAGAGACGCTAGTGAAGTCTCTTCTAAAAAGCTATTTAATTTAATTGCATTAGACAGCATTACAATTAAATTAAATAATAAGCGGTAGAGAAATTATGTTTCAGTGAAAGGGTTGAATATATACTGATTCTGTGTAGGTTCTGAGCAGGAAAAGTCTTGCTTACGACCCCTCACACCCTTCAAGGTATTAATATCTTTTGAAGATGTCGCAAATTTGGAATTACGAATATAAGATATCTTTGGCTTATCACCAGAAGCACATGTTACATTTAATCCTACGGTGTTAGCCTCTAGTTTATCAGTCATCACTTCTGCGGCATTTATTGCGACATCTTTAATCTTGGGTATGTTTTTAACAGTTACACCCTCTATATTGCCTAATGTACTCAGTGACTCAAACCCCTCCTTATACTGTTGAACAGTAGGCGTTCTTTTAATGAATTCGCCCCTCATATTTGTAATTTTGGACGCAGCACAATAACTTTTTCCTGTACGCCTGCTTACAGGATATCCCCCAGATGAAGGGCCGTATGCAAATGATTTAGGATTATTATTCGCAGGGGGGCATGGTGCAGAACATGTGCCACTGGTTGGGTTCGTCTTGACTTGTGAGAAGCCATCGGGACAGGTATAGGGTATACCGGCGTCGGGTGTCATTGTTGGGGCGGTCACAGGCGCTTGAACAGCTGCGGCAGGGGTCTCCGACACTTGCGTAGGTCCAACAGTTGCTGACTTTGCACTGAATGCCTGACTTTGATCAGACCCGTTATTGGTATCGATACAGTAATCATATCCAGAACGCCTATTTAATGGAAATCCACCCGTATCAGGCCCATATGCAAATGATTGAGAATGATTATTTCCAGGAGTACAAGGGGCGATACATTTACCATTGCTATTGTCTTTAGGCTCTTGTTGCCATCCATTGGGGCACCCAAACCCAGTTATAGGTCCAGCGTCATTAAATCCGTCTGTGGACATATAATTATAACATTTGATTGCTATAAATAAAAATATAGCGAATATAAGTACAGCCGCAATTTTCTTTAGCATAGACATATCTATTAATTATTAGGTATTTTATCTAATCTGATTTTGACCAGACTAGATAAAATGTCCGCTGCCGCTTCGGCTACCGCTACAGCCGCCGCTTCGGCTACCGCTACAGCCGCCGCTTCGGCTACCGCTACAGCCGCCGCTTCGGCTACCGCTACAGCCGCCGCTTCGGCTGCCGGGTTCGCTTTTGAACGTAGACTGGGTGCCCTGTTAGATAAGATGCGAGCCACTTTAATCGCCGCAGATTGGATCTGTATAATACACGATGAACAAGGTATCCGGGAGTTCTTTAAAGAACAGAGTCTGAATGGCGTAGACCATCTTGTACAGCTACAGGATCCTAATGGCCATCAACATGTGTTTTTTATACAAGAAAAATGGAAATTGATGACAAATCAGCGGGAAGTCTCACAGTTTCTAGATTGCTGTGCACGGATCCTGGCTCGCATGCCTGCCTACAAGGGTCTCATTCATCGCATTTGGGCTTCTAGGACTGTACCATCCCAGAATGGCGAAAAATCACTCCACGAGGGCCAATGTATTGTTGTTCAGACTTGTACTTCGCAGAGTCTATTGGCCTTCAATACCATACTTATGATATGCGAAGTTATCGGAGAAAGACAAATAGCCAATGATATTTTATCTGGTCTGGGATCCATGTTACCAAGCGCAGAAGAGGCAATCATAGATCCTAAAATACAGACATTTGAGCCTGTCAGCGACTTTGGTGAAAAGAGAGTCTTACCCATTACAAATAAGACCGTTGTACTTGTTAAAAAGATGGATTAAGCGTTTAATACTTCACGATATAGTTATTTAGTGGAACGGCATTTATTTTACGATATTCGGCCCGCCTCTCCAAAACCCCTTTCCAGTACTCGGCACTATATGCGGCGTAGGACTTATTTATATTTCTATAAATATTCGGATCGTAAATTGTTCCTCCGACAATATGGTTTACTATTGGAAGATCCATGGGTGGTTTTCTTAGAGGAGCAGGGTAGTTTGACTCCTGTATCTTACCTTTCCAGAGAATATGTTCATTGAAAGGTCTTGGCATTCTATTCTATGATATACCTAAGTTGCCACTGGAGTTCAATTTTTATCCTCCGCATAATTTAGAATGAGTCAAAATACAGTATTGAATCCATTGGCTCGGGCTCTTGGTAATAAGGGTATGACAAATGTGGCTAGAAATACTAGGAGAATACTTACAAAGGCAAATAAGAACTTTCTTGCCAGTAATGGCCCTAATATGAATACACTAAACCCGACTTTTGACCTTAATAAGAGAACTCCTAGTCCTCTAACCATAAGGACGCCACTTAATAGCCCTAGTACAACACCTGCTAATAGCCCTAGGACACCACCTGTTTCCACAAGTGCCAATATGGGCCGTTTCAGTAGCATTATTCCTAAATCTCCTGAATCCGCCCCTGTTGTAAATACTCGCCGTAATAATAATAGGGTAGCATTTCCACCACAACAGGCAAGACAAGGAGGTAGAAAGTCTCGTAAGAATAAGAATAAACGTAGGAGACAGTAAGTATGACACTTACACTACCGTTCATTATTTAATTTAATTGCGATTACATTGCGATTAAATTAAATATTAAGCGCTACTGCGTAATACACTAGATACGACGCCTAGAATATTTCTTGTTTTTACGTATATTCTTACGACGACCTTTAAGAGTTTTACGTCTACCACCCGTCGTTGTTACATATTCAAACATAACACCATCATCTCCAAGTGCAAAATATGCAGTACCAGTGTTCTTATTCGCAGGGTTTTTCATTCCTGGAGCACGGAATCCGCCAGCAAAGAACATACCTAAATACTCGGCGTGGGCAAAAGCGAATGCGTAGGCAGAACCCGCAACACTAATAAAATTAGGGAGGTGTTCCATAGTTTGTTTATCATATATACGCTTGGCTTCTGTAAATCCTAACCCACCTTTTTGTAGTGGAGGATTGCCCAGTTGCCCTTCAGGCGGTCCGGGATTTTCATCCCCTTCTTCTATGGGTACCGCCAAATCCTTTGGCATGACCACATCACCCTCTTCCATTACATCTGTGGATTGGATCTTTAAGGTATTCCCTACGATATTAGCCAATTCTGCTTTCATTTTCCTATCACCGAGTGCCATATTTTCAGGGAATGGCCATGTAGTAGGTTCACGATATCTGGTTTTAGAGGGTGCGCCGTAAAAACTGCGGATATTTTCAATAGAATAAGGACGACCGCCTGCCTCAGGGCGAATCTCAGTGGCTAGAGGCCTAAATCCAGGGTGAGAAAATCGTGCGGGAATTGTGGGAATCACATTATTTGGTCCTGCTGGCCCTCCTACAAGAATTTGTGTTGATGCTGAACGTGCTGGGACTTTTTGTGATACAACGCGGTCTACAGTGACAAGCCCATTATCAAGATGGCGATTAAATGTATTACGTGCATTATCTCCTAAGATTGTGGGTGCACCAAACGATACGATATGAATAGATTTGATATTATTCATATAAGCGGCACCATTTACTTTCGCCTCGGCCAAAATAAATCCAAATAGAGAGCAATATGCACCGCCAAGGGAGTGGCCAGTCAGAAATAGGCGTGACTCAGGTGTACTACAGTGTTCAGTCAAAGCACGAGTCAGAACATTCCACGCATGAACAAGCGGGTAAACAAATGCACCGGTTACATAATTATTATTAGAACCATCAGCTACCTTGATATTCAGACCACCCTTGTCCAAAATAGTCCCGATATCCTCAGAAGTAAATTGAGACATAAGATCATGCTTAAAATTGGCAGCGGTACTTGAACCTTTGAAAGAAACAATGACATCCTTAGATCCTAAGATACTATTTAGATTTGGCCTTTTGTTTAGTTTGCTCGCATTTATGAAAAGACAGGTCATATCTTCATGTGTTGAAATATATGTGGCGTACTTGTTTTGCCCTGAACCGGGTTTTAGGGAATACGATTCCATGGTAGTCGGTGGACCTAATTGTGATGTAACCGGTTTCCTTCTTTCACCTAGATATATCCTATCATATTGAGTTATAATTTTATTTACAATATCATTGGACATACCTAGCGATTTTTCAATCACATACCACATGATGCCCGTATCACAATATACAATTCTGGAAAGTTGTGCCATGATGTACAAGATATGTTCATACCTCTTAAACTTCACGGGGCCCACGGATCCAGCTATTGTTTTCGTCACAGCCTTATCTATTCCAAAACAAATAGGCCGTAGCGTGGTATCCAACCTAGAACTTCCGTTCCCAAATAATTGCATTCTAATTATAACGCGTAATTTTATACCCTCCATCCCGTTGGATGAGATGAGAGAAGTCTATAAGACTCTATTGCATTCTGGGTCCAATGTGACCCGTCATGGACAGTATGTATATAAGATAAGGCAGGCTCCACAGATAATGTGTATCCCGCCTGAATGGCCATACGCATGGCCAAAATACTGTCCGTTCCTACGACATTCTCTTCTTCAAGTTCAGGTAGGTGTTTGACAACGGATGTAGGCCACACGGCGTTACCATCATTCAATAGGAAATTCCACGCAGGTGTTTCCAAGATACGATTCCAATTGGAGCGATGAATGAGGAGTCCACTGAAATGCTTGATACGGTTCTCGACTTGACCCGTATCCATTATTAGACGCTCATTCCCCGCTGCGCAGTATATAGTTGTGTAATTATTTTCCAGATTATCTCTGTGTATACACCCCATCACAGTATCAATATAGGCCTCATCAAAGAAATTGTCGCTGTCAAATACGGCGACATATTCCGTCGGCGCCTTCATGAGGCACTGTCGTTTATTACCATAGACACCTAGTACTTCATCATTCTGATATAGACGCAACTTCGGATTTAAATCCAGACCTGCCGCACAGATTTCATTAATGTCGTGACCGTTCTCATCACAGACTATAACACAGGAAACCATGGGGTGGTCTAGATAGACGGGTAACTGTTTACTAAGGAATGCCCATCGGTCCATTGTAGGAATTGCCACGGTTAGTCGGGAACTCATGACTATATGTTTTTACACCACCGGGTTTTATACCCACTTAGATTAAGATGAGTGCAGCTGGGACAACCCAAATGGGTAACGATAATCGGCCAAATGTCCTACCGATAAAACCGGCTTCCGGTCCTGGTTTTCTTGGTCCTTCTTACAATCCCGCAGATGAGATGTTACCACCCGCTTCTATTGGAGTACGTCGTGGTGATAATTTGAGTGATGTAGTGGGTGCTGTGAAAGGTGTTATATACTATGGTGATATGATCGGTTTCGGAGGACCCTCTTCTGGTTTCACACGAGGTATGCCAGGTCTCAAGCCTCTCGGTGTCAATTATTTCATTAACAGTGGTTTGACATGTAGTAATGGGGCCACCATGTGGGAATATGTCAGAACAATCCCAGATGGCACCGCACTTGGTGAAAAAGTCAGAAACGCTATTCGCGGGGTGGGTCTTCCTGAAATGCGTGGTATGGCTCCAGGCATGGTGGAAGATGTTAAATTCGCTTTGGACCCTTTTCCTGTCATTAACGCTGTAGTGGGTAGTGGATATCCTCAATGTCGCCTTGTGAGAAAACAGGTGGGTGATATTGATGGACAGATTCAAAATGTAGATGGAGTCTTACTTGTAGACCCCAGCGGTCTCATTTTATCGGGTGGTAGGTACTACCAGGAGCACTGGGTTCAAGATAGATATCCAGTAAGAGCAAGGCCTGGAGAACAGGCGGATGAAGCCTTTGAACGAGGTGATCCTATTCAACTTGACTACGCTGCCTGGGAAGGAGCACCTAAGATTTACAGAGAAAACGGGTGTCGTGCTGACCCTGCTGGTACAGAGCCTCAACCGAAATTCTGTGGGGCGAAAGGGTCACAGCAAATAAAGTTGGGCGATGGTACCTTCGTCACAGCCTATAGCGACGGCTTTGACGACTATTCTAGGTACAAAGGACAAGTAATAAAAATAAAAAACCCGAATGCTCTTGTAAGTTTAACTGTTGCCGTTATTTCCATCATGTGTCTCATCTCATTTTGGGGGATTCAATCTAAAAGAAGATAACCTATTGACCCGATTGAACTCGCGGATTTCATCTGCATATGTGACATTCTCATACCATGTGCGCTGGGAAATACGGTCTTCCCTGCTAGTATGTGTATAATTCCCGAGAATATGTTTGTGCCGAGGATAGTCGTTTTGCCTCAGAGTGGTATATGCTTTTGTCAACGTTTGAATATCAAAGAGTGGGAGTGGCATTATATCGTAAACTACCGAAATTAATTTCGGCATATTCACGAGACTGTTGTTAATTATTTAATTGTATTGCACAGGATTGCAATTAAATTAAATATTAAGCGGTATTAATTATTTATAGCGCGATAAATATAAATTACACCAGAGTCTTATAGGCATACCATGCACTCACGGCACCTGCAAATTGGGCGACCGTGAATATAATAAACTCCATCGGAGAGATGGCACCATTCACTAACATTGCAATGGATACGGCAGGGTTCATGTGGGATCCAGAGATCCCGCCTAGCAGCCATATATTAAATGACAGCGTGAGACCAATAATTAGAGCGTTCCCAGTGGCAAAAATAGACATAAGTAATAAGAATGTGCCGAAGAATTCTGCTATGAGAGGGAGTGCGTTCATTTCTCTAAACTTACTCCACTATTTTTTGTAATGGCATATCTCTGTCCTGTATGGCACCGCTTGTAAAGATGCGACTACCTATATTCATGGTCTCCAACTCCTGCATCAGTAACTTGTAGGCGTAGGGAATCTGGATCGGCGCAAATTCAGTGGTGTTGTCGCAACTCTTACAGAGCCAGATATTCGCCTCAGGGTTTGCGATGGCAAGGAGCCCGCAATTCCTACATGTGTAGCAATTGAAGCCGTCACTACACTCCATGAATCGCTCTTTCGTGAATTCCATGATGCCGTGGGCAGCGACACAATCTCTCTCCATTTCACCAAACCGGAGACCTCCCTCACGCGCTCTGCCCTCCGCTGGCTGCCTGGTGAGCATAACCAGGGGGCCGCAGGCACGGCTATGAAGTTTATCGGCGGCACAGTGCCTCAGACGTTGATAGAAGCAGGGCCCCATGAATATTTTTGTCTCCATCTGTCTGCCAGTGTGACCATTGTACATCACCTCATTTCCGTAGGGCTCCAGTCCCAAGTCGTCCCTCAGTACCTTCGCAAGACCATCCAGTGTCATCTTCTTGTTGAAGGGTGTGCCATCTCCCAGACATCCTGTATGACAGCCAATCTTACCTAAAAGGGTCTCCATCAGCTGTGCAATCGTCATTCTGGAAGGGATGCAGTGAGGGTTGATGATGATATCGGGTATAATTCCGGAGGCGGTCTGGGGCATATCCTCCGGCTCCAGAAGCATTCCACATGTACCCTTTTGTCCATGCCTGGATGAGAACTTATCTCCGATCTCAGGCGTTCTGAGTTCTCGCATTCGGATTTTGACAAAGGAATACCCCTCACCATTCCTGTTCTTGAATATCTTATCCACGAAACCGCTCTCATTATTTCTGGGAGTTCGACTGACATCCCGGAACTTCTTGGCACCCGCAGGCAAGACCATCCCAGTTGGAACTTTCAGGGGAACAACCTTCCCAACCAAGATGTCATCGGAGTTAACAAAGGTGTTCTCGGGCACGAAGCCATCCGTCCCCAGCTTCCCGTAATTGCCGTTTCGGAGTTGCCGGGTCATCTCGGGATCGGGGCGACAGAAGCGCTCCTCCTCACCAGACGATTGGTTCTTCTTCTCCTCATCCTTGTATGTACGGAAGAAGACTGACTGGAAGAGACCGCGATCCAGTGAACCTTTGTTAATCATAATGGAGTCCTCTTGATTGTAGCCACCGTAGGTCATGATGGCCACTACGATATTACGACCAGAGGGCATGCTGTATGCTCCGTAGTACTTGCCCATTTTAGGCGATACGAGAGGCAAGTTGGGATACATCAGCATATGGGCGAGAGCATCAAATCGCTCCTTGTAATTATGGGCGAACACACCCATGGCCTGTTTTCCCATAGCACACTGATAGGCATTTCTGGGCGACTGGTTGTGATCGGGGAAGGGAATCGTGGATGCGAGGGAGCCGAGAATCACGCAGGGGTGAATCTCCGCGTGGGAGTAAGTGTTCGCTGTCCCCTCAGGCATCTTGATGAGTTCCTCCGGATCCATGGAAATCATGGCCTGCTCCGTCTCTCCGGCATCAATGTACTCAATCAAATTGTGGCCAGATGGCGTCTCCCACCGAAGAATATCTTCCCAAGTTTTACAGTCAGCAATTTCAGCCAACATCTTGACCCTCTGCTCGGCGGGACTCTTGGCAATCTCCAGAATGGCTGGTGCGAAATACAGAGGGCGTATGAGTCTTCCTGCCTCGGTGGAAAGCCAGAGCTCCTTCACAGTCGGCTTCCAGACAATGGCGAGTTGCCTCTGAATGAAGCCGGAACGCTTCGCCTTTCTCAGACGTTTAATACAGTCGAGTGCAGTCTCCGGTGGAAACATTCCAATCCATTTCCCGTTTATGAAGATGCGGGCGCCGTAGAAGAGCTGCTCAATGGGGAGATTGCGAATAGGGAGAAACTCGGGCATTGCCCGGATATAGTCGTCCACAACACCGCGATTAGAGGATTGTGTAATACATGCTGTGGATGCGAGGTTTTTCACTACACCTACGGAATGGCCCTCTGGAGTCTCATTTGGACAGATATAGCCCCACTGGGTATTATGGAGTTTGCGGGGGGCAATGAGTTTCCCGGCAGTCTTCTCAATGGGTGTGGAAATGCGGCGCAAATGCGAGAGCGAAGAGACATAGTTCAGACGACCAAGTACTTGACTCACACCAATCTTGGGAGGACCACCCACCTTGGCAGAGCCGAAATTGCCGGTGGATAAGGCGGATTTGAGACCGACTTCCACAATGGTGGACTTGATGACTTTGTAGAGATTACTCATATTGAGAATCTCTTGAAAGGAGCCAGTCGCACGCCAGGAACCACTGTGGATCTCCTTTGCGATGGAGGCCTTCATATCTTTGAGCATTTTGACCTGAAAGAATGTCCGGAAGAGATTTCCGAGGAGGAAGCCGGGGGAATCCACACGCTTATTGGGGTAGGAGTCACGGTCGTCATTGCTGATGCGCTTATAGGCCACCCAGAGCAGTTTTCTCGTCATATGTGCGAGGAAACACGCTTTTTCGTAACACTCCTCTAGGCCACCAATGTGAGGAAAGAGTTCGTCGCGGAGCAGATCATCCACGGTCATGTTGCGAGTGGGCTTTCCTGTCCAGACATTGATTTGCCGTTTCATCCAGGCCTGTGCTTCCTCCTGGGTGAGAATGGAGGAGGCCTCTGTGATGGACTCGGTGATGAGGGATTCAAACATCTGGTCTTGGTCATCGCCGAGAATCATGCGCACAATCTTTTCGTCCTCCAAGACTCCGAGTGCGCGGAAGAGAATGAAGAGGGGGATTTCACACTTCATACGGGGAATGGTTGCACGGAGATACATAATTTGCTGATTCTTTGGGTGGTATTGGATTCTCACAGAATTAGACTTGGGCACTTGCTCATTAAGAGGGCCGATGGACTTGACTTCAATGACTTCCCACTCCTTGGCTTGATTACGGTTATTGCGGAAGACAACGGGGCGATTCTCTGACATGCGCTCCTGGGAAATAATGGCACGCTCACCACCGCCCACTATGAAGTATCCACCGACGTCTTCCGGGCATTCACCGATATCCATGGGATGTACATGCTTCTGGTCCTTGAGAAGACAGAGACGACTGCCGACCATGACTGGAATTTTCCCGAGATGGACGTTTGGAAAGAGGCGCTGATGGGAGGCTTTGCGGCCATCCTGGTTGTCAGTGCGTGTGATATTCACACGAATATCCACGGTGAGAGGTGAGGCGTATGTGAGGTTGCGGAGCCTGGCGTCATTGGGAAGCATAGGGAGAACTGCGCCGTTGTTCTCAAAGATTGTGGGCTTTCTCAGTTGAGGCTTCTCAAATTCAATCTGGACCTCATACTCATAGCGCACGGCAGTGCGGACGGGCGTTACTAGAGTGCTAGCACTAAATGCCGAATCTGCGTTCACTCCTGTAGATGCTTCTGCTTTCTCATCCTTCTGCGGCTGTTGTGACTGTTGTTGCTGGCCCATGAGCGCATTGGCTGCAGAAGTGGAGAGACCCGTGGCCGAAGCGAGAACCGACCTTGGTCCAGATAAGGGAATCTCTGGACTTCCTCGGATAATCACAGGATTGACTGCCTGAAGAATTTCGGGGACGTCGTGAAGAATAAAGTGATTAAATGATTCAATTTGATGCGCAATGATTTGTTTCTTATCCATCTGCTGGAAGAACATATCAAGAATACGCATTGAATCTGGACTTGGCATTATAAGGGTGTGAGAGACTTAGATTAAATCTACCAGTCAATTTTTAGGCCATTATTAATACTGTGAAATGTGGTCTAAAGTCATTTGGAGTACTATGAACTATACTATGCCAATGCCCAAGCGATACAATATAATTGACCTGAAAGTCCATCATATTGAGAAATTCGGGAGATTCATCATGGCTCTGAAGAATTTGATTAATTCCGATGACTGGGCACGTATTTGCGGAATTCATGGAAATACATTTAAGCCAAATGACAGTGGTGTGAAGTGCCCCACAGATACTGCGACTGTTACAAAGATTGGGGATACTGGAGAGCCGTATTACTGTAAGCACAGTGTATATCCCTTTATTGCCTGGCATACACCCTATATATATCAATTTGAACTGCTTTTGAATAAATATAATAAGTCTTCTAATGATGACTACATTACGTTGCCTTGGTTAGACCTGACAGACTACACGGTGGATTTCACATTTTTAAATGATCCAGAAATCACTATATTCTATGAAAAGAAGCGGATTACAACGGAAAATCCTCTTTCGGGCGCATATTATTATGTGAATGGTGTTCGTACAAGAACTGTGCGTCAGGGGTTTTTTACGCCTGTTACCAAAAAGGACCGTATAAAATTAAATACGGTGGCAAAACAATTGAATAATGCCCTGTATGCGCCTAATTACGAACAATTCAGTTCCTTGCCGACTACGTATAAGCCATCAAATGTTGTTGTGAATTATGTACCTCTGGAAACTCCTCACAACAGTCTCCACGATATTATTGGAGGAAAGAGTGGAAATATGAGTGATATTGTAGTGTCAGCCTTTGACCCAGTGTTTTGGCTACACCATTGTAATATGGACAGGCACTACTATACATGGATGTATTCACATACGAATGCCTTTAAAAAGCCCGTCTATCCTGATTTGATGACAGATGCCACATATAACGCTCCCTGCGCACCATTCTCTAAGGACTATATTTACACAAAGAACTCATGGCGTGATTATAAATGGGGGTGGGAAAATGACACAGGTACCTATATGTCAGTTCGCGATGTCTTACAATTAAATAAATTCCCGTATACATATGATATTATTAAACCCAAGCCAAAGAAGGAACTCAAGGCCTTTATTGAGTTGATTGATATTCCTATACCCCGTGAGACCATCGAGTTTAATGTGTATTTACATGGAAAGGGTCTCGCCCTGGATAAAGTCAATCACTTTGCGGGTTCTGCGGTGTGGTTTGGGATTAACCAAGATAAGATTGACTGCTGCAGGTGTAGTGTAGTGCGTACAAATATTAAGATTGACATTGAAGAGTTTATAGAGGAAACTAAAATTACAAAGGCGAATATCGGTGATTATAGCATTATTATTGAGGGCGAGGGCAAATTAATAAAGAGTGACTATAAGTATCAAGTGTATAATATGATGGATTTGATTAAGGACGGTCGGTATGAGGTAATTCTCATTTAGACCCGTGGTCATTTTAAACCGGCATAAAATTGAATAAATATATATTAAATAAACTTTAATTAGAATGACAATACCGAAGAGATTATATAGAATAAATCAAGATGATTTATATATTATGATGAATGCTTATAAGATAACAGATACACAAACTGGTAATTCAACAGCAACAATGATAGGGCAATATTGGAAAAAATCGCTAAAGACTGGGACATTTGAAATTTCTAAGATTGGATTACTTAGAGAAGCTACGTGGGCTAGAAAGAATGGGCTTATTGAATGGTCTGAAATAGTTTCAAACTGGGCTGAAATAGCATAACTGCCGGTTTAAAATGTCCACTGGTCTAAATTAGATGAACGGATATGTCACAACCAAGAATCCATTATTTAGAAAAAAAGAGTTAGACCAACGTATCAAAGGTTTTAATGTGTCTATTGCACGATTGGAACGTGACATTACTGATATTCGTCAGATAATTAAAAGCGTTACGAATAAGGCTGAAAATAGGGTCCCAAGACAAGAGCAATTAAATAAGATGGAGCGAGATCTGCGATTATATACGAATGCGAGGGATAGGGATTTGGAGGAATTGACTAGACTCCTTCAGATTAAAGGCGGAAGCAGAAGGTCTAGAAAGGCATCAAGAAGATCTAATAAAACACGGAAAATGCGTAAATCTTAAAAGTGTCCTATGCTTAGACGAATGGAGACGAATAATATTAAGACTTTAACAATTACTGGAAGCGCAGCGGCGAATCCGCTAACATTGGACCCGGTGAAAAAGTCACCCCGGCGGAAATCTGTGTCTAAACTTGCCCTAGCCCCTTCACCTGAACCAAGTGATTCAAGTGAACCGAGTGAGACGACTCAGTCAGTAGTGTCCACTAAATATACTATAACAAAGGCTCCACTCCAATCGATTAGCCCTACAAGTATACAAAGGCCACCTGTACAAGCACCTGTACAAGCACCCGTGCAGCCTGGGGGTCAAAAGGTCATCTTGAATCCTCAAAAGCCCCGTGTGAAATTGCTCAGTACATCATCCCAACCCGCAGCAACTGCTGGACGTATAAAAAGCAGCACGAGAAAAATCCGTCGCGTGAGTATTCCAAACCCTAATCGCAAAATCACTCGTGCACACAAGACATCTTTAGAAACGAAACAAACGCCTCTGGATTCTATTCGCAGCTTCTTGGTTGGAAAAGGTGTTATTCAAGAAAAGAGTAAAGCCCCCGAAAAGATGCTGAGGTCAATGTACAATGATTTCGCCCTTCTAAAGACAAATGCGCTCTAGATTATACCGCTTAATATTTAATTTAATTACAGTGTAATTAAATTAAATAATTAACGGCAGTATAACTAACTTTGATACTTAACGGTACAGGCTTATTCAGTTTTAAAGCTCTTATAACATCTATATAGAACAACAATGGCAGGAGCAACCGGTGCTACTACGATGGATCTGACAGTGGCCTTTTCCGGCCTTGAGGCCCAGATTAACAATATTTTCAATGTCATGGTTGGGAAGGTACCCGTTCTGAATGGGCCTCCTGGGCCAACTGGTCAATCAGGATTCTCCACGAATACTGGGGCAACTGGACCTACTGGAGCAACTGGACCTACTGGAGCAACTGGACCTACTGGAGCTACTGGACCTACGGGTCCCACAGGTGCGACGGGTCCCACAGGTGCGACGGGTCCTATTGGATATACTCTGGGATTGACTGTTCAAGGAGTCTGGGCTACTGGAGCGGCGTATACTGGAAACACGGGAGGAACTGGGGGGCGCATTGATGCTGTGACATTTGGGGGGTCCTTGTATGTATGTAAGAGAACAACTGCGGCGAGTAATACAGGTCCTAATGTTGACACTGGTACTTGGGAACTCTATGTAAGTGGTGGGGGTGGCGGTCCTGTTGGACCAATTGGCGCGACTGGCGAATTCTCCTACAATACTGGCAAGGGGTCCACGGGTTCTGCCGCACTCAAATACGAGCCTAGTACAACTCCAAGTGGTGTCTTCGCTGGGACAACGGGCCCTCAAATTCAAGTTGGAGCACACATAGTTCCTTCATTAAATGTTACATATGACTTGGGTTCTACAGGCAACCGATTCCGCGATTTGTACATGAGCGGTAATACCCTTCACTTGGGGGGCGCCACTCTCGGAGCCATAAATGGAGGTTTGTCAGTCAATGGGATATCTGCTATAGAAGGTACAGTGATCCCAAGTAATACTATTGCGAGTGACTTTGTATTAAAGGGGGTTGGAATTACATATGGAAATGGGATACAAGATTTTAAACGTAACATGCCTGGTACTACGGTAATGTCAGATGATGGTCGATATATAACTTATATAACTAGTTATATAAGTGATCCTCAATATCCAACGAACGGGTCAGTATTTGTATCTAGTAATTATGGTGAGAGCTTTTCAATGATTACAAATGTCACGTCGCCTCAGGGTAATGGTATACCATTATCTATGCTTGATAGACCATATTCATCGGTAGCAATGTCTTCAACGGGAGAATATCAAATTGTTGTTGAATATGCTGTATTATCTGGGTTTCAGTATTTGGGTGGTGTATTCATTTCTAGTAATTATGGTGATACATGGAGAGAAATATGGGGGTATACATGGGAGCCATTCATGGGCATGTGGACTATGCTTAACCTGGATAGTAAGGAATTTAATGGAGTCGCCATATCTGCGGATGGTTCACGAATAGCACTATCAGTATATAATTATTCTGTATTATACTATACCAACACTGCGTTTAATAATATAATGTCTAGTAATAGTTTTTATTCGGTGTACCTATTGTACGGTGCAGATATGTCATCTTTATATATGAGTTCTGATGGTAATAAATTATTATTTAGGTATAACCAGTATGTAACGTGTTTAGTTTGGTCAGGGGTTGGATGGGCTGAAATTAGCAATGGGGAGGGTATTATTAATACGAGTATTATTCCAATATCTAATCCTTATAATGCAGTATTATCAAAAGATGGGGCTTTTATTGGTATATATGCTAATAATAATTTCAATAAAATATCGTGTTTTAGATATATTTGGGAATCCACAACACAAATTGGTGGACCTACTTATATAAATAGTGTTATTATTCGTAATACTTCAGGCTCTTTGAATAACAAAGGATTTCCCGCTGCAATGACAGAGGATGGTCAAACACAATTAATACATTTTACTGACTCAAGTGACAATAATATGGGTGCGTATATATCATATAATTATGGGGAGACATGGAAGGAAGCAAGCATATTCACTGGCAATAACACACAGGTTTTAAGAATTCTTATGTCTCCAGATGGGTCTTATACTTGCGCATTCGTGCTCTCCAATGGTATAAACCAAGGTTTCTACCAATCCTACACTACAACTCCTACATCTACAATTTATAAGAACACCTTTGTCACCTCAGATGATTCACAATGGCCAACCGCCTCTCAGCCTGGTGGCCCTACCACTGTTCAGGATGCATTAGACCTGATTGCGAGATTTATGAACCAAACATATGGTTCAAACGGTGGTTCTTCATGGACCAACTTTGTATAAAATAACCTAAACACGTACTCCTATATACAAATAAGATGCCAAACATGTATGAAGAATACCTCACGTTTTATAACACCTATACAGCCAAGTTTGGCTCGAAAGTAGCCATATTTCTCATGGTCGGAATGTTCTATGAGATGTATGATGAGCGCAGCCCCGAGGGGACCACGAAAACGACCGTCCAGGAAGTCGTGGACCTTCTCGGACTCGCAGTGTCAGTGAAGAAAGGTGAGGGCCCTACTGGGCCTGAGTACGATGGTATCGTAGCTGGAGTACCAGATCAGTGTATCCATAAATGGTCGGCCAGACTCACGCAACAAGGATGGACAGTGGTCCTCATTGGCCAAGTGAAGAATGCGGCTGGCAAAGTGACCAAGAGACAAGTGGAGCGCATTTTGACTCCAGGCAGCCACATTGAATCTGCGAGTCTGAATTCCCATGACATGTATTTGACATTTGTGGCCATACAATCAACATCCGAAGCCCCCTATCTCGCTCTAACTGCAGTAGACTTGACGACAGGCTCTCTCCACGTCTTTGAAACGCAAGCGAGTGGGACAGAGGACGCGTGGACATCCAATGACGTTGTACAATTCATGGAACTCTATCCGCCTCGTGAGGTGCTTTGGTCCATAGAAGGCCCCAAGTATCTCACGCAGGCTCTCACCGAGCAAAAACTCCGCAGCCTACTCTCCCTCAATCAATCCACCACAGCCTTCCATCAGAGGTCACCACTCAATTCAGGTGCCTGGCTGAAGCCCGCTTTCCGCGAAGAGTATCTCAAGAGCCGATGTAGTCTTAAGAGCCTCTTACCGACCCACGTGGCCCTGCATCTGGCAGCAGGGTCCAGAGCGGAAACTGCCCTCCTATCTCTCCTAAACGCCTTGGAGGAACTCTGGCCTTCCATGAATCTCGGACCCCTCCTCGTGTATCCCTGGATTCCTTCGCATTCTATGCGCCTCGGTGAAAACGCTCTCGTCCAACTCCATATGATACATGAGACGAAGCAACGACTAGATGTTCTGAGCCTCTTTGATTCCTGTGCCACACCCATGGGTCACCGAGGTATTCGTGAGCGCTTACTCAAGCCTTCCGCCGACCCTTCTGGCATTCAGGGCAAATTAGACGCTGTGGAAGCCTGGGTGAAGAAACCTGCCGAGTACAGTGAATCCATATATAAGCGAATGCGCGCTATCTGTGATATTGACCGTGTTTATCGAAAAATACAGCAGGGTACTATCACTGCCACGGAACTCGTGGGCCTTGATATCAGTTTCAAGGCAATCAATTATATTACGAGGGCTGAGAAAGACCCCATTTCCGAACTTAATCAAGCCATTTCCAGCGCGGTATTCAATGTATTTGATATCACCAAAATCTACAATTCCAACGAAGATATCAGTGTTTTCGTATCGGGTCAAGTACCTGCCCTCGACGTTCTAGAGTCACAGATTCAGGCACAGATGGCCAAGATTACCGAGTGGATTGGGGAACGGGCGAGATCGGGAAATGTATCAGCCGACACCTTCCGCATTGAGTTTCGTGAGCGCTCTCTCGTGATAAAGGCTCCGAGGGGCGTTGTACAGGGTCTCAAAATGGCTGGTAAACTGCCTGCGACTACGACTGCGGTTATGAATAAGACGTCGTCTTACTTGGAAAGCACTGAATTGGACCAGATATATGCAATAGTCGGTCGCCTTCGGGAGAGCTTGAAGGCCGGGCAATCCTCTGCACTCGTGGAAAAGGGGACTGCGCTGGCAAATACGCAATTTACTGACTGGATACGTCTCACAGATTGGATTACACAGGCCGATGTGAATCTCACACTCGCACGTGTAGCTACTGACTTAGGATACGTCAAGCCCGTTATTGAAGATGAATCCGATGAACCCCATGCATCACTACATATTGAAGGGCTCCGGCATCCACTTCTGGAGGCACAGGACCGCAAAATCCCCTATGTACAGCACACTGTCACTCTTGATAAAGGAGGTTGGTTACTCTATGGTTTGAATGCGAGTGGGAAATCCAGTCTGATGCGAGCAACGGGTCTCGCAGTACTCTTGGCCCAAGCGGGTTCCTTTGTTCCGGCGACCAAGATGGTCCTCCGGCCATTCCAGAGTATCCATACCCGTATCATCAATACGGACAATCTGTGGATGGGACTCTCTTCGTTCGCCGTAGAAATGTCTGAGATGCGGGATATCTTCAGGGATGCCGGACCCAGATCTCTTGTCTTGGGAGATGAACTCTGTTCTGGGACTGAGACCACATCGGCGACAGCCTTGGTGGCCGCTGGAATAAAAGGTCTCTTGAATCGAAAAGCTAAGTTTCTTTTTGCAACACATCTCCACGGACTCTCTCAGATTCAGGAAGTCTCATGTGATCCTCGTCTCAAGATTTGGCATCTTCATGTGGAATACGATCGGATCTCAGATAAACTCGTCTATCATCGGTCTCTGAAACCGGGTTCCGGCTCTTCCTTGTACGGCTTGGAAGTGGCGAAGGCCATGCGGATACCGGCAGATATTTTGGAGGATGCAGTAAAATTCAGACGGCGCCTGGCAGGTGAAGCGGAACTCTCTGAGTCGGTGGGATCTGCGTGGAATCAGAATATCATTCGCCGGAAATGCCAGGGGTGTGGAGTGGTAGAGCAGGTGGGTGAATTGGAAGTACATCATATACGGGAACGCCACAAGGCGAATGCGGCAGGGCGCCTTGCTGATGGAGTATCCGTACATTCGGCTGCGAATCTCATTGTCTTATGTGAGGCATGTCACGATGAGACGCACCGAGAAAATCTAGTGATACGGCCTGCGATTCAGACATCGGATGGTGTGGAGGAAGCCACTACGGTGGCAACTCCGATGTCTGTATCACCTTCGAGTGTAAGGGGTGGGAAGTCCAAATGGTCGGAAGAAGAACTTGCGACCATTAAGTCTGTAATGAGAGAATATCATCGGCTAAAGGATACAGTTATGTCAGAATACCTATTGACAACTCATGAGATTGTAATAAGTGCGGCGTCTCTTAAGAAGATGCGACAGCAGGACTAGCAGTCATAACGGAAGTGCCCGGGGGACCCTGGATTCCTTGTTGTCCCTGAGGACCCTGAGGCCCAGGAGGTCCTTGAGGTCCTTGAGAACCCTGAGGCCCAGGAGGACCCTGGGGACCCATGAGAGCAACGCCACCTGTACCAGGTAGACCAGCCTTCATAATATTCTCTAATTTCTTCTCAAGTTCGGCCACACGGACCTCCAGCCTACGAATATCTCCACGTGCAACATTCTGACGATTGTAGGAACCACCCTGGAATAGTACGGATGACATCTCTCTGTCTGTGATGAAGGCTTCTAGATTGTTATTTCTACGCGGTTCCGGTCGCCATAATCCAGAATAACCCAGTATTATGAGCAATAAAAATTGATAGTCTCCCGGGTAGAAGATTTGTATCCCGATGCCAATTCCTATTCGTTGTATGAATTGCGGAAATGTCTTGTCCGACCTCTGGAGGTATTATCAAAAGAGGACTGCTGAGTTGCGAAAGGGTGGATCTGCGTCATTGCTTGTACTGGATGAGACGAAACTCCCTAAGACTCCCGAGGGTCAAGTATTGGATGAATTGGGGCTTCATAGATATTGTTGTAGGAAAGAACTTTTAACCTATCGTGAGACATATTAGAAGAGATGGAGTTGTTCATCCCAGGTTTAATCGTAATAGTGCTTGGTGCAATTGTATGTTTCATCTTATTACCTAAATTAGCCCCTTACACGTTGGGAATTATGTCCATTCTCCTTTTTGTTGTGGGGTTGTACACTCATTATAGCACATTTCCCTATGAGTACGGGGCTAGCATGAAGGATCTACTCCGTGACTATGCTGGACTCGTCATGTTAGTTGTGACCATTCTTGGTTTTACTGTGGCCATAATGTTGGTCTATGGCGGTAACCCTCCTCCTATGACATCTATGCCGATACGATCTAGTGTTCCATCTTTGCTATCTTTGCCATCTTTGCCATCTTTGCCATCTTTGCCTTCCTTAGGCAATACCGGTCCTAAGAGAAATAATATTGTTTCTAACAGTTTCAAGACTGCATAAGCGATCTTTTTAATCTTCCTCATTATCAATAGATAGAATGGCTAAGAGTCATACAAGAAAGGTGCGTTCAAGCACGAAAAAATCAAGAACGCCTGTCATGGGTCTCAAGAAGTTGAGAGCTGCTTTTGATACAATGGAAAGGTTCGTGGAGGCTTTGAGACCCAAGGCGAAGCATTCTTTCTCTGATGCGGTGAGTGAGTACAGGGAGCAATGGCACCGTGTATTCAAGCGGGAAATATCTCCGGCTGATGCGGCGGCATATCTAAAATTCCGGTTTGGTATGAAGGGCAAGAAGGCTATGACTCGTCGTCAAAGGATGCGTGGTGGTAGTCACCCTATTGCGGGAGCACCTCTGGACTACTCTTTGAGGGCAGGCGTGGATGGACCCTACGGTCAGTTCCCTTCTTACCAGTCAGAGGGTCTGGACAGATATTACGGCAGCGCTTTGACGGCGGATTGCGGTAAGGCCAATGGATTCCCTACGGATGGATCTTCTGCATCTCAGAAGGGGGGTGGTATAATGGATTCTCTGTTCCGCCCAATTGCAGCGGGTTCACCAATGCCTATGGGATATGTGCCTATGATGGAGTTCAAGGGTGTGAAGCCATTCCCTACAGCCGACCCAGTGGGTCCTGCTCCTACACGCACGGCCCCTGCTACTTACATCTCTAATGCCAACACCCAGCCTTACACTCGCTCTGCGCTGACTGATATATACAGGACCAAAGCATCATAGATACATTTTCAATATTAAACGGATTAGTAACAAGTGTATTACCACCAAGTGTTTAAGTTTTAACCACTTGATGATATATCTAAAGGGTACGTAAGGACATACTACTCTTTTTATCCAGTGCGAAATAGAGTCATACGAATGGGTGATACACGTTCTATGGAAATTCCTAGAAGACTCTTGGATCAATACTTTCAAACCACTACTTACCCATACACAAGGCATCATTTAGACTCATATAACCAATTTATAGAATCTGACTTGCCGACAATTATAAAAAGTCAAAATCCACTTATTGTGGTGAAGGATCTAATTCCTGGTACATCTACATACGAATACAAGACCGAAATTTTCATTGGAGGCTTGGATGGTGATAAGATACATTTGGGAACTCCTACTCTACAACACATGGGTGGTGAGGAAGTACGTCTTCTTTTTCCGAATGAGGCCAGGCTTCGGGATCTCACATACGCCGCGGGAGTCTATGTAGACATCTTGGTACGCGTAACATTCGGATCTGAGAAGGACAAGGATGGAGAACCGGTGGTGCGTGAAAAGTTACTCCCCCAGTTTCCCCTTATTGAACTGCCTGTCATGCTCCACAGTAAAGTCTGCTTGTTACATAATAAGCCGGCGAGCTTCTTGGAATCTGTGGGGGAGTGTCCGTATGACCAGGGCGGCTATTTCATTATTGCTGGTTCTGAGAAAGTTCTTATAACACACCAGGAGCAGGCATTCAATACCCTCTATATCCAAAATCAGGAGGCGGACCCGAAGCTGGCCACGTATGCCAGTATATCTTGTTTGTCTCCCGAGACTCGTCAGATACGCCGCATTACTTTTACTATTCTTCGGGATTCAGAATCTCTACATATCGGTCTGCCTTTCGTGCGTAAGACTATACCCGTATGTGTACTATTTAGGGCACTGGGTATTGAATCAGACGAGGAAATCACGAAACAAATCGTGGCAAATCTGGCATCGGAGGAACTCAAGTTACTGGAGCCATTCTTGATTGCGTGTTTCGTGGATACCTACCCCATTCTGGACACGTACTCAGCCGTTCAGTATATTAAGACCCTGACAAAGGGTTTTGGAGAAGCCCATGTCCTTGACATAATTCACAATCAGATGTTCACACATGTCCCAGATTCTCCTGGGGCTCGTGCTGCCTATTTGGGGGATTGTGTCCGAAAGATTTATCGTGTTTATATGGGTCTTGACAATAAGACGGACCGCGACGACACACGCAATCAGAGGTGTCTCGTATCTGGTTTCTTGACACAGAGCCTCTTTCAGGGCGTCTATAAGACATGGTCCAAGGCGGTGGGTCGCGCGATTGATGAGGAGTACAATTACAACAAGGGAGTCTATAAGGGCGAGAGTTTCATGAACATTTTCGCGGAAAGCAACGCAGGGCAAATATTCAGGTCACCGAAGGCGGGTGGAAAGGTCATGGTGGATATGTTGACACAGGGAATCATGCGCGGATTTCGCGGAAAGTGGGGCTCTGGCGTGGGGGATGATAAGGCTGGCGTTTTACAGGCGCTGAGTCGCCTTTCCTATATTGATTTCATGAGCCATTGCCGCAGGGTCGTTTTGGAGTTTGATACGGGTATGAAACTCACGGGGCCACGACACCTCCACACAAGCCAGTATGGGTATTTTTGCACGAATGAGACACCTGGCGGGGGTAGTATCGGTATCGCGAAGAATCTGAGTGTTTTGACTGCGATTAGTACGCCTACGCCAACAAGGACCTTCCTGGAGTGGCTCTTCAAACGCGGCTTCATCTTGCGTGTAATGGATGCCACAGGGTCTTTGCGGGCTATGTCTATTCCCGTGTTCATCAACAATGGCTTGGTCGGCTACACTCTGTCGGCGAATGAACTGACGAGGTTGGTGAAACTGATGAAATGGACTGGGTGTCTTTCTGCCTCTGTGGGTGTAGCCTTTTTTATTCGTGACAGGCGCATTTTGTTGAACTTTGACGAGGGGAGGCCAGGGCGGCCTCTCATGCATATGGAGCCGTGGGGTGCCAGTAAATTCCCCAAGACTCGTCTGGCTGCTGCTGGGACCACATGGCGTGATATGGTTATGGGAACACTCCCTCAGACAATGGAGCACGGGCTCTCGTGGGTGGGGTTTGTAGACCCTTTGAAGGAACGAGAAGGTGTGACTATGGCTGATTATATTGAATATTTGACTCCCTATTCAGGCCTCATTGAGTATGTGGACCCGTATGAGCACAATGAGACGCTCGTTGTGAATTTCCTGGAGCAGATGGACGATAACACGACGCACGTGGAAATCCATCCATCCACCATTATGAGTGCTATCACGACACTCATTCCATTCTCACACCACAATCAGTCAGTTCGTAATCAGTTGGGTGACTCGCAGTCGAAGCAGGGTATTTCCGTGTATGCGACCAATGCCCATGTGAGATATGATAACCAGGCGCAGATTTTGACGAATGGGTCACCACCTCTTGTTCGGACTTTGTACTATGACTATCTGGGCCAGGGGAGGCTTCCGTATGGTACCAATATCATTTTGGCTATGGGGATGTTCGCAGGTTACAATCAGGAAGATGGTATAGTTATCAATCACGACGCCCTACAACGCGGCCTTTTCAACACGATACATTACAGGTCCTATACAGTTTTTGAGGAAGACGATACCATGGCGAAGACCAAGAGTCGTATTGCGAATCCTACATCCATGCCTGCCTGGACGGATTTGAAACCTGGAATGGACTATTCAAAGCTGGACGAGGCGGGTGTTGTAAAAGTGGGATCCTATGTGGATGAGAATACGGTTATTGTGGGGCGTTATATGGAATTGCCTGGAGGGAAGTTAGCCGATGCGTCTGAGGCTGCGCAGGTCTGGACACATGGGCGTGTAGAATCCGTGGTGGTCCTAGTGAATAATAAGGGCCTAAGGACGGTAAAAATCCGGTGTGTGGAATATCGTATGCCTGAACTGGGCGATAAGTTCTCAAACCGACATGGACAGAAGGGTACAATCGGAATGGTAGTGAGGTCACATGATTTGCCTAGGACAGTATCTGGGATTGTTCCTGATATGATCATGAATACACACGCTATCCCATCTCGTATGACGATTGGTCACGTGATTGAGATGGTTATGGGTAAGATTGCTGCGAATGTAGGGTCCATTGCGGATGGCACGGCCTTCACGGATGATGGGCGACTCACGAAGCAGATGAATAATGCCCTGGAGCAGTTGGGCTTTGAGAAGTTCGGGAATGAGATCTTGTATGATGGAATCAGTGGAAAGCAGCATAGCATCGACATGTTTATTGGCCCAATCTTCTCTATGCGCCTGAAGCACATGGTAGAGGACAAATGGAATGCACGTGGTAAGGGGCGGCGAGAGCAGAGGACTCACCAGCCCACGGGGGGTCGTGGGGCACAAGGTGGTCTTCGTATTGGTGAAATGGAACGAGATGCGATTGTGGGACACGGAATCAGTGCCTTTGTAAATGAGTCTTATATGTTACGCTCAGATGGAACGAGTTTCAACGTCTGTAAGGGATGTGGTACAATTCCTATTGAGAATCCCAAGACTGGTCTCTTTGTCTGCCCACTGTGTACTGGCCCGGTAACCTATATTGGTTCGGGTGCGCATGACTTGGAACTCATACCACCCAGCAGGAAGACCATGGTGGCTCCTGTGACGGTTGAAATACCATATGCATTCAAGTTGCTGAGTCAGGAATTGGAGACGTATATGAATATCGGTATGCGCATTATTACGGAGAAGGATATGCTGGAGTTGGAGGGTGTTTCCAAGGCTGATTTACCAAATATTGTGGCGGATGGGAGCTTGGGGGCTGAGGCAGTTGTATTGCCTGAGAGAGTCTTGCCTGAGACTGCTGTACCTGAATACAGGGAGCTTGATGAGGGTCCCACGGAGGCATCCCCTGAACTCTTGATGAAATTGGGTGCGCTCCCTAGGACTGCGCCGCTCATAGATGATGGGAGTACTGTAATAGTAGATGCTACAGGTACAGGTGCAGCGATTAATGCTGCAGCGGGACTTGCTGGAAGCATTTCTGCCGTTCCTGGACCAGTGGCAGGCTCCTTGGTTCAGACAGACCAAGGCCAAGTCTTCCAACCGAATCCTACGACTGTCACGGTGGTCCCACCGGCAAGGACTATTCAGATAATGCCTGGTGAAGCAGAGACTCTAGAGGCAGATGAAGAACTAGGGGTACCTTTACAAACCGCCGCACCACAAACCGCCGCACAGCAAACAATTCCACAAGTCTTACCATTACAACAGCAACAACCATATCATTATCCTTATCCATACCCTTACCCACCTCCAGCCTATGGAGCACAGCCCTATTACATGCCAGGGCAACCTACACAACAACCCCTTAATATGGGACAAGCCCCAGCCATCTATGCCACCCAGCAACTTCCAGGAGCGCAAATATTCACTTCAGGAGTCCCAGGGGCACCCCCTACCATCTCTGTACCCACTGACCAGAACACCATGAGCCAATTCGCCCTCCCATCTGGTCCCAAGCCTAAGAAGTCCATTACAATGAGAAGACGTCCTAATCAGGGTCAAGGTCAAGAAGGTGGTTATCAAGATGAACCCAGTGGTTCAAGTAACTCAGCCAGTGTGGTAGTAACAGTGTCTAAAATGGGTTAGGGTTATAGGCTGCGCACGAGTCAATTAATTTCTCATAAGATACTATAATCATGTCAAATATAAAATCTCTTAATTTTAAAAATACTACTAGCCCAGTAAATCTTATTGTACATGGGCAAGGGGTTTTCTTATTTAATACAAAAGAAGCGGCTATCCTTACTTTAGCCAATAAAGATAAATCGGATGGACTCCAGGTGTCATTATCTCATACGGAATTCTTGGTTACACGTATGGCGAATTCTAATAAATACGAGAGTCAGGGCAAAAAAGGTGGTCTTACTAATAAATCAGGTGCCTATTACTGGTTTAGTCTAGATTCTCAAAACCAATTACTCCAGGCAGGTATAGGAGAACCTCGTCTAGAAACGGCCTGTTACACTTACCAGTTTGACCGCTCGGATAAATTATGGGAAGCCAATAAGTCTTTCTTAGAAAGCCTGGTGTCCATTGATTTGCCTAATACAGCTACAGTGACACCTCTACGAGTCTTGAAAGACCCTGTAACAAACACAGTCCCACTTCTTCTCAAGGGTATTAATAATCTGACGATGGACGATGTTGCGGGTACTGACTATTTGGCAAGCGCAGCCTTACCTGCTTCCGCCCAAACTCTATATAATTGTGTAGCAGGCGAAAAGTTTGTATTGGATACTCCGGATTTCCCGGATTTCTCAAAGGCCATAGAATACAGCATACGTACACCAGGTATGTGGTGTAATACTCGTATTCAGCAAAAGGCAAATGAATTCAGCAAGGAACCGCAGCCTCTAGAAACATATCTGAGAATTACACTTGGGCAGAACAATGGCGAATCTCCAGGTATTCCGTATGTCATGGAAATTTGGCCTGTTGGACACTATTCTCCGATACATAATCATGGTGGGTCAAATGCCATTATTCGTGTTCTTCATGGAAGTATTCATGTAAGCCTCTATCCATTTTTATGTGATCAGGCAAATACGATAGAACCCTTTGCAACAAAGGACTTCAATAAGGGAGATATCACGTGGATTAGCCCGACGCTCAACCAGGTACATATGTTGAAGAATCTGGACACCAATACTGATACTTGTATCACAATTCAGTGCTATTTGTATGATACGGCTGATACTGTACATTATGATTATTTTGACTATCTTGGTAATAATAACGCCAAGAATCAATATGAACCAGATTCAGACATGGATTTCTTAGAATTTAAAAAGACAATGCGCCAGGAATGGGATAGTAGGAAGGTTGAACTAAAACGAAAGAATATCTGGAGTTGCTGGGCCTAAAAATTGACCATCTATCAAATATAACTAAGGCATAGATGGCACAGTATATTGAAAAGGTTTTCCGTTCGCGCCAGGTACTCCTAGATATCTTACACGAACGTGGTTACGAGACGACTGGGTTTGATAAATACGGTCCCGAGGAAATCAGAGAGGCTCTTGCCGCCACTCCGAATGGGAAGGCTCTGGAATTCACAGTGAAGGCCCGTGAAGGAATGACGCCCCCCACCCCCACGGTACGTGTCTATATCTTCCTACAGCGTCTCAAGCAAAAGTTACCAGGTTTTGTCTCATCTCTGGAGACTCCTATTGGTGGAGACCCGACGGCTAGACAACCAGACAAACTCGGATCTCCTGTGGATCCCGCACAGACCTCGGTGATTTGCTTAATCAACGAGCCGGTTGTCCCGGTATTCAACGCAGTCTCCGTGGCCGCATGGGCTAAACGAAATCTCCGGTTGACTTTCTTCTACATTGACAGCCTCCAGATGAATCCTATGAATCATTATTTAGTACCACCTCACGAAATTGTGCCGAAAGAGCAACATGAGGGTCTGATGAAGACACTCTATATCACCACGAGGTACCAGTTTCCTCTCATCCGGTATCATGAAGACCCGATTACTCGCGTGATTGGCGCAGTGCCAGGTGACATCTTAAAGATAACCAGGCCCTCACCCACGGCAGGAGAATATACGGTGTATCGTGTGTGTGTTCCATGAACTATTAAATGTAATATTAAGCGGTTGCCTAAAATAGAGGAGTACCCTAATGTCAGGATACAAGCAAGAATATTTGTCTATTAAGTACGATTATGATACAAAGTGTTCTATGACAGAGGATAGCCTTGATAATTTGATTATGACTCTTGATAGAAAGGTCAAAAAATATCAAACTAGTACGAATGATCCGCGACCCACTTATTGTTTTAACAGCGATGGAAACATAATTGGAACTGGGGTATCTAATAACGGGACAATGCTACAGAATTATACTGAATCTGAATGTAAATCGTTGCCAAACGCCGTTTATCATGGGCGCGGGGAATGTACGATATCAACGGGGGGGAGTTATAGTTGGAATTGTCGGCCACAGGGAAGTATGGGGGGTGGCGCTTCAACCAATCAGGCAAAATCAGACCTCTCCGGTGCATTTTTACCAATTAGTCAGTATTATGCCAATCTTGTGAGTATCAAGCAGCGTCTCACACATTTTTTAGAAAAGGCGTCCACTGAAGTGGTGGATTCCCATAACGGGCTCGTGAATGAGGAGCGCTATGAGAATAGGGCGGAACCGCAGAATTCAGTGAAACCTCGTGAACTAGTCTTTGGACTTTTTTCAGAATTACGCCCTTCTTCTGTACCCATTGTCATAGCCGCAGGTGTTTTCATGGCATCTCTCACGGTACTTTTGATTTTTCAGATGTATGGCTTCACTGGACAAATTAACATGCCCCCGGCTCTTTTAGGAGCATTATCGTCGGCAGGCAGTTCGCAGACTTACACAAATGTCATGTATAGTAATCTAGCCGTTCTTGGAGGTGGCGGAGTGCTTTTAGGTGTCATAGTTGCAGTGGCTACATTTTATTATTTCAAGCCCAAACTGAATTAATAGTAAAATCGTCTATTAGTAGATGGCGTTTTGTCAAAGCAGTGAATTTATCAGCACTGGAAATTACATGCAAGAATATACCCCTCAAGCGGGTATGGTTAGTTGCCTGCCTTCTGGTGCTGTAATTGATGATAATGGGAATGTGAATGCTGCGTCACTAAAGATCCACGTTGAAAAATTGCTGAGAGAGAATGCACCAGCAATTTCTCCCGACGATCTTTCTACGGCAACGGTCCGACCTGTCAGTCAGAATATTGTTCCCAGTCCGGCAGAGAAGTATGCCGATAAGTCTAATAAGTTGCGTGAATCCATTAATAAAGAGTACTGCCACTACTATATTCGTTACATGTGGGGGATTACTAAGATCTTGAATGACGCTACGTCTTCCGGTGCAGTGGTCTCCCCCGAATTGAAGAACAATGTTCAGATTCTGAATACGAAGTTGAACACGATCATTCTGGTTATGAAGGGGGTTGTGAATTCTCGTCTGAATACATTGGAAAATTACTATGGTGGAGAAGGCGACCCTAAGTCAGTGAATTACTTGAACAAGAGTTTGGACGATGCGCGTAAGAAGTTAGCAATGCACTCTGAGAAGTTACAGAAAAATGACCTATCGTCTGATATCCAGCAATCTATGATTGAGTATAGTTTGGAGAAGAATTCATCATCCCGGAATCTTCTGGCATTGTATGGGTTCATGAATATTGTAGCAGTTGGTCTTTTGTTTTACGTTTATACAAATACAAAGGCATAGAAAAGGTGTGAAACTTAGATTCTAAAAAGAAGACACGCTATGAGGGTCTTATTTTTAGAAATACAAGGTAGAGATGAGCCTAAGTACTCGTATAAATGAAGCACAACAGGCGGCCGATTTGGAAATGACCGCCTTTTTGGCACAAATGAGTGACTCTGAGCGTGGGGCCTATGCTGGGGAAAACGTCGGCAAGGCACTTGACCGTATAAGGAGTATCAAACAGGATCGTTTCAACTATCTTTCGGAGGATATGCGTGGTGCCGACAACAATGTCACATCTACGGCATATTACATTTCCAGGACTGGTGATTTGATGAATTTGACTGGTGATATTGATTCTGTCGCTGTGAAGCAATTAACTACATCAGATATTAATTCGGACCTCATTGCTCGTCAGAATGAAATAAACGAGTGGTCGAATGAGAATAAATTAGATACATTGTTTTTCTTACAGATTCTCTTTCTTTGCTTGACATTTATTGCTAGCATGGTCTACCTCCAGTCTAGGGGACTGATTTCTTCATATTTGTTAAATCTGTTCATTGTTTTGGCTGCAGTATTTGCTGTCTTTGTTCTTGTGAATCGCGCACGCTTTACTGCAGTGAGGCGTGACTCTCGCTATTGGCATAAACTACGGTTCAATAGCGCAGAAGCACCCAATATCAAGGATGATAAATGTGGACCAGCTGTTGTGGTACCTACAAAGAAGGCTAAGAAGAAGAAGTCTGCCTGCCCATCGGATATTGCCAGTTTACTTGGAGACGATGTTGCGGAACTACCTGTTGGATGGGGTGGTAGTTCTTAAAAACCATACTTCACGGTATTAAGTTACTCCACGGTAAGTTAGATAGATGAGGGGGGTTATAGAGGGATTTGATACATCTCCCGCATTAGAAGACGTTTTTACATCAGTTTTAAAGATTCCTAAAGCAAGTATTACAAAATCAGTCAATGTCCCGGGTACAAGTTCAAAACAGGGAGTCCCCACGAAAGGTGCAGCCTGTCCTGCGACTTCTGGACTTCCTGTGAGAGCTGTTATACAAAGTACCGCATCTTTAAAGAATATATCACCATATACTCCGACACCGTTCTTGAAGACACTTATAAATAACGAAAAAAAAGGAGTTGAGTCCCTCTTGCGAGTGGCTGCAAAGATTGGTCCAGTGGCTCACACAGTCGTTGAAAAAGAAAAGGCATATGATGCCGCTTTCCAGTCCAAGATTCCTGCACCTATACCAACATACGGAAGTACTTTGCAGGGGTTCGCATTCATATTATTTTTTTGGTCATATATTGCTTTGGCTATTGTAATGACAGTCTTTACAAATGGTACAACTGGAACCATGATTGGGTTTGCTGTGGCAGGTGTCTTGATATTTACTCTTATTAAGAGGTTTGGCTAATTGTGGCTAACTTCAGCCTTCCTCTCTTGATCATATCCTTCAGCGGCTTCTTCTGTATCAAATACGAAGACGCCACTATAGTATTTACTTTCCTTGGGCTTCCCGAATTCGTCCTCCAGGCGGCGCAACAACTCAGTCATCGTCAGCTTCTTGCCGGCACCACCCACCGCCTCATACCAATATCGGTAGGCTCGCCAGATATCATTAATAGTACAGCGCTCCTCAGAGTCTCGGTCCACACGCATGCGTCCATAGCGGAATTTGGCATAGGAGTCAAATGCCTCCCTGTACTTCAGACTCTCAGACGCCACCACCTCGGGTGCGGGCTCCAGAGTTCCATTGTCACTTACGGCATACTGGGTTATGTAGATGTGGATCAGGAGGGCAAAGAAGGACTCACGCCACCTCTTAAGTTTGGAGTTGAGGTTCATGTCCTTCAGGAAGACATTGGGTTGTCCTAGTTCCTTGTCACCAGGATTCACGAACTTGCTCTCAAAGGGAATAAGGCGTACACGACGCCAAGTACCACGGTCCATGGAATTGATAGCAGGCAGATTATTGCACATCATGAAGAGTTTTCCCGAGACCTTGAATCGCTCCTGCTCGGCATAGAGGCCACGGGCCTCGACGGCGTCCTCACCACTGAACTGCTTCATACGACTTGTATTCAGTGGCTCACGGTCATCCGGCTCTTGCATGTAAATGAAGCGCTTGTTCTTGATACTCATAATATCTGGGTTGGCGGCACCGGATTCAGGCTTCTTCCTGGTGAGGGCAGTGGATTGCAGCGAAGACTGGTACTCTCCCAGAGTCATAATCATGAAATCCACGAGTTTGGACTTGCCATTGCCTCCGACACCCTGGAAGGTGTAATAGCACTGCTCACGGTTCTTGCCCTCCAGACAGGAGGCAAGGAGCTTAAGAACCCAGACCCGGAGATCTGGCCGGGGGAAGAGTTGGCTGAAGAATTCGGCAATTTCTGCCTGGAGGGGGTCCTCTGGGTCATATTCACGATAGTGGAGTGCCTCGTACTCTGGCATGTCTCTTCCGGCCTGGAAGGTCACATAGTCGTCTGGACTGCCACGCTCAAAGAAGTTGTAGGGATCGCCCTCGGCTTTGCTCATGGCCTTCATCTTACCGGGATTGGCTGGATCGGCTTTAATTGCGTCAAGCCGGATAACTCCGTTGGCACAGCCAATCCGGAAAGGATTGGCATTAAGTTTTCCCTCAAAGTCCTCCTCGTAGAAGAGACCAATACACTCCTTCATGACGCTGTCCTTGAAGCCGCAGTTATACAGTTTGTTCTCCAACTCAGTGAGTTCGGAGAACTTCTTGTCTCGCACCTCGGCACGATAGAGCTCCTGCTTGTCGGTTGTGTATTTGATGGTGTCCTCAGCATTCTTGATCTGCGCTTCCACAATGCGACCCTCATCAATCTTGTTCTGCTCACGGAGTTGTTTACGCTTCTCCACTAACTCTACGAGAGTCTGATTGAGCACCTCCAGACTCTTGTTGTTAGACGCCATCATCTCCATCTTATTGTACTCGGGGCTGTTCTTGAATCTGTCGCGAGCCAAAGTAATGATGTTGGCCACCTCCAGACTCATTTTGTTCCTGAGTGCCATACCTTGATTGATTCGCTTCCAGAGATGCATGTCCTCGTTGAACTCAAACCAGTCAGTGCTTCGAGTATTGACGGAAGCACGATAGGTGTCATTGAACATGCGGCGCATAAGCCTGGCAACATGGTTGTGTGTTGGGGCCATGGAATGGAGGACAAAGCTCACGGTGTCCTTCTCTATGATATGTTGGTAGGCACCAGGGTTGTCCTCGCGAGCCCAGTATCGGAGGCTGCGAATGGTGAGACGACGACCCTCCACCTCTTTGCGCATTCCGAGGTCCCAATCCTTTCGTAGCTTACCGGTGTTTGTCTCGGAGAACTTAGAGGACTTGGCACTGAAGGCCATCCAGAGATCAAACATCTCGGGGGTGGGCGAGATGTTATGAAGACACCAGCCGACTCGCATCCAGGAATCATAGCCGTCGGCACGGGCAACACTCAGGCACTCGGTGACAAAGAGTTTCACGAGTTCCAAGTCCTCATAGCACGTTTCGTAGTCTTGAATGGTCATCGCAGCCTCGTCATTCATAACTGTCTGAATCAACATATTTCCTGATATGTCCGCTTGGGTCAGTGCTGGAGCAGGGGCAACTGGAGCTGCAGCACTACAGAGTCGCTCATAGAGTGGTAGCACTTCCTCCTTCACGGTGTTATCATCCAATTCCAGTTTATAGCGGACACTCAGGAGCTCCATGAGTTCGCGAGAGTCATAATGGGCACATGGCTCGGTGGTCCATCCGTCGGTTGCAGGATTATAAATTTGTACTGCTTTTAGATCGTAGGCGGGAATATTAGGCTTACTCTCACCGAATAGAAACCATCCCTGCTTCCTAGTACAGGACTCGTCATAGACATCCTGAGTTTGATTGGTGAATCCAGTACCTGTAAATGCCTCTGACACTGCGTCTTGGCTGATCATCCAGCGTCTGATTACAGCCTGCTTCTCGTAGGATAAGATAATATCGGGACATTGAATGTGTACACCGTCCTTGATTTCACCCTTGTTCTCATAGGCTTGAGGTCTGAGGCTGACGAAGAAGCGTAGTACGGGATAGACTGAGAGATTGAAGAATGTATTTAGACCTTCCACGAGTTTCTCATTGAAGGCACGGATATGAGAGAGTTCAAAAGGGTGGTCTAGGGCACGGTCACGACGATAACGGAAATCCAAGTCAATGACGAGAGGTTTAGGGCCAGCGGGGGAAGGCTGTTCTATGATATTCATGGGACGGCCTTTCTCTTTGAAGAGGTGTGTGTGTACTTTATCAAGAAAGATCTCATATTCTGAATCTGGAATGTGGAATTTGCCACCGGTCTGTATGGTAATGGTTGCTACTGTGCTACGGTCACCCTCAGGAATACGGAATGGCTCAAGATACTGACGAAGAGTGTTTATTGACATTGTGTGCCAGGGTTTCTACTTTGGGGGTGCCCAATTTTTAGGGCAACTTTCAAATGGCCTAAATAGACTAAATGGCCTAAAATTGAACCATCTACTAATTTAGATAAGGTAGTACAATGAAATTCTGCCCTACATGCAATTTCTATCTATATTTGAAATCAAGTGGCGAGGATGGAAATGATAACCTTACCCGGCTCTGTGTAAACTGTGGATACACAGAGACGGATACCAAGGGGGGTTTGATTTCTGAGACTCTGGTACAGCAGAAGTCATCTGAGGCGTTTAAGATTATGATTAATGAATTCACGAGGCAAGACAATACATTGCCTCACATCAAGATGATTCCTTGTGCAAAGGAGACATGTCCTAGTAATCAGGGTGGTGTGGAGCGCGATATCATTTATATGACGTACGATGTGCCCGGAAAGAAGAATCTGTACATCTGTAATGTATGTGGGGAACAATGGAAGTCGAGAAACTAGAGTTTCTCTCCTTGTGAAAATCCAGGAACTAAAGTTCCTGGACTAGTGACGTTTTGCCTAGCAAAACGGAAATCTCGTAACTAGCGTTGCGCTCCTTGTGAAAATCCAGGAACTAAATAGAATGAGCCCTAGGCAAACTCGTCGTAAAGAGCCTCTAAGCCTCTATAATAATCCTCCTGGTGCCCACTCTACCAAGCCAATGATTAAATATGCCACTGGCAAGAATGCTCGTAAGTCTATAAGAAGACTCACAGGCAAGGATAAGAATTATAGGAAGCGTATCGCCATGCGGATGTACTATAGGGCCAAGTTCCATAAGAATCAGACACAGGGTATGCGCAACGCAATGAAGGTGTGGAAAAGTTACATTGATTCCATTTAATTTGAATGGTAAGTTAGTACTAAGCGATACAAATTAAGCCTATTCAAATCTGGTATCTACTACTGCGTCTACCGTTCCACCCAACATGGGAGGAAAGGACATCCACTCAATACCTGGTGGCGGATTGTCACCGAATGCCTTAGAATGAAAGAGCCTGAATGTGGCAGCCTTTTTTTCCATGAGAATGGCAAAATAGACTTCCTGGTCCTTTCCACAAAACCAGCCCCGTAGCGCGAATTCTTGTAGCATAGCCTTATACGCATCTGCGAACTCATACCAGGCTTCCGCGTCACCAACAATACAGCCTCCCCCAAGTGTCGTCTTTGGCACGGGATACATCATCGGTTTATCTTCCTTCCAGTCATTCACATAGGAATCTGGAATCGGATCTACTTCCAGAAATGTCATGCGACCCTGCTTACAGAGTCTACCTACATCTCGTGGAAACGTCATATAGTAGTTTTGTAAGCTAGAGTACCTCTGAATTCCCATATCACACCATGTAAACCATTTACTCTGAAAGTAATTGTGGTTTATGGCGATTCTCACGAATTCCTGTTTGAGTGCCCAGATTGCATAGAGATCAGGGTTATGCGCAGCCTTCTCAGGGTCCAGGGCCACCTGTTTCTGCCAAAATGCCATCATGGAAGCACATGTCATTCCGAACGAATCAAAGGCTCTCACAACGACCTTCGTAGAATTGAGCATTTCGCGCCGCCATTGATAGATTTCTAGCATATAGGCTTCCGTGGTGAAAATAACCATAGCACAAGGAATCTTACAGAAATTCTGAATCCATGCGCGGTACTTGCCGAGATCATGTTTAGACTTTTTCAATGGATAGAATGCTGTAATAACTGTTGTCTCGGATACGAACATCTATATTTCAGATACAATAAGATTCTTAGGTCTAAAACCTTCCTACATTGTACATATCAGATGATTCCTTGGTTTTACATGTGGAGTCAGAAGTACTCCTTCTTCCATCACCTCTTAGAGGGATCAATGAAAGAGACGGAACTAAAGTTGGAGCCTATTTTCATTGAGCAATCGGTTTTTGATGAGAACTTACATAAGAAGCAGGGAGAACATGCGTGGTCGGGTTGCTCTATTAAGATTGATCTCCTCATTCAGCGTCTGAAGGAGGCAAACAATGTTCACCCATATATCCTATTCACGGATGTGGATCTAGTAGTGAAACCTGGAATCTATAAGCATCTAGTGTCATATATGGAATCGGGCACTTCTATGGTCTTCTTGAAAGAAGGACAGCATCTTAATATTGGCTTTGTGCTACTCAAAGTGTGCCCGGATGTTTTGGCATTTTGGGAAATGGTCAAAGCGAAAATGGTGGAAGAACCGAAACACGATCAGGGCTACGTGAATGAGTTAATAGAGGGCTACCCTGGAACCTATGCGACCTTCGACAATCAGGTATTTTGTTGCTCAAATACATGGAAAGGGACGGTGCCCTTTGTTGTCATGCAGCCTTTGTGTAGTTGCTTAGGTAAGGAACTTGATTTCGCAGAGAAAGTGTTTTATGCTGCGCAGTATACGGAAGTACAGAATTATATGAAATATGTCCCTACCGATATTATACCCTTCATTTACCAATTCCAAGAGATTATTGTGCGATCTCACCAACAGGCAAAGGCCGATGTTGCGTCTGAGTGAGAATTTAGTTTCCGGCTAATAGAGTATATGGAATTCGTTGCACAAGCTCAGGCAATGCTTGCTGAAAATGTGATGTATGTTGGTATTGGTCTCTTTGTTGCAGTTGTTCTCGCTGGATTTGTCTGGTTCTATATGTCTAGTGGCACTAAATCTGGCGCTACAAGCAAGACAGTTCTTGAGAATCAGGCGCGGATTGATGTTGCCAATATGAATGTGCCTGGGGGTATTGGACAACCTGACCCAGAATCCCCACCTGCGATGAGTCAAGAAGAAATAGAGAAGCAATTGGCCTCTATTGGAAGTATGAATACGCAAGTACCTATACAGGCTGAAACTCAAGAGTAAATTCGTTTAGGTCTTTAATATTTTTACTCAACAGATGAACTCAAGTGATTTGTTGAGTAAAAAAATAAATTGTGTTATCGCAAGTAGGGCTTATGCTTGTAAAGGGTTACCTTGTCCAGACGGGAATTCTTCAAATAAGGGAGCAACGGGACCAACAGGAGCAACGGGAGCAACTGGATTACCTGGGCCAGTATCATTTTATATATTTGATGGCGGAAGTTCAATAAATAATTACACAAATGGTCCAGCCTTTGATTGCGGTACATCAAATTAAAAAATACATGTTAGTTATTAGAAACTATATGCCTTTCATTCAGTTTCAGTTTAGGAGGGATTTGTCGTCTGCATGGACGAGAAATGACCCAGTTTTGGCAAGTGGTGAAATGGGTATAGAAACTGATACTGATTTATTTAAAATTGGTAATGGTGTCGATCGGTGGAGAGCATTACCCTATGGTGGCTTACGCGGTCGTACTGGGCCTACTGGCCCCGGTGTCCCAACTGGTGGTACTGGTGGATATGTACTAACTAAGAATTCGAATACTGATTATGATACATCTTGGCAACCTTCAGCTGGAGGTGGTGGCCCTGGACCTACTGGTGCTACAGGAGCAACTGGGGTAACTGGGGCTACTGGAACCACAGGAGCAACTGGGGTAACTGGGGCTACTGGTCGTGGTGTCCCAACTGGTGGTACTGGTGGATATGTACTAACTAAGAATTCGGATACTGATTATGATACATCTTGGCAACCTTCAGCTGGAGGTGGTGGCCCTGGACCTACTGGAACCACAGGAGCAACTGGGGTAACTGGGGCTACTGGAACCACAGGAGCAACTGGGGTAACTGGGGCTACTGGTCGTGGTGTCCCAACTGGTGGTACTGGTGGATATGTACTAACTAAGAATTCGGATACTG